TCAGCAACTGTAACCATTGCGTTATTAATCATAACACCATTGTTATCAATTGTTACAACAAGTGGAGGGAAGAACGTTAAAGTTGGAATTTCTTGACCATTTGTCAAATCAGTTGACAAAACTGAACCTGACGCAACGTGGTAAAGTAATATGTTTTGTAGTTCTCCGATGTTCGCCAAAAGAGCCTCAACTGTACCGGCAGGAAGTGCGGCAAACGCGTTATCAGTAGGAGCAAATACGGTGAACGGTCCAGTACCACTAAGTGTTTCAACCAAACCTGCTGCAACAACAGCCGCTTCAAGTGTATTGTGAACATCACTATTAACAATTACATCTACAACAGTAGTTGTTGGTTGTGGAGCCGGTGGTAGAAGGATAGCGTCAATTACGTGAACTACTCCGTTGGTAGCCGTGATGTCAGCAACTATAACTTGAGCATCGTTGATGAATACTCCCTCGGCATTAATAGTAACCTCTACAGTTTGTCCTTGTAGTGTTGCAATAATTTGACCATCACTCAAATCTGTTGAAAGAGCTTGACCACCAACAACGTGATACAAAAGAATCTGAGCAAGTGTTCCAGTTGGGTCAGCTAGTAGAGTTTCGATTGTACCTGAAGGAAGAGCCGCAAAAGCCTCATCAGTTGGGGCAAAAACTGTAAATGGACCAGGTCCCGATAAATCATCGGCAAGTTCTGCAGCAATAACGGCAGCTTCCAATGTGTCATGTTCAGCACTGTTAACGATAATGTCAACAACCGTGTTTTGAGCGAATGAACAAATACTCAATACGGTTAGGATAAAAGAAAATAATGTTTTTTTCATATTGTTTAATTAATTTTTCATAATGATAAACAAAATGAATTACTATGTCAATATAGATTTAAATAAAAAAGGGGGTAGGAGATTGGTAACACAGAATAAAAAATTTTGTTTTAGGTTAGTTTTGTTGTATTTTTGTAGTTAAATAATAAACCACATGAAAAAAATAATCGTATTCTCTTTTATTTCTCTATACTTGTTTTCTTGTAAGACAACCCAATTGTCAGTCAAGGATTCCGATAGTGACAGGGTAATTACAGTTTATACTGATACTTCATATGTTGAGGAGCCAGCTCTCACGGTTTATAAAGAACTTGTTTTTTCTCAGGGCGACACCACCGTAATCTATGAAAACGAATTCATTATTATTGATGGAAAAAGTTATGTCGCACCTGAAACTTCGACTTGGTTTAACGTTAAGACGGTAAAAGTTTATAAATAAAATTACTTTCCTAATTGATAAGAAGTGGAAGATTGGGTTTTTGTACCTTGTTGGATTGGAGATAATCTACCAAGTTCACTTTGTTTGAATAATCTACTGTAATTTTCATTAAACTTATCTGTAGAATATGCTGATTTAACCATCTCAGCCGCTTTCTCGGCTAACCCTTGGAAATCCTCAGGGTAATACAATTTCATGTTGGATATCATAATACTTTTTAACTCGTCTTGTAATTTTTTCCAAGATGAATTTAAAACAGATAAATTATCTCTGGTTAGTCCATTACCATAATAAGTTTCAAATGCACTTGTGTCAGCAGCAGTTGTAAATTGTTTATCAGTAATTATTGTATCTATTTGGGGAACATCTTGTTTTGCCAAAAAATAGTAAGATGTTATGTTTTTCATAAATTTTAGGGCCATACTTTTAAGTTCATCGTCACTTTTATCTTTAAAATATTGGACAGCGTATCCATCACTTATTTTCTCTCTTTCTTGTTGGGGAACAATCAAAACTCCCAAAACAGATGATAACCCATTGAATCCGGCAATTATTGAGGAAGATAAACCTGATATTGTATAGTTTTTTTGCCCCGACTCTCTAACCTCCGAACTCATACTCAAAGTTACTTTTCCATTTTTTTGTCCTCCCAATTCATTCATCATTCTTCTCAATAACAATAAACCATTGTGAGTCGCAATAACTTCAGTTGAGGAAGGTAAAGTTCTCAAATCAAAACTAATACTTCCTTGATTTGTTAATTCATTATCCCCAATTTTTATGTAGTCAACATATTGTTTAGCATCATTTGTAGGAGTGAAACTTGAGAGATAATTTGTTGCATCACCAGTACTGGCAAATATTAAATTTTTTAATGTTGACTTGAAATAAAAATTTTCTTTAGTTTTATCCCCTCTCAAACCAAATTTTTGATTTCCAGGAAAGTTGGACATTTTTTCAGGAGATGTAGACGCATTTATAACTCTTTCTTGTTCATTTAATAATCCGTACATTGACCTGATTTCTCGGATTTCGTTTTCACTAATTACAAATCTTTTAGACATATAAATAAATATACTATAAATAAAAAAGGGGGTAGGGGGAATCGGAAACCGTCGAAAAAAATTTATAGAAAAAAATCCCCCACTCTACAATAAGAAATGGGGGATAGCAAATTAACCATAGAATTCAAAGTTAAGTTCATATGGATAAGAGTCACATATTTTCTGAATATGACCAATTTTCTTTTGGGTTGATGTGTATGTTGAAACATAGAACGTATCCATAATCTTAACATATTGTTTTTTCTTTCTTGTACAACTTGAAAGATTTTTAACATTGAAAGAAAAGAACTTACCCAAAGAACGTTGAATGTTTTGAATACCCAAAGAATTGGAACCCTGATTAATATACAAAAAATATTTCAAGAAATTAATGTAGTTCTCGGTAACATTATCACTATCAAAATTCTGTCCATTGAATTTAAATTTAAATCCATTAGGTTTTGTCTTTTTCATCTTGAATGAATCAACAAACTCATATAAAGATTCAAAACTATTGTCCTTCAAAAGATTCAAACTTTTCAAAAGTTCCATATCAGGGGAATCAACTTGAATGGCGGTACGCATACCAACATTCTGATTAACGGTATTAGATTCGGCAGTACCGTTCATCCCCCTTAGTTTGAAGTTATTGATATCATCCTTTTTGATAACATAGAAGTTTGGAGTAAAGTTATTGGTAACATCAATAAAACAAAGAACATAATAGTCAAAGTTATGCCAATTTCGAATATTGGTAATTGAATAGCTAACCCCCTTTGAAAGGAATGAACATTTAACCTCAAAGAATGTGACATTCTTTCTAAAGTCACCTCGTTCCTTATCACTTGATACAACAATGGCTTTAAGTTCACGAATAATTTTATTCTGAATCTTAGGACCATAGGTTGCCGGAAGATGTCCCACACAATCACATATGAATTTATGAAGACTATCTGTCATTTTGGGGTTTGGAACATTTTTCAATCTGTCATAAGCATCTTGCACATACTTCTCAATAATTAAACGTTGTCCGATTTCCATTGTAACTTTACTCATTGTGATTAATTTTTGACAAAGATACCACAAAGTCCCAATTCCCCAAAATTTTTTCCAGAAATTTTTTTTCAACAATGGGGAACCCTTTTAAAAAAAGGGGGTAGGGGGATTGATAACCCGAAGGGAAAAATTTTAGGAATTATTTTAATTCCAAAACATGTTTAACAAATTCAACAAGGGGGATTTCATATTTGATATAAGAATCCCAATATTGTTGTTCGGTTCCCTCGTCATTAATACGGGTAGGTCGTTTTAATGCGATATAATGTCTGATTGTATCATACACCGCCGTGTCCACACTCTCACCATCTTCAATCTGTTCCTTAACTGAACGTATAATCTGATTTATGTCTTCAATAGAAAACCTTCTACGAATGCATGCCGCAAGTTGTGAGTAATTTACAATGTAGTCCATACCTCTTAATAATTCTTAGTTAAGAATAATTTACCCGAATCCCCATCAATATACAAATCATCTTGTTTGCCAATCTCAGGTCCAAGACATTCCATAATTTTATATTCACCAATGGCGTCATTAGGTTCAGAATCAAAATAATAATATTGTGTATTATTTATTACCTTACCAGGTAATAACAGTTTCTTAGAATCGGGAGTTAATTCAACTTCATCACCTCCACAACTCATCCAATATATGGTTGCAGTATTCAAATCTAAACTGGTTTCCAAGATTAATGGTTTAACATCACCCATTGATGACTCCATTAACATAAAGAACCTTTTTCTATATTGTTCAATATTATTCATATCAATAAATATACTAGGAATAAAAAAGGGGGTTGGGGGATTGACAACCCGAAGGGAAATATGTTATAAATTATTTAATCTTATCGTAAATCCTTGTTGCTCTTCTAAACATTTCTTCGGCTCTTTTGTCAAAAAACTTTTCCCAATATTCAAAGAAGGTTCTTGGGTCTTGTCTAACTCTATTACTTATTCCCCTGAAATTATCAACATCAACGCCATTATTCCTTAACTTACGAGCAATAATCTGAAGATATTCATTCCAATTTTCTATGTTCTCTCTAAATTCTTGACCTTTCGCCCCTTGTAAAATTAGGTCCTCAAAACTTTCAATTTTTGTAATGGAATCAATCATTTTTTGAGCCGAGAAGTTTCTCAAAAAATTAATCTCATTAAAATATTCTGTCTTTGATAGTTCTCTCATAAAATCCTCATATGAACTTATACCTTTGTCTTTGAGTTCATAGTATAATTGGGGGGTTCTTGCTTGTTGTTCAAACCTTAAAGCATAATATATCCCCCTCATAAAGTTATTCCACTCTGGGTTCCACTGACTCTGTAAAATCTGTTGGAAAGAATTCATAACGGCCTCCTTTCCAAATCCCACTTTAGATGTACCCTTATATTTTTTATACAACTGATATGAGTGGAAGATTTCGTGAGCGATAACTGATTTCAGTTTTGTTCTAATATTCTCAATATTATCAAGGTCGGACTGTTTCATATTAATTGAAAAGTCATATGAACTTATAGCATAAACTTCACCCCATTTCTTAACTTGTTTAACTTGAAATGTTGATGGTTGGAAAATATGTGTTGCTTCAATCTGTGGGGATGTAACTCCCCGGTCTTCAAACATTCCATCAGGGAATGTAATTAAAGAAAAACTAATTTTATTAATGAAGGTTGGAAACTTCTTCCAATCTTCCATATTGAAAAGTGGTGAGTTTTTAAGATACTCCCAAGACTCTTTTGGACTTATTTTGAAATCATATTTGAATGCTTCCCCATCTTCATACCCTTCAACGTTGATTTGAACTTCTTTGGAGTCAACATTATCAATATCGTTTTTAATGGTATCAATTATAAGGTCCGTATAGATATTGACAATCATATCAATATCATCGGGAATTCCTAAAGCTTCATTTAAGATTAACTTAATTCTTTGTTTTAGATTCATTCTTTTTTTCACTAATAGGAAACATATCTCGAATCAATTTGTTCCTTGTCTCGTCAGTTTTGTCTACGTAGTTTTTTGGAATGTTGATTTCTTCAGGTTTCATAGTAATAAATATATTGTTAATTAATCTTTGGGCAAAGATAAAGCAAATAGACCAAATAAAAAAGGGGGTAGGGGGATTGACAACCCGAAGGGAAAAATTTAGGAAAAAAACTTAGGTGATGGCCCTGAATAAAGTTTTTCAAAATCATTAATAATTTTGTTTTGAGCCTTTTCACTAATTCTTCCGTTAATGGTCTTTTCCAATTTAGATAAGAATTCCTCTTGTCCATCAGGGTTATTTATATAGTCCCACTTAATACTATTTTTGGGTTGTCTATGTCTTTCCCATCTACCATTTTCTTTTTTATAATCAAAATATATGTTTGAATTCCAAAAGATGTTAATTTCAACTTTACCTGTGGATTTTTTTACATGATACTCAATAACCAAAAATGGTTCCCTTACATTATATTTCGCAAGTTCGGACGCCAATTTTTCGGGATAAATAAAAAATGAGGGGTATTGCATATAACCATAGTGTCCAAATCTACCTTGAAACTTGGAGTTTAATAAATCTGTTACATCATGTTCAATTGATGTGACCACGCTACTTTTCAAAAAACTTAAATCGTCTTCATGTTTTTTGATTAGTTTCATTAATCCTGCGTATTGTGACTCTGTAAGAATAAATTTCATATCAATAAATATATCAGAAATAAAAAAGGGGGTAGGGGGAATCGGGAACCGTCGAAAAAATTTTTAGAAAATAAAAAACCCCCAATCAAAAGAAAGGGGGTTAATGTCTTATTAAATTTATTTGGTATTGTATTTAAAGTTTTCAATTTTAAAAGAAAACAAATATTCATTATTAGTATTTTCAATCCTAATTGGTAATAGTACTTTGACAGTTTTTCCAACATAAGATGATTTCGCCTTTTCCATTTCCTCAGCCGAGAAAGAAGATGTTATAAATAGCCCACTTACTTGCCATCCGCCTGCCGAGTATTGACTTGGTTTTACATAATAAACATTATCGGTAGGGATTACCACATCAGAAATACTAGCCCCTTTAACTACAATAGTAGGAGGTTGAGAATTATTTCTATCGATAAACTTTACCCCTGAGTGAAATACTTTTTGACTTTCTCCATTTACATTAACATAAACCGCCTCATCCCACATTACCCTAATTGAGTGACTTGATTTGTTAGTTAGGTTAAAACTAAATTGGGTTCTTTCAGGTAACCAAATAATTTTAATAAGACTATCTTCGTAACTATATTTAGTTATTCCTCCCTCTTGTAGATTTACAATTTTGGTTTTACCAAATTGTTCTTCTGAATTTTCGGGACTCTCTACTCCTTGGAGTTCAACCTGATATGTTCCTGAATAAACAGTACAGCTCGTTAAAAACATTGTTGCTAACACAACCGCAAATAAATAATTAATTTTTTTCATAATATGTATTTTTTTAATTTACCTAATGATATAAGATAATACCCAAATTGTCAAAATTTTTCCAGAAATTTTTTTTCTACATTGGGGGACATTTTAGAATAGGGGGTCAATATATGGGGAAATAAAAAACCCCACTCTTTTTGGAATGGGGTTTAATTAGTTTACAAAAAACAATTAACCGCAACAAGATTTGTCACAACATTGTCCTTCACATTTTGTTTTATCACAGTGGTCCATACCACAACACTCAGTTTGTTTTACACATTCAGTCTTTGAGTCACAACAAGTGGACCCATTAACACTGGCACATCCAAACAAACCAATCATAAGAAAAGATATAAGTATTTTTTTCATAATTAAATTATAACAAGGTTTATACCAATAAGTATATATCAAATAAAAAAACCCCACCTTTATTAGAGATGGGGTCAGTCCGACAATACTATCATCGGAGGGGTTACATTTTACCTTTTCTTTTATATACAGGAAATTTACCACCATGTGATTTGGAATACCCCTTGAAATATCTTCTTCCATGTTCATCATCAGGGAAAGTATTCTGTTTATCCCCAAAAGGATATTTTGACATGAATCTTTCAAATTCGTCTTCACCATACTCATCAACATCATAGTCACCGAATTCATCATCAGATGGACCCACATTATCAAATTTATCATAATAATAATTCATATCAGGTTTTGCCTTATAATAAAAATCATCATTATCCATTTCGTTAATTATCCTCTTAACAAGTTTTGTTAAATCAGACTCCGTTAATCTTATAACTTTTTTCATAGTGTATTATTTTACATATAAATACCAAAATTTTCCAGAAAATTTTTCCAGAATTTTATTTCCATATTTTGCAAAAGGGATTGTCCCCCCTTTTTACTGACAATATGACGGGGAGGGGGAGGGGGGATACCCCCACTATAGGGACCCACCCCCCTATATACCCCATACCCCCACCTATTATGACAGTCTGACATAGTGGGTCCCCCCTGTTGTTAAATGGTCTCTAATGATGTCATGTCAGAATGGGGATATATACAAGGATTGTTAATAACTATAAGTGTTAAATTGTTTGGTAGTTAACCTTGGGGGTCGTAACTTAGCATGATGCTTTATTGTTTCCCCCACACAGAAAGGCATCAACCAAAGGTACGGCACAGATTAATATCCTCCAAGAGATTTAACAAATAATATTGTTGATAAGTAGATTTGTACAATGGGGAAGTCGCCGTATATTTGTGTCATGGATAACAAACGACTCACCAAGATTATTAGAGAGACAATGGGAAAGAAGTTATTCCCCTTTGACTGTGATGGCATGAAAGGGACCCTTAGGTTTATCTCCATTCATGAGATGTCATACCCTCATAATGATGGGGAGATTGCTTGGGCAAGAATCAATGTTGAAGTGGATATCACCGAGGATAATCCAAGGTACCAAAGAATGGCAGAGAATGGTTGGTATAGCAAGACGGCCATTACCCGAAGAAGGAATAATAATATGTACTATTTTTTCCCCAATAATCTTCTACATACCATGCTGATGTTCTATGGTATCCAAAGTTCACGAGTTCATAAGTTCACCTATAAAAAGAAAAAGAATGATATACAGCAAAACACCAATAGAAACCTTAACCAAGAAACAAATCAAGAAAGTTCTTCAGTTCTGCGCTGAGTGGTGTTATGAGAACATGGGGGTTAACAATAGAAAACGCTCTGGTCTCACATACTCCTTTGGAAAAGATGATGATGGGTTCTATGGTTTTTATTGTCCCGTCAATAATCATATCCATGTATCTCTTACCGAGTGTAAGACTGTTGGTCGTTTAACCTCCACATTCATTCATGAATATACTCACTACTTACAACCTGTTCGTACCAAGTATATCCCCGCTCTTATTACACATGGTTATTGGGACAACCCCTTTGAGGTTGAGGCTAGGTTTGTTGAGAAGAAGTTTAATCGTTATCTTCTTTCTGACCTGAGAGCCAAGTAGTCAGAGTCTGTAGTGAGTGTTCCCTAATCTCTTTGGATAGACCTTCGTGGTCCTTTTCTGTAAGTGGAGTTTGATTATTTATTGAATCAATAATTCCCCCCATCTGACAGTGAGTCATTAAGAGTACTGACTGACGGATGGGTTTCTTATTTCCCGTAAGTTCCATTGTCCTGTATATACAATGTCCGTAGTGAGTGTTGTCTTCATAATTCACAATAAAGTCCTCACCCTTTTTTTCCACACTTGTTGAAAACTTGTTTAAGTACATGTTATAATGATAAGATATAATAGGGGGAAGTCAATTCTGTCATAGTGTCAGGTCCATTTTTTTATTGTTAAATGTGTTAAAAAACTTGATTTTGTCAAAATGTCAGGTGAACGTTAAGATGGGGATAATCCCTTTTGACGTATTTCTCCCACCTTTTACCACCATGTCTTACCACAATTTACCACCACTAATGGTCACGTAGGGTATAAGAAAGGGGATTTTCCCCCTCTGTAGTAGTCAGGAACACTATTTTTTTTACTATATATAAAACCCAGCAAAAAATGTCTATTAATCCCCATACAGCGGGGGAACACGTAGTGTGTTAGGATAGACCTTCAACGAAACCACTTTAGTGGGACATTATACTTCCCCTTAAACATAGACACCTTACATATGGACAATAATATGTGTGGTAAATTGTGGGAGAAATCATTGTCATTAATGACCTGTAATCTCCCACCATAATCACACACCAAAATTATACCCATTAGTATAATACCATATAGTATAATCTTATACATCTCACACATTATTTCACTATGGGTTACTATATGTCCTATACATTGTGTCCCTCATATATGGGGGAATAATTAATAAGATAAACGAATGAACCCATTAGTGGAACGTAACGATAGTGGAGTGGAACGATTACGTAGTAAAATGGGGGGAATGAGATTATCTTATTAATTATCTACCACAAATGTAATTGACATCTTATTACGTCCGAACATTCTACACAGTTGATATATTGAATCAGTTTGGAAGTTTGTCTTTGTCCCCTGTTCGAATTCTCTAATGAATCGTAGTCCGAGACCTGACTTTTCAGCAAGTTCTTTCTGACTTAACTTTAACATCTTTCTCCTCGTCTTCACAAAGTTCCTGAGTTCTAATAGGTAATCATCCTCATTCTCGTTCTTTAGTTGCGTGTGATAGAAATAGTATGGTTTGATTCCCGCCTGATTTAGTAATACATTCCCGTCATTGATGAACTTATTAATCCAAAACAACTCCTTATCATTTGTATATTTGTTTGGGAAGTTTTGTTCTAATATAACTAATACGGGACTTTGTCCATCCTTCTTTAGAAACTTAACCCACTCGTTTACTTTATCACTATGTGACTTCTCATTTATATGTGCAAAGGGTCTATATAACCCCACCTTTGATTGCCCAACATATACTGGCTTATTTGTATTCGGACAATATAGTCCGTAAATCATCATTTGTTCCATAATTATACCCTTTACATTATAAATATATACAAATATACGTATATTATATTAAATATCAAACTAATCGGGTATAATAATATAATGTACGAATGAACGAAAAAGGGGACCCTTTAGGAGTCCCCATTGTAGTGAGTGAGTATATTATATTATTTTCTAATAAAGAACATCTCATTATCCCATCTTACTTTCTTAAGTGCTGATAGGTAATCATTGTCTGAATCTCTATATCCTAATGTAAGAAGTACTGATGACTTTAGACCTAACTCTTTAAGACCTAATATTTCATCTACTTGTGCTGGAACGAATCCCTCCATTGGAGTTGAATCTACTTCTTCTAATGCCGCTGTTACTAATGCGAAACCTAATCCTATATATGTTTGTTTCTGAGCCCATGTTGTTTTCTGTTCTTCATTCATATATGAGAGTGTTCCTTTAACCATACCATTAAAGTCAGCTAACATATCTACACCGATTCCTCTTTGGGTGGCAATTTCATTCATATACTTGTCCACCGATTCTTCATTGATTGTGTCCCATGTGGCAAATACTAATACCGCTGATGAATCTGCCAGTTGTGTCTGACCATAACATGCTGAAACAAGTTGTTCCTTTAGTTCTTGGTTCTCCACCACGATTACATTATATGGTGTTAGTCCATATGAACTCGGGGCCAGTCGTGTTGCCTCTAATATTCTATCTAATTTATCCTGTGGGATTTTCTCCCCATTCATTTTCTTTGTGGCGTATCTCCACTGCAACGATTCGATTATATTCATATCTATATTTTTTATTTTAATTATAGTAAATTCCCCCCGTTAAGTAAAGGTGGTTATTTTGTTGCGTCATTATATTTATATCATATGAAATACATTATAACAGAATCACAAATGGATAACTTTATATTCATGTATTTGGATAGTCAAGGATTAGTTCAAGTTAAAAAGGATAATAAAATATACTTTAAAAAATCTGAGGGAGATGTCACCTCTATAATTGTATACAATAAAGAAAGTGGAGTTTGTATGCTTAGTGACAAAGTAATTAATCAAATTTCCGACTTCTTTTCTATGGATAAATCTGATTCTAAAGTAGTTATCGCTAGATGGGTTGAAAAAACTTTAGAGGTAGAGGTGTCTCACATTAAACCTCTCTCCGCGGCTCAGAAACGCGTCGGTGGTATATGGTCGTAATTTATATCATATGAACAGTAAAATTAAAGCCATTGTTAAGTTGATTGAATCGTTATACTCACCTGAAAAGATTAAAGTTAGAAAGAGTGAATATGATGATGAGATATTAATTGATGTTTATTTTTATGATATTGATGATTCATACATAACCAACCCTAACCATTATAACCCTGACGAATTAAAAGAACGAAATTTTGAACGTGAGATTAGGAGAACAATATTGACTTATTTGGATATTAAAACAAGTGGTTATAGCCCCAATACAGGTTTTCCCCCGTATGAAGTTTATGGTATAACAATAGACGTAATATTAATCAAATGAAATACCTAATCACCGAATCACAAATTGATAAAGTAATCTTTAAGTATTTGGATAACCAAGATTTTATTCAGATTAACTTTGATGAAAAAATATACTTCGTGAACTCAGTGAATGATGTATACGCTCAAATTAAATATGATAAAAATGATAATTGGTGTTATGTACATTATAAATTAATTGAAGAAATTTCCACCTTCTTTTCTATGTCACATTATGATTCTGAACCAGTTATTGGTAGATGGGTTGAAAATAGACTACAAATGAAGGTCACAAACACCGAATGGCGCAACAACACGAAGTGGTTTGCGTTGAGAATACCCTATTATAATTAATATTTATACCATATGAAATATCTTATCACCGAATCACAGATTGATAACCTTATATTCATGTATTTGGATAATCAGGACTTTATTATTAAGAAAATGAATAGTGATAATATAACTTACTTCGTTAATTCAGAAAATGATGAATTTTCGGGCGGATTAATCCAATACTATAGAAGTGGTGGTGAGTGTGTCATGAGTTTTGAGTTAATTAATGAAATTGCAGAATTCTTCTCTATGGAATTTGATGGTTCTAAATATGTTATTGCCAGATGGGTTGAAAATACTTTGGGTAGAAGAGTTAAAGAAATTATAATTAGATAGATATAACTAGTATTTATATCATATGAAATATATTATCACCGAATCACAAATTGATAATGTAATCTTTAAGTACTTGAATAATCAGGACTTTATTGTTGTCGGCGATAGTGTTAGTTTATTTTTTGTTAATTCCGAAAATGATGAATATGCTCAGATTAGATATGATGAAAATGATGAGTGGTGTTTTATATCTTATAAATTGGTTAACGAAATTTCTTCCTTCTTTTCTCTGCGAGAATCTAATTCTAAAAAAGTTATTGGTAAGTGGGTTGAAAATAATTTAAAAATGAAGGTTACCAACATATTCTTTGTCACTGAAGATATGGTTTCTTCTTTAAGAACTCCTAACTAATATTTATATCATATGAAATATCTTATCACCGAATCTAAGCTTGATAATGTTGTTTTTAAGTACCTCGATAATCAGGACTTTATTATAAAAAAATCACCTAAAACGTCTTTTGGGTTTAGCAATATAATTCACTTTCTTAATTCAAGTGAAGATTTATATACTGATTCATTAATTAATTTCTATCGAGATGGTGATTGTTGGATAAATCATGAATTGATTGATGAGATTACCACATTCTTTTCATTGGACTTTAATGATTCTAAATATATTATCGGTAGATGGGTTGAAAATAAATTGGATACGAATGTTAGGGAAGTACACGTTAGATAGAGTAATACGTTATATTTATAATCATATGAAATACCTAATCACCGAATCTCAAATTGAAAACCTAATCTTTAAGTATTTGGATAATCAGGACTTTGTTTATATGGAGTATGGAATAAACGGTTATTTCCTTAATTCAGAGAAAGATGAATACGCTCAAATTAGATTCAATAGTTATTGGTGTACGATTGATAGAAAATTAATGGATGAAATCGTTTCTTTCTTTTCTTTGAGTAATATCGATGCTATTTCCGCAATTTCTAAGTGGGTTGAAAGTAAAACTGGCACACATTATAGTGCGGTTGATGTTCAATCAGATATCGTTGTATATTATTTTTAAAACATGAAATATATAATCACAGAATCACAACTTAAACTTATCTCCGAACTTGAAAGGGATTGGAGGGATTTTCAATATGAGGAACAATACAATAAGATAAAGGATAAAATTATTCCTTACATTGTTGACCAATTTGATTCATATGATGATGGAACTAATAGAATTTTCATATCCAATTCTAATGGTGAAACAATATGTGTTTTTGTTATATATGAGGATGGTATGACAGGTGAATTATATTATAGTAGAGAATTTGGTGACTTGTTTGAAAAGATACTTCCACATCCTTTTTGGTATGTTCACGGTAAATATTTAATGTCAGACGCCTTTAATGTTGTGTTCCCCGAATATAAAGTATTTGATGTGAGAAACGCTAATATCTCTTAATATGAAATATCTAATAACCGAATCTCAAATTGATAGTATAGTATTTAAGTATCTTAATACTCAGGACTTTTATCATCGTGAAGATGGTGGAGGTCATTATTTCTTTGAATCTGAACGTAGTTATAAAGACAATCAATATGCAAAAATTGCATATTATTACATGAGTGATGATTGTTATATAAGTTCAGATATTCTAACCGAAGTTGCAGAATTCTTTTCTTTGAACTTGACTCGTTCTTTAATGATAATTGCAAAATGGGTTGAGGGTAAAATTGGTATTGAAATTAAATACCCCTACTCAGATTACGGTGCTGGTTAATATTTATACGTTATGGAATACCTTTTAAACCAAGAACAACTTTACAAACTAATGAAACCGTTTTTTGATTCAAGATTTAAGAATTCAAAATTGGAGATAAGAAATTATGACGGTGAAAAATGGAAAGTATTATGGGGTCCTGATGGAGAGTTATTAGTTGGCTCTCCCTCAGAAGGTGAGCTCCATAATTATTATTTTAATGGAGGATATTTTAGTAATGAGTGGGATATGTTTAGTATAAAAATTATCACGTTCATAGACATGATGGCACTTTACTTAGAAAAAGAATATGATTTAAAAATAAATTCGTTATCCTAATATGAGATATATAATAACACAAACTCAACTTCATAGTATCATCTACAAATATTTGGATGAGAAATTTTCAGAATCAGATGGCAAAAAAATTGTAAATCCTCATAATCGTGACGCATATAGAATTGCATTACTCCCTAATACAGGGAATGGGGGAATCACATATTACTTTTTTGGTTCAGGCGAATTTGATGACGCGTACTTTGGTATGGAGGCACGCAAACATTATGGTATTGGTAACTTACACATCCATCCTGATATTGTAGAGACAATCCGTCTCATGGTATCAATTAGAGAAACAAAGGTTATGGATGTTGTTGCCGATTGGTTTAGTGAGAAGTTTGATGTTGATATTGATGAAGTATCAATCTACCCTCACAGAAGAAACACACCAGTATATTAATCTTTTTTGTTATACTTAATCAGGCATCAAAACTAGTACGTCTTATTTTACATTTTTGTTGTTTTGAGTCAGTTTTAATACTTTGAGGAATTGATTCATAGACATTATCCCAACTAAGAAGAGTTTTATTATCAATGTCCTTTATAAAGTCCCATCCTTTTGAATAATAATTATTAATTACACCACAAAAAGACTCTGTTGTTTTGGTATTTTTAAGTTCACCTGTAGTAATCATTGAAGTTGACACATTAATTAAATCGTTGTGTATTACACCTGCTCTGTTACCGGCATCTTTATTAAAATTTGGTTTACTTTTACACCATTTCACAAGACCCTTAACTAGTTCTTCTTTCGTATATTCTTCTTTACAACTTGGTTCACTAAAGGTACTTGCTGGCGTGGGTAAAGATAGTCCTATATCAGATAACTGAGGAACTGATGGAAGTTGTTCATTTAAAACCTCCATTATTTCTTTAATCCTTTGTAATTCTTCTTTTAAATTATTATTCATTTTATTTAATTTTAATACCTATATATATTTTCTCCGTTAGGACTTAATACATTAATATAAACTTGTTCTATTGTTGCGGTGTTTCTGTTAATTCCCGCCATTTTAAGTATGAAAATCATATGTTCATTAATCAAATAATGTGGGTCAAACCCTTTTTCAAACATATTGAAAGTTGTTATATCAGGGTCATTTAAATGTATATTCAATTCGATATTGTAAAATGGAAATTCTTCATCCCCATCCCAAACAACTCTTGTGTCAATACGGTCAATCATCGGATATATCTTTTTGATATAATCCGAGTTAATAAGTTTATTTAATATTTTATTGTTGAGAATCATATGTTGTTAAATTTTCCATCCTCATATGCTTCCATAACTAAATCAAAGACTTCCGTCAGTATATCATCAGATAAATTTTCATAATGTACTTTGAAATTACCCAAATTGTTATTTCCACTATAAACATCAACATATACATATTGTTTTGAAAAATATGATATTTCTCTATATTCATCACCCGTTTTATTATATGGAATTGGGTCTTCACCTATATCGTGAACTGAAAAAACTCCATAATCTTTTATAAAATCTCTAATAAAATTAATCATTACTTTGTTGGTTAGAAAATCCATACCAATCATTGAGAACAATTTGGTAAAACTCATATTTGTAACAGTAAGTGTATCTAATAGACCATTCTTGTCTATGTTATCAATAATAGTTTCTTTAAACTTACTTTCTTTGATTATAAATTTCATCTCTTTTTGAGTTTACAATAGGTGAAATCAAAGAACACCCCTATTACCATAGGAAATACAACGAATGATAATAATAATTCCCACCATATACTATTACTCACACCTACAGCTACCGCCAAATAGAAGAATCTTAACATAATTAACTGAGCCAAGTGCCATCTATCTGTGAAAGCCACCAATATTGTCGTACTAAATGGAAATCTTTCTGCGAATCTTGGTTTATATAAACCTAAATACCACCAATGTTTTATATCCTCAGTCTTAATCAAATCACCGTGTTCGGATATCTTATATTTGTTTCTCCATTCCTTCTCTTTAATTCCTGAGTCGGCATAATAATCCAAAAATCCTTTGGTTATACCTGCAAAAACTAAAAAAATAAAAGCGTTAAGTAACATTATTTATTGGTTTTATCTCTATTAATGTATCCGTTTGGATAGTATTTTTTAACACCTAAATAATGTTTATACGAATCCCTAACCATAAGTATCATTGGTATAACAACCAAAGCAGGGATAATCAAACTAACAAAACCATATGTGTAAAATAAACTGTATTCATCTTCCCAAAAACCAAACTCATTCATAAAATACCCAGTTAATATCAATAAACACATTCCCATATGATATTTCCATGTCTTCCAAATGACTGTTAAAAATAATATCCAATCCATGACTTTAAGTTTATTATAAATATCTCATAATATTTATATTTATAGATTATGAGTAGAGTTTCTGAAACCATAATATCAATGATGGATAAAGGTCAAGATATTTTTGACATTGCAAAATATTTTGGTGGTATAGATGAATTATTAGATATTACCAAAAAATATCCTTACCTACAAGCAATGGTACAGTCCAAACTTGGTGGTTATCTTTATTGTTCAGCGGCAGATGAGGATGAAATTATGATTCCGTTTGAATTACCATTTATTATAACTGAACTTCAAGTACTTGATGAAGAAATGCCAGACCATTATGATGCAACTGTTAATGTTATAATACCTGAATTAACAGAGAGTAGAGAAAAACAAATTTTATTGTCTTGGTTATTTGATTATCTTACTGATATGGGGTCTGAGGTTGGAAGTTTTAATGACAGTAAATTAAATATGAAAGAAATTTGGATTCACGTAGACCAAATAAATGGTCAGATATTTCAATTATTGGGGGGTGGAGTAAGTGATAGAGAAGTTTTAGAGGTTATACCAGATAACTATATAAGAGATTAATACTATGACACAATTAGAAATTAACAGAATCAAAAAAGTATTCCACGATAACTATTTCGATTTAGGAATCTACAGATGGTTAAACAGAATGAAGAATTGGCTTAAACCATTTTTTGCATTAACGTTTGTTGCCGTATTATCAATGGCTTTAATTTGGTCTCCATGGCCAATTACTTATTGGGCTTTTGCCTTTATTGGAACAATAACTGTTGGTGGTATTGACCACTTTATTATTGGTTTAAGTCTAAAAAGAATCCTTAACAAGTTGGAATCTGAGAATATCAAAATCAGTCTTGAATCTTTGTTAGATATTTGTTCAGATATCACACCAAATTAAATTTGTCTGTTTAGGTTTTTGTTCTTACATTTGTAGAAAATTAAACAAGTGGTAGGAGTAATATTAGCAATTATATCGTTTTACGTATACTTGTTCTTAATTTGTGTAATAACAATTAAAACCGAAAAAGATAAATAACATGGGAACCATTTACACTACAGTCGACGTTGATGTTGACATTGAAATTGATGAATTTGTTGATTCTTGTACTGACAGAGAAATTCAACTATTAATTAACTATCTTGGAGAAGTGGGTCATTTGAGTCGTCACAAAGTTAAGGATGACACAAAAATGACCGCAAATGAAATTGAGTTCAGTGATAAAATGCTATTGTTATCTGACAAATATTATCAGATGACAACTGAGGAAATTGAGGTTTTAGAAAACCTTTATAACAAATACCGATGATAGAAAGGGAACGTAAATTCAAACTCAAGTATCTACCTGAAGGTCTAACCCCGATTCATATCAAACAAGCCTATCTTATGTTTGATAAGAAGAAACAATTCAGGGTTAGAATCATTGATGATAAGGAAGCATGGGTTGCCTACAAAGTTAAGATTGATAAGACGACAAAGTCTGAGTATGAATATGAAATTCCTATACAGGATGCAAATCACCTGTATCAATCTACCGATATTAAACTTGAAAAAACAAGATATAAAACAACGTTTGAAGGTAACAAAGTTGATATAGATGTATACCCTGATGGTAAAACATCGGCAGAAATAGAATATGAGATTAATCTTGTTAATATTCCTGATTATTGTGGTGAAGAAATCACGGGTAATAAGGATTGGTCAAACTTGAATATAGCAAAGAAGAATAGGGTTGTAGGTGGTAAGTTAAAAAAGGGGGTCAAGTAACCCCTTTTAGTTTATTGTATATTTATTCAATACAATGGCAATTTCAGAAAAACAAATTAAAGGTATTGATTTATCGGTTAGAGCAACTAAAAAGGTATTTCCTTTTGTTAAAGGTTGGGAATTTACACCTGATTGGGAAAAATATTCCACTGTGATTTACGTCAATCTTTATATTGATTTTATTGAGCTTGGTAAATTTTTGAATATGGAAGTTAGAGAATATTGGTTAGAAAGTATTAAAAGTGGTGAAAAGTTTGTAACTGGAGCTTTACTAACTCCGTTTGATTGGGGTGATTATGGTACTGATAATTGGGAGAAAATTTCAGACATATCTCATAATTTGAGGCTAAAAATTAATGATACTTTGTCAAAGGCCTACCAATTTATTCCAGATGATATGAGTATTTTTTATAGTTTTGGTACAGGTAGTTTAAGGTCTGAAAATAAGCCAAGTATATCTGCAGACAACTTCATTTATAAATCTTAATGCTCATGTAACCATTTAATGGTTATTTTACCAATTCCATTATCATCACCAATCAATTTCATCATACTTCTTATTTCTTCATCGATAATAACTCTTAACCCCGCATTAGCGGTTTTTTTACCTCTCCTAAATCCTTTTACAGGTTCGAACCAATAACCCGCCAATGCCCACCACTGACATTTGTTTAAATTAACGGTTAAATCATATTCGGTATCATATTCACCGTAAGCTGTATGTACAAAATAGTTTAATTTACGTTCTTTCACTCTAACTAACGTAAATTTACCCTTGAATATCATTGTTTGAAAGTTAAACTCTTTTCCAACAACATATTTTTTGAACCTTTCTAAACTATTCATTAGACAAATATATAACTTTTTATATTTATTAGTAATGAAAATAAGTAAATTTTTCAAATTATTACCCGATTTTGTTAAGAATATTGATGTAAACGGGATTATTATTAAAACTCATGAAGATGAGTATTTAGAAACCGTTTATCGTGTTACAGGTGAAAGATTTGAGGTACCTGTTTTTACCATAGATAATCCACAAGATTTACCGTATACAAAAGAAGCCATTTTAGAGTTTTTATTAGACGAAGTAACTAAATTCAGCCAATTTGTTTCTGCCGACTTTATAGGTGTAAAAAATCTAATTCAATTTGATGACTCTGTATTGGATATCTACATACCCGAAAGAATTAGAAAAGAACTTTCAGCGTGTTTGCAATCAGTAAATTTTAATAAAGTTATTTATACAACAAATGCGAATTATACGGTTGAGGGGCAATTCACTGGTAATTATTGGTTTGAACATGAAAGTGATGGCCTTATATGGTGGGTGGACTTTAAGCCAATTAAAATTGACGTTGTGGGTGAAGATAGGTACAATGTTATAAAAAGCATTCCCGATAATGAAATGGAGAATATAATTAACTATATTAAATGGGATTACAGCGAAAGATTTGAGGACCCAATTTGGCGTTGTTCAAGAAATACCCTATCTTCGCTGCAATCATTTTATGACCCCGATTGGATGGTTTGGTCAACTTATATTAATGTAGTATAATTGTAAAAAATATCTTATGAAAACCTTAATTATCTCAGTAATCTTTTTACTTAACGCAACATGTCTATTTTCACAATTTAACGGGATAACCGAACAATTTAAGTTTGGTACAAAGAATATTAATACGGGTAAATTTGAGTGGAATGAATGGGTGAGAATCGAACCAATATCGATACATATATCTTCCGATAGTATTATCATCAATTCTTTAACTAAACAGATTTATTACGTTGATAAAATCAATGATAATTTGAAGTCAGGGGAAGCAATGGTTCTTGACGTTCACAATACAAAAAATGAAAAATTGAAAGTGTATCTTTTTACAGAGGATGACTTTGATAGAAAATATTTGATGGTCAATTCAAAAAATGAATCTTGGATGTATGAATTAGAAAATTAAAAATAACTTGTTACGTTGTCATTTATACAGTTATAAATTTTTCTATAATCAGGATATTCACTCAAACTGATTCTTATTTCCTCAACGTCTCCGTCATTTATTAAATCCTTCATGAGATAATAAAACGAACCTAAACTTTCAATCGTGTCGTCATAACTATTATTATGATTATGATTATTTTCTAACCATATAACCATATTATTATAAATAGCTCTTGTTGCTTTGTATCTTTTACCATACAAAGTTCTACTAACCCTGTTACCCTCTTTATCCCAACCTGATTTTTGATATTTGTATTCTTCTGTTTTTGTGTCATCAATAACAAATCCAACGAGTCCATTCATAATATCATCATACCAATCATCAGTCAAAGTATCGTTATAACACATACTATATATGTTATAAAGATTACCCCTAACATCATCTAGTTCTTGGTTAATAAGATACTTTAAAGAATCTTTATCCTGAATTAACTGTGTAATAATTTCATCATCGAGCTCAACGTATTCTTCGTGTCCTTGCTCATTAGCCAAAGTATTGATTACTTTGGGTGACTTATACCCATTATTGATTTGGGTCATACTTTTTAATTCTTTAATGATTTCTTGGTCAACAAGTTCTTTATTTTCAGGAGTTAAAACAGAATACACATCACCATATTCATCATCTGTTAAATCACCATACCAACTACCGTCATAATCAAAATTCAAAATTGTTCTGATGATATTATTACTTACACCCCCTCTACCTTCGTAAAAATATTCACTTAATTCCTCTGAATTTGTATCATAATAATAATCATTACCAATTTTGGTAACATCTGATAAATAATTATCAACTATTTTCCAAACAAAGTTCTTGTCATTTTTATAGAATGAATAAAATAAAGAATTTTGTAAATCTTTTGCCCCGTCAGCAAATGGATTAATTAAATGTAACCAACCTTTTTTTGATAAAATATTAATGAAACTATCCAAACCTCCAACAAATGATTCCAAAAACTCTAAATCTATTTCGTTGTTATTAAATTTATCAACTAAATCCAATATAGTCTCATCCCTTGATGATTTTTTTGGTTCCTCTTGAATGTTCATTTTCAAACTCATATTCATAAATATTGACAATATTGATATTGTTGTGTATAATTCATTTATGAAAAAATATCTTACACTTAAAAATTTAGGATGGCTTATCACCGCAGTTGTGGTGTTTATGCTAGGAATGGGAGCAATTTCAAAAGTTACTCATTCAGAGGAAATGGTTCAGAATTTTACATTCTTCGGAATGCTTCCTCAAATGACATGGATTGGTGTTTTTGAACTAGCTTCATTAGCACTGTTGGTTTATCCAAGAACTTCAGTATTGGGAGCTCTCGGAGTATCATCTGCTATGTCAGGAGCTGTTGCAGTTCACTTTGCAATATTAGGTGGAGTTGGTATCTTTATGCCAATCCTACTTGGTAGTTTGGCATGGTCAGCTCACTGTCTAAGAACTTACACTGTTAAGCCTTAAACTGATAATCAGTAAGTTAAACCCCTCCAATAAAGAGGGGTTTTTTTATTTTAAAACTATTTATTAACATGGAATATGAAATTAATCAAAATAGATTAGATGAAGTAGTTATAAAGTTCTTAGAGAACTACTTTAAAAATGAAGAAATAAATTATTTTCATCCCTATGACTATTTTGTAGATGAAGAAGGTAATCATTTTGAGGGTCTAGACCCAAATAAAGTTATATTCTACATGGGTAAGTACGATGAGGATGACGTTTTATTTTATTGGTATGGTGTAGGTTATTGGACAAGTAATAATCCAACAGGGGATATAAGGAGGTCAAATTCCCCAATGTTATCGGTAGAAGTGCCAATAGAAAATTTATTGGATGAGATGTTCGGGAAAAAGATATGGCACAGTGGTATAAAAACTTGGTTTGAAAGTAAATTCCCCTATAAAGTTAAAACGGTTAGATAATCAAAAATTAGACTATTCGTAATCAACGTCCATACAGATATTATCAAATACACTTAATTCGTTTTGAATCAAATCTTTAAACTCATCTTCAACCCAAGAAGGTAAATATTGTATTCTTCTAACTTCTTCCCAATCATTTGTACCTTCAAACCCAACCATTATTTTATCTATTTTAACATAAACGACACCTTCGTACTGACAATGTTTTCCATTTGATTTCCAAAGACTAACTTTGGTTACATGGTAATTAATTATAAAATCAACATAGTCATCCTTATCAGTATAAGGCATGAGGTATTTACCTTTAAATTCCCTATCACCCTTTAATGTGTGTTTGATAATCTCTAAGTATTTTTCGGTTGCTGTCTCAACCAAAATTTTACCAATCCTATCTCTTAATGTTTCTTTAATTTTAGACATAACATTTTATATGATAATAAATATTTATGATTAAATAAAACAAAAAAAATAAGTTATGTGCTACACAAGAGAACAAATTGAAAAAACAGTCAAATCAAAAGGTTACACTTGGTTTGAGGATGCAAGTAATAAAACTTACGATGTTAACATTGTTGGTGTGAGAAACAATCACCCATCAATTGCAGACAAAGTTACAAATCTTTTTGATGATTGTCTTACTATCACCTATAAGGATGAAACAGGAAATTGGAAGTTCCACTGCTGGAGCGCCACAACAGACCCAGGTAAAAAAGGTGTTATGGAATTTCACAATAAAAAGGGCGTTGCTAGATTGGTACCAAACCAATACAGAGGTGTTTGGAAAATTGACAAACATCAGGGTAAATACGACGCTTTGTGTCAGAGATTAGGTAACGTTACTGTTTGGAGAGATGCTAACAAAGATTTAATTTTTGAAGAAAAAGTAACAGATACTGGTATCTTTGGTATCAATATTCACAAAGCCGGTCAAGATTCTCAATGGGTGGAAAATTGGAGCGAGGGATGTCAGGTATTTAAAAGAGTTAAAGATTTTGACGTATTTATGTCAATATGTAAGAAAGCCGCCAAAATTCATGGTAATAAGTTTTCTTATACTTTGGTTGAATCTACGGATATTGTTTAATCTAAAATTAATCTATCGATACTAATTAAAAAGCCGGTTGTTTCTGTGATTTTTTTAATCAATAATTCATAGATGCAATCGGCTATTTCTCCTTCTATTTCAAACCCATAATCAGGATTGTTTATTGCATCACCCAAATTTTCTTCCTCACCTCCAATCATTAATAAAGTAACTGTTCCATTTTCTACATCAGGTTTTACTATAACATATATTTCACCAATATCATTATCAATTTTATAATGAACAACTTCAAAATCAAAGTTATATCCTCCACAAGAATTAACCGTATAGTTTTTTTGTTTCAATAAGTCAATTGCCTTAGATTTTGCGTTATCACCACCATACCACTTTCTTAACATTCTATAAACGTCGTTTCTACTTATCATAAATCCTCCGAACTCTAAACCAATATTAGTAAATCCAAAAAGTTTGAAGAACAAGTCATCAGCCTTTGGCCCGTTTTTGTCCCAAAATTTAAAAAACATTCTTTGAGCCTTGTCATAAACACTCAATCTTTCTTGTTGATGTTCAGAGATAATAAACTTCATATTGATAAATATAATCAAAATTACTATTTTTGAGTATGGCTCATCCTTTACAACATTCAAAATCATCCGTTAAAAAGTGGGGTGGTAAAGTTGAAGATTATATTGAGATTCACAATTGGTTTGATGAAACCAAGTCATGGATTGGTAGTTCTTATCACAGAATGATGAGACATCACTCTGAGGGTATTTTTGAATGTGAGAAGAAGTTCGGTATGTCATTTGAAAATAGTGATGGTAAAACTGTCTATACTCGTTATGTAGGAGAACAACATGTCAAGGAGGATTGTTACAATTATATACCATCGGCTCGTGAATGGATACAAGCCATTGAGTCCAAAGAAAAACCAATGTGGATGATTAGGACTTTGGACTTAAATCTAGATTAGAATATTTATTGGTATGACAAAAAATCTTAAATTATCAGAAGAACAATTAAAAACTTTAAAATTGTTTTCATACTACTGCGGTAGTTATGGTGCTAAAACGGCAACATTAACAGTATATCTTAATGAAGGTGGTAGTATAGATTGGGTAGATAGTTATTGGTATTCTGAAACAAATACACTAATTGATACTTATGATAAAATTAATGAATTAATTGATTATATTTTAAGGGAAACCGAATTATTGAATTATTATGACTACGATGGCTCCGGTACATTACACTTTGAAATTGATGTTAAAGAGCGCAAAATGAATATTGAAGGTTATCATAGAGAATATTCAACCGATGATTCTTATAAAGAATGGAATAGTGAGGATGATGATTTTGGTGATTTAAAAGAGGATTTTGATAGATTCTTTGAACAAATGGGTGACGAGCCCGGTAAACTAAGTTTTGATGGTAGTGGTGACTCAGGTCAAATACATGACAATATTGAATTATCTAGCGGTCAATCAATGGACATACCATCATTTATTGAAGAATGGTGTTACGATATGTTACAATATCATTTTGGTGGTTGGGAGATTAATGAAGGGTCTCAGGGTTCGTTTTATATTTACCCATCAAGAAAATTGATAGAACTTCAATTTGAACAAAACATTGAGGAAGATGAAGGTGACGGTACTGTTGGTTATGTAGAATTCTAATCAGCGGTTTTCTTACTACTTGAAATTCTCCATTGATAATGTCTGAGTGATATATTATCACCTACTTTTTTTTCTATGTCCTCTAAGAAATTTTCACCGCCAAGACCATATTTTGCTCTATAAAATTGATTGTAGTTTTTATGACCACCAAGATATATTGTTAATACAGGTTTTGGGTAATCGGAGTCCCACGAAATTCCAGCGTCAAACTCAGGACTTATTTCTTTAACCGCTTCTTGAACTTTTTTCTCAATATCATCTAAAAATTCATGATTTTTTGGTAAAAAAGCCGTCTTATATTCTAATTCACCAAAAAATTTTCCCGCTTCTACTAATCTTTTTTCCAAAGCATTCATAGGGGTGATGAAAGCCGGTTGATTTGGTCTTCTTTTTCTGATTAATTTTTCCGCATAAGATTGGTCATACTTTGGACTATTTTCGTCAATCTTTTCAACATCAACTCGAGCAATCAAATACTTACTACCGTGATGTTCCTCCACACTTATATCAATATCTGCAAAATCAGTAGTTGTACTGATATAAGATATTAATGTTTTATCGAACTTTGTCATATTGTATAAATATCTTTAAATTTAAAAACCCCCACCATTGGTGAGGGTTCAAAGATAAGACAATTTAAGTTATTTTAAAAACTTCATTTTATATAAAGTCGAATAGAGTAAGGTTTGAACCTCATCAATTTGGTTTTGTATGTATGATTCTTTAACTGACTTTCTATTTTTTTCAATAACTGAATCAATTTTTTCAAGATATGTTATAACTTGTTCTCCACTTTTGTAGTCTTCAATTTTACCAGTACCATATCCTTTAATAATTCCGTGTTTACCTTGGTGACTTTCAACAATACCATCAATTAAATCACCAATCCCTTCATAGAAATCACCCAAAGCCTTATGTTCGGCGTATGATTCAGTTTGTAAGTGAAATACATGAATTTGATTTCTTGAATGAAGTAGTATTGATAACATTTCTGTTAGACTTCCTGATTTTTTTTCGGTTTCTTCTTGTTCCGATAACAATCCTCTTTTTTTAACTTCTTCAAAGAGTTTGTTTTTAAATTTGTTGTCCATTTTTTATTTATAAATATAAATTTTTTATTTATTCCTCTTGTTTACCACCATATTTTTCCAAATAAAAATTTTCAAAAACATTTAAGTTTTTTATTCCAACTTCATTAATTCTATCTAATATATAATCTATGGAATAATTGGTCTCTAAAAAACGTCTAATTTTATTTTGAAGGATGGAATCAGCAATACCTTCGTTTTTACAGTATTCTTCGGATAAATCTATCTTATGAAACGACAATCCAATCTCTTTTATAAATTTTTCGATTTGTTTTAACATGTCTTCGTCAGCCAAGAACACATCCCATGCCTTTCCAGAATCCTCACTTGAACTATCGCTTGGTACAGTTTCAGAAACTTTCTGAGCCCATTCTCTCTGTTTCTTGGTCATATTAGTAGCCAAAAAGTCATCAACTTCATCAGGATTAAGTAAATATTGAAACTTAACTAATTTTAGTTCAGAGAGGTTCATTTCAATTTTTTTTTTAAAGGTTATTTACCTATAACTAATTCGTCAAAATTTAATTTACCCATACCTGAATTCTCGTCTTCTACGAATTCATCATACATGTAAGCTTTAACAACTGACAAAATACTTTGTTCGGATTGAGCAATTTTACTCTCCATCCAATCCTCAAGTTGTTCTCCGTCTTCCATTTTTTCCCACATGGTATAAGCCATGGTCGCCAACATAAAAAGTTGTTGTTTTGCCATGTATGAACCAGGTTCATTAGACTCACTAACATTATTTTTAACTTTACCGACCAAGTCGGCAAGTTGTTTTTCAGATATAAGAATGTTTTTCATATGGTCTTTTATTATAAATATCAAAAAACAAAAAAAAGGAGATTTCTCTCCTTTTTTGAGCCCGTTTTACCGGTCCACCACTTGGTTTTAATATACCAAGAAAATCACTCATTCAGAACCTCAATATCCTCAATTTCAATCTTTTTGGTTAAGGTATCATACTTGGCATGAACCATAACCTTTGATTGTTTTTCTGATGATTTTGTTTTTACAGTATCTTTTTTTGGAATCTTAACTTTGGTGTCATCCTCAATTTTAATATCAACCTTTTCAGTTTTATTTACTTTATCGGGAAGAATGACAGAATCGTAAAATGACTTAATTTGAACAACCATTAATACAAATAAAGCAGCAACCGCAATCAAAATAAATTTGATGGTTCGTTTCCAAAACTTTACTAATATCAACACGGCAATAGCCGCTGACAATAACCAACCGAATGTATTTGAATCTATAATCATTTTGTTACTAGTGCTTCGATTTTACTTTTTACAATTTCTGACATCTCGATTGAACTAAGAGATGTAGTAATAATAGAATCAGAGAGGAACCGATGCGGTACGTGAACTAAAAATTCAACCCCGTTGAAGAATGATAGGTCATTCTTAAGTTCAATACAAGCTTGTATCATTTTAAGAAACAACTTAAACTGGATAGGGTCAATAAAAGTCTCATTAAGGATAACTCCGAACTTTTCGTTTTCTATTTTGATTGTGTGGGTAATTGTGGTCATGAGTTATAATTTTTACAAATATACGAATAATTTACAATCATACAAATTTTTTGTCCCTATTTAGTTCTCTTTCCTTAATTGTATTACGTTTATCGTACAGTTTTTTACCTTTTGCAAGAGAAATTTCAACTTTTATCAACCCTTTATCATTTTCAAACACTTTATTAACAATTATTGTTAGTCCTTTAATCATATCTCTTTTCAATCCATTTAGTTCGGACTTTTTTAACAACAATTTTTTATCTCGTTTAACATCAGGTGAAAACTCATTAACTTTCTCAGTCAAAACCATATTTTTAATAAAAAGTTCATTTTCTTTAAAAATACAGAAGGCGTCATTTATTGAAAGTTTACCCTTTTTTATTGTCTTTACCTCACTTCCAATCAATTGGATACCTGCAGTGAACGTAGAAATAAACTCATATTCATAACGAGCTTTCTTATTAACTATGGATAGTTTATTTTTCATAATGGGTACAAATATACGAAAAAAACAAAAACCCTAAAAATCTTTGGGGGAATTTTAGGGTTTAGTTTTAACCAACTATTTAGAAAGGGGTGTTGGGCTTATTTTTCGTATAAATATGTATAAATTATTAAAAAGTTAAATTTTAAACAAAAAAACTTAATTATTTTATAAAATAAATCATTTTCATATCATAAAGTATTTATCATTATGATGTTAAGTATAAATAACACTAAATTCAAAGTTAAAGTTTTAGTGTCGGAAAAAGAAACCCAAAAAGGTATGATGGGTAAAAAATTCGACAAAGACTTTAACGGTATGTTATTCATGATGGGTAGTGATGAACATTGTTTTTGGATGAATAACTGTATTATAAATTTGGATATCATTTTTATTAAAGATGACATCATAACAAAAATACATCACAATTGTCTTCCATGTAAAGACGATGAATGTAGGAATTATTGTGGTGAAGGTGATATGGTTTTAGAAGTAAAGGGTGGAACCTGTAAACAAAAAGGTATATTAGAGGGTGATGAATTAGTCTATTAAGACTGACCAATCTTTTCCTGTAATACTCTAACAAATTCTCTTTGTAACATCTTAAGAAATTTAACGTATGGGGAATCCTCTCTCTCGGGGTCATACTTGTATTTTCCTTGTGGTGGTCTATTGGACCTTCCCATATACATTAAACCTGAAATGTTTGTAATACATTTGTGCCCCCCTGAATTGGATTGAATGACATCCCAAGCACTAACCGTAACATCATCTAATATTTGTCTCTCTTCATCGGTCAACTGTTCAAATGGTTTTTCCATCAAATTACCTATGTTAATCAACTCTTCTTTTCCATTTTGCATTGACTTATAGTTCTTACCATATAAAGCCACAAAATCTTTGAAGGTAAATCCAACTGACTCAGGTCCAAAACCTTTAACGTCTTCAGATATCCATTTGATAGTTGATAGTGGTATTTGTCTGTCCTTTAATTGTCCTTCCCATTTAGATAATACCTCTTGGGCAATATCACCTAAGTTAACACCTTTCAATTCTCTATCTTTTTTAAATGGATTACAAGAAGCCTGTAACAGTCCCATTGGCCAGGCAATAACTAAAAAGTCCGCCTCAGGGTTATTTCTAAATGGTGTATATCTATCATATGAACCTGGTTTCATCATACTACCACCACCGTATTGAACTATTATATTATTAGATACTTCAGGATAACTCTTCATTTTTTGAACATAATCCTCCTTATGTTTTTCAAGTTCGGGAATATCAGCATATCCCTTTTCCTTCATAATTTGTCTTATATTAACAAGAATATTAGTTAAAGATGGAGTTGATTCCATAACTAATCTTTCTAAGAATCCAGGTTTGTTCTTAAACGCCAATAATAATTTATTAGCAACCATACCCATCGCCATTTTATTCTTTAATAATGACGAGTCTTTATCAAACTTAAACAAATAATTCATTACTTGTTCAGGAGTAATATCATATTTTGCGAAGTTGGCAGAATCAACTGTTGAAATTAATAAAATATCTTTTTCTGGAAATATTTCTTTAGGTGAAACAATCTGTGATATTGTCTCTACATTTGAACGAGATTGTCTGAAAGATGTTGATTTGGTATCTTCGGCGCCAGCTTGTCTATCGTGGTGGTCAGTATGAATAACGAACATTGGTTTACCGTGGGCAAAATCAACAAGAACCGGCATCACATCACCTGTTGCGTCGTTTTTCTTTATTGAAAACTCTTTGTCACCATATTGAATTACGTGAGCGTCAATTACCTCAATACCATGTTGTTCAAGATATGATTTCATGGCTATGGCCGTAGTGACCCCATCAAGGTCTTGGTGAAAATATATTTCAGCCTTTGGATATCTTTGAGATAAAGCTTTGATATCTCTTATACCACTTTCTGAGAGTATTTTTTTCATTACTTTTTACCTCCAAAAATATTCTTCAATGTTATTAATGAATCTTGAACCTCTTCGTTAACGGAAGACTTTCTTTTTTCAACATACATTTGAATTTTTTCTTTGACCAAAGAATGTTTCTCCTCATTATAAATTTGGATTAACTTATCTTTAAATTGTTCTTCAGATAGAATTTTACCTCTCATAGATTTTTTTTATATAAATATTCACAAAAACAAAAATGGAGGTTATTCACCCCCATTTTCAAACTCTAAAACTTGTTGCCTTTTTTGGTCAACGAAAGATTGTATCCTTTCTGTAGCAATTTTAGTATAATTTTCAGAAAGTTCAATACCAATCCACCTTCTATCTAAAATTTCTGCAGCCACACAACTTGTTCCACTACCATTGAAGGGGTCTAATATTATGTCATTCTTATATGACAATATCTTAATTGCCTTGGTTGGGATGTCCATTGAGAAAGTTGCCTTGGTTAGTGGTCTTGAGTCATTAAGATACTTCCATTGCCCGAACACCAATTCCATAAATTCCTTTTTGTCCTGTTCGGTGTACAACATCTTTGTCTTACCTTCCTCGGTTGTTATTGGTTCGCCCTTCCATTGTGGTTGACCCTTAACTTTCTTAATGTGGTTTTTCTTATATGCAAGTATTACACACTCTTTTGGGTTATAGATATATGGACTTGACGGACTCATCCAACTACCCCAAGCCGTTGTCTTACTTCTGTGGGGACTATCCTCTTCAAGGTCAACAATTCCAAAGAATTTAAATCCAATTTGTTTCATAATCTGATAAACCTCGGATACAAAAAATATACGACCACCCTTTTCTTGACGGTTAATCTCGTAGGGGATATTCAAGGCAATTCTTCCATCGTCTTTCAAAACTTTATAAGCCTCGGTTAGCCAGTTCTTACTGAACTCAAGATACTCATTAATTTCCATATCATCATCATGGGTGTCATATGCAATGTTCACTCCATAGGGTGGACTAGTAACAATCAAGTCAATAGAACCTTCGGGCATTTCACCCATAACTTTGATGCAATCTCCGTTAATTACTTTATTTATATAGTTTTCAATCATAATTTTCATTTTTATCTATAATGTGTTTTTTCCACCACTTCGAAAATCTATTGTTTGGATATTTGTTAGTATAAATTACCACAAATATAAACAATGGATAAAAAAATATTGAAAAAACAAACACCCACCAAATCAAATTCATTTTTTTTCAAGATTTTGAATTTTTCTATCTAAATACCAAAGGGCCTTCTTTAGGTCTTGGAGTTCCTTATCTGAATCTTTCTTGCCCGCTCTTGCCACGTATTTAACCACATTGAATAGATAAGCATCCATGTCAAGTCCCCAAGCCTCACATACTTTTACTACTTCATATGTGTTTTCCTCACCACCGTAATGGTCAGGATGATTCACCATTTCTTTCATAATTTTATATACTTTTTACAACATAATAACCTTTACCATACTTACTTTCTTCTACCAACCCTTCATCCACCATTTCATTTATAACTTTTTCAGTTTCTTCCATAGAAAGTTTTAAAATGTGTTTAGAAATAAACGTAATGTGGACGGGTCTTCTTAACTTATCCAATAACTTTTTTTTGATTGTATTCATTTTCAAAAAATTTAAATTTATTTCTTATTTCATTAGATTCAAATATCATGGCGTCGTACTTTTTATAAATTTCAATCAAATTTAAATCCGACTCAATTTCGTTTATTTTATTTTTTCCGACTACTATTTTATTGAACCCCATTTTCAACAGTTTTATTTTCTTCTAATAACTTTTCAACTTTCATACTTTGGTGTATCAAAGATACTACTTTTCTTTTCATTATTGGTACCAATGTTTCATTTAATGGAAACATTTCATGACAAACAACTTCCATCACAGGTAACTTACTTTCGTTGTTTTTTCGATATGTTGGTGATGTTTGTGAAATAATCTTAATAACAGTTGAATCAGGACTTCCACTAAACATCAACTTAGCATCGGTTCTAATTTGGTTGTTAAAACCCCTTATTTTTTTCATCGTATATCTCCAAACATAAAGATTATCTTTATAAATTGTGTAATAAAATCCTGTCTTACTTGTTAAATTCTTTTTATTTCTTTTAGCATTTACAGTTACTGAGTCATAAGCTAAAGACCACAATGATTTGGCAATATTAAAATAATCAAATAACATTGGTTGACTTACTTTGATTATTTTTTGATACTCGGCAAATTCCTCATCAGTTAAATCAGGTATATCTTTAACCTTCAAATCTTTAATGAAGATTTCATCATTATCTGTAGTTAACTTTTTGTCAGTATATAATATTTTGTTTTGAGTTAACAATGTTTGAATATTACCCAAATGTATTGAAAGTTCGGTAAACATAGGGTAAATTCTCATCTCCTCCAAATTTTTATTCATTTTTTGGAAATAACCTAAAAGTACATATTCTTTTTGTTCGGCGTCGATTGTCCCATTGAAGAGCCAATCGGTATCCATTACAAACGAATTATTATTTTTGGTTTTTTTAGACATGTTATCACAAATATAGTTGATATTAGTGATAAAAAAAAGATTTAGTTAACTCTGATTACGTAGTAAAACTTGTTGTCAATGTATTCACCATCATAACTTCCATCATAAGATGCTAATACTTCATATCCATCACTTTCAGCAAGCGCTTCAGCCAGTGAATCCATATCAACATATTCACTAATATCCATACCAAATTCAGATAAAGAACCCCTCGGGTCACTCATTTTATCTGATACCATATCCTCAATCTTTTCTTCAATCATCTCCTCAGTTATCTGTCCTGTGGATTCTATATTATCAATTTCCTCTTGTGAGTTATCAATATGATTTTGAATGATATCTATTTTTGATTGAATCTCGTTATACTGTTTAGTATATTCATCGGGGTCTTCAATTTTATTTTTAAGGTCTTCTTGTTTTTGTTCAAATTTTTTAACTACTCCTTCTGCTTTGTCAATGTATTCCTCTAATTCCTGTTTCCTTTCTTCTTGTTCTTCTGTGTTAGGTAGTTCACTTTCGTCAAAATAAACCTCAAGATTATTCCTAACATCATCATCATAAAAATCTCTGAAATATTGTTCAATCGCATCGGTATCTAAATTGTCCTCAATAAAATAATCTCTTAAACCTTCAACACCGGCTTCATCAAGATAATTTTTAGCGTATTGAAGTGCCGCGGCATCCATTTCACTTTCATCACCAACCGCATATTCTTCCCCTACTAAATCATCAACACCAATAACTTCAAACTGAGGTAAACCATAATAGTTATAATTCATTGGTACTATGTTATATACATCCACCACTCCTTGTTGGAGTTCGTTAATTCTCTCTTCTATATCACTTATCTTATTATATAATTCATCGTCTTCCCCTTCAGTTTCATTATACCTAATAGTTAATTCCTCCAAGTCGGCCTTTAAACCTTCTATTTCTCCTACGTATTCTCCTGTTGGGGCGAAAATTTTTTCATCATTTATCAAATTTTTATATAACGCTTGGGCTCTTAAACCTATTTCGTCTCCTCCATCTATACTCCATTCATCTCTTTGTCTTCTTTCATCGGCCTCTCTCATCTTTTCCTTTAAAATGGCCGCAAGTCTCTTTTTTTCAATAGGTGAACCTCCATCCCAAATATACCCTTTAACCTTAACACCTGACAAATCACTAATATTTGTTCTACTGATATCTAATCTACCCTCAACATATTTAACATTACCCAACGAGTCTGTTGGTGTATTTGACAAATCTAAATTACCAGTAATCCATATTGGTTTACCTCCGAACATTTTAAGTTTACTCACACCTTTACCATTATAACTTCCAAACTTCATTAGTTCTGTAAACTCTTCAGGTGAAATTTTGTAGAACTCTTCTTCATTCTGTTCTATCAATATATTTTTTACGGTATTTTTAAAACTAAGACTTTTTGTCATAATCATAAATATTTGTTAATTCAAATAAAATATTTACAATATATACCAAATTTAGATATTTATGATATATAAACGTTTAAAAATAAAAAGATATGGGATGCGGATGTAAAAACAAAGGTAATCAGGCTCAACCTCAACCGTTGGGTCAACAGGTTCCTCCACAACCTCAACCTCAACAGGCTCCACCACCGAGTAACAATCAAAATATTCAGGAGTCTATTAGGAAGACAGTGGAGAAATACTACAAAAAGTAATTTTTCGAAAAATTAAAAAAGGGGTTTTGACCCCTTTTTTAATTTAAAGTATTTAGGATTTGAATTTTTTTGTTTATCTATTTCAAAAACATTTTATATGAGGTACATTAATCCAAAATCGAGAAGAGGTATTGTGAATAAGTTTGCGGATTTTATTCTTTGTGAGATTCAGAAAGAAAAAAAATATAAAACGATAATTGAAGTTTCTGATTTCAAAAATTTTTTGATTGTTGCGGGTAAAACTGAATCAAAAAACGTAATCGATTTAACTGAACTCAAAGAAAGATTTTACGAGGAGAATAAACAAACTATGGTGGATTTAAATTATGAAAGACTCAATACCATTGATTTGATAAAATATGATGAGAGTTATTGGAAAGAAACTTACGAATACTATTTTGAATTTCACAGTACTCCTCGTCCGATGTTTCATGATAGAGTACTGAATTATGTATATAATCACAAAGAATTAACCTTCAACAGTTTAGACTTTAAAAAAGAATTAACGTTTGATTTGGAATACAACGATTTACCTGAACCCAATTCTTTTTTCACTGAAAATTTCATATGTGTTACATCAGAATTCCCATATGGTTATGGTTTAGATACTGGGAGAGCCCATATGTATTATTCTGAATATATTTGTAACCAATTATTCTCATCAATCAAGACAGATAAGATTACATTTAAAATCAGTGATATTAAAGACGATAACAGTGATTTAGATATTCAGATTATCTCCTCATCTCCATACTTAACTGAACAAGTTCGTTCAATGGTTTTAGATGTATTTGACTTCAATATACAAAGATTCAGAAATACAACACTTAAGAAGTACGACTTGTCCAAAGAAATTGATAGTCAATTAGAAACCAAACCTTGGCTGATTAAAGATAGAATTTCAGAGTTGTATATTATCTAAACTCTTTTTGAGTAAGATACGACTTGATAGAAATCTTTTTTATTTTGACAATAATCACTCATGAGTTGGAGTAGATTTTTGAACATGAACGCGTTTGGCGTTTGTTTTTCACAACGTATAAATAACTCAATAAGTGTAGAAACAAACTCGAGTGAAAATTCTCCCAAATTATCTAACGTAAAATGTTTTTCATTGAAGTAGTCTTTATATATCAATTGGTAGTTACCCCTCTCTTCAACCGTTTTGAACGGTTCAATAACATCATAGAGTTCAATCCATTCATTTACAAATAAACATAGTTCATCGGGAGCAAACTTAGATTTGATAATTAAATCAACAATCCAATGAGTATGGGATGGTGCTCTCAATCTTTTATTCGGAGCTTTATATTTGACAATAAAATCTAAATCAGGATTCGCACCACGCGAACCCTGATATATAACAACGGTATTACCATCATCCAACTCCCATGAGTTGACAGGTACGTGTAATACTCCTTTTTTTCTAAAAGAAAGGTTCATAACTAACCTAAGTGTTCTTTGATAATACCTAAAGCTTTGTCCAAATCTTCGAAATCTTTTCCAGGTGCGTACAAATACGACTTTGGATTTTCATTCGGAGATTCTATAACCATAAAAGAAGGAACAAAATCATTTCCCGTGGCTTTCACGAAAGCGTCATATTCCTCTTTGTTTTCGTTAATATCTCTATTTACGAACCCAATGTTATTCTCAGTCAATTTTGTTTTAAATTGTTCACAGAATCCACATGTTTTCATTGTGAACACAACTACAATCTTATCCATTTAATAAATTTTTTGCTAAATCTAATATCATATTTTCCTGTAACAATCCCACTTTAGTGTTCATTTCTTTACCATTCGCAAAACTTTTTACGGTTGGCACACTTCTAATACCTAATGACGCCGCCATTTCTCTATTTTTATCGACATCCATAGTGTAAAGTTTTACTTCAGATTTTTGATTTTCCAAATCTTTAGCAACTTTTTCATAAATTGGTTTTAAGATTTTACAGGGACCACACCAACTTCCATAAAAGTCGACAATTAATTTTTCCCCTTTTTGAATTTTTTCCTTTAGTTCTTGCGTTCCTATTTCCATATTTTTTGTTTTTTTATATATCCGACCATCTTCTATTATTTTTCAAATCATAGAAAAAATTTTCGTAGACTTGGGGATATAATTTTTTAAGTTCTTTTATTTTGAACCCTTCATTTATTTTTTGTTTAATTTCTTTTACTAATTCAAAACTGTACTTTGATTTTTTTCTATTTCCAATTTTAATATTTTCTACTCTTTTTTTTCTTTCTTCTTCGGTCATTTCTTTCCATTCCGAATTTTCTCTCCTTTTTAATTTTTCCTCTTCGGCTCTATCACCATATAATTGTTCATAAGTCTTTCCTTTATGAGAATTTCCTTTTTTAGTATTTTCCGATATTTTTTTTCTTATATCATCAGAATGAACATATCCTAAACAACCTTCTCCTCCTAATGTTGAATTTAAACCATTTTTAAAAGTATCATATTTTTCAATATATTTTTTTTCGGTTTCGTAAATAATATTCAAGTCACATTCTTCAATCAATTCTATAGTAAAATTTTCTTTACCGTATTTTTTTATTGAATTGTATAACTTTGACTTATAATCAGTTTTGAGACATCTATACAAATGTTCTTCGAATCTGTGTTTGATTGGATTCACAGTACACCCAATATAAATCAAACCATTAACTAAGTTTGTTATTTTGTATATTTTTCCTTTTTCTGTGCTCATTGGTGTCTTTTGTATAAATATCACCATTGTGCCTAAATTTTATTTTTTATTTAGATTGTGTATTGTGAATTCTGAAACACTTTGTCTATCAATAGTGGTCATGAATGTCACATCGGTTATAGGAGATTCGTCATCTCTTAAAATATAAATATAGATACCCATCGCATCATATTCAACTAATTTCTCTTTTATAAACACACCGTTATATCTAAAAACGGATGAAAACCATATTGTTCTTGATTTAGAAGTTAGTTTTTCAATACGTTCATCGTTATCCATCTTTATTTGAATAAATGACGGTTCATAACCAAATGTGGTTTTAAATTTGTCAACACAAAATTTAGGTATTTCAATCATATTAGAAATTTAAATCATCATCTAAAATAGTAACTAAATCATTACCACTATAATCAATATTTAAAACCTTTTTATCCTCCCAAACTAAGATGTCAGTCGCATTTAATACATACATTTGATATCTTAAACCACTATAACTTTGTGGTTTTTCGAATATTGAGCCAGAAATAAATTCTTTGTTTCCAACTTTACAAACAATCTTAGGTAACTCAAATAAATTGTATTCGGTGGATTCAAACATTCTCTTATCTAATATTTGAAGTGGTATTTCCCAACTCTCCTCTAAATCTTTATTAAACCTTCCTCTGGTTTGTACCCTTTGGATTTCAATTTCTTTTTCTTTGAGGATTTTGTATTCAACCGTGGCTCTTTCCTTTGATTCAGGGTCATTCTTTCTGAAGGAAATAATTAAGGCCTCAGCTCTTTGAATATAACCTTTCACACAATTAGATTGAATGAAGGACTCTGTGTTATACTCTTTGGAGGTTTTAAGTATTACAGGGTAATATGTGTTATCCCCATCCTTAATCGGTTGAGTTAGATAATCCTCAAATCTATCTCCGTAAATTCTACGGAAGGTTCCTTTGGTATAATATTGATTAAGTTCAGTTAAATTCAAATGTTCTTCCCTAAACTCATCATAAGTTGTTGAGTTCCATCTAACATCCTCAAATCGTCGAATGTTTTTAATGAAGGTTATGTGGTCGGAAAATGTGTGGAGGTCCACCTCATTTTTGGCAACCAATTTGAATATCTCAAAAATATTATTACGTTCCTTTTTAGATGTTATAACTGAGAAATCCATACGTGGTTCAGAATTAACTGTACATTCAAATAAAATTTGAACCACGTCATCACTTTGACCCAAAATAAAATCATTCCCGAATAAATTTACGGCGGTTTTAAAAAAGTCCGCATTAAAATGTCTAACTCTGTGTAGTACCCGTTTAATTTTATCCCCACTTAAACCGTTAAGTTTCATAATAGAGTCCAAATACTTTGGTCCATTCTTTTTGTAATCTATAGTTTTTGGTTGAGGCCACATGTTACCAAAGACTCCCCAATTGTTACAAAGTTTTATACCTTTGTTATTTAGAATGGTGCCATACAAAGTCTGTGTAGAGATTTTGTTTTCCTCATATCTTATTTTTGGTATGTGGGATAAAAACTCTCTGAATGCATCGTGACCAATTGTTACGTTTACTTTTTTACCGGGATGGTCCTCAAATATGTGATTAAACAGTAAATTAATACTACTAATTTTATCTCTAACTATGTCAGTTGTGAAAGTAAAAATCCTTACTGACTTTGAGGTTTTTCTTTTCTTATGGAAGTTATTAATTGAACCTACGTACAAACAGTTCTTTTTAATGTTATAAGAAATATAAGAACAATTAGTTGTAATTTTGTAATACTTTTTACCAACTGCTTTTATTCTTGCATACAAAAACCATTTGAGGGTGATTTTGTTCTCATTTTTAACCACAAACACGCTAAGTCTCTTGTGTTCCAACCTACATAAAGTATTGGTTTTATTTACCTCAAAATCTTCATTACTTTCAGACCTCCTTTTTTCATTCCATACCGTTACAGGTGGGTTATAAAGAAAAGGATACAAACCGAAAACATCGATTTCTCCCTCAGGGACTGGTTCCTTAAGGGGATTGAAGTCATAATATTCTATGACCTTATGAGTTTCAAATTTTTTACCAAATACTTCTTCCATAAAATAAAGTTAAAAGTGGGGGAGTTTCCTCCCCCATGTTTAATTAGATGTAGGACTCAGCGAGTTCCCACAATTTTTGGTTAATCATGGTGTCCATAGTCAGGGATGTGATTGGTTTCACCTGACGTGTTTTGTTACTCTGTTGTTTAACAAAACCACCACGAATTAGTTTCTCTTGAACTACATTGAATGTGTTCCAAAGTGTCGGGTCCATGTCATCACGACGGATTGGATTAAGAATACTATCGATGGTCATTGTTGAGATATCCTCGGTATTCTTCCATCGGATTCCCATCGCCTTGGTTGCAAAGTCAACCTGTTTGTCTGTATCCATCTTAACCTCAGTCATACGGTTAACAGAACGTTCTATCACAGGAGTTGACTTGATGAATGTCTCAGTAATCATCTCAACCTCGTCCATTGAGATTTTCATGTGACGTTGATTGAGTGAAATCAATTCTTGTTGTGAAATAACAAGCCCGTTGGAACATACGAGTCGGAATAGTCCTGCTCCGATTTCGAGTTTAGATGTACCATTGTGTGAGTTGGTAATAATAGCCTCAACCAAAGAATCACCGACTTTTGGTAGGACTGAGTTCCTCATACGAACTGAGTGTCGTCCAAACGGACCCGAACCTACTTGATTAGCTTTTGATATTTCCCAACCTGCGTCAATAAATTTATTTACGACATCAATGGTTGGGACCATCATATAACGGTCAGATAGTTTTGGGGATTTTTCTGTGGTGAATACTGATGGTGCTACTGATTGAAGTTCTTGGATTGTCATCATGGGTTATTGTTTTTAATTGTGGTACAAATATATGGCGGAAACTCTATCCCACCAAATTAATTTAAACAAAAAGTTCCGAACTTGTTTTTAACAAATATTTTGTTAATAACTTCCAATTCTTCTTTGGTACCTTTAACACCTTTGATATCCAATACAATATTAATTAATTGTTGATTTGTTAGAGTTACTTCGTCTCCATTTTCAACATTTTCAGTACAGGCTTCCCTTACTTTATCAAAAAAGGTCTCTTTCATTGAAGTTCCAATAAGTTCGGTCAAATCGTTTGGGTTTTTCTCAAAAAATGAGATAAGTTGGTTTAGGTAAATTTCAACATCAATGTTCTTCATACAAAATATTTTTTAAGTAAGATAGTAAAATCCTTCTCCTTCGTCAGACAATACCTCTTTAAGTGCCGGTGGTATCTCAACATTTGGATTTGCTCCTTTAAGGTTGAGTAGGGCCAAATTAGGTATGTCCTTGATTGATTCTGGCAAAGATACTAAATCTTTGTTATTTGCCAAATTCAAAAACTTCAAATTTTTCAGGTCACCCAAATTTTCAGGTAATGTTCTAACAATATTTGACATTAGTAACGCATCAAGGTTCTTAAATCTTGTGATACTTTCTGGAACATCCAAAGCAATATTTTCTTTTGATTTGTTTGTAACAATAAGATGTTCAATTGTATCAGGTAAACTTTCAAATAATTCTTCAAATCCGTATAGAGCAATAAACTTACCCGCCGAACTATCAGGATAATTAACTTCAACTTTATTTCCACCTTTACTTACCAAACCTTTTGCAAATTCAGGTTTAAAGAACTCTTTAAGTTCAGACATTTTTCCATTTAACAATTCAACTAAACTTACAGTTCTATCGTGTCTATCCATAAATTGATTAGATGGGAAGTGAAACTGATATCTTTCAACTGGAAGTCCTGTTCTTTTACCAACTTGTCCTTTATCATCGTTTGGTAAAACAACATACAAAGGTCCATCTTTAATGTATGTATTAAAGTAACTTAATCCAGGTGCGGATGTACACCATCTTGATTCACCATTATCTCCATCTTGGTAACCTCCGAAAAATATTGCGGCATTTTTTCCAATCTCACCTTTATCTTCAATCTTAATCAAAGTCCAATCAGAACCTCTGTACATGATTTCACTACCAGGATATTGGTATGATGTTTTAGCTTGTTCTTTTTCCTCTTTGGATGCTTTGGTCTTTTCTAATTTAAAATCTTTAACCAAATCATAAAGTTCACTAGCGGAGATTTTATTGATATCTCTTTTATCTTGAGGTAACTGATTCTTAAATCTCTCGTACTTTTTAAGGTCTTCGGTAATTTTGTGTAAGTCTTCCAAGAACAAACTTTGATAATCTTTCATCATTCTTTTATACTCGGTAGTACCTTTTTCTATATTAGCTCTCTCATCTATGTCATCAAACGTAGGAGCCACAAAATTCTTCAACAACCATTGAGTATACTTACCAACTTTAACTTTCTCCATTTCTTCCTCTGTGGCAGTTAATATAAACTCCAAGCGACTTTCATTATCTGTAAATCTTGGGCCTACTGTGGTTGGGTCAGCAAAAATAATATGTTTTAATACTTCAAAGGGCATCAATCCTTTTGCCTTTTTACCCTCCTCGTCAGAACCTTTTGCGGGTTTAACCATTTTGTCATACAGAACTTGGAAACGTGATTGTTCCAAAATCAAATTTGTTAGAAGTTGTGTAAATCTCATTTGAATGTTTTTACTTAATAAATATCAAATAAATTAAAAATAATTCATAATAAGTAGTTCCTCTCCCATATTTTGGGTCTGTCCTTTTTTGGCGGCCGCGGCCTTAGCAAATTCTTTCTTTTCCCATCTATATTGGTCTTCAGGAAACCACTCGTGCAAAAGTACGAAATCATAGTAAGATAACGAAAACTTTCCTTCAATAGTTTTCAACACATTTGCCAGTCTCTCGTGGTCGTCACGGTCAAAGTCGTGATTTGAATAATAATTCTCGGTCTTCCAATACGGGGGGTCCAAATAGAAATAAGTTGTTGGGCTATCGAACTCCTTAATGACATTCTCAAAATCCCCCAATCTAAAATGACTTATCCTGTTAAAGTGTTCCACCCAATCAGGCTTTGATAACTTGTCTCTGAACGTAAGATACTTTGATTTATACTTACCCTTCAAATCAATAAACGAACTTGTTTCAGGTTTTGACCCACTGAACACTTGTGTAAGAACATACGCATACTTAGCGGCGACATCATAATCTGGATAGTTTATTGTAAATCCATCTCCAAATATTTCTTTTTGGAATGTGTTAAACTGTTCTCGATAGATTGACGGTGTCTCCTCAACTCCTTGTTGTTGGCAAGGTATATTATTTATTGCGTTTAACAAGACTGTTGGGTTCTGTAAACACATAAACAGATTGTAATTTAGCGGATTGAAGTCATTATAAACAACCCTTTTTAGGTTGGGATATTGTTTCAAATCCATATTAAAGAAACACCAAAACATTCCTCCGAATGTTTCCACGTATGTTTCCATGTCAGTTGGGTAATATGGAACTATCCACTTACCTATTTTTGATTTTCCTCCTATATAGCTTAACATGAGTTAATAATAAACAATAAATTTTAAAAAGGCAAATAAAATATTTATAGATTTGAAAATAACCCTTATATTTTATTTAAAATTAATAATATGTCAAACAATATAATAGATGTCACCCCTGAAAAAAAATCATGTAGTAAGTGTAGCGCACAAAAAAAGTTGGAGACTCTTCCAACTTCTTTGATTGTTTTTACAGTTTATTTTTTAATATCCGCAGTTTATGGGACCGTTAAAATTATCGAGAATATAATCAACCTCTTTTAAACTTAACGAACAATTTTACATAAAGGTCTCCTTGACCTCCATTTTTGAACCCTTTAGATTTTACTCTAAGGGGTTTTGATGTATCAAACTCTAAAGGAAAGTTAACTCTCATTTCACCGTCAGGATGAGGAACACCAACAGAATTTTTATTTAAATCATCTAAATTGAGGTAAGAGTTATAAATTAAATCATTACCCATTTTTTCAAAGTTATCGGAATTAACCAAGTTGACTTTAATAACTAAGTTTCCGTAAAAACCATTGTGATAATCACCTAAGTCATTCATTCTATAGAATTGACCGTTGTCTGAGCCGTGCGGTAATTTGAATGTCACACTTTCCATTTCAGACCTTGTACCTTGTCCGTTACAAGTACCGCATCTCCTTGTCAATACAGAACCTTGTCCTCCACATAAATCACACATCTGTTGCATCATTTGAATGAACATTCCATTACCCATTCTAACTGTAACGAAACCTTGTCCATTACATTTACTACAGGTATTCCTATCACCCCCACTACCGCTACAAGTATTACAAGCGTGTTTACGACTATAATTAATAGTTTTATCAACACCCAAATAAGATTCAATAACCGTAACATCAAGATTTACAACCTTATCAGGTACTTGAGGTCTTTGTTGACGTTGTTGTCTTCCTCCAAATTGAGAGAAAAAGTCTTCAAAAGGATTGAACCCTCCTCCAAACGGATTATTTTTCTGAGCGTCATACTGTCTGCGTTTATTCTCATCACCTACCGTATCATACGCCTCTGATATTTTTTTAAATACTTGTTCATCCCCACCTTTGTCAGGGTGATGTTCTACCGCCTTCTTTCTATACGCCTTTTTAATTTCATCTTGTGTTGCGGTTTCTGAAACACCTAAAATGTCATAATAACTTTCAGTACTCATAATCAATATTTAATATTATTTAATGATTCTTATTATTTAGTATGGACTATAATTTCCAAATTGTTTTATTCAAAAATAAAGTAAAAAAGAAAATAATCAATAAGTTTAAAACTTATAAAAAAACAAATACTAAGTTCAAAAGTCTTATTGATGAATCTAATAATGTTATTTTCCCAGTTAAATATGAAAACGGTAATCCCTCATTTTATGAACTTGCAATATTAGAAAGAAAAAGTTCAAAGAATGATAAAATATTCATCAAAGATGAGCTCGGCAGGCAAATCAAAGTTGATTTAGATGATGATGAATTTACTATCAGTAAAATAATTTCATTTGAAATTGAGGAAGAATTTTTAGACTATCAAACTAAAAAGAAAATAAACTCTAAAGATTTTGTTAGAAAATATCTTTCGGTGGTCGGTATCAAGATGATATCTAAATTAAATAATAAGATTGTGGTTCAAATAGATGAGAGTTACAATTTATTCACTTTTAAGAATAACTCAGATGCTGATAGGTTTTTGGACGATTTAGGTCAATACTTAAGAAAAACAAACAAAAACGATTGTATATTAGTAAAAGATTACTCAACAATCCATAGGAAATACTTATATGATATTTTGGTTACCCAAGGGTTTCCTCGGACTTATCTTCAGAGACATTCAACAACTCATCCAAAATAAAGATAAATTCAACTCCTGATATATCAATTTTGAACTGGTTTAAATCAGGACTTACATTCTTAAATTGTTTTTTGGTTTCCTCAAAATCAATCTTATTAAGCTCAATAACAATAACTTTTCTACCGTTAATAAATAAGTTATCAATAGCGTCAGAAATTAACGCCATTCTTTCTATCATCCCATAAATAATCTCAGGATTCTTTTCCATAGACTCAGTTTTTTAGGAACTACATCCTCTTTTTTTATTTTTTTAATTTGTTGGATAAACTTAAGTTTTTCATTTTCAATGTCTCGTTTATCCTTCTCAATTTCACTTTGTAGCCACTGCAGTTGTTTTGAGCTCGTCTTCATTGTCTTCTAATTCTAAAGTTTGTGTTGACTTAATATCAAATTTGAGATTTTTTAAATTTGTTAGACTTTGTTTTTCAAATACATTTTTTAACTCGTCAACTTTGGATTGGAATAATCTTTCTTTTTCTTCTCTTTCCAAATTATAATTGATAATATTTTTAACATTTCCGGATACTCTCTCTACTTCTTCTTCATTAAACTCAGAAACAAATGAGAATAGTTTTTCACCCGGTGTTTGTGATTCTTGTTGTAGGATTTTATCCTCTTCAACATACTTTTTGGGTAACTTCCATGATTCAGGAAAACTTACATCAAAACTTAAATAGTTTTTTAACTTCCTAACCGATTGTAAATAAGGAAATAAACTTGAAAATTCTTTATATAGACTCATATGATTATCGAAATAAGTAAGTTATGATGTATGATATTGTTAATCCGAGGATAACAAGCTCCCTATCACTTTTAATAACTCTTGTTTCAGAGTTTTGTGACAGGGCGCCTATTAACCTAACTGTTGTTCTTAAAACAACTAAAACTGAAAAAATGAAAATGAAAAAAAATAAATTATCTATATTAAGCATTATCAGTTTTTTTTCTTTCTTCCAAAATTTCACCTCTCAAGGTTTGTAACAAAGCCTTAAGTTCTTGAGCAGATTTTCTAGCTCTTGTCCCAGCACTTTTATTACCTTTGAAGAATTTGGTCGCATCCATTGACAGTTCTTCTGTCAGTGATTTGATTTTTTCTAAAGTTTCCATCGTAATTATTTTTACAAATTTATTATAATAATTAATATTAATTTTTCCTTGATAGTAGTAAAGAGAAAAACAATTTTTTTATTTATTCATATTTTTATCGAGACTTTTATAGACAGTACTTATCATGTCCAAATCAGATTTGGTGAACGGTGTTTTCAAATCAAAAAGGTCTTCAAAAAAATCAGTAACTGAATCTCTTACTTTTTTATTTTCTTGTTTGTAGAATATTTCTTCGAAAAATGAAACCATGTAATCGAAGTGTTCTCCTTTTTTGCTGAACTTGATGTTTTCTTTTAAAAAGTTATCTATGACTTTATTCCAGCACCAAATAAAGTGATTAATCTTATCCTCTTCAGACATATTAACTTTTGTTTCATTCGGTGAATCCGTTTCTCCTAAATAAGTCTCGATTATTAACTCATTTAATGACCTACAAAAATCAGAGAACAATTCCAATTTTTCAGGAATTATGTTGTTACTTTTGAACCATAAATCAACTTCTTCAGGGCTAACCTGTTTTGTAACGTAATTAAAAAAATTATCCATAAGAAACTCTTATGGATAAAATATAGTTAAGATATTTTTAATGTATATTATTGAGTCTTTTGATTATAACCAATTAAATTTTTCATTCTTTCAAACTCTTCATTTATTTGTTTTGTGGTTTTTTCATCAACTGACTCCAATTTCATCAAAATCTTATTAGCCTTTTCTCCATCTTGAGTGTCTTGAACGACTGGTTGTGGTGACTTATTGTAAGCTTTTCTTTTAACCTTCGCTAACATGTTGTCTTTTCTAATTTTATTTCTTTTTTTGTTAACATCAGATTTACCTGTATTTACCCATTCAGGATTGTTTCCAGTTCTTGAAGAACCCTCAACATTGTCATCAACCCAATCCTCATTAGGATGAATTTCATCATAATCAAGATTTTCTAATCCCGCAGCTATAAAATTATCTGTATAATCTTTAACCGCATCTGAAGGTGTGTAAGCCTTTTTATCCATCTTAGCTAACTCTCCGTTTCCCTTTGGAAATATTTCAGGATTCATATCATATTCTCCTTTAGAACCATCTTTCAAATAATCCTTCATTTTTTTAACGACAGATTGTAAGTATTCTTTATTTTCCTTTCCTGAAGCGGTGTGGGCCTTTTGATAAACATTAAGACCTTTAGTTTTACCCATAGACTTTAATTTTTCCTCCTCCTGCAAAACAATTTTTTCAATGAAATCAATCATTTCACTTTCTGTCATTCTAATAGATTCTTTAACATTATACTTTTTACCATCAACTTCAAAAGTTTCATATCCTTCTTCTTTAGCATTAGCCAAAGCGCCTGTAAAAGCATTACCTTCTTCAACTTCTTCATCAGTTTCTTTTTTCATGCTTCTTAATTTTTTGAAGTCAGCACCTGTAATTTTACCTTTAGGTTCTGCAACATCAATTTTTTTCTGCCCACCGTGTAATTTTTCACTTACTTCACCACCCATAAATCTTTCTTCATGATATTTACAAGCAGCTTTATTATATTCATCACTACTTGTATCACAGAATTTATCAATCATACCTGCCGGGTCTGAACCAAATTCCTCTTCTTCAGCAACATAGTCAAAATTATCAGTTTCATTCATAGAACCAGATGAACACTGTTCACAAATTCCCTCTCTCGTTTCTCCACCACATTGTTCACAAACCATTTTATCACCTTCGGTTAATTTTGTAACTAATTCGTCAGCTCTTTCTTCAATAGTTTCGTTAATAATTTTATTTACTAACGAATTAATATAGTTGTTTAAAGACTTTTTCATGCGATTTTTTTATTTATAAATATCTAATTTTTACGTTATAGTTTATCTTTTATCAAATTATATTCGTACTCTATAATATTTTTAACGACCTGTTCACTGATGTTATACTTTTTACTAACATCTTTAATAACCTTGTTGAGAGTGTTATTTTCAAATATGTTTAAAGCTTTAATATCTCCTTGATTACAATAAGGAAACTTTTTACATTTCTTTTTTACTTGAACGAACTTTCCTTGGGGTATCTGTGTTTTTTTGAACGACTTACCTGAACCACGTTCATGATTACCTTTCATATTAACATCTTCAAATCCAGGAGCGTCATATGCGCCAGCTGAGGAAGCGCCCGTGGCTTCATTTGATTCAATTTTTTTAGGAGTCTCTTTAAAGCTTTTCTTAACAAAATCACTATCAGGATTAAATCCTACAGGTCCAACAAAACCTCCGGCCACCCCTGCACCAGTCGCTTCCTTATTCTCTATCTTCTCTAGTTTATCATAATATTTTGGGTCTTCCTTAAGGTGGTCCATTGCAATTTTCTTAGCCTTTTTAAGACCCATCTCATGTTCCATTTCAACTTTCATCCCTTTTTTAAGTTGTCTCTTGAGAATATTATATATTTTGGAAATTTTTTCAGTAGAATCACTTTTAGAATGTTGTTTTGCCAAGTCATACAGTTTTATGTCTTTAACTTCAGATTCTTCAATCTCTTCCTTTACTTTCTTTTTTCTTCCTTGGCAATGGGCTTTTTGGCTAAATCCTTTGGGATTGTTACAATCTATACTTTTTTTGTATTTTTCAGACCATTTTTCTTCAATTTCCTCATTACTCTCTATCTTTTTTTGTAAAACATTAATGTCTTTCATTCCTTCGATAGGATTTGTTGACATAATATTAGAATTAGACAAAATATTGTCTGAAATTTTTGAAGAAAGTTGCTTGAGAATATTCTCGGTTAATTTAATTTTACGCATTTTTTAATCTTGGTTCCCAATATCCTCGTTGAGACCACATAAAATTGTAGAACTCTCTGAAGACTTTTATTACTATTTCTTTAGTGTCACTTTCAAGTTTACCTCTACGGATTTCTTTAGACACTAATTCTAAAATCTTATCCTCATACTGTCTCATAGTGTTACTTCCGATGAAATCCTTAATTTCCTTTCGAATCATAACTTCTATTTGTTTTTTATCTGAATCTGAAAGTGCCATAGTTAAATTGCTAATAGTAATAGTATAAGAAATACTCCTCCTGCGATAGTACCTCGTTTATACCATTTGAATTGTTTATTCTTAGAGTCCAATTCACTTTGGAGTTTTGTATTTACTTTACCGTACTCAACTATTTGACCATCTTTTTGTTGAATAATAAATTGGTATGTTGAATCTTTCTTTTCCAAATAAGTTATCATGGTGTCTTTAAGAGATTCTCTTTCTTCAAGCTTTCCAATTTTTATATAAGCTTGAGTCAACTCGTCTTTACATCCATCATACTTAATTAAATCTTTTATAATCAGTCGTGCAGTCTGAGTACTAATTTCCAGCTGAGTTGTATCTTTTTGAGAAAAACTTTTTAAGCTCAGTATGAGTATACTTATCAACATTAATAACCTTACCATTTGTTTGAATTTTAATATCGTTTATTGTTTGGTCTACCGCCAAAATTTCGTTAGTCACATTGTTTATGTCGGCATCTAATTTTAGTAATTTTTCGTCTATCATTGAGTTTACAGCCGTTGCGGAATCTATAGATATTTGTAAACTATCAATCTTATCATAGTGCGATTGAACATCAGTTTTTATACCATTAGTCAAGAAAACTGAATATCCCACCAAAGCTACTATAACAAATAACAATACTGTTTTTAAAATTTCGTTCATTTTTCTACCTTATTTGTTTTTTTACGTGAAGCCAAAACTTTAGCCCATTTTGACTTGAACTTATCATAATAAGTTTTTAACTTATTAATCATCTCCACAAAATTTTCATCAGCCTTAATCATATCTCCATTAATGTACATTCCTCCGTCTTCACCTATTGAAAAGAAAAATTCAATATCAAAATCGATAATTTTTCCTGACCATTCAACATTGTTTGGATATACGTTTAATTTATTAAAATCTACCAAGTCTGATACCTCATTAACAAACTCATCCATTGTTTCTTGGAACGCGATTTTATCGTCGGTTGTCAATTCTAAATCTGAGGAATCTTTTCCGTGTAAAACCATTATTCCCCCTGATATTCTATAACCCTGACTTTTATCTCTGTCGGGTTCAGTATCGTCTTCGATTTTATCCTCAACAGACTTAGCAATATTCATTTTTTTAGTGATGTTATCTGACGCTAAGTCCGAACCCTGTTCTGTAATAATACCATATCTATTCTTAATCTCACTTATCTGTTCGTTGATGGTATTATTCGAGAGCATACTCCTCGAAGCTTTTAATAATTTTTTAATTTCATCATGTGAATTGTTCATCATTCAAATATTTTAAAAATGTTTCAAAATTAAAGGCCGGACTCAAATCAGTAAAAACACTATCGAAATTACTTTTTGAGGTTACCCCTCTAAATTTCTCAACTCCATTTATACGTGTGTTATGTTCCACAACCTCTCTTGGTATTCCTGTCTCATCTAAAATTTTTCTACACAATTTAGCAGTGTATTCTATTTGAGTTTCGGTATAAGGTTGCCAAAAAAAATAGTCTCTCCATTTTTTTTCATAAGCGTCACCCTTATAAATATCTCCAATCCAGTTAACATATTGATTATTTAATGGTTCTTTTTCTAACCATCCCAAATTTTCCAATGAAATAATTATGGAATTTCTGTTTATGTTTTCTTCAGAAAATATTTTAGAGTGAGATTCGTTTTCTAAAAGTTGTAATATCTTTCCATCTCGACTGACAACGTAGTTAGGTATTTTTTTATACCCACCGTTAAATCTATATTTCAAACTAAGGAGATATTCCTCAATATTTCTTGAGGTGTGTTGTAATATAATTTGTTGTTTTTTCTTCTGTTTACCTGTCGGCTTGAAATCACCGTATTTGATAACTTCTATCATAATATATCACAATTTGTGATTTATTTTCTGTAGGTTAGTCTTTTTACCTGTGAATCAGTTTCTGTTGGTTCTTCAATCACTTCATCTAACTTATTTTCAACCGGAACTTCCACTATTCTTTCAACTATTTTTTCAACTTCGACAGGAACCTCTACAATTTTCTCAACCTCAACCGGTACTTCAATTACTTTTTCAACAATTTTTTCTACCTCAACCGGTACTTCTACAATCTTTTCGACTTCAACTATTTTTTCTATCTCAACAAACTTTTCTTCAACAACTACTTCAGACTTTTTACCACTATCATATTTTGTAAAGAAGTGTAATGATGTTAATGAAATTATCGGAAGTAACCCCCCTTCTAAAAACGCCAACCATCTTTTTAGTGAGATAACATCATTCGTATCGGACCCTAAAGCCTCCCAAAGTGGTGAGGTTAACTCCACCCATGCTTTGAACAATTCACTATTAGCATCGATTTCTTTATACGAATAAAAAATATTACCTATCATTTGTATTAAGGTGACCAATCCAAACATAAACCAAACTCCACCCTTTATTTTATTTGTTGCCGCAACAAGAGCTGTCATCGCACCTACCTCGATTGCGATTGAAAGATAAATTGCCCAATTAATTGGATTGGCGATATCGTACCATGCAACTACGTGAGAGATTGATATTCCGGCTACCAATATAATTGGGACCAAGAACATTGTTCTGTTTGGATTATCCTTAATCCACTGTAAAGATTTCTTTATCATTGGGCTCTTAAACTGTCGATTATCTCTCCAATTTTACCCTGTCTATTTACATCCATGATGTCTCTGTCAGTTGATTGAATCATTCTTCTTTCAGTTTCGAGACCTTCGATTCTGATTTCTTTTCTCAACTCAATGGTCAAAGAATCTATTTTTGCATTGTTTAATTGTACTTGTGTTTTAACCTTATCTACTCGAGAGTTTGTAGAACAAGTTTTCATAAAAATAATAAGAATTAATAGGGTCATTAATCTAACTCCCCACACATCCAAAATGTTTAAAAAATTTTTCATATCAAATTAGTTTTTAAATAAAATAAAAAACCTTCTATCATAATAAATAGAAGGTTTTCTGTTTTTTACATGTAGTCGAACAAAACCGAACTTTCGTTCCTCAGTTTTCTTAGAGCCTTTTCTTTAATTTGTCGTACTCTCTCTTTCGTCAAATTAAAGTCAGACCCTATGTCTTCGAGTGTTCTTGGTGTACCTGATAGTCCGAAATAATCCAATATGATTATTCGTTCTCTCTCATCCAAAACGTTTAACAATCCAACTAGTTCCATCTTAAGAACGTCTTTGTTATTAAACACCGCATCAGGCATATCCGCGTCTTCGTTCTTAATAACATCAACCAAAGTATCACCTTCTTCATTGATGTTCATATCCAAATCAATAATAGACGGTAACATTTCAAATCTCTCATCCAATTTACCACCCTTAGATTCCACCTCTTTCTTTGCTCGTTGTAGGTCCTGAACCACATTTACTGGAAGTCGAATAGTACGAGCGTTGTCGTTGAGGGACTGTAAGATAGATTGTTTAACCCACCAAACCGCATATGATATAAACCTCAAGTTTTTACTCCAATCAAAGTTTTGAATGGCTTTCAATAGTCCTAAGTTACCCTCGGCAATCAAGTCAGGAAAATCCAAACCTTGATTTTGATATTGTTTTGCCACCGTGATAACAAACCTGAGATTACCTTCCAAAATTTCTTGGTTGATTTCATCTCGTTGTTGTTTGGTTAGATTTTCAGATTGAATCATCTTAGCCAACTCACGTTCCCTCTCGGGGGTCATAACCTTAATTTTACGAATATCTTTTAGGTAATGTTGAATTTCTTCTTGATTAATTGGAATACCGGTGTTTTTTTCTTTCATATTATATGTTTGAGTATTTTTCTAAAAGTTGTTTGTCTTCTTCTGTGAGCGAATTTAATCCATTTTCGTTAATCTGGTCCAAAATTTCATCAAGAGTTTTTATTGGTTTCTTCTTCTTCAATCTTGGTAATATGTCAATATCAATCTCATCATCATAATCTTCTATATTATCTTTCATATTTGCCAGTGCCTCATCAAGTCTTGAGAAAAAAGTTTGTGGTTCAACCAAATCCATCTCATCCGAATCGGGTGTTTCTTCGTCTAACTCTTTACCAAACAAATGTTCAAGAGTCGCATCATCAATTCTCGCGTTAATTTCAAAATCACTATAAGGTAACAAGAAATAAGAAATATCAATCTTTTCTAATATTTTAGTAACTTTTTTAGATACCTCTTCGAACTGTGTTTCACTTTTAAATGTAAACACACAAGAGGTATCTCCATAAAAAAACTTTATATAATCAACATTGATGTTCAAAATAATATTGTCACATAACAAATTAACAAATTTGTCTTGATTATCTGTCTCTCCGAATATAAAAATAATGTACTTCATATAATTTTTTACAAAAATAACCAAAATTATTGATTCACAAAACTAATGTTATCAACTTTTTCTATTCTAACAACATTATCTGACCAATTTGTAACCAAAGGGTTGTGTGTTATTACAAATATTTTTTCAAAATATTCTTTAATTTTCTTAAAGAACTCTGAAACCATATCTAAGTTTTCATTTGAAATCTTTCCGAATACTTCATCAAAAACTATGATGTTTGGTTTTGGTAAAGAACATATTTTACTCAATACCGCTCTCAAAGCTAAGGAAGCGATAGTTCTTTCATATCCCGAACCCGATGACATTAACTTTTCAATTTGAGTATTGTTATCAATCATCAAAAACTCAACCTCGTTTTTGTCATTGATTCTAATTTCCAATCTAAAATGACAACTATCTTCAAGCAACCTTTGTAATTCTGAATTAATTAAAGGCATCATTGTTTTCATAATTAGTTTGGAAATACCATTTTTTCCAAATGTTTCCAAATATACCTTATAAACCCGTTCCTTTGACGATTCTTCCTTAATTTTTTCAATTAACTTTTTGTTTTTGTCAATTTTTTCATTAAGACTGTCAATTTCAAATTGATAACCTGTTATCTTTTTGTTGATATCGTCCTTTTCTCTCTCCAACTCACCAAGTCTAATGTCGGCCTTTATTAACAATTCGTCAATCTTATTGTTTGCTTGTATTTTTTCTTGAGCCTGTTCGTATTTTGTAAGCTTTTCATTAAGTTTTTCAATTTTCATATTGAAACTTTCTATGTTAAGTTCCAACTTCTCTTTGATTAACTTATTTTTTTCATACTCATCAAACTCTTTCTTTAGGTTAACAAATCCCTTCTCTTTGTTTGATAAATCATTCATTAAGTCCTCAATTTCCTTTTTATTCGTGAGATATCCGTCAAGTTCTGAGATTCTTGACTGTGTTATGGCCGCGTTCATTAATTCAATACCACAGTGTTCACATTTAATACCACCACTAACAGAACTTTTTAACTTTTCGATTGATGAAATATTGGTTTCAACTTCAACCTTTTTCTTAAACGCTGTGTTGTATTCGTCCTTGACCTCATCATGTTTGTCTTCATGATAGTATTCGCTAGGTTCAACAACTTTAACTTCGGATAATTGTTTCTCAACTTGGGATTTTTGAGTTTCAAAACCTGAAATTTCAACTTTAACTTTATCAGGTTGTAATAAACCAATCTCCTTATCAATATCCATGTGTTTGTTCTTCAACAATCCATCACGATACTCTTGTCCTTTTATAATACGTCCTTGAACATCAATCAAGTTACCTTGTTCAGTTGTGATAAGTTTCTCATTGGTTTTAATAGTCTCCTCATAAGTCTCGATGTCATTCTTAAGTTGTTCACTATTGTAAACATTTGATATCATTGACTTAGAAAACTCAGAATAAATCTCCTTACCCGCTTCTTCCTTTCTCTTTAGAAAGTCTAATCCCATAAAACGAGACAATACTTGACCCCTTGCTGTTGGTTTAGAGTCAATCAATTCCTCAAGGTTTGTTGCCGTTGTTAGTATTGTCATCAAAAAGTCATCCTTAGAACCTATAGAAGTTTTGATAAAGGACTCAGTCTCTCTACGTTGTTCACCAGTGAAGTTCTGTAAACTACCATCGGATAACTTTTTAAAAAAATCTAATTCAGTCTTAACATTCCATTCCCCCGATTTCGCTTTCTTTCTTTCAATGTTACGAACAATAATGTATTCATCTCCATCAATAACAATTTCACCTTTAACCGATACTTTATTCTTATCGGTAAATCTATTAAAGATTTCCTCAGCCTTTGTTGTTTTGGTTGTTTCATTAAAGAAAAGAAATAAAAGTAAATCAACCGTCAGAACCGTCTTACCACCAAAATTTGGCGGATTAGACTCAACTACACTAATACCATTACACTTTTCAAAATCCAACTTTTGGTTTTCACCATAAGATAGAAAATTTGAGAACTCAATGTTTTTAATGTACCATCTTTTGAATGGGGACGCTTCTGACTGGTCTAACACCAATTTGTTATCCACCACTGAATCCAATTTATAAACTTCTTCAAATAATTCCTCATTTGATTTGGATTTCAAATATGACTTTATTAGTTCATGTTGATAGTTCTTATCAAGAATATTAAAAGATATGTCAACAGTATGTGTCGTCTCTTCAGTTATGATTGTTTTGGTTATAACATTCACATTAGTTGAGAAGTATTTTTTTTGGAAATACTGTCTAACACTTTTAATCTTTTCCTGAGTGAAGTTCTCCGCATAATCCTCCCAAACGACTTGTATATAAGGGTTTTCTAAATTTTCTACTTCTAAATCGTGAGTCATATTTTTATAATTAAAATTGGGCGGTGGATTAAACAAATCCATATATTAAATTGGGGTAACGTCAACTACTTCTGAGTTGTTCTCTTCTGTCATGGCTGACATTTGTTCTTGATATTGCTGAAGTTGTTTTTCCAACATTTCAGTATATTCTTTTTCCATCTTACGACGAACACCCTTGAGTAGGTTGTTACGATTTTCAACCTTTTGTTTGTGATTTTTACGTTGTCTTGACTTTGGCATAATATTAAATTTATAAATGATTAGTTTTTGGTCTATTTTCTTCAAACCATTCAACGATGGAGTTAATCGCCCATACCGCTCCTGAAGCCATAAGTCCATCAAAGAACCAAGATATCCATTTTGGTGTTAGGAAAAGATGGTGAGAGGGGGAAATAAGGACAAGTCCCAAGAAAAATCCAACCCATGTAGACGTACACATCATACATGACAATAGGTCAGAAAAGAATTTAAATAGTGAGAATCTAATTCCCAATAAACTTATGGTATTTCTAAATCCTTCGAAAATACTACCATAAACCATAATGTTGGAAAACCCGTAGGCCAACACGAACCACGCAATTAAAGTTGTCATCATTTTATTTGTTTTATAATCTATCTTTTAAATTTGAACTTTTCATGTAGAAAGCATAAGAAGTTTTTGTGAGATTTTCAAGGTCATCAACCTTATTTCTTAATTCTTTTATAACCTCATTCTTTTCACCTAGTTGTCTGTTTAAGTTCATCAGAGTTTCCTGTAATTTACCACATTCAACTTCTTTTTGATTTTCAAGTTTACCTTTTAAAATATAAATCTCGTTTTGTAACTCTTCAATCTTTGTATTATCAACTACAGGTTTTTCGATGAAAATTTCTTTCTCAACTATAACTTCTTTAATAACTTCTTTCTCTAATTCACGGTCAATAACTTCAGGTAATTGACCTTGGTTTAATAAACCATATTTCTCTATGTAATACCCTTTTCTAAAACAAAGTCTTACAAAATCGTCAACTAACTTAATTTCATTAAGGTTACAAAAAGTCATTAAGTCTTTATAGTCTTGAATACTTAAATCAATAGTTAAGGAGTTTTTCTGTTCCATCAATTATTTGGTCATAAGAATTTAATTTGAATGATAGGAAAGGTTTTGGGTTTACCAAATTAACAAACTCATATTTGTCATTTTCCACATCATATATACCATATCCATGTTTTTCAATTGTTTCACCAAAGTTTTGTTGAATTGTTGAGCCAATCATATAAGCCTTCTTGCCTCCAGGTATGTTAAAAACTTGTCTTTTATGAATATCACCACACAAAACAAGGTCACACCCATCAAACTTATCTGACTCAAATCCACTATCAAACTTGTATCCAACATCAGTTGTCAACCCTTGAACTGGTCCATGAAACAATCCGATTTTCTTTCTATTATTTTTTGTAATATCGGGTGGGATATTGTGGTCCATAAGTGAATAAACACACCAGTCAATATTTGCATCTTGATAAACTCCTCTGTTTTTATAATAAACCACCATTTCATTTTGAAGTGAGTCTACTACAGGAGTAAGAGCGTCTAGTCTTTCCATATTATTTTCCAAGAAGTCGTGGTTTCCGGGTATCAAAATAGTCTTTGCAATTTTAGAACACTCGTTTAATGTCCACGCTATGAACTCAACAAGTTCAGGAGTCATTTGGTTTTTACTATGAACTAAATCACCTGTAAAAACTATTCGGTCAGGATTAATTTTTCTCCATTGACTAAAAGCTTCTTCCAATATACTTCGGTATAGGTTATGGTCCTTAAACAACCTAACATGTAGGTCACTAAAGTGTACTAGTTTTTTTATCATAGTTGAGTTCCTTTATCAAATAAAGCAAAATCTTTGTTAACGTGTCCACACTTTTCACACATGTATGTAGGAAAAGGAACAAGGGTGTCTTCAGAACTACCTGTGTAGAGTTTAGACACCCTTTTAATTAAAACGACTTCCTTAAAATATTCACTTCCACAGCTTTCACAAACCTCACTAGGTTGTTCTTTTAAATCAATTTTTGGTAATAAGTCTTCCATATTTTTTTATGAAAACATACTAAACAAAAACCAAACAATCAAGTACCTATCCTTTGATTGTTAAAAACTCAATGGTATCTCTTTCAATAGGATTCGGTATCCAATATTTCAAATAATCCTTTTTGACACCTTGTTGAGCATACTTATTAATAATTGGTCTACCTGTGTTATAAGCACCTAATACTTTTTTCCAATCACCATACTTTTTAAAATGTTGGGCTAACAATTTCATCGATATATAAACATTTAAATCGATATTCTCTTTTAGCTCTTTTTTATTTACGGGAAATCCCGCAAAAAATGAGGCGTACTGTGGCATAATTTGCATTGGTCCAACCGCACCCGCTTTTGATACTTGTTTGTGATTATAATTTTCATGGTTTGGGCCTAAATACCCTGTTTCCATTCGGGCAACATTAAAAGCAATATGAAGCGGTATGTTAAACGAATCCGCATGAATTAAAATTGATTCATACATTTTTTCCGCATTTGTTTTAGGTTGGCAATCAGGATTTTTATGTGTTACTTGAGCATAAATAAAAATTGTTGTAATGAGTGAAAATAAAATTAATAAGTTTTTCATAGCATTTATTTTTTAGTGTTAAGATAAATATTGTTTCATATTCATAGAAAATACCGTATCAATAACATCTTTTGGTACTCTAAACTCCTCGAAATCGGAATTTTCTTTCAGTAGCACAATGATACAACCAAAAAAATTAATATCCTCATATTTTGACCCTTTTAACATTTCCTTAAGTAATTTCCCATAAAATGGTAGTTGTAAAAAGTAGTGACCTAACGCATTGTCAGGGTGTTTTTGAAATGGAGGTTTCATTCTTTTAGTAAATTGATTCTCCTCAAAGTTCTTCGGTTTATTGGTTTTGTAGTCGGTCACTATTAACCCAACACTTTTTTTGTCTTTACTCTCAATAACCCAAACTTTATCGGGTTGGCCAACATATGATAAATCAGGGTCACCTAAAACAATTTCAGTGTCAAGTAAAATAGCCCCTCTATCTTTCATCAGTTTAAGAAAGTTTGTTCCAGCGTTTATCATACTATCACCCTTTAAAATTTGAGTAAAGTCACAATCAAATTCAGGTTTTCTCACTTCCTTAACAATGTTAAAAATTTCATGCGATTTTTTTTCCAAAAAATAGTGAACCCTACTTCCCATATTTGTCGAGTAATCACCCGCGGCTTTCCACTCCGCAAGTAATCTTTGTTGTTCTACAACATCTCCTTTCGCTTTTTTTAATGATATTTCTTCAGCCGGAAATTCTTCATAAAATTTTTTCAGGACTTTACTTACTGATATCCAATTCGATACAAGAACCCCTTGATTATTCATCATAGTGTAAGTGTGGGTCTCCTCCTCAAATGTTAATTGAATTTCTTCCTGTCTTTTTTTTATTATACCGTTAATTTCGTCTCTAATTTTGTTTAAATCCATATTAATCCTTTATTTGTACATAGTATTCATCTATCTGACCCCTCAAATCACATACGTCCTTATCTTTGGGTAGATGAATAATTTTTATTTTTCCGTATAATTTACCCCCATTTAACTCACGATATAATTTAACAGCGTTGTCCCAAGCATCACCATCGAGGGCAATAATGATATTCTTTTTAACCTTATCGTATAGGGTATTAAACAACAACTCTGACATATGTTTACCAAGCATCGGAATACTATTTGATAAAAAGAATCCGTCAAATACCCCCTCAACAAGATACACATCCTTTTTCCAGTCAATTAAGTGTTGGTTAAAGATTATCTTATCCTTTTCGGCTTGAGGGTTTTTATATTTGGCTCGTGACTTGGGGTCCCAACTCCTTGCAATATAATAATTCAATTCCCCCTCAATATTATATGATGGTACAATAATTCTACCAGCGTGACTTCCGTTGTCACAAAATCCTATTGAATACCTTTCGATAATCTCATCGGTTATCCCTCTGTTTTTCAGGTAGTTGTATGCTTGTTTATATACCGGATAGATTGGGTTTGAATCTTTGAATAAAACAAAACTTTCAGGTAGCCTTAACTTTTGTTTTGGTTTTTCCTTTGGTTTTATGTCCTCAGGTTGAAAAAGTTTATAAACCTTTTTATGTTTTTTGTTTCCGTAGTTATCAATTAGTTTACCAAGAGGTCCGTGCATACCGTTTGTTTCCGAACAACTCCAACATTTGTATACGTGTTGTAGGTAGTTGACCTCTAAATTACCCTTGTTTCGGTCCTCGTCGCAGAGGGGACAGTTGAATGAGATTTGTCCTCTGTGTTCGTAGTGCATCTTTTCATCACCAAGAATTTCACGTAGTAACTCAACCAATATTTCTTTTTCATCGGACATCAGGTAAAAATAAGGTACAAATTAGTTCATGTCAACTTCACAAGTTTTGGGTCAGTATTATATTTATTGAAATAAAATTTACTAATGCCAACTGTAGTTACAATTAACGACCTTTCAGGAACAACACCATATGACATTTATATATGTGACAACCCTCAAACACAATGCATTTATATAGACAGAACTGACTCGGCACCATATACATTTGAGATTCCCACAATAATGTTAAACTTTTCTGAATTTACTCTAAAAATTGTAGACTCAATAGGTTGTGAAGTTACAACAAATTTAACGTTATAATATGGCCGTATATTGTGCAAATGATGATTATTGTGTAAGTGGTACTGGATTTCCGGCCTATGATGATGTATATACCCAATCAGGTGTATACAATTTAAGAGATTATTATGTTGGTTCAACTAACGGATATTATATATTTTACGACTCTGGTGGTTTTTGGTGTTTAGCAACGACTTTAGGTGGTAGTCCTTGTTTTTTACAGGGAAAATACCCATATAACGGAGTATGCCCTGATTTAACTTTTGAGTATGTAAACTCGTCAGTTTGTTTGACCCCTACTCCTACACCAACTGTTAATTGTGATGTCTTCAATTTTGAGGCAACACTAATTGATATTCCACCAACTCCAACACCGTCTTATACCCCTTCTTACACTCCAACAATGACAAACACCCCTACGTCATCAAATTTCTGTCCCAATATTTATGTCGATGCTTATATAACAGGAATAACCCCTACTATGACTCCGACACCAACAATGACTCCAACAATAATGATTTATAGAAATAGGAGTAATCAAATTCAGTGTAATTTTTCAGGTGACGTTACTTTTGTCACCATAGATTCTGTTATAAATTGTCCTGTTAGTAAACAATTCCAAGATTGTAATAACGGATTTATGTATTATACCACAAATGTGGTAAATAACCCTTCAGGTGGTGATTTATCCCAATTTATGATTTTCTTAGGAGTTGTGGATGGGAACGAAAGATGTATAACATACATAGGTAATAATTCAACTTATATTGGTACTAATAACATTACATTATCGAGTGGGCCAATTGGTTATTCTAATTTAGGTCAATGTTCATTGTGCGCAGTTCAACTTACCCCAACTCCAACACCTACAATGACAATGACACCTTCATCTCCGTCAATATTGAATTTATGTCCTACATTTATAATCGGAGAAGGAGGGGTGTATACATATGTTGTAGATACTAATACCACAACATCACTAACTATTCCAAATTTATCAAATTGGAATGATATTGGAAATACTCAAACAAAATTATTCATATCAACAACAGATAAAATTAAAGAATGGGATATTGTTTTAAACCCATTCTCTGCAACATTTGTTAGGGAGTTAAATGACACAGAATCTAACGTTACATTTGGTGCCGGACTTTTTGCAATTAATAATAACAAGTTGTTAACATGTAATGTTCAAGTTGGTTTATCACCTCAAACAGTATTTGAAATATATTTACCTTCAGCGGGTCAAACTTCATTAAGTAATTTAAATTATAATGAATTATTTAGTTTACCACCAGGAAGGCTGTTTGCGGGGGATTTATTGGCAACCACTAATAACAAAATTTTAATACTTTCAAGAGAAGGTGATAATACTTACTTATCACAATATTCTTATCCAGATGGAGACCCTGAGGTTGAAATTTTAATATCTCCAACAATATTAACGCCAACTTCTATTTTTGTAGAAAATGGTTTAATATATGTTACAGACAATAACGCTATAGTTTATAATATTGAAACATCTCCTCCGTATACAGTAACGGTAATTACATCACCAAGTATTAATATTTACGGGGCTTCTAATAGTATAAGTTGTAATAACGTATCATTTGAATTTACCCCAACAACGTATTACAAATACAGACTTTGTAATGATACTAATGGACCTCAAACAATAGTTTATCAAACCGAACCTTCGTTAACAACTATAGGTACTCAAACAATATTTAACTTAACTACTAATACTTGTTGGCAATACAACGGTTCTTCAACAACAATACCACAAAATACTACAGACGACATCATAGTTTACCAAGGAAATTACTTTACTGAAGTTTCTTCAACAATATACACAAATTGTGCTCAATGTATTTCAGAAACCGAATGTAACCCTCCATCAAACTTAACAAGTTATCCTTTCTCATTCGCATATAAATTTAATAATGGACCCAATATTAATTGGCCTCAATCTGAAACTGAAATTTGTGATATTATATATTCTTTAGTTGAGGATTTAAGTAATAATGTTATTGATAGTTGGGGTGTTTCTAGTCAACCGATTTATTTAGAATCATTAGAGGTCGGAAGTTACGCGTATCTTAACCAAGCAAATTGTAATTGTTATGGAGATGGTTTTTATTATATTAGGTCATTTATCCTTAATATATACACTATAGTCGAGCTTTCAAATTGTGTCATTGTCAATCTTTGGCCGTGTAATCCTGAAAATGGTACTTCACCATCAAACCCTAATGGAACCGGTGGTTCTGGCGGGTCAGGTGGTAATAATGGCAATACTCCAGATGGAGGCCCAAACCCATCATCCATAACATGTCAATGTACTGCAGTTAGGACTATATCAGGTTTTCAAGGAACTGCGTTTTATACTGATTGTGATGGAAATCCCGCACAAATTACCGTACCAGGTGGAGCAGGGATTGCTGGAGCCGCTTGCTTCTGTCGACAATCTAATACCCCTGTCACAGGTGCGGTAGTAATTGAGGCTTGTCAGTCATCATTCAGTCAAGGTACTATAAATAATATTTGTAATTCAACAATTTTATGTAACTAATGGCAACAGTTAAAATAACAGACATATCAGGTTTAACGGCACCTTATGACATTTATGTTTGTGAACCAAATGGTGAAAATTGTGTATTTGTTTCAAGAGTTATTACTTACACATCAAAACCAATAGATATCACAGTACCCTACCCTTATGAAAATTCTCCTGAAGTAGGGGTAAAATTAGTTGCTTCCGATTGTCAAAATTTTAAATCATTTATCCCTCAAGACGTTTTCGAGGTATACGATTGTTGTGCTGGTATTAATAGATATGTCACCTTAGGTACCAACACACAACCTTTTGATTTATGGCGTATTACAATATGTTTATCAAATTGTTTGGACCCTATTAATTTAGTTGAATACACTTTTTGTGGTTTAGTTCAGGATATTTCTTTTAGTACCGAGGATTACCCTACAAATTTTACGGAATTTTTATTGCCTAATGCAGAATGTTCAACAACATCTTATTGTTGTCCAGGAGGAGCTCCAGGAGCCGTAACACAAACTCCGACCATAACTCAAACTCAAACAAAAACTCCAACAAAAACTCAGACTCAAACAAAAACTCCTACAAAAACTCCAACTCCAACGAAAACTCCTACAAATACAACAACAAGGACTCAAACACCTACAAAGACTAGAACTCAAACAAAAACTCCTCAAAATACCGTAACTCCAACTGTTACCACAACTAAAACTCAAACACCTACCAATAACGATTTACCAACACCAACTCCAACTCAAACATTTTGTGTTACAAAAACTCCAACAAGAACTCCAACAAGAACTAATACTCAAACCCCAACAACAACTCAAACCCCAACAAATACTCCCACAAATACAATAACACAAACACAAACACGAACTGAAACTAGAACACAAACACCCACCAAAACTCCAACTAAAACATCGACTCAAACACAAACTCCGACTCCTGACGTAACTCAAACCCCAACACAAACTAAAACACAAACTCAAACCAGAACTCAAACTAAAACTCCAACTAAAACTCAGACTCCGACTCAAACTAATACCCCAACAAACACAATAAGTCCAACTCAAACTAAAACTCCAACTAAAACTTCGACGCCAACAGTAACCCCTACAAAAACTTCAACAAAAACTCCAACTAATACTAAAACTCCAACTCCAACTAAAACTGAAACTCCAACATCAACAAGTACTCCAACCCCAACACCACAACCAACTGATAGCCCAACACCAACAAGAACATCAACTAAAACTCCAACAAATACGCCAACTAATACATCCACAGAAACACCAACTCCAACCCCAACAAAAACATCAACAAAAACCCCTACACCAACAAAAACTCAAACTCCTACGTCAACTCAAACACCGACTGAAACACCTACGCAAACACCAACTCCAAATCCAACTCTGAGTAATACTCCGACTAAAACATCCACCCCAACTCAAACAAAAACATCTACTCAAACACAAACTCCAACTAAGACTCAAACACCAACTAAGACACCAACAAAAACATCAACTCAAACACCAACTAATACCCAAACACAAACACCAACATCAACACAAACACCAACCAATACTCCAACTCAAACCCAAACTCAAACCCAAACTAAAACTCCTACACGAACACCTGAAGTATCAGAAACTCCAACTCCGACACCAACCAACACACAAACTCAAACTCCGACAAATACCCCAACTCAGAGTCAGACTCCAACCAACACTCCAACTCAAACTAAAACACAAACACCAACAAAAACATCAACTAACACACCTACAAATACCCAGACTCAAACTCCAACAAACAGTCAAACTCCTACAAAAAGTCAAACTCCTACATCAACCCAAACACCAACACAAACACAAACACCAACACAAACACAAACACCTTCATTAACACCAGAAAAGAGCCCTCCCCCAACCGAAACTCCTACGCCAACCCCGACTCCGACTCCGGACCCTGAATGTGATATTTTAGTTGTTGAGATTATAGATACAACTCTAACACCAACACCAACATTAACACCAACAATAACGCCTACTAATGGAGATAATTGTCAAAATTGTTTTGCTTGGACGGTAAATATATTAGAGGAATATATTTTAAGTGCATCTGGTAATACTAATCCAATTATTAATGGACTTATTTATGTAAGATGGGTAGGATGTGATGGATTACAAAAAATTCAAAATTATACTAGTTCAGGAGTTTATAATAATTATCCTAATTTATCAGGTGTCCCTTTAGGTGGAACTCCGCAAGTTTATTATACTCAAAATAATTTTACAATTTATGTAAATTCTGCCTTTACACGTCAAAACTATTGTTATAATATCGCCCCAACTCCAACACCAACACAAACCCCAGTTGGTTGTGTAGGTAAATTACCTGTTATTGGTGGTTATGTAAATTATTACGGGATATTAATAACAGCCACTGGTAGTGGTTATGCGGAACAATTATGGACTCACACTAGTTGTGTATACGAAAACTCAGATACTGTATGGATAGGTTGTAGAGAGAACCCTCCAGGTGGTCCAATTGAATGTACTCCAACATTATACACACTGAATTTTAGTGAACCAATGAATAATTTAGTTTTCAGAATAACTATGTCTGACTTTATTGGTTGGTCAAGTAGAGAAACTTTTGTAGTGACGAGTGATTCAGGTCCGGTTACAATAACTTTAGTTGGTCCATGGTGTTATCAAGAAATTTCAGGTAACACTATTGCAACATTACCAGAACCTGGTACTGGTGGTGGTGAATATAAAATTTCCTCACCAAACCCTTATACTAGTTTAACATTTAATTATTCAGACGGTAGCCCTCTTGGGGGTTCTACGATGGAAATTGTTTGTTCTAGTTTTAACCCGATACCTGTTACACCAACTCCAACTTTAACACCAAATAATTGTAATAATGGTTGTTTTAATTGGCAAGTAACCATAACACAACAAATGTTAGACAATGCAGTTGGAAATTCAGTACCTGTTTGGAATGGTAGGGTTTATTTACAATATTTAGGTTGTGATGGTAATATATATACTTCAGCCTTCTCATCGGCCGGAACATATACAAACTCCCCGAATTCTATAGGGGTTTCTATTAGTTCGTGGTCAAACTTATACTACTATAATAATGGTGTAAATGTTCCATTGTTAAACGCCGTGACCAAAATAAATTGTTATCAAGATTATTTGGTTAACTGCGGAAATCTAATTTCACCTACAAATAACATGGGAAGTAACCTATTTAAATACAATTTAGGCTCTCAAATAGGTCAAGTTTACTTTGAATTTAGCGCTAATACATACCCTGATAGGTTTATAGTATATTGGAATAACCAAATAGTTATAGATACTGGTTTTAGGTCTGATAACGCTCTATTATATGGTCCATGGGTAGAATACTTAAATGGTTCTCCAATTGCCGGAGGTTCTACAGGATTTTCAACTTTTATGAAGAACATTTCTTCCCCATCCGAAGTATATGTAAAAGTAATATCAACAATTTTGGGGTCCGGTTACACATCAACCGCAGATTACAATTTTAGGTTATACTGTGTAAACATAAACCCTCCTTCACCAACTCCAACAATTACCCCAACTTTAACACCTACTAATATACCAACTAATATAAACACAATATTTACTAAATTTAATTCAAAACCTTTTTAGAAAAAATGTTAACAGAAAATTTAAAAAAAATTATAGAGGAGTTTAACCTAAAAACCCCAAATAATGTAGGTGTTGGTTATGGATTCAAAATATCAAATGGTATTGATACTAGAAAAGAATCCATAATATTTTTTGTACCTGAGAAAAAAAAATTATCTAATTTATTTCCTGAGGAAATTTTACCAAATGAACCAATTACTATCGATAATAAAACTTACTTTATGGATGTTGTTGAAGTTGGTGAAATTGAGGTATTAGCTTGTAATCCTCAATGTAATCTTTGGATAACTAATCCTCCTCCTAATAGATTATATATCAGGCCAGTTCAGGGTGGCATTTCTTTAACGTCTAAAAGTAAATTAGGGTTTGTTGGTACTTTGGGATTTGTTGCCGTAGATATTGCAACACAGAGTTTAGTGGGGGTTACAAATAATCATGTGGTAATAAAAGATGCTTTTTACACAACACAAAGAAATTTGGGTGGAGTTATTTTTAATGAATATAATTTAAACGATAACGGCTCATTAGAAGTAGATTTAGCGTACCAACCCGGTGAAAGTCCTTTGGGCCCTCCTCAAAACATTATAGGTCAAGTAGTAAGATACGTACCAATTTACTTGGGGTTCACAACAAATAATAAAGTAGATGGTGCTCTAATATCATTAAGTGGGACTCCAATTTTAAGTTTAACCGAATCTTATAAACAATACGGACTAACAGGAAACACAACTCCAATCCCATTTGCCAGTACCGCAGAAATTGATTTATTATTAAGTACAAATCCAATACTATATAGTAGTGGAAGAACAACCGGCGTAAAACAAGCTCCAACGTGTCCTTTAAGAGTTTATTCTTTGGGCACCACTCAACCAATTAGTGGGTATAAAATGCAAGGTAATATTGTCACGGCTTATTTTTCAGATTTAATAGCATTTGTTAGACCCGAAAACGACCCAAGTTTATCATCTTTATGTCTAAACCCAATAGCTGGAGGTGATTCAGGTTCAGCTCTTATCGCCGACTTTAGTGGAATTTGGAAAATTGTTGGTTTAAATTTTGCGGGTGGAGGAAATTTTGGTTTTGCCTGTAGAATTGACCATGTGGCTAGTGAATTAGGTATTCAAGCTTGGGACGGTTCATTAAAAAATTTAGTTGACCCAACAACAATACAATTTGTAACGGTTACAGGTACAACTAATTCATATATGGTGAATTGCAGTGGTCAAACTTATTATCAAATGGGACTTACAATAACATCAAATCAGTGTAATTAGAAAAATAAAGTATTTATAATACAAAACGTATAGATGCCAACAGTTTTAATAAGTTCCAATAATTTTAATGGTCAAATAGGTGATATTATATTTTATCCTTATACAGGTGGCACTGTAAATATTGGACCTCAGTTAATACCGTATTACTATACTGCGGATTATATCTATGGTACATATGAAGTTTATTTTGAAGGTTATGGTTTAGGTTGTAACTTTACTCTACTTCCCCCGACTCCAACTCCCACTCCAACAAAAACACAAACACCCACTCCAACAAAAACACAAACACCCACAAAAACATCAACACAAACACAAACACAGACCCCTACTAATACTCAAACTAAAACACAAACTCCAACCAATACTCAAACACAAACTCAAACTAAAACCCCAACACAAACACAGACACCTACTAACACCCAAACTAAAACCCAAACACAAACATCAACTCCAACTAATACTCAAACTAAAACCCCAACACAAACACAAACATCAACTCCAACCCCAACTCCTAATAATTCACCTACTCCAACTCAAACTCAAACTCCAACTAAAACCAGTACACCAACTAATACACCGACCCAAACATCAACCCAAACATCAACACCAACTAAAACTAATACTCCCACAAATACATCAACACAAACACCTACACAAACACCTACACAAACATCAACTCAAACATCAACTCAAACACCTACACAAACATCGACTCAAACTAAAACACCAACTCAAACTAAAACACCAACACCCACACCTACTAGTTATCCGCCTGAGAACGCATTTTTCTTAGATTGTTGCCCTCCAAATAATTCTTTTCAAATATTTAATTTACCAAATATAATATTTACAGGTTTGGTAAATAACAACGTTTATTACATAACCAATTCAAGTTATACTGGTTGTGCAACATTTACAACATCAATTAGTACAGCATTAAACAATTATAATTACGGTATAACCGATACAATTACTCTACAAACAGATTGTCCTACCTGTCTGTTGAGTAACTCTATTGTATGTTCAACACCAACTCCTACCCCAACCCCTACCCAAACACAAACACCAACACAAACATCAACTCAAACTAAAACACCAACTCAAACACCGACCCAAACATCAACTCCAACTAAGAGTCAAACCCCTACTAACACCCAAACTCCTACACGGACACAAACTAGAACTCAAACTCCAACACAAACTCAAACACCTACTCCAACGGCATTTTGTCTTGGTGATTGTATTTCTATCTATAGAACAGGTATTTGGAATTCAACATTCCAACCTGACCCTAATTATTTTATTAGGATAATAGCCGTTGACGCACCTTCGTTAACCACAATAGAATTACCAATACCTGATAACTCATATGAATTTGGTTACCCAGCATTTGATATTGCAATGTCTAGTAATAAAATATGGGTAATACAAAGAGTTTTGGATGTTTTACCAGCTAGAATAATAATAAATGAAATTAATTATACTCGTTGTCCATTTGTTGCAACATTTAGTAAGAGATTTTATTATGGTTCTATAGGTCACCAAAGAGGGTTCGCATCTTTTGATGAAGGAGGTTTAAGTAGGTTAGTTCTTGTTGGCAACAATGCGTTTTTCCCAAATCAAGTATTTGAGATAACTCCAAGTTCAATTCCTAATTTAGGGGACGCCACTTCTTCCGCGGTATTAAGATTTAGTTATACCGCCGGTTTTGGAAATAATAATAATCCATATGGTACTTCAGATAATCCTTGTAACCCTAATAGAGGAATTTTTGTTTATGACTTTATAGTAACAGACACTACTCCAAGAAAATTCATTGCCGTTTTAGGTTGCAGTACTATGGAACCAATTGAGGAACAAAAAAGAGTTTTAGTTCAGTATGATTATTATACAGGAGTTATTGAAACATTAGTCGATATAACTTCTTTTTTCCCAATATCGGGTGTTAATCCTATAATGGAAACTGCCGAAGGTTTATTCTACGAGAACGGATTTTATTATGTAATTTCTTATACAGGTAGAATCGTACAAGTTGAAGCTTCAAATCCTTTAAATATATCTTATTTAGGAGATGTAAATACATATTACACAAATCCTTTACAGTATAATCCACCAGACGCCGCAAGTGTTTATTCTTGTGTCACTGAAGTTTTTGCCGTATCTACTCCAACTCCGACCCCAACTCCAACACAGACTCAAACCCCTACGCAAACTAAAACTCCAACAAATACATCAACACAAACACCGACCCAAACCCAAACATCAACCCAAACATCAACAAAAACATCAACTCAAACACCGACCCAAACATCAACTCCAACTAAGAGTCAAACCCCTACTAAAACTCAAACTCAAACACCAACTCAAAGTCAAACCCCTACTAAAACTCAAACCCCTACAAATACGTCGACTCCAACCCCAACTCCAACTAACCCATATCAACCACCAGTTATTTTAGATGATTGTTTTATTTTGGTCAACACCTCAACAAAAATATATTACTTTAACCCAATTGGTAATACACTATCTGAAATAATAATACCAGGATTTTTCAATTCCGAGGATATTGCCCATTACTGGGACCCAGGTTCTCAAACAGGTAAACTTTGGCTATATGGTGGCCCTGGTTCTGGTAATATTTTTATTAGAGAATGGATAATAACTTCATTAACGCCATTTACGGTTGGTTCTTTCAGGGATATAAGTTTCCCTCCTGGTATTTCATTCTTAGGCAAAGGTTTAGTTGCGGTTAATTCAAATACTTTAATTGGTAGTGAAACTTTGGTTAATCCAAATAGAATTATTAAAATCACTCTAAACCCATTCCCTAATAATACTTCAAGTTTTGTGTCGATGTTTAATTTACCAGGAAGTTTACTCACCCCAAATACAGTTACTGGTGATATTTTATTGACCACAAATAATAAAGTTATATTTACCCAAACAAATCCAGGTACTCCTACATTCTTCTATATTACTCAACATGACTATATAACTAATTTAAGAGACTTCCCTGAGATACAGATAGGATGCACAAATTGCCCAAACCCTCCAACACCAAATATTACAGACGCAAATGCTATTTATCAAATAAATAATGAATTTTACTTTATCGACCAAAGTACTGGTGATGTTTTCAATGTAAATTCAGACCCACCATATACAGCAACAACAACTTTTAATATAGGTGTAACCGGAGTTAAAGGAGCCTCACAATCACCACAATGTATTGGTAGAAGTTTCACAGGTTCAAGCCCATTTTGGCAAGTTCAAAATGTGGTCGGTTCAAATCCAATGGAGGTTAGACAAGATTTTGGAAGTGGAACTAAAAAGTTTTATGTTGATTTGGGTGATGGTCAAACTTTTGGTGTTAATTTACCAAATACTACCACTCACACAACAAGTAAAACTTATAATTCGGCGTTATATACCGCAACATTTGCCGATTATCAATTAAACGGAATTTTTCAAACATCAGGAACAATTGGTGCAATAACTTTTAGAAGAATATCAAAAGTAATAGATAACCCAGGCACATTTGATAGTTGGTCATCAATATCTAATTTAAGATTTGAATTTTGTACTTTCTCTAATTTATCAGGTATTGATGTTGTAAATAGTGTATTCACAAGAATAGGATTTTTTAACCACAACAATCCAAATTTAGAGTTAAATTCATTTAATTTATCTAGTAGAATTAGAATTAATAATTTCCAAATTTGGAATAGTAATTTTACAGACTTTAGTCATAATTTATCATCTTGGACTAGTGTTAATATACTTTTCGTTTTATTTGCGGACACTCAATTAGTTAATTTCACATTAATACCTCCTCCAGGTCTTAGAGATTTTCAGGTTTATAACTCTTCAGGTCAAAATAATTTAAAGTTTTTTGATGCTCCAAATGGTTTATTAAGTTGTACAACCTTAGAGAATGTGAATTTTGATAGAAACAGATTAACCGGATGGACTTATAACTTCCCCGCTAGTGTTAAGACCATTAGTATGGTTCAAAATAGAGATACAGGTAACCCATTACTATTTGGTTTATCATCATTCACAATAAACTTAACCTCAAATACTTTACTCCAAACACTTGATTTAAATAATAATAGAATAAACACTTTTACTAACACAATAATATCTTGTACTTCATTAATAACTTTAAATTTATCTTATAACGTATTAACTACTATACCACCTCTACCGAATTCAATACAAACTTTAAATTTAGAAGCTAACGCTTTAACTTCTCTACCTGTGACATTACCAACCAGTTTAATTTATTTTAACGCTAACACAGTTACTGGAAGTGTCGGAGGAGGCATAAACACTATCCCCACTTGGACTCAAACTTTAACGACTAGCCCTAATCTACAAACATTTTTATTAAACGGTGTTTCTTTATCATCGTGGACTCAAAACTTTCCATCTAATGTTAAATTAGTTTCTTTAACTAATAATAATTTAACCACGTTTAATATGAGCTATTTGTCCACCGCATCTAACTTCACATTAAATTTAAGTAATAATTTTATAACAACGATAACTAATTTTAGTTCATCAATACAAGTTGCGGATTTAAATATTTCATCAAATCAAATAAATAACCAATATAACATTTTACCATTAGGAAATACTTTCCCAACATCATTAACTGCATTAACTATGTCGATAAATCCTATTGTAAATTGGTCAATTTCTTTTGCAAGTGCAACTTCTTTAAAGAGAGTTATTGCCGGAAACTGCGCTTTGAATCAAAGTAGTGTTGATTTTATTTTATGTAACTTGGCAAATAGCACCAGTTTAACAAATGGTACATTAACATTATCTAATGCTGTTGGTACCGCTAATCCAAACTCAAGTCCATCACCCGCTGGAATAGCATGTAAAACAACTTTAACAAGTGCCGGTAGAAATTGGTCCGTAACACCATAAAAAAAAACCACGTACTTAATACGTGGTTAAATTATTTAATATTTTATTTTGATTACCAAACTTTTTCTTGATTCATATAACCAAGAACACAACAATAAGCATCCGATTGGTCAAAATTCTCTTTTTTAAGAGTATTGTTTTTAGTATATTGCCATTGAATCTGAGGTTCTCGTTTAGCAACCAAATCCCATATAATTTGTTTTTTATCAATATCTTTAGGTAATCCTCCAAACAATACATGTTTACCTTTGTCGTTTTTTTGAACTAACTCAGGAAACGCATTTTTTCTTGAATTATAAGTTGAAATAAATTCGGGTACTATTCCTAAAACATCGTATATTTCTTTAGTAATCAGAGTATTAAATCTCAATAATGTACCTATGGTATAAACATTATTCGAATTAAGTAATGGCTCTTCGATTACCACATTAGTAATACCTAAATCTTTGTACTGTAATAACTTTGTTCTGAATATTTCAGCCTTAGATAATAGTTCATGTATCTTATTCTCAGTTTTAGGTTTTGGTCTAGGGGATATATGAGTTAACTCTAATAACTCTTTAGACATAATATCAAATAACGCCCATCCTATTGTACTCGTAGATACATCAAGTCCAAGAATTTTTGGACTTTCCTTTAAAGATTTTTTCATAAATTAAAAATCGAACTTTATCAAAAACTGCTGTAGTCCTGTTCTTAAAACAGGTGATTGCATTTTTGATATAATCATAAGATTTTTATCTAAATCGTAAAGGCCAATGTCAGTTATGTACGAAGACGTACCTGGTGTCCAAGTCGGGTTACTTGTATTTTGGAAATCCGCAGACCCCAAGTTAACCTTATATCTCATTTCATATATTGTTGCTTGTATATCTGTTTCTAATGAACCGTAGAAATAATATTCATCTCCAAAATTTAAAGTAATCCCTGTTGGATTAATTGGTACCAATGGTATATAATCATTTAAATCGTAATAAGCCGCCCCATTGTATTCATCATTTGTAATTGTAAATGTTACACTTGACATACCATTTGATGTTATATAATTATTTACCAAATAAGAGGATAAATCGGACGTTTTATCAATAATTCTCCATTCGGATGAATTTGGTCTAGTATCTCCTGTTACTTTTTGAACTAAAACATAAAATCCGTCGGCAATAAATCCATTAACATCCGCAGGACTTTCTTCAGGAGTATTCAAACAATTAAATTCATTACCAAATCTAATTGCTATGTTCTGAGAACCTGAAGTTGAACAATCTAAGTTTGGTCCTTGTATTCTCACATAGTAATTACAATGTAGGAAGTTAGTAAACGTACTACTATTAGTTAATAGATACGTCACATAAACATATTCCGTATTAGCACTTAACAATCCGACATCTGATTCTCCTTCCGTATTACAAGTATTTGGTGTTATCAGTGTTACTCGAGGAGCCGGTAATGTCCAATTTCGATTAGATTTGTATGACATTGCAGCTATTATCTCTTCATCATCAATAATTATAATTTTGTCATCAGGAAACACTTTACCAATTCTACTTGGATAACCATCAGAATTAGGATTTTCATCCCAAAGATGGAAATATCTTAATCCAGGTGTGTTCATATCACTATTTTTAGTAGATTGTAAATATTGTACTTGGAAAAGGTCTAATCCATCGAAGTTAGGTGGGTCAACCCAAAAAGTTTGTCCACTACAACATTCGGGGGATTTGTGCCACATTAACCATGGTATATGTAATCTAAAATTTCGAGCCTCTCCAGTTGTATCTACGGGATTAGTGTCATCATGAGGTCTCATTGCAAATTTTTCACCATAGAAGAAATCAATTGTATAGTTAGTATAATGTATGATAGCAATTGCCTTTTGGTCTTTTGGTAAAACAGTTTGTCTTTCATCAAATGAATTATAGAAAAATACATAACTACTATCTGTCTGACCCGAATCTGAAGCATACCCATAATATTCTTTCGACCCTAAGTACTGTTTTGAACCAAACCCCGTATAATCAACATATGTACTTGAGATTAAACCAGCCGGATTTTCTGACCAAGGAATATTCATATTCCAAATTCTTACATCTTTTTGGTCAACATCACAAACCGATTCAAAATTAATAACATCGTCATTCCAATGAGGTCGTGGTGTTGTACTATCATACAACTGAGTCATACCTGATGGGTAAATCATGATTCTACCATAACAACCATTTAGGAAGTAATCAAAGTTTGGTAGAGGTCTATCAAGTTCTATAGTGTTATTACAGAAAGAAATTATTCTATAAGTTAAAATCGGATAACAATTTGTCATAGACATGACACACTGTGTTGGTTGTGGTGGAGTACAAACTACTCTAGGTGGTGTTGGTAAACACGGGGTACCCGATGGTGTGGGTGTTGGTTTTGGGGTTTCACATGGGTCACATGTATAGCAAGGTTCTGCGGCAGGTGTTGCCGATGGTGTTGGTGTTGGTGTAGGAACTATTTCACAACTACAATTTCCCTCACCAACTCCATTAAAATATATAGTAACAATATCACCGGCTTGTGGTAATCTACAAATACTCTCATTACATGAATCATAGATTACTCCATAAGTTGTTCCTGTTCCACCTGTTAAAGTGGTCATATCGATAATGTAATTTGTATTAATAGATATATCAGAACTAGTTAAAGCGCTCCAAACTAATGGGTCTTGAGTTAAATCGGCGTAAAAAAATCCTCGTAAAGCCGCGGTATTAAAAACATCACTTATTTTAGAATCCATAAATGGAATTCCATATGTATTCCCTTGTGAACCACTAACATAGTAAGGGTATTTAACATATTGTTTATTAGATTCAGGAACCCCAGCCGAATTTTGGGAATTGAACCCGGGTTCTAAAATCATTGTATCGAATTGATTATATGTGTCAGGTAAGGTATTATATGTTACCTCACTATCACCAATTTGGAAATAGGATATATTAAAATTACCCTGTGATAATTTTTTCCTACCTGTATCAGTAAGTCTTGAATTTATTAAACCTGAAGTATTTTTAATTATGTATCCCATTTCTTATAAATATACCATTTGTTTTTTTATATACCTGGTGATGTAGTCGCTGGTTTAGATGGTGTAGGAGTTGGTGTTGGGGTTTTAGTTGGTGTTTGACTTATAGGTGGTGGAGAATCCTGATTTGACGTTTTACAGTTACTACACCCATTAATTCTTAAGTTTGATAAAGAATATAATTCGTTATTTTCGGCAAGATAACAAGGGTATTTACCATTCTTAACATTAGTAACCGTTGTGGTTATAATAATATTATCACCATATGTAACTGATAAATTATACCAATCATTAGTTGTTGCAGTAACATAAACTAAATTTGACTGACAAGATAAAAGTGTGTTAGAGTAAGTATAATTACCTGTTATAGTATCATCAATTGAAATTTCTTCATTATTTTTCAATAATATTGTTCCGAGGGTTAACGAAGACGCCGATTCTGAAGGAGATACTTTATAAACATCATTGTGAGTTAGATTAAAGTTTATTGTAACACCGCTAGGTAATGGCGGTGTGACTTTTAATGTTGTTGTATATTCCACAGTTGTCGTAGTGACGGTATTTACTGTTCGTCTAGATGTAGTGTTCAAAGAAACCTCATATGTTACTATCTGTGGTGGTTTTTGTAATATTATACTTTGTTTAATTATTAAACCATTAACATCCTTAACTGTAACGACATAAGTTCCAAATTTTAAATTTGAAAAAATTGGAAAATTTTGATACGTTGTTCCGTTATCTATGGAATATTGATATGGGGGATTACCTCCTTCGACTTCTAAAACTATACCCCCGTCACTATCTGAAATTGGGTCATTATATGTAACAACCATTTTTAGATTACCTTGTGAATTACAATTTCCATCGGTAACAAAAAGATTATAGTATCCATTAGTGTTGTAATAACCAAATGGTCCCAAATAAACATTATTATAATTTATAGCGTCATTAGTTGCAACTGAATCCAACCCATCTGTAACCCATTGATTATTCACATTATCATAATATATAGACCATGTTCCGACATTACCACAAGGTAATTGTCCTGACCAACTTTGTTGTCCATTAATTAATTCACCTGACACTAATTCAATACTTTCAGTTTCACATAAATCAGAAATAGTAGCACAAATAGTAGAACTAAAACAATTATCATATGTAATTATCGCCTCTCCATTTTTACCATTAACAAACCACTGATTTGTGGGGGGAATTGATGGGTTAGAATTAATTAAAGTAAATGTTGCGTACTCAGGTAATCCCTGTAAAATCCAAGATGAATTTTGTGAGTTCTCACTCCATGAGATTTGGTATTGGTCTAAATTGTCAATCCACATTGGTTTACCATTTGCTTCCCCATATTCATTAAAATAAATTTTATATGGCTGTGTTGCGAAAGAATCTACATTAATCGTCATACAAAAATTACCGTTGTTTTGACAATCTCCAACAACACCATTTGCAATCCCGATACCAGGATTTAACCATTCCCAACCATTTAATGGTGGATAACTAGGGTCATAGTTAACTAAGTCACCGGCAGTTATAGGACCGTCTAACATCCATCTTAAAGAATCGGTATAAAAAACTAAATCATATACCCATTCTCCATTTGCATCATATCCCTTGTAAGCCGGTATTCCACCTGTATATGGTAAAAAAGGTTCAAATTGAATCTTAAATATCTGACCATCAATATTAACTGTTAAACAGAAATTAGATGGATTTGGGACCGGTGTCGGCATTGGTAATTGTCCAACTGAACATGCATTTGAAACAGTAAAATCACCATAATAATCTGTAACCGTGTATCTATAGGAACCTGAGATTAAATTATTGATAATTGGAGTTGAATACCCGTTATCCCAACTTATCGTATATGGAGGAGTTCCTCCACTTATTAATAATTCTATCGAACCGTCATTCCCACCATATGTTGACACATTAGTTACAGAACATAAAACCGACAATGGACTTACAGTTATAACTTGACATTCGTTAACTAAAACATAATTAACTCCACATCCTGTATCAGCGGTTAATGGACTTATCGGTGTTGGTGTTGTATAAATTGGTTGTGAATAACAGGGTTGTGTGCTTCCAGTACAAGTATTACATCTATCGTATTGGGTTGTTAAATCAACTGAGTTATAAATAACTGAACTACTAGGTATTGGCCCTTCAATTACCGTTGCACATCCACTAAATTGTGGTGATTCTAAATAAAAAACACTATCAATGTAACCATAGTATTCAAAACTTTGTAATCCAATAAAATTTTCAGGTTGACTTTCTTTGGGGCAACAAAATTCAAAATAAGTTGGTGGACATTCTGAAAACCAATCAGTTTCAAATGATGTTGAATTAGTTAAACAACCATAACTTAATAGTGAAACATTTTCCCATTCCAAATAAGTTCCGTTTGGATGAACCCTATCGAATGGTAAATAACTTATATTTTGATTGGTAGATAAATCTTGGACAAACCAACTATTATCATCAGGACTCCAATAAATCCAACCATTAATTAAATTACCATTGTAAGTTATTGAAAAGAAATACTGAGGTCTACCATTATACATCCCGTCTTGAGATGCTTGAATTTGACCAAAACATTCAGATGTTATATATAGACCACAAAAAGCCGTCATTTTATGTGAAATTAGTTGTTACATAAGTGTTTATTTGTGACATGATAAATGTGTTAGTAGTTACAGGTGGTTCTATTATAAATTCAGGTGTTAATGTGTATGGTGAAGTTGTTAAAATAGAATAGACTTGATAATTACCCAAATCGACTAAATAAAATACCGAATCATATTCATACATTGTGTACCCTATAGTTGCTGGAAGGTTAATTTCAACTAAAAGATTACTTACCGAATCATACTGTCTAATATACTGGAATCCATCAATATCATGTGTCAATACTATTGTATTACCTGATAAATTAATAAGTAAAGTATTATCAACAACCGTAAATGGAACCGTACTCAAGAAAATACCATTGGCAACATTTCCGTTTATTAGGTCAATTGAAGAGATGTATTGTGATGAATCATTACCTCCATATAATGTGGTAGAATTCACATAAGTTAATGCTCGACTAATTGTTGAACTTAAATTAATTTCTCTGTTAAATGTAACTATATAAGGTATTAAGGATATTACATCATATTCGAAAATACTATTTCCAGTGTCATTTAAAACCCATAATTTACTATTATCAGGACTTCTTGTTGCACCTAAAATAGACGTATATTTATCGCTCTCGGGCAATTCTAAGAAAATTCTGTTTTGAGGGTCAAATCCATAGATTCCATAATCCATGACAACATATGGGAAGAATGGTAATACTGAAGCACCATCACAACTTTCACACGTTATATCATAATCTATCTGTACTGAAACTTGTATTGGAAAATCAATTAGTGATACATTTTGGTCTCCACATCCTGTATTAATAACTACTTGATTTGTATTAGAATTAAAAATAACATTATCAATACCATCATATGTTAATAATATTTGTTCGACAACTGTATAAAAATCATTATCAAATGGAAAATCATTTAATGACTCAGTAGTATAGAATTGCGCGGTTGATGTTATCCCACTTAAGTTAACTATGGCAGTAAAAATAGCTTGATTAAGTACGCAATTATTATCACCATATGTTAAATCATAAAAACCTTCTAATAACATTTGTTGGAGTCCTTTCTTAAGAACTTCACCACTATTGGATAAATCACTGTCACAAACATTGTAAATTTGATATGACGAAATTAAGTTAGTTCCTCCAACATCAAGACTTCTTGTTTGGGCACATCCATTACCATCGGTAACCGTGACATCATATGTGCCTGCAGACAAATTAGTTAAAGTTTTACCGGTTTGACCTCCAACATTATCACTCCAAACTATTTCAAAGGGAGGAGTCCCTTGAGTAATATACAAATCAATTTTACCGTCAACACCATCTTTAGTTTTTTTAGTTAAATAATTAAAATTGACTTTATTACCGCTACCGACATAAACATTAGTAGTTTGTGTACATCCTGATGAATCGATAACTTGTACTAAATAGGAACCCTCATCCAAATACTCAAAAACCATTTCTTTTTGATTTTTAGTGACTGACGGTTTTCCTGTTATTTGATAAGTATACGGAGATACACCATCCCCAACTACTTCAATACCAACACTACCATATTCATTACTACAAGTAATATCATAAACATTAGTATTAATTTGAAAACTATTTACACTTCCAATTGTAACCGTTTCTTCAAATGTACATGGGCCTAAGTCACTAATTGATAAAGTATATTCACCCTCATATAAATTAGAAAATATTTGTGATTGATTTTGAGTAGTGTAGTTTGTAGTTTTTCCATTTTGGTTAGTCAATACATACGTATAAGGTGGTGAACCACCAACTAATCTTATCGAAACTGTTCCATTGTTTAAATCACAAGTTGCGGTTGTGGTGTTTACCGATACAACATTAAGCCCTTTAGGGGATAAAAGTGAAAAATTAGTCGTCACAACGCATGTTCCAGCATCGGTAACCGTCATAGTATAATCTCCGGCGGAAAGATTAGGTATTGTTATACTGGTTAAAAAACTTACATTTGTTATACCATTAGAAAGTTGGTAGTTATATGGAGGAGTTCCTCCACTAATAATATATGTAAGTTGACCGTCACTACCATAGCAAGATGGCGCGGTTTGTAGATTAGTAACATAAGATAACCTAGGCACTTTGTTTACCGTAGTACCTTTTTTTAATTCGACTGAATCTTTATCGGTAACCGAAACTGTATAACCACCAGCACTTAACCCACTAATTGATGATGTTGTTTGTCCATTATTCCATAGATAAGTATATGGACCGTTGCCTGTTAGTCCTGTTATAAAAATTTTACCATTATTTATGTTACATCCTGATTCATTAATAACATAAAAACCGTAATCAAATGTAGTTGAACTTTTAATAATTACAGTTTCAGATTGACCTGTACATCCTCCTCCGTCGTCAGCAATAACGTAATATGTTGACGCAGATAATGAATCAAATATAAAATAATCAAAAAATGAATTCCCTGAAGTTATATATCCATTATAATAATCATATAAATAAAAACTACTAACATTATAGAAATTTGATGTTTGGGCAGTTATCGAGCCATTATTCGTATCGTATGAAGTATTAGATATATCAATACAGGTAACAGTAGTTCCGCTTGAAATGTAGGCTGACCCTATATTTGGAGTTCCAGCGGTCAAACAAGAATCAATTACCTCAAATACATATGTTCCCGCCGATAATGATGTGAAGGTTGTTGCGGTAACATTATTACCTAAATAATAAACATCAGTGGTCGGGGATATAAACTGAATAGTATAATCAGGAGCATTTCCGTTTATTGCAACGCTAAAAGAACCCGAACTTGTGTTAGAACAATCTCCAGTAACTTGTATTTCAAATGAAAGTCCACAATATGAAGCCATTAACTACAAACTATATTAAAATTTATTCCAACGTTTATTTTTATATTAGATAAAGGTCCATTAAACGAGCAATTAGAGTTATATACTACCACTTCCTCGTTATTTGTTAAATAATAACTATATCCTAAATTTTCTAAACTATCTAAACCATCTATTAAAATATTTAACCATCCTTGCTCAGAAGGAGTACTACCAACAGAAGAATATCCATAACCAGTAAAAAATTCTTGATAAAATTGCATTTGGTTGTCTATCAGTATTTCAATTGTCCAAGTAGTAATTAAAGTGTTAAGTTGACAATCAGTTAAAAACAAACCATTAGAGGATAAATAACTTGTTAAAACATTACCTAAAACACCATTAAAATTTTGGATTTGACCCTGCCAAGGATAAATTGGACATGATGTTGAAAACGAAGCGCAATCGTATGGAAATATTGACGCAGTTGTTGAGCATGGGTTACATCTAGCAGGAACCAAATTACATCCCGCCTGTCTTCTCCAAACAAATTTTTGTCTGTGAAATATTGAATTTTCATACTTAACACCAGTATTCCAAATGGTGGTTGCGGGAACCATTTGTTCAACTAGTCTTATCCAATAGTCACCCAAACCATTAACATATTCAATCATGTTTTGATAATTGAAATTGTTATTAGTAACCCCAATACCATTGTCAATATCAGAATAAACTTGAGAACATGGTTCTCCGTTATATCTAGACGTGTCAGTTGTTTTATTTGAATTTAAATATTTCCAAAATATTGACTGTAAAGTTGGATAACCTCCAGTTTTACCGTCGGTTTGGAATTGTCTATTTCTAACATTTATAGTGTTGTGCCAAAATGTTTGAGCAAATTCAAAAAACGATTTTCTTTTTGGTTGAGGATTTATCTCTGTCCAATCGACTCCACCTCTATATGGGTATTCGATGTTTGGATTTGGATTACACCTTGTTGGTCTTTGATAAAATAATCCTTGATTCGGTATAGGATAATTGTATTGTCTTGACATATACCAAACATCATATAACAAGGCCTGTCCTGGATTTAAAAATACATCAATGTTTTTCACATTCAAAACAAGTCTGTCATCCTCAACAACATATCGAGCGTTAAAAGACCCATCAATGTTTACTCTTTGTCCAACTTCATCATTAGTCCAACTTTTATTATTATCAACAATCGATGTTAATTCGTACCCCAAGTTCATAAATGGGAAATTTCTGAATCGATTCAAATAAATTTGACCATATGTGAATGGAGTTAATGATGTTTGATAATTTGGATTCTGTCCCGTAAAAACACTATTTGTTAAATCAACTTGCTCAGGTGACCTATGTTGTGGTGTTGATTCAAACCAACCCGAACCTATTTGAAAATAGAAATTTTCATTGTCCTCGGGAGTTGTTGGATACCCTTCATCATCCATTGGATACTCTTCTCTTAACACATTAACATCCTTAATGACTAATGATGTTGTGTAACCCGTATAAGTTGTTCCAAAAATAGAAAAGACATTTGTTGGGTCTAAAACCGCAGTTTCATTAATATATGTCCCCCCTGATATTTGTAGGTATTGTGTGTTAAATTGGGACATATTTATTTTTTGGTCCGCTACATACACATATTCATTAAATTCAACCAAAGCATCAGGTGCCCCAATTAATCTTAATAAATTCTCAATTGACTTTCTAGTTCCTTTTGATTTAAATAAATAAGCAGAATTTAATACTAAGTTTCTATAATATTGATAATTTAATTCATCTGGAGTTGATTTTACCGCAACTCCCGTGAAGTCAGACGGACCACTATTTTTTTGTCCAAAAACAGATGATAAAAAGTCCTCATTTGTTATCGGAGATATATTCGTTGCCCAACCTAAAGTTTGAGCTAAATTTTTTAAAAGTTGTGATGGTATATCATTCTTAACTGTATAATTTACAGAATTCATAAAGGCCAACGCATTTATGAACATATTTGTTTCATCAAAACTACGTCCATAAATTTGTAAAACCTTTTCCATTTTTTGACCTATCGTATCAAAGTCTTTGAAGGCACCTGTGGTTAAAAAACGGGATATTAAGTTTGATTTAAATGAGTCAAAATTTTGACTTATTTCATCTAATTGAACCAAATAGTTATCAAAATTCGCAGTATAGATATCTAAATTCCATACTCCGTTTGAGGGCCATGTTGCAGTTACATTTGTTATGAAGAAAGTTCCGTCATCCGCCTCTTTTGGACTTCTAAACGAACAAGTATATTTTGGAGTTTGATTTCTATTTAATAAGAAATTCTCAACCTCATCAAAATCCTCATTGTAAACTTTATTAACTTCATAATCATTTGGTCTAATAACCAAAGTATTATAAACAACACTTTCTCCTGAGAATGGATTTCCTTTAACGGTTACAGTTAAAATACCGCTAGTTAAAGAGTTGGTAGGTACAATACTTGATAGTTCATAACCTTCTCCTTCGTAATATAATGAAAATTTGGAAAATTCCACTGTTAAATTTCTTAAACTAGAAACTTCAATATCTTTGAGTGAAAGGTTTCTTGTCGAATTTACTGTAAAATCAACATCAAATGGATTTCTTAATCTTGCTATATCTAAATTAAATGTTGTTATTTCCTGAACTATATCATACACAATATTTGTAGCCGTCGCCCCTGTTTTATAATTTAAACCCATTTTGTGGGATTCAATTGCTGCAGGGAAATAACTAATAATTTTTGTAACGGATGTAGAAATTCTTTTCGACATTGACCCGTATTGAACAAAATTATTTATCTGAGTTAAATCAAAATTTGGATATACTTTAAAATTATTCTCAAAAATTAATTTGGACTGTTCTACGGTTACGATACCCAAATTTTCTAAATTGATTGGGTCTGAAAAAACACCTGTGTAAAATGTTCTATCTACTTTTTCTGTAACAGCATTTGTAAATTGAAAGTTACCTTGCGTAAGACCTCCTCCTTGGACTAATTGAAATCCAACTAAATCATCTGAGAATGTCCCACTGCCCGATGCCGGTGTCGGCGGACAGATAAATTTTTTTATCGCCATTAAGAAATTATATTTGTAAAGTTCTTACTGAAGTCGATATTGTTACCTCTATCTTGTCTAACTTCATATAATAAATTATTAAATTGGTCTCTAACTTCGTATAAATTATATTGTCTGTAAATGTTATTTTGAGTGTCGTACATTGTATAAATTCCGTCATCAATTGACTTGGTTTGATTTCCAAATAGTGCAATTGCTATAGTTGAGAAATCATGTTCGGCAATCTCAATATCAAGGGTTATTGGGTTAAAAAATGTATTTGTGATTATTATATCTTGATTTGGTTGTCCTATGTAAGGTATCGCGTTTGGTTTGTTAGATGGTGATGAAGAAGGTGATAATGTACAAAAAATTATATTTGTGTTATTATCGGTATATCGATATCTAATCGCCTTTGCCGATGTATTAGTTAGATTTTGAACAACTGGTTCACAAAAGAATGAAGAAGTTATAATTCTAAAAAAATTAGGTATTTTAGTTCCATCTGAATTTAAATATTCAACTCTAAATCCAACAAGACCCTGATTTATAAATTTGTTCCTATATTGTGATGGGACCGAATTCAAATCAATAACAAGTCCTCTTACGTTTGGTAAAGCGGATAACACACCGCAATCTAAAATTGTTGTTCTTATTTGAGCAGGTCTAACCATTAAAGTATAAATCCCAATACGATTAAACACATCTGCCGGTAGTTTTAAATTATATAAACCACCCAAAATTTCGACATCAGGATTTCCACCAGTATTCGCATTATTAAAATACGGTCTCAGTATGGACGGAGCATCTAATTTAGTTAAAAGAAAGTTACTCGTTTCATCTCTTGACGGTGTATAATTCAAAATTATTTCAACGTCTTCTGGTGAGACATCCGCGGGTCGTATAGTTCCATAAGTACCTGTAGCCATTTTATTAGAAAATTATTAAACTTTATTATAAATACCTTTTTTTGTGTTTTATATTTCTACGATATTAAAGAATCCATACCCATAATTAACTAAGTCACCCATATTGTCAATCTCACCCAATCTTTGGATTCTTTCTAATGCAGAATTTTTACCTCTTTCAATAAAAATGTTACTCTGTACCTCAGGTTCAAATACAACATTTAATAAAACTTCATTCTTAGTTATGGCAGAACAAACCAAATCGGAACACCCTGATGATTGAACTACGAATATTGTAGTACCGTCAGCATAATCATAATAGTCAATGTCATTTACCGTATATGCCGTAAATAATGAATTCGGAGTTGGGGAATAAACTATCCCTTGAGCACCTGACGAACCAGTAACAAAAACATCTGGTTTAAACTTACCCGCTAATCTACTAGGGTTACCTTTTGGTCCGTATTGTGTTAAATCATTCAAAGTTGATTGAGTATATCCTGTAACAACAAAAGGAATTGATGTGAACTCACAACAAGGTACAGTTGTTTCACAAATCGCATCTCCTGAAAAAATATAATTATACTGAATTGGTGTCGCTGACCAACTACCTGCTGCAGGAATAAAATAAGCGGTACCATATGGGTCACTAATAATAATATCAGTAATAGGTATTGTAATATCTTTTTTTATAACATTATAACCCCATGGACTCAAACCTGACATAGATATTGTGTAAGTACCATTTGAAGAGTAATTATGCGTATAATAATTGGGTGATACCGTTGTCACAGTCAGTATAGAACTTCCGTCACCCCAATCAACATAATAATTAGAAAATTCTAAGTATTTTTTAAATTCTTTATCTGAAGTATTAAAAAAATATACAGTGTTAGGGGTAGATGTATCACCTGTAAATAAAAAATTTAACATTGTATCTTTTTGAGTTATAGCACCATCAAAAACAGAATAGTATCCGACATCAACGGTATTTTCACTTAAAAAAATAGGTATAGTTAAATCAGTCAATAATGAATCTCCGTTTGTCCCTCCTGACAAAATTTCGGTCATAGATGAATAAACAAATGCAGTTCCAGTAGTGACACCGGTAGTTTCAATATTTATATTACAACAAGGGTCAAATGGTATAATATTAGAATATCCATCCTCAACATATGGTATCCCAAAAATATCATTAGTAATAACTTCAGGAGAAATTCTTATGTAATAAGTTCTATCTTGCATTATACTTTTGGGGGATTTACATATTCATACCACATGAATGGAGTTCCATTAGCAATTCTGGAATTACTTATTAAATCGTAAAGTTTATAAGTAAAATTTGTATAATCTAATACAACCTTTCTATAAAAATACAACTCTTGGTCAAACAAAAACTTCATTCCTGTTAATTGAGATTGAGGTATTGTCATCATTCTGACAAATACTCCATTTTTAGCATCAAAAAATTTTATACTCATATAAAACTCAGTCAAGTTTAGAATATTTTTATCTCTTAACCAATAGATAAAAAATCCTTCCTTATCGAAAACATAATCTAACACAAAATTTGGAGTGATTACGTCAGCGGTTGTTCCTAAAATAGAATTTAAAATAACTGTTTCCCTTTTTACAGAATTTGTAGGTAAAATGATAGTAAAATAATTTTTTTGTGTTAAGTTATCCGTACTGTCATAAAAATCAACCTTAAAAAATGATTTTACCACAGGTCTAGTTTGATAATATAATTCTTCGATTGAGAATCCTGCCTGTTGATAACTCATTACCCAATCGGTGTCCACCGAGGTTGGTATGTCAACCGAAGTTCCATTAAAAAAATAGAATTGATACTCTATTGAGCTTTGATTCTCAGTACCATAATAATCGTGAGCAAATCTTGATATTTCATAATCTTTAGGTAGTCCGATGATTTCTTCAATAACCTCATCTTCGTAAATTTCAATACTATCGGTATGACCATTAAAATCCCATTTAATTTCAATTGGTATATCAATTGATTGGTTATTATCGGATAATATGAATCTATAACTATTATTCACAGGGGTCAGTTATTGGGTCAGCTACGTTATTTAATAGTAAATAGTTAGTACCTTCAGGTATCAATCTAAAAATTATATTTTTAAATGGGTGGTGTTTTCCATTTAAAAATGGTTGGTCTACTCCAATTCCATCTGAATCTATATAACCATATGTATATATGTCTCTCCAAATGAATAAATTTCTATTTTCGGAAAAATATGCCCAGTTAGGAATTCCCTCCACATTAGTTGACTCACTTTCTTCAATATAGTCTGAAAAAGCTCGTATTGTGATTGGATGAAGTGGTCTATAATAATACCCAGGGTAATAATAATTTTCGTCGTCAACAAAAACTGAAACTGAAAAATTATTTTGATTAAATGTTAATTTATGATATATGTCAGAGATAACTCTTTCACTTTGTTCGTAGTCATTCCATTCACATAAATCTCCGTCAATAGTATCTCCAGATTGTAATACATTTACATAAAAAAATTGATAGGGTATACCGACTGGATTTGTTCCATATGGCGCCAAATTAAAATATTGACTACTACTCAAATTTGAGTCAGAATTTGGTGAGGACCACCAACTTGTTGGTAATTTTGTAATAGGGTCTAAGGGTAGATTAAACTCATAACCTAGTTTCAAATCATTCATCCATCCAAAATAACCTCTCCAAATAACTGTGTAAAATAATTCGGTAACGGGTCTTTTTTGATTGTCTATTAAATTCAATAAATCCAAATCCTCATTAAAACTAAGTGTGTATGATTGAGAACCTTCTTTTATTGAAAACCTTCGTATAGCATTTGGAGTAAGGGACGACCTTTCTAATTTTCTATTATCCTTAAATATGTTTTGTTCGAAGGCCGCTTTAGACATAATAGCATTTTGGGGGTTAGTCAAAATTTTGTTTCTTCTCACATAATATTTAGAGGTTGTTTCAGTTAAATTTGTATCGATAACAACTCTTTTTGCCGTCCCGATAGTACCATCAATAAAAGTAGTTCCTAAAAAACCAGGATTCAAAAGATTAAAAATATATAAATCACTTTCGAATGTTCCGTCACCTAAAGAATAAACTTGGAACGTATCGGTGGGTCCAGTACTAGTTCCATAACTAAAATCTAATTTTACAAACTCTCCGACCCTAATACCATGTTTTAAAGGAGAAACAAAAGATACAATATCTTTACCTCCATCATCTGAAAGTCTAACAACAAAAGGTATCCCATCTTGAGCGGTCCAATTTAAAGTGTATTTTATTCCTCTATCTAATAAAACCGCACTTAAAGGTTTATTATAATCATTCTCAAATGCATAACTCATATAAAAACTCCAATTGTAAGAACTAGCACTTTGAGGTTCAAATTTTAAGTGGTAATTTGGGGGACTTGATGAGTCTGGTTGAGTATATCCTGTTGCTCCGTAATCTGTCCTTATGAAATCAAATTCAGTGTACTGCGGAAATCCCGCCCATTCCGCGTTACCAATAGTACACTCTATTGCTGCGTCATTTTCGGCATTTACATAATATAAGTTATTTCTAAATGGTTCATATGTTGAAGTACCAGTATATGAGTTTTTGAAAACAAATAAAAATTTTGAGCTCGGTCTAAATTTTGTAGATTTCTGTCTTTCGTCATCAAATAATTGTTGTAAATCTAAATCAATATTTTTATCGTATTCCGTAATTAATTTTGATGTCTGAATAAATGGCACTTTAATTGCCATATCAACATTAGACGCTGATTTGTATCTTAGTGAACCTAAAATTATTCTTATTTCGTTATTATTTCCCATTAAATTTCAAATACATCACTTCTTATCCATTTAGTTAAAAACCTATCAAAAGCACTTTTACCTCTATTTAATCCAAAATAAAAATAATAAGGTCCAGATGGTGTCATAATTCTACCAGTATATACCTCATTAGTTGGTTTAAAATCAACTTTAAATTCAACTTGGTAAATTGGTAGTCCCGCCCCCGTTGGTGGGTTTGCGTCAATTTGTCCCGCAGTTACATTATATAAAAACCCTCCGTGGAATGAATAAATTGAGCCGTCCGCGGGTTGCATGAAACCTGAATTTAATCTATCCATCCCTTGATAATATGATGTGAAAAAAGTATCGGGACCGTCAATAATTTGGGGGGTCCACCAATCATTCCTTTGGTCACCAAAAATACTGTCAGGGTTAGGAGTTTCGTCTCTACCTCTATTTTCTATAGTATACCACTGATAAAAAGGTACTGTTTGTGTAAAAATTGGGTAATCCTCAAAAACACATGGATTGGCCGTTAATCCATCAGGGGTTGTCAAGAGTCTGTGTGGTGACAACCAATCTCTTAGTTCAAAATTCTGTTTATAAAAAACTCCAAAAACATTATACTTAGAACTACTTGGATTTGTATAAACATATCCTTGTGGTGCCGCTGGTACCTCTGTAGGTTCAGGTGTTAAATATTCATCAGTATCGTATGGAAAAACACCTATTTGTGAATTTATTGCGACCATTTGAGCGTAGTCTCCGTCTACCTTATTATAACCTCTTGAGAACAGTCTTCTCACAATATCGGTCGCTGGCCCACCTAAAGAAGATATAATTTCACCAATCAAAGACTGCGATAATAATCGAGACATTATAAATTGATTCAAAAGGTCAGAGGTGTCTTGGTAAGAGGTTGTTGATAATCTATCCATGACATATCCTAAATAACTGTCGTCTAAAACTAATTCTGTAGTATATAATGTTCTTGGTCCTAAATCCATTACTGTCGTCGGAAATAATAAATTCTTATAATTAGGTTTGTTTTTAAATGTACCACTTCCGGGACCACCTTCGCCATTATTAATAGGACTATCTTTACCTATAAACCCGGTACTAAGTGGTGGTACATTGTACCTATACGGAGCCGACCTATAATAAACATTGTTGGTTATATGGTCTACAAATGCAACATCAGGACAAATACAAGGATATGGTGAATTAGAAGGCGGTGATGTATATTGTATTCTATTACCGAAAGGGAACATAAATAAAGTACCATTAACCCAATAATTAGTAAAAATAAGACCAAAAATATTTCTACAAGCGGCAAATCCTAGTCTAACTCTAGCCGCCCATTCAAAAATTAATTTTGAATCCAATGGAATACTTAACATTGGTGTTGTAACCAACACGTAACATCCATTTACTACAATTTTTTGTTTTCCGGGTTGGTCATTATTATAATAACAATCGTCTCCAGCCGGAGCGACTGTTACCATACCAGTATTTTCATCATACTGATAACATTCTAATGGTATTATACCATCACAGCTAAAAGTATCTCCAGCACCTGATAAAGTAGGATTACCACTAACATCCACTTCACTTGGACCCCCTTCTCCACTTCCAATACCTGAAGACTGCACATATCCATCATCATTAACTTCAAATAATGTGAAATTTTGATTGGCGTGTAATGCGTAAGAAAAACTACCATTTATTTGTTCAGAACTGCTTGTTGGTAACCTATCACTCCTCATGACAATTCTTTGTGAATTGTTCATGTTTATGTTAATTGAATACGTAGGAACTGATGAATTGTATGAACGATAAGAATAAGAAAGATACCCTGACGTAACATTTCCGGCCAGACATATGGTATTATTTCCAACATGCGCAGGTTGATATTCACTAGCATCTAAATACATAACCCCCGCACCTTCAACAACTTCATCTTTAAAATAACCTCTGTTTCTAGTATTAGTAGGTTGATTAAAACTATCAAAATCATTTGGGTCATTATCACCGTCGGGATATGCTGACTTACATCCAAGTAAAAAAGAACCTTCAACTTCAGGGTTGTAGAAATATCCTCCTGTCCATCTTTCCCAAAATTGTCTTGTAAACCAGTTATTATCACTCACTCTTAACCCACTTATAAACGCACCTGCCGCAACTGTACCAATTCCAGTGGTATCTCCAATATCTCCACGAATGTAATAAGAAGTTGCCGTAGTGGTATATTGTTGGTACATGGTACTATCAACAGAAAAACTATATGATGGATAAAAAAGATGTATCCCTGAGTATGTGTCAATCGATGTGTTGTTTGTTATAGATGAAGTACCGTGTCTAACATTTCTTATATTCCCTTGAATTGGAATGTTCAATTTGAACTGTCCTTCAATAGTTAATCCAGGTGTTAGCCAACTAGTGTGACCGAATAATAAACTTAAATCATATGAACATGTTTGTCTACTACTATAAGGGTCAACTCCTCTAACTAAAAACACTATACCAATTTCTTGAGCATCTTTCTGACAATCCCATCTAGTCGGATTACCCGAAGCTTCTCCCATTGGAATTGGTCCAGTTGTGTCGGGGTCATAATATAATTGTGTACTATTATTAATATCACCAAGAGGTGCAGGAGCATCATCCCACAAATCATGAACAATGTCCATATAACTACCTAATACTCTACCTCTAATTGTTTCCGAGGTACTACCAGGATTTGATAAAGGAAGATAATCAGCAACCGTTAATCCTGTTATAACTTGAAAGTACTCAATATCACTTGGAAATTTGTAGAAATTTTCGTTGGTTCCGAGGTCACCTGTTGATGCGGTTATTGTATAATTGATGGGTCCTGTGTTTCCAGCACCACTTGCATTAGCGTAGTAAACATCAATATCTCGTTCAAAATGTGTTATATTACCATTCGAATCTAATACAGGAGTACCTAAAGTAGTTCCTGTTGTTGCAAAATTACCAAACTGAGTTTCTTCGGTCAAACTTGGGTTTGTTAAATTTAGGTCTTGTGAAAAATCTTTTTCTACCGGTGAGAAAATCTTTCCTGATTCAAAATTACCAAGTTGACTTGGTTTTACAAATAATATTAAAACATTATCTTCGTGAAATCCAGTATTGGAGGCATTATCAGACGCGAATTTTACTCTGATTCTATTCCTTCCACCTCCAGGGTTTGTTACAGTTGGGATAAAGTATTTTGCCTTAGTATTAAGTAGATTTATCCGTTCAAAAAATGGAATGCTAGTTGTAAACATTTTCCAAGCATCGACATTTCCTCTACCTCCAGCATCAGTTTCAATATCATCTACTATTATATCTTGTTGTATTGGTGCGTGTACTTTAACACCACTTAAAGCCGGACCTCCTGTTTGTAATGCACCAATATTATTAGATATATCTTCACCTGCTATTGGTGTTGTTTCTATTTCAGGAAGCCCACTCCCGCTAGTGTCGTACCAAAGTTGTGGGACTCTACTACATTCCCATTTACTTGGAGAATGAAAATCTTGTAATAGACTAGTCCCTCCTGCCGCTTGTAAAGCCTCATTTAAACCAGGATACCCCAAATCTCCTAAATCTGCGGGTACTTTCTCAGCGGTCAAAGGAGCACACTCACAAAAATTACAATCAGGGTAAACAAAAACAGGTAATTGTAAACCTGAGGTCCCACACTCCTCTTTCATTTTGTCATATGCATCTTCAATCGGATTACATAAAAACTCAAAAGGTATTGCTGCCAATCGAAATGGAAGACCCAATAAGGGTATGTCACCCAAAAGGTTTAAAAAATCAGCAATTCCACAAATAACAACCTTTAGTGCCCCTAATATAAAGGCTAATATACAAAATATAAGAGTAACAAAGTGTGAAAGTAACATTAATACAAACATCACTGGTACCATAAGAGTCATTAAAATAGAAAACAACAAATATATAATGTCATTATTTTTTTGTCCATCATTAGCCGGAAATGTATTTGTTGTTGATTCACATTCACTGTTCAAAATGTCTTTAATTGCCAAATACCTATAGTCATTATTTGAGGAGGCTCTGAACTCAGTTATTAAACTTGATACGGTATAAACTTTACTGTGTCTAAATTCAAAAAATCTGTCCTGACATGTTATTGCCTCTAAAATCATCTGGTTTTTGTCGGGACCCGCTCCGTATTCTTCCCAATCAACACTAAACGCATAAGAAGCCGCCGCCATCTTATAAGTTTCTTGATTAAGAAAAGAATCTTCAGGCGCTCGACAAACTCCAAAAATATCCCCAAGTATTTCAATAACACCTGTTGTGTTACCTGTATCTTCATAATTTACAAGTAATGGGTCCTGATAAGAGGTACCAGTCCATCCCCACTCTTTAATATTAGGAACTAAATAGGAGGCTCTTAGTATTTTACCAGTTATTGTTGGAGGTTGTTGCCAGCTTATTTTAAATCTATATCTAGCCCTTGTTGGTATCCCTATAGATTTGTTTGTCGATATTAGTCTTTCCCCTGATTCACTTGTGTATATATAATCCAAGTTCATAGGTAAATCTATCAACCATGTTCCTTCCTCATCTATACAATTACCCCCATTTTCTAAGTCGAATTCCTCCAATAAAGGTCTTCCAAGGTTGTCCAATTCAATTGTTTGTCTAATCGATATAATTCTACCAGGACCAGTAACCATACTACACAAATTACCTATTTTTTTGTTAGCCTTGCAATTTCTCTTAATAATATTTTCATCAGTATTCGATAAAATTGACCCCATAAAAATTGCAGCAGGTTCTATTTTAATACCGAACTCCTGTGAAAGGTCAAAATCAATTCTAGTTATACCCAAATAACATATTTCAGGTTGACCCCATAATGGTACAACCTCGATTGTTCTATTTGCTTGTTTTATTTGAGGAAGTTCTCCAAGGTTAGTCGAAGACTTAAATTTAGTACCGTTTAATTGCCCTTCAGTCGCAAGGTTCAGTCTAACCAAGTCTTGAGGAGACAAAGAAAATTCTCCAATATCCGACAAATCAACATCCATATGAACTGTTTGAGACCCTATAGGAACACCAAAAATCATAAAGTCACCACTATCATTTGTTTTTGCAGTGAATTTATAATATTTGTCAAAAACCTCAATTAATGATTGATTTATTAAAACATCCTCTCTCGATGGAAATGTTCCTGTTGGCGTATGCCCCCCATGAGATACTTCATAAGGTAGTAAATTATACCTATATCCATCTTCATTTAAATCATTTAAAGTTTTGTATGGATACAATTCAGATATAGTTGGATTGGATTCATCCTCTAATGATAAAGGAATGAATATAGAAACTTTAGCATTCGGTATTCCAAATCCGTTATTTGCACTAACTCTACCTACAACAACACCATAATCAGAACATTGTCTATTATAAATCTGACTTTGTAATATTTTAAGAGATAAAATCTCTAATGACTCAAAGTCTTGTTCTAATAATACATTAACCGCTTTATCAACTCCAACTTGAGTTCTTATTCTGTATGAATTCGACATGAAAAACCTTTTTTATAAATAGTTTATTTGCTATTTTCAAAAAAAGATAGACCATTATTTAGATAAATAAATTATCAAGAAAAATTAACCGTAGAAAGGTTCTTAACTCTGATATTAATATCTTTACCGGGGAATCTAATTTGGTAAATTTGATTTGGTTCCGCAAATATTGTGTCATCCACCAATTCAATCTGTTTTGTGTCCGAATCTAAGTATCTCTGAGACGTTTGTGACGATGAATATTGACCTCCAATTCTATTAAATACCAAAATATCAGATATCGACAATACCCCATTTTCACTTTGGATTAGTCTACGTATTTCTGATACATTAACATTTTGTCCCATCTGCATATTAGCAGGGTCAAAATAATCTGAAACTAAATTTATAATAGAAGAAATTACAACTCCTTGGTTTTGAGTTGAATCTAACACAACATCTATAGTTAACGATAAATCAATCACATTTGCCGTCTCAACTGAAATATAATCATTAATCATTCTGTAGTTTGACAAATAATTAGCAACATTACTTTTCAAAGTGTTTGATATTATCTCAGTTAATTTACCCGAATCATCATAAGATAACATTTTAATTTTTATCTTATTATTTTCTTCAGTTATTGACACTTTTGCCGGTGCTCCATATTGTGACGGCATGGTTCTTATTATAGACTCATAGTCATTAACTGTAACAGCCCTGTTTTGTGCCGCAAAATTAAATGAAACATAATTTCTTACCTCTTCAGTGGTCGGAGCCGGCGCTCCTCCTATTGCCGCAGTAACATTTATACATCTTAATGAATTTACAACATTATTATTTACAGATTCTGAAGGACCATTAACAAAGAATGAAACCGTACCTATTTGTGTTATAACATTCACCCCTAAATTACTTGTAGACCCACCTCCAATTCTATATTGAACAAACATAGTCGTATTAGCCTTTAAGGTACTACCTAATGCAAAATTATTCGAGTATTTGTATAGGTCTAATTTGTAACCATTTCGAGCGAATTCTCTTAATTGTTCGTCCGCAGATTGACTACCTCCACCGAAAGTCATTTTTAAAAACCCTTCAGGTGTATATTCAGTTATAAATTTGTTATTAGTTACCACATATTTCCCAACCTTGATACCTGGTCTGTCCGAAGTTTTAGTTGGGTCTTCTACAAAAACTCTATCCTCAATTAAGGCCTTAACCTCATACCATCTGATGTCATTGTTTAAAAATTCTTGAGCCGAAGGTATGTTAGCATATTGAGTTCCATCTTTAAGTATAACACTAGTAACCCCTAGTACATTTTTTTCAGGTAAAAACAATTCAAAAAATGGTTTAACATCATTTGGTGTTACAACTTTTTTAAACACTTTAGTAACTCCATTAACAACCGTTTCTCTTTTTACTATTGTATAATTAATTAACTTGTTATTTGAATCAAATACAGGAATCTTTAATCTATTAGGAAACCCATCACCACTAATTGGTGATGAAAAGTCAATATCGTATACGGTTTCAAAAACTTGTCCTCCTCCGTTAACTTGAGCTCCTCTTCTTAAAATACCACAATATCTCAAATCTTCCTTATCTCCAAAAGCCGGTACTGTAATCGAAAAGTCAACTAATGCAACAGATGGTCTCTGACCTGGAATTTTTAATCCATAAGTTCGGGCGATATTGTAAATTGATGACCTTTGTTGAGCGTATTGAAGTACTGTTTCTTGTATACTTCTGTCAATATTGAACTGTAGGTTGTCTGAAACCGCCGCGTTTAAATCTAATAAAGCAGAAAAAACCGAAGCATCATTAAAGTTACTTACTAAATCAGGATAATATGTTTGTGTGAAATTTATTAACTCAGTCCTAATCGACTGAAAATCTCTTGTAGTATACGATATTTTTTTATTCGCCATAACTTTTAAATATTAATAATAACGAAATCGCTAGAATTAAAAACATCGTTATTAATTTTATAATCAATTTTTATTTTAGCAGTATGTTCCAAAGTACCAATTCCAGGGACTCTGAAAACTCTTTCATCATTGTCGTTAACATATGAACCTTTATCCTCGTCATCACTTGAAGCTGGTTTTATATCTATTTTAGTTATTGTAATACCGGGTATATATTCTGACACAGTATCCCTAATCTCAGCTTCGATATCGGAAAAAGTAGGACCATCTAATGGTTCGAATAAATATTCATACAATCTTGTTCCAAAATCAGGTAAAAAGTATCTAGTTCCTTTTCTTGTTAATAATAAATGAACCAAATCAGTTCTTATCTCTTCATCATTGGTTGATGATAAATCAAAATAAGTTCCGTTGAAAGAATCTCTGAATGGAAAATTTATACCGTATGTCATTGTGTGTATATTTTATAATAAATATTATTCGGTCGATTTTATATTATAATAATAACAATCCCCATCTTCTGCAACCCATCTATCGGATAAAGTTTCGACTGAAGGTAAATCAGTGTCAACTTTAATCTCTTTTGGTTCTATTGGGAATTTGTTTGTAACCCAATTTGAATCCTTCCAATAAATTCTATTATTGGGTTGGCACAAAAGATAACCGTCATCACCAATTAAAATGTGCCCGCACTTATAATCTGAAGGTTCATCAGAATATGGATTTCTGTACCAATCAACCGTCATAAGATATGTTGCCCAAATTTTTGACCCATCTCTTAAAACAACCTGACACCTTTTTTCATATAAATAATCATAAGTTGTTACAGTTACGTTTTCAGAAAAACAATCCCATAATTGTTTAAAGTGAAACGGTATGTCGTTAGTCGGTTCTTTCATGAATATTTCAGAAATTGGAACTCTTGACCTCATCATTCCATAATCCGTCATTACATGGAATGTTAATATTTTTCCAGCAACTGATTGAATGGCAAAAGCATAAGCCTTGTGGAATTTATTATCATCGTTAGGATTTTTTGTAAAATGTGATACCCTAACTAAACATTTAAATAATTCGATATTTTCATTATATACCGCCATATTAATAAATATCTTAAATAAAAAATCCCGATTACTCGGGATTTATTTTATGATGAACAACCAAAACATTCAAACTCAGAATTAGCTGGTTTTGGTGGTAAATTCATGTTACTATAATCAACTTTTGGTGGTTCAGGTGTAACATTTGGTTTTGACATTTTTGATATGTCAACCGCCAAGTGTTTTGCCCCTGTTGAAATTGCCTTTGTTCTAACATAATAACAAAGTGTTTTTAGCCCCTTTTCCCAACCATAGAAGTGTGATGATGAAATCTTAGATAGAGTTGGGTTACCCATATAGATATTCATCGACTGTGATTGGTCAATAAACGGAGCTCTGTCGGCCGCCATTTCAATCAATTCCTTCTGTGAGATTTCCCAAATTGTTTTATACTTTGGAATAAGGTGCTCAATTCTTTTAACTTTCTTATTGTACTGTTTGTCCTCAGGGTCAAGGTAGTTATTGAAATTAATCCCCTGAACTGAACCTTCATTAAGAATAATTTCATTCTTCAGGTCTTCTCCCCAAATACCGAGCTTCTCAAAATCATTAATCAAGTATTTGTTAACAATCATAATTTCACCACCAACAACACGTCTGTTAAAGATTGCCGAGTGAGCGGGTTCTGTCATCTCATATGAGCCTGTAATTTTAGCAGATGACGCAACAGGCATTTGAGCGGTGAATAAAGAATTGCAAACACCATAATCTTTAACTTCTTCTTTAAGTAATTTCCAATCCCATCTTCCTGATAAATCACCTTCATTGAGTCCCCACATATCAAATTGGAACACTCCTTCTGACATCGGTGAGCCGTTAAAGAAATCATATGGTTTATATTCTTCTGACTTACATAAACGACAACTTTCAGTAATTGCCGCAAAATAAATTGTTTCAAATATTTCTTTATTTAGTTTCTTCGCTTCATCAGATGTAAAGATATAATCCATCAAATAGAATACATCAGCAAGACCCTGTGTTCCAATGGCAATTGCTCTTTGTTCACGACCACCCTTGTTTCCCTTTTCAGTTGAGTAGTTGTTAATATCCACAACTTTGTTAAGAGCCCTTACAACTTTACGAGTTTCCTCGTACAACAACTGATGGTCAAATGTTCCTTCTTTAATGAAGTTCTTTAATACCATTGATGATAGTGTACAAATCGCAGTTGTGTTTTCATCTGTGTATTGATAAATTTCATTACAAAGATTTGACTGTTTGATTACACCGATGTTTTGGTGGTTTGTCTTTTTGTTTGCGTTATCCTTTGAGCAGAGATATGGTACACCAGTTTCAATCTGTGACTCAATAATCTTTGACCAAATTTCTTGGGCTTTAACTTTTTTACCAAGACCTAATTCAACTGCTTTGTTATAGTTTTCTTCATATTCATCACCATAACATTCTTGGAGGGGTTTAACACCCGCTTTCTTAATATCGTTAGGACAGAACAAATACCAATCACCATTGTTCTTAACAGCTTTCATAAAGTTATCAGGAATCCAAAGTGCGGTAAACAAATCACGTGCTCTCAATTCTTCAGCTCCCGTATTCTTTTTAATATCTAAAAGGTCAAAAATATCTTTATGCCAAGGTTCCAAATAAATTGCTGCGGAACCAGGTCTACGTCCTTGTTGGTTAAAGAAACGAAGTGATTCATTAACAATTTTTAAATACTTTAAAAGTCCTCCCGCAAATCCACCTGATGATGAAATTCTACTTTCTTTGCTTCGGATATTTGACATAGATAAACCAATACCCGCAGCGTCTGATGAATATGTTGAAATATCTTTCATCGTGTTCAAAAGACCTTCTCTAGAGTCCGCATCATTATAGTGAAGAACACAAGAGGCGAGTTGTGGAATTTTTGTACCGGCATTAATCATAATTGGTGTTGCCGGTGAAATAAGCTGACTTGATAGTGACTTATAGTATTCGACCGCTTGTTCAAATGATTTAGTTACCCATATTGCAACACGCATATACATATGTTGTGGACGCTCGATTGTCTTACCACTTGGTAGTTTCAAAAGATACATCTCTTGTAATGACCTCCAAGCAAAGTAATCAAAATTATAGTCATTGTCGTGATTGATAACCTCATCAATATTTGACGGACCGTAACTGCTAATCATATTGATAAACTCATCATTAACAATTCTTTCTTTGTAAAGTTCCATCATAGTGTTTGAGAAACTTGGGTTTGTTTCTTTGTGATAAGATGAAATTGCAACAGACGATGCGAGTCTAGAATAATCGTGGTGACTACCAGTATAAGCGGCGGCTATTTCATAAATTAATTTATCCAAATCTTTGGTCATAATCTCACCTTCGGTTGGTACCGAAGTGATTACTTTAATAAAGATTTCGTCCGAATTTACGTTCAAACCTTTTGCCGCTCTTTTAATTCGGTTATATATTTTCTGTGGGTTAAAGGACGAGTCCTCCCCACTTCTTTTTTTAATTTTTAAAGACATCATAGTTTTAAAAGATAATCAATTAAAAGTCGTCCGTAAAGGACAATGTTTCGTTCAACTTTGCTTTTTGGTACTCAACAGTTCTTGATTCAAAGAAGTTACCTTTTGTTTCAACTGCGATTTGTTCCATAAATTTAAATGGTTGTTCAACATTAAATTGTTTCTTACATCCCATTTTAACAAGTAGACCATCAACAACAAACTCAAGATATTGTTTCATAAGATTTGAGTTCATTCCGATAAGTGAAACTGGAAGTGATTCGGTAATAAATTCTTTTTCAATCTCAAGAGCTGACAACAAAATCTCTTTAATTCTCTTTTCACTTGGTTTGTTTTCACAGTGATTATTCAAGAGGTGAATTGCAAAGTCACAGTGAAGATTTTCATCTTTAAAGATGAGCGAATTTGCATTACATAAACCTTGCATAAGTCCTCTTGATTTCAACCAAAATATTGAACAGAATGAACCTGAAAAGAAAATTCCTTCTACGGCCGCAAAAGCCACAAGTCTTTCTTGGAATGATGCGTTTGTAATCCAATCAAGAGCCCATTTTGCTTTCTTTTGAACCGCTGGAAGTCTGTCAATCGCATGAAAACATTCATCTTTTTCTTTTGGATTTGACACATATGTATCAATCAAGAGTGAGTACATTAGACTGTGAATGTTTTCCATTGCAAGTTGAAATCCGTAAAAGAATTTTGCTTCAGGGTATTGTACTTCTCTATAGAAATTCTCCGCCAAGTTTTCATTTACAATACCATCGGATGCTGCAAAGAATGACAGTACATTTTTAACAAAGTATTGTTCATTTTCTGAAAGGTTTTCCCAATCACGAATATCACCTGATAAATCAACCTCTTCAGCCGTCCAAAACGCGGCTTGGTGCATTTTATAATATTCCCATATATCGTTATGTTCGATAGGAAATATTACAAACCTATTAGGATTCTCTACTAAAATCTTTTCCATATTAATTAATTATTTTGTTGTTCTCTTTGTTTTCTTCTTTCGAGTAAATCTTTTACTCGTTGTCTTTGTTGTTCTTCTTTCTGTTCTTCAAGTCCTAAGAACGTTACCGAACTTTCGGTATCGATTTCTAACATACCGTTATCGAACTTACAATTTTCAAACACAATACCATCGTCACCAATTCTTGATTTGGTTATTGCAATTGTGGCCAGTTTCATCTCTTTTTGTTGTAATGTTTTCGCAACAGATATAATAACGTGACCAACTTGAGCCTTCTTAATTGACCCACCCATTTGGTCTGTTGTTACGACCTCTGATGAAATCGAACTTCTGTTACCCTGTGTTGCCGTCCACCCAACCAGATTCAACTCGTGACACATTGCTTCGAAACCTCTCATAACCGAACCTTCACTCTTCCATTCATCACCCAAATTTTTATCAGGAACGATACAGTCAATATAGTCTAATACAACCATATCTAACTTAACTCCATCAGCAATCATCTTGCGAAGTTGATTTTTGATTTGAAGCATTGTTAAAGTATCTGATGGTAGTTTCTTTAAAATAAGACGGTTTTCCATCTTACTTTGTACCTCTCTAACCTTATCCATCACCTCATCTTTTTTAGTTGATAACTCATCGGGATGGACTTTTGTCCAAAGTGTGATGTGTTTACGTTGAATAATTTTTGGGTTATCCTCGAAGAATATTTGAAGTACATTGTATCCCAAATTAAATGAGTGATTTGCAATTTTGGTTAAGAATGTAGATTTACCTACTCCCGTGGGGGCTAAGATAACTCCTAATTCTCCTTTTGCCAAACCTCCTTTTAACAATCTGTCGATACCTGGTATTCCCATCGGAATTGGGTGACGATAGTCTTCGTTAAGTACATCATCCAAATTAGAGAATACATCGGCCATTCCATCTTCTCGTTCTCCAACTTGTAGAGCTTCTCTAACTAGTTCTTCTAGTTTGTCATAACTTTCAAACTCACCACCATCAATAACTTTTTGAGCTTTAGTAATGGCTTTTTGTAGTTCTTGTTGTTTACAAAACTTGAGAGCCTTTTCTTGAATAAAACCACTGCCTTCAATTGGGGAGTCTTTGATTTTTGTGATAGTGTCCAACACAATTTTAGAGGCCAATTCTTGTTGTAGTTCAGACTTGGTTATTTGCTCTAATGTATCAAAAGTAGGTACGTGTTCGTATTTGGAATAGTACTCCTTAATCATTTGCAAGATGATTTTGAAGTACTTATTTTCAAAATATTGTTGTTCTATAACGTCAATTATGGACCTTCCGAACTCTTTATCAATAATGATTTGATTCAATAATTGTATTTGAAAAGAAGACCCTAAATAATCGAAATTTTTGTTTGACGCCATAGTAAATTTTTGTTCGTTTTTGATAAATATTATCGCTTAGTACTAATTCCCGCGAATTCAAAAGTTAAATTTTTCGCTGAAAAAATGTCAGTAAGTGATGAAAGCAAACTTTTTATATGAGGGCGGATATCTACGGTGTATCTTATTTTAGGAGGGAAAATCTTAGCATCAATCTGACGATGACAAATTGTCATGTCCCCATGTTTAATAAAGATGTTAAAGTGTTCTGGTCCGTCGGTATATGACGTATCCAAAATAGATGGGTTACCCTGAATCTCATAAGAATTTTCAAGCATATAATCCACAGTTTTCATCTTCAAACGATGCATGAGAGTATTTTTAAATTCTAAAATAAACTCATAAAGTTCGGATGAGTATTTTGCTTCGGGATTGTAATCACGAACATTAAAATACCTCTGAACGATGATGTTATCGTTAACCATCATCAAAAACTCAAGTTTTGTTAAATCTTGCTCTTTCATAAAAAATTACTTTTTGGTTTTAAATTGTTTTTTTTCTTTTCTTGTTAATTTCATAAACGGTTTTACAAAGTTTACCCAAGCCTCGTCATGTTTTGGGAGAAATTTGAAGAACCCATCCTCCATCATCATACGGATTAGGTTTCTATACCCTCTCCCCTCGGGGTCTAATGTTTCACTATAATATAATTTGACTATTTCCTTACCTTCCTCTGTGATTAACGGATTAGACAAATCCACGATTTTGTTGTTAATCTCAAAAAATTCATTTCCATAGATACCTGATTTTGTTTTACCTGAAAGTAAGTTTTGTAATATTTTGTTTTTTTTGTCCTCAGTAAGTAATACCTCGGCTCTTGTTAAAATATCGTTAAAAGAAACCTCATGGTCAAGTATCTCAGGAAATAATTTGACTAAAGTTTTTTCACCCAAATAATAGATACCATCAATATTATCAGACTTATCACCTGACAATATTTTATATGTTTTTACATTATAGTGGGGTATCTCAACCTCGTGTAGTTTGATAAAATCACCTTTTTTATAGGTTAATCTTTTACTGGGTGAGTATATAGACACGTTTTGTGATATAAGCTGTGTTAGGTCTTTATCACTCGAGAAAATGGTTATAATCTCATCATTTGCAATCTGACAATAATAAGCAATAAGGTCATCAGCCTCATTGTTGTTAATATCAACCTGACGAACAAACATCTCTTCAAGATATTGTTTTACTCTATGTTTTTGTTGGTAAAACGACTCCTCTTTAAAGTCATAACCAGGTTTTCTGTTCTCCTTGTATTGGGGGTATATTATTTTTCTTGTGAGAGAACTCCCTTCACCATCCCAGAATACGACTACTTTATCAAAGTTTTCTTCTTCAATAAAACGTCGGGTAGTATTTAGAAAATGCCAAATACCCCCAACGTGTTTACCTTCGTGAAAGAAATCTTTCACACCATGAAATCCAATTTTTAATAAATTGTTTCCGTCAATTAATAATGTTTTGGTCACCTTTTATTTAATTAAGGTTCGACTTCTTCTTTCAAATCAAAATCCAAATCAGATACACCCAAAATATCTTTCCAATATTCAGCGTGTTCTTTTTTGTAACTTTCGATAGATGCCTTTTCTTCTGCCGGTTCTTTACCAGCCATAAATCCGTGTGGTGTTACTATAATTTTACCATCCTCATAACCTAATCCATTGATATGATTTTTAAGTACAGATACTTTGGTACGAACTGCAAATTTAACAGTTCTCTTATCTTTTGTGGCGGTAATTTTTGTAGTACCAGCACCTTTTTGATTACCAAACAAAAATACCAAAGATGAGTTTAACCAAATTGCTTCACCACCTTTTGCCTTAATTTTTGGTTGACCAAATGGATTATCAGGAAGTTCAACCCAAGGTTGATTAACAATTACAAGTGTGTTTTCAAACTTTGAATCAGCTTTACGACTACCTGAAATTCTTTGGTTAATACCCATACCAATCTTGTCAGCAAGAACTGAAGCATTGTGTTGTTTACCACCTTTACCTTCAAAAGTCATCTTACAAGGAACTGAACCAACTGAGTCCCAAAGGAAAAGCAAACTATAATCCAATTCACCTTTTTCTTGGGCATCCAACAAGTTGTTGATATACTCGGTAATTTGTTCGATGTAATCAAAATTATTGTTGAATAGATAAAAACCATCCCAATCAATCTCACCTGTTGATTCATCCACAACCTCCTCACATTGGAACCCCATAATACGAGCGTGTTCAAATGACCACTTTTGTTCGGTGATAATGAATACAGGTAGGATTCCTTTTTTCTGAGCATCGACCGCCGCCTTTACAAGTGCAGTGGTTTTACCCGTATCAGAGTGACCCAAGAACATATTGATGTGTCCAATCGCCGGCCCTGGTATTCCAACCGCATCCAAAAATTCTGTACCCAAGTCAAAATATCTTTGAGGTTTATATTTTGCCGAAGTAGAGAACTTAGATTTGATTGAATCTAAACCTAATTCTTTTTTCTTAATTGCCATATTAACTATATTTCTTGAATTGTTGTAAAGCGTCTAGCTTATCTTTTGCACTTGCCAATTGGTCAACAAATTTATCCATCTCTTCCAAATGTTGAGGATGTTCTCCGATACCAACAGGATTATTGAAATAGACCATTAATGTTGCTTCAGCTTCTGAAATTTGGGCGGAGTACTTGTTTGTCAACGCCTCATACAATTTTTGCGTAATTTTTTCTTGAGTTGTCATTTTTTTAAGGTATTAAAAACCACCCCATATTTCAGGGGTAGTTTGTTTAACATTTTTTATTAGAAAGGAAGGTCGTCTGATGGTTCATCGTCTGACTGTGGGTCAACGACTGATTTCTTACCACCCATAGATACCGTTTCCTCAATTTCACTTCCGTAGATATACTTACCAGCGTCAGAATCCCAACGTGGAACTTCGCCACGAGCAATAGCTTCGAGATACTCGGCCGGCTTCTTAGAATATACATCACCCCAAGTCAATTCATCATTAACCCAAGTTTCTTTTGTCTCCTTATCCTCATGTAGAGGAGATGGGTCATCGTGCATAATTGTCTGAATGACAGTATAAGTAGCTCCTTTTGGGGTCTTAGCCTTTGTCAATTCAAGAATGATATCTCTACCATTTTCAGGGTCAGTGATATCTCCTTTTTGACGGAAAATTGGGATGATTTTATCCAAGATACCTTCGTTCTTATAGTTATGCTTGAAACGCCAAAACTTAACTCCGTCTTGTTCGTTGTCACGGTCAATAACCTTAACAATATAGAATTTACGTGGTTTGTACTGTTTTGCAAGTTCCTTATCAGACTCTTTTCCTGTTGACATAAGTTCTTCGTAAACTTCAGACAATGGAGAACGCTCGTTGTCATTTTTACCTGGGTCAAAAAACTTCTGCCATTTTCCATCAACTTGAACTTCGTGGAACCATACCTCTTTGAATGGTGAACTTCCGTCTTTTGTTGGGAGTATTCGTAGTCGTTTTTGACCTTGTTTCTCGTTATCCTTGAGGATAGCCGCGAAATACTTTTTCATTCTTTCATCTTGAGACATTTTTGAGGCGTTAGATGAACCGCCTTGTTTTGAATTTTCGTACTGCGAAAGAATCGCATCTAAAGAATTGTTTGTCGCCATAATAATTAAATTTAAAATTGTTTATTAATAATAAGTGTCAGCCTTTGTTTTGTCAAATTAAAAAGGGGTCAAATGACCCCTTTTATTATCTTACCTCGGTGAAGTCTCCCGATTCCTCATCTCCAAAATCTCTAAAACTTTTTTTGATGTCTATAGGTGAATAACCTTCAACATCATCCTGAGTTAAAACATAATCATTCTTTCCCGTTTTTTCCATATCAATCTCTTTATCTTCAAAAAAATCACTAAGTTTCTGATTAAACGGTCCTGAATCTAAACTACGTAATTCAAGTTTTTCCTCCGGAGTTTTTGTTCTATATTTTTCAACTTTAGCCTCCAAATCATTCAATTTGGTAACTATAGAGTCCATATTAGACAATTTACTTTCCAACTCTTCTAAATGTTTAAATAAGTTATCAAAGTATTCTTCTTGTTTTGTTTCAATATTTTTTTGTGACTTAACTAAGTCAGTTATTTCTAACTCTTCACCTTTAGATTCTTTTCCTTCCTCGTCCCCAATTTTTTCAACATCAGGGTCTGTTGCAACATCAACAGGTTGTGGTACCGCCGCTTCAGGGGCCGGAGCACCAGGAGGTGGTGGGACCGCGCCTGGGTCGGCGGGTGCTGGTGGTGGAACTGCTTCTTCTCCAGGAGGTGGAGGTGGAACGTCTTGTTCAGTTATATATCGATTGATATCGTTATATCTTTTTAATTCGTTTAATATTTTAGTATCTATTCCCATTTTTTAACCGTTTAAAAGTTGTTTAACTCCATGTAAAGTTTCAACCTGAATTTTTTTATTGGTATTCATAGTGTTATCAACTCTCTCAATTAAACCATCTTTAATTCTAAGAGTATAACACTCACCCGTATCTAAATCACAAACTTCTTTATAACCGTTACCGTTATCTCTTTCTGTTATTCGAGTGTTCTTACCCAAATAACTATCTAATATCTCTTTAGTACCCATAAGTTTTTATTTATAAATATCTTTTATTTTAGAAATTTCCACTAATATATTGTACAGTTTGACTTCTACTATTATCAAGCGTTACTCCATCGGACAATACAGGGTTCAAAGTTACTCTAAATTTCACAGATTCTACTGGAGTGTCTGAACAATCCGAATCTAATTGAATGTCCTCTAAAGATATTGATAAACTTTGTTTGTCACTAGAAATCAAGTTTGATATATTATATTGATAATCAGTTTGTGAACATTCAGATGGTGAAGTCACTTTATACTCCGCAACTATCATAACCCATTTTTCATTATTTGTGTTATTAACTGTCACAACAAATTTGGGGTCACCTACTGAGGTTCTTGTTATACTTAATAACTGTGTTGGTTCTGTCGAAGTTGCAGATTGTCTATTAACTTGGTCGTATGCAAAAATCGCAGATTGAACTTGACTTTCAATATTTCCTAAATCAACAATATCCATGTCTTCATATATGGTTTCAGGTTTAATATTTTGTTTAGAATTTAAAATAATAAATTTAGTTATTTCTTTATAATTGTCCTCACTAATTGTCGCAACTCTACTTCTCCACCTATTAGATAAAAATGTAACAAACTTATCAGTATTTTGGAAAGATGCATATGGTACATTGTCGGTAGAACAAAAATATTCTTTTAAGAAGTTTGACTCTCCTGATTGTCCCCATGAACTTGTTAAGTCAATCCCCCCAAAATTGAAATTGTTTGACGAAAAACCCGCTGCCGAACCATTTGAATTTAACCAAATAAATGCATAAATTGTATGGGCTAACTTAATGTTTGCACCTCCATTTAAATTTAAAACAGAATTAACAATTTCATACATTTGAGTTAAGTTAAATTCTTTTTTAACAATTTCAGCTTTAGTGTAAGATGCGTAGTCTGAATTAGATACACATTCTTGATTAGCAGATTTTGTACTTGCGGGACTATTATTCAATTCATAATTCAATAATCTTAATTGGTCAATTGAATTAGTTGTTGTATTCGAGGTTGGTCCGGTGGTTAGAGTCGGAGAAGTCACACTATTTGATGTTCCTGCGGCTGCGTTTGTATTTGTTACATTTTGTGTTGATTGCGCAACTTGAGGTGTATTTGAACTTGATTCAACTTTTAACTTATCCTTTATTATTTTTAAAAGATTTGTTCTTATCGTTTGGACAAATTGGTCAACTTTCGGTAAAGACGCGGTTGGTTGTCTAATACCGGTAATTGTGGTGTGAAACATACCAGGGACTATGTTATGTGTTACATCCAAAATCATATATGGTCCGCTGAACATAGGTACATACCTCAAATTAAAATACATACTTGGTTGTATCATTGCGTTACCCATCATCATTATCTTACATTTATAACTTCTGTTTTTATAAATGTTATATAAAGATAAATTCTGCGTTGCACCTCCTCTATTACCTGATTGGTTTGCCATTTGATTAATCACCTCTAATGACTCAGCAGTAGAGGTTCCTGCCTCTTGAGATACGTCAAAACTTTGGAATATTTGTTGATTTTGTGTCCCAATATCAACATTAAATCCTACAACTTTATTCGATTTGTCCCAATCTGTTTTACCAACTTGATTTTCTACTAATGGATTAGAAGTTTTTCTCAAATCAAAAGCGTCATCTTTGAACCTGTAATCAACATTTTTATTTATTGCTAAATGTTCTGATGGTTTTGAGATGAAAAAACAAACCATTTTAGATGATGAATCTCTATAGTCAACATTCAAAAAAGTACCAAACAAAGTATTAGCGAATTCTAAAGTACCTTCGGGTCTAGGTTTTGGATTTTTAACCGCATCTTGTACATTATAGAAATTAACATACGATGGTATATTCATCACCATGAAGTTATTTCTTAATAAGACAGACTGAGCAAAACTTAATACTGACATTTTGGGACTAGCATCCATTATAAAATTTTTCAAATGAAAAATGTCGGCAATAACCGTGTCACCAATATTCCTACTAGCTCTATCTAATAATAGTAAATCTTCAAAAATTGTTTTATTTTTAAAATCACCACCAGAAATCCATTTATCGTTAGTTGCTTTAAATGACTCCCATAGTTCTAATTTTGTCTGAGAACCATCTAAATCTTTTCTAACACCTTTACTGTTTTCAACAGTTATTAAAGGTAATTTAGACCTTAATGTTATCATTAAATTATCTACAATTGTTCCTTGGAATCTGTCAACAGCACTTAGGTAGTTATCCATATTGTTAATGAATGTGACTTTACCCCAATTGTTGGTTGAACTCGGTACTAATGGGAACTGTGGTTCGGGAGGAGTTGTTACTGCGGCAATATATTGTGGGTCTAAAGGTGATTGTGAATAAAAACCGTAAATTTCAGTTATTGCAATTTTTGCTAAATTCAAATTGGTTTCTCCAGATATACCTACTTGTTCTCCAACAAACTTTATTTCCTGTGAAAAATTCCTAAATAATGAAAATTTATTTTCGTTTTGTTTATAGATAGTTACAGTTGACCCATCATTTAAAGTAAAAATTTCTATTATTAATCCCACAAATTGTTGTGTAGGTAAAACAGGCGGTATTGGTAATGGGGAAACCGAAGTTTGTGGTTGAGTTTGTGTTAATTTTTGTGTTGCATAAATTTTAATTATCGGTGCAAAATTTTTGATATTCTGTACATTAAATCCAACATTTAAATCTATGAAGAAATCGGTTATAAATGAACCACTATCTTTATAAGTGAGTTCAGGTATATCTGAAAATCCAACATATATTCTAAGAGTTTTCCATTCTTCAGGGAAATTTGTTTGTGATGTTGTTAATGTAACAGACCCCCCTTGAACTGGTAATGCGTCTGGTGTTGCCTCAGTATATTTTTCCCATGTGTATGGGTCTTCAATAAATTTATTGGAAAAACTGTAGAATAGTTTTTTATCGAATGACGATGGATTTCCATATTTGAATACGTAGTCAAAATTTAAAAATTCTTTAATGTATGAATTAATTGTTTGACATTGAATTTCTTGAGTTCTTGAAACCGCTTCGGTACCTGTTGCTCCTGTGGTACTTTGTTTAGGCACTTTCATCATTTCTCTCATTAAAAATTGGAAATTTTTGAAAGATTTTTCAGTTTTGGTTAAAGTTTCAGATAAATTTTTTAAATCGTAATCATATACTGATTTGGAAAAATTTAAAAACTCTTCTTCAAACTTATTTAAAATTTCTGTATCAAATGCCGAAAATATTTCACTGATTTTTGAGTATCCTACAATAGGGTTGTGTAAACCAAAATTTTCTTGTGACGATACATCGCTTTCGGTAAAAATTATTTTTATATATTCATCATATTCTGGTTTTTTTATTTTTGATAAATCAAAATATCCATAGTGAGGTGCCGCCCAAAAATTTCTAATTGAGCCATCGTACATTGCCTGATTACCCTTAACTTCCAATTTTAATTTGTCAATGTTACCTTCCTTAATAAAACATTCATTAAATGTTTGGTTAAGTAATGAACCTTGGGATGGTATCGGATATGTAAAAGTTTTTATTATATTATCCACATTAACAGACCATGGTATTACTCGTAAATCTCTCATAGGGTTGGCATCGTCAAACCCTTCAGGTTCGTCAATAATGGCTTCTGACACATAATTTAAAGTCACTCCACTATCGAAACCGTTCTGAATATCAGTATCGGTAAAAGTACTATAAATCATATATCCCTGATAAAACACATTGAAATCATTTATTAGTTTTGGATAAAAACCTGTGTTTATCAGAGTGGATGTTTCGGTACCAATGATTGTATCTTTTTCTAAAACTATGTCGATATTTGCCCCATTAATTATTAAACCATAATTTCTAGTTGGTACATTAGTAATAGGGTCAAAATTCTCAACTTGTTTAAAGTTTTGCCAACAATCATCTAATATGTCAATATTGTCTTCAACATATTTTTTGTATCTGTGGTAAATTGAACCAATTTTCAAAATCCACGCATAAGGTACTTTGTGTATCGCTCCGAATTTTTTCAAACTAGCCAAGATATAATCTAAATCTTCAACAGTAATATTTGAATCGGAAGTTTTATAAGTTTTATACTTTTCTCTTAGAGTTGATAGTGGTAAACTATTTAAGAACAAATACGCAGGTACGGTGTAAGGATAGTCATCATAATTTCTAAATTTTTCTACCGCCTGTTGTATTGAGTTCACATAAAACGGTGTATTCAACATGGAAGTTGTTTGATAAAATCCTACTTGTCCTGAATAATTGTAATAAATTAAATCTCCTTCAGTTACTAATTGTTCAGAACGTACTCTTTCGTTATAAAAATCAACTAGATTTGTTGTAGTATCAGCGGTTGGTACTACAGTATTTTCGTATATAAAATTAGTTATTGGTCTTTTTTCTAATGTAGATAAATTATAAGGAAAATTAGTAATAGTCTTATTTGACTTATTATAAGTCAAAATTTTTGTAGTGTTAAACGCCGATTTATTATCCGAAATTGATTGACCATTAGCTAATTTATCTTTACACCAACTTAAATTAGTTAAAGGATAAATGTCTGAATAATCATAACTATTAGAAGAGCTACTACCTGTTATATAATTTAAAAAATCATCCTCTCTATCCAAAGAAAGTAGTGGATTTGATTTAGTTTCTAAAATTTTGTCTAAATTTAAAAATTCAAATTGTGAATTTTGTACCGTATTTCTTATGTAACTTGTATTGAATATACCTCTAATAAAATTTTGCCAGCTTTGTCCTGTACCTCCATTTGATATATGTCTGAGTGTGGTTTCAAAATTAGCAGAATTAATTCCATACTGTTTAAATTTTTCAATTAAAAATGGGTTGTCAGTACCTAAAGCATAAAGCAAATTAGTTTTTTCAGCGTCTGCGATGATACTACTAACCAAATCTTTTTCTTGAATTGATGATTCTGCTCTTGATAACCTTGAATAATAAATTGTATAAAATAGTCTTTCGTATATTTCAAAGAAAAATTTAACTTCTTCTTTATTGCCATAAACAATATTCTCAACAGGAAATTCTATAGCATTAAAACTAAGTCTATTAATATCGGTTTGTTCATTAGATACTGGTTCTGGATTATCTATTTCAGGATTTCTATTTACAAACGCATTAATAAATTCTTCAACAAATTCAACTTCAGGCCATTTTTCATAAGAAGTAGCGTTAGTTAAATTAGAATACTTAGGGTCACCAGGGTACGCAACAATGTATTTTTCTTGCCCATTTTCTCCGGCGGTTTCTACAATATATTGTGGCCATGGATATATCGGTAGGTTAGTATTATCACCACTTGATAAATTATCAGGATTTGCGTTCGAAACTGATGGGTCTAAAATAGCCTTCTTTCTGTCTGTGTCGTCTCTAACTTCCCACGCCTTTGCATGGACATCGTCCATTATTCTTAGAAACGCCTCTCCATTTGCAAAAATAACAGATAGAACATTTCTAATCGTAGGCACAAATCCAATTCCGTTATCTTTTGATTGAATTTTTTCTGTTAAAGCTTTAGTAAGAGCGTCTTGAATTTTTTCTCGATATGATTTAACATCTTTGAACATTCTATTAATTTCACCTAAAAATGTTCTAAACAATGGTACAGGTGACTGTTCTTCATTTAAATCACCAAATTTGTAATACGTATATTCAGGAACAATGCCCCCATCTTTCATTATAATTTTTCCCGAATTAAATGTCATATTTGTGTTTAGTTCGGCTTGTAATTTACTAATTTCATCGTTAGTAAATTTTTTCTTACTCGACCTTTGATTTAATGTTTTTTGTAAATTGACATCTTCGGGTTTATCAATTATTTCTAAAAATATGTCGAAGGTTATATTATTTGGGATAGCACATTTTTCTAAGTTTCCATTTATTTCATATGACCCGTTAGTACCTACTGTTTCATTTTTATTCAAAATTTCATTATACTCAGTAATGTATTTTTTTAACTCCGCTAAGGCCACCTCTCGTTTCGATTGTTCATCGAACTCTTTTTTGAACGAATAAAGTTTTTCCCCACTTAAATTACTAACATAGAAATTTTCGTTATCCATATACTTATCTTTCCACGATTTTTGATAAGTTGCGATATTTCCCTGATATTCTCTTAACTTTTTTTCATATTCTTGTACGTTGTTTAATGGGTCAAGGTTTTGTTGTATATAAGATTCTAAAGTGTTTTTGATAAAATTCTCCAATCTATAATACATTTGGAGAATTGTTATCTCAGGAAAATCATCGGGTATTAGTCCTTTGGTTTTATATTCACTATACATCTCGTGCATTTTCTGTTTACCTAACGAAACCGATACACTAGTTATATTTGCAAATTGTGACGGTCCTCCTTCAACACCTTTTATATCAATATTTTTTTGATACATTTGTGGTGTTGCAATTGCTGCCGCCATAGTTACCTCATTTAACACATTATATTTATAGGTAATCATACTAAGAGTAATATGGAAATTACCCGAAGATGTATTGTACCTACTATTAAAACTTTGTAACATTAATGGTAATCTTACCGCCTTTCCATAATATCCCTTTATAGTCAAATAAAATATTGGGTATGGCATATTAAAAAATGCAGCATATGGTGAATTATTACCCGATTCAAATAACGCTCTACCTTTAACGTCTTCTAACTCAATTGTTATCACAGGAGTAAAAGAGGTGTTTTGTTGTATAGAAATTGATGTTATACCTAACAACCCACTATCTACCGTACCATTATTTCCTCCCGATAAATTGGTTTGTTTTGCATAATACTCTTCATCCTTTGAATTAATCTTGTTTTCCGACTTTAGATTCTCCTGACCTGTTAAATTATCTGTATAATCATTTTCAAGTATTCGTTTACCACCCGGTTTTAAGAAATTAATAGAGGCAATTGATGTATTTCGGATGATATCGTCATTATTAGACCCAACAGCTAATTTTGTTCTTGGAATTGGTTTACATTCCAAATTAGCATACATGACTAAGTCTTCCTGACTTACGTATCTTTCTTTAGCGTTACCATTTTCATCAATAACTTTGTTTGGGTCTATTATGGTAATGTTGTTGTAATCAAATTCTACTAATATGTTCTCTGAATTATCTGCCATAATAAAAGAAATGATTGTCTAACTGATTTTTATAGTCCTGTAATGAAGTTATCAGCGGAAATGGAATAGTCAATACACTGCCGTCAACTATATTCCATTCTTGTCCTCCAAATTTTGGGTTACCCATTAAAATTAACCACCCAAAAAAAGGAGTCCCATAATATTGTTGTGATACCTTATCTAATCTAGATTGACCAACTTTATAAATGTACCTTTTGTCAGTACTTTTAGAAGGCAAATCAACATATGTCACTACCGATGGTGAACCATCAACAAGAAACTCACTATATCTATTATAATATTGTTTTTTTGCCATAACTTATGAATTGAATTTTGCTTTTCCTATATATGTACTATCCTCACCGGTATTTCCTCCACTATATAACTGTGAAATAGCAGTTTTTTGAGTTTCCGCATCAGTTCCAGGTACTGTGGTATAAGTAAATTTACGAGTTTTTCCTTTAGGGTATAGTTTTTCGTCCAAACCTTCAGAAAAATCTTTAAATTCACTACTTTTCTTAAAGTCTTTATATAACTTTTCTTCGGCGGAAATTTCTTTACTGTATTCTTTAGCTAAATCATCAACAATATCCTCGAATTTCTTTTTTAATTTTTGTGGGTCTTTTACATTTTCTAAATCACCTTTTATTACCGCATTTACAAATTCTTGACGTTTTGTTCTATTATCAAAAATTCTACCGACAACTAAAAAGAATGTTTTTTCCGGTGTTGGTGACTCTGCATTACCTATAAAATCTTGATATATCGGGATAAAATCTGCAGTAAAATCACCTATTGGTTCAAATATCTTTTTATCTTGTAAAAATTCATAATACTCTTCTAGCGTTAATTGTAATCTCGCAATATCATTCCACAATTCATCATCTGTTGTTGTTATAGTATCGTCATCAATGGTTGTTGATTCACTCACCTTATCAGTTCCCGAAAGAGTGTAGGGTCTTGGAACTCCCTTATCAATAATTTTACCATCAGTTAAATCTGCAACCAAATTTATTTTTCTTAAATTTTGCACATAATCTTGTTCCAACAAAACTAATTCCTGTATAGTAGTGAATATTCCGTTTGAGAATTCAGAAGAAAGAGAATTAATATAATCGACCATATTGGTAATGACCGCAGATAAATCTTTTGGTTGCCATTCAATAGTGTTTAATTCACTAATAATTGGGTTAGTTTGGTCCTGAATTTCTAATATTACTTTATCAAAAATTTCTTTTATTTTCGCGTCCATTTTATTTGGGGCTCCGTAAATTGGAGCCGAGCCAACTTCATCCAAATCAACATTAAGTAAACCTTCACTATATAATCTATTATTACTTATAATCTGAACAATACCTTGGTTTGTATTCAACATTATTTTTTCTAAAAGATTAGGAACCGCATCAATATATCCTTTTGTTTGGTCAAACAGGGTATCCATTATTTTTTGATATGCTATTTCACCAGTTTGACCACTTTCAACAGGTATATTAGTTATAATTTCACCAATTGTTGTTCCTCCATCATTAGTTCGTTGGTTCTCTACATTAGCAACTGTTGCTGGTTGTTCTGACTGTTCAATTGAGTCTATTAATTTCTTATCAATTACTTTCCATGAATCATCAGTCCATGTTGACCTTTCATCATAAATTTCTGTGTTAGCATAATAATTAAATGACAACGCATTCTGCAATTGGTCAACTGGTTCTTTCAATCCATGTCCTCCAATCATGGAAAAAGACATTTGAACTTTCACCACCATTGGTTGTAATCCAATACCCTCAGGATTCATATCATAAATTAATGGCTCATATGTAAATGCTATATTATCAGGCACTATCTTACAATTATAAAAATCTCCAATTCTTAATATTAAAATGGGGGGAGCTCCAAATGAAGTGTTAATTGCATCATTTGTTTTTGGTTTACCATCCGCTCCTATAGTAGGAACTGTTTCTCCAGGTCTAGTACACTGATTAAGGAAAGTTAATCTAGCATTTAAACCCTCAGGTGTCATTGAGTGGAACGCCGGATTAAAATATTTAATTTTTTCTTTAATCGAATCATATACCATTGGTACGTCTTGTTTTAGTACCTCAAAATAATCACATTCACTTAATAAGTTTCTTAATATTTTTTTACTAATACCTTCTTTTAGTTTCTTCTCAATAGTTATGGTTGGTTGTGGTTTTGGAAACTGAGGGGTTATACCTTGTCCTGATGTTTCGTCAGAAGGGGGATTTTCAATTGTAGTTGTTTGACCTGTAACTTTATTAACAAATGTCGTTTCTTCTTTTGGTATATCGGTATAGTTAATACTAGTAATCCTTACCCTTCTGCAGGCCATAGCACTTACAGAATAAATTAACGAACCTTGATTAGTTTTACCGTTCTTATCTTTAGTTTCTTCGGTACAATTAATTGGGTCTTGAGATATATTACCTTCCCCAACCGGAATTGTTGTGTTTTCACCAGACCCTCCGGCAGAATTTATTTTTAAAGAACCGTCTTCTAAATATTTTTTAAACGAAACATCACCTTCAGAATAATTTTGTAAATATTTTATTACAGAATCAATTCTTCTTTCGGATAATTTTTGATTATATTCAGGCGTTGCCTTAGCCGAAGCCGCACCTTCTAAAGTTATAACAATAGTTCCCTTTTGTTCTGATAATATCTTATATAAATCTTGTACCATACAAGATGAACCACTATTAATTTTTTCAAAATTATTTGTTATAACATTATCAAAGAAATCAAGAACATTACCATTAAAATCATCAGTATTAAATAAATTATTAGCCTGAGCTCCGTAAACTTGTTTATTACTAACATATGAGTTGTAAGCACTCAAATAATCCTCATTCGATGTTGTACCATTATTAGGCCCTGGCACATTATTATCAAAATAAAATGACAAATTAGTATAGGTATCGGCAAATGCTTCTAATTCAGGCTCATTAGACACTTTTTTAGTTTCAGGAACATCTCCCCATAAATCCGACACACAAACTTCAGGGTCTTTTGGTATTGATTCAACAACATAGTTTACCTCTTCTTCGGTTAATTGTGGATTATTCAAAATTTCTTGGTAGGTATATAAATCCTTGGCCGGTATAGTATTAAATTTTTGGGCTAACTCATATATATCGTACTTTACACACCCCGCAAAAAAGGAATCAATAATAGAATCAACTCTTTCTCTTGCAGTACCTTTCAATTGTTTTTCAATAATTAAATTCATAATTGAAGGACTATCAACTATAATAGTCCAACTTAAAGTTCCACTACGACTAGTGTCTTTATATGTATAAATCGGCTCAGGTCTACCTAAAAAAGAAGTCGGACTAAAACTTGGTTTACTTGTATCACTAAATTTTAAATCATATGGAGGAAACCACATTACCCTACCCCCATTTGGACCTTTTTCACATGTTGGAAGTTCGTCATAGGTATATCCGGGTCTACTGGATGTTCTCCACGCTAAATTTTCAATAGAGAACATATATTTTTTAGCATACCCACCTGTTCCGTTATTTCCGTCAGCAATAATATTTGTTGAGCCAGGGTTTTTAGTTGGAGAAATATTCAAATTGAAGGTGTTATCTAATACGGAATATGAAAATCTTCTTCCTGAATTAGTAATACCCTCAGTCTTTTGTAAATCAGAGTAGGTATAGTAAGGAGTATCTTTAGCAAAGACTCTACAATATTCAATACCCGCTTGAGTTCCTGTGGTATTATCAACATAAGATAAAACTTTAGAACCTTTAGTCATTTCTTTATATCCATCATTGAATACTTTAGAAACTTGATTGATTGCATTACCTACGTGTTTTAATCTAGCAATACCTTCTACTAAGTCAGCAGATTCAATTAACCTTTGAGTTTGGTCTAATATTGAGTTATCTTTAAAATCAATATTTGTTGATGAGTCACGAGTATAATTAGAACTAACTAAATTGAATTGTTCGTCCAAACTTCCCGCTCCGCCACCTGGTGTTGGTTTGTATCCCGCATTTCCTTTATATTTTGGCGATGTCCAAACAAATTGACCATCAATTCCTCCTCCATCTGATAAAGATTTTCCAGCTAATCCAAAATTAAGAACTTCTTGATTTCCTTCGTATAATATAGCTAATTCGGATGGACCATAAACAGGTGTTTGGACCTGTTGTCCATATGGATTTATTGGCAACTGATTGGGTGGTGAATTTATTTGTGAAGGTTCTGAAGTATTACTTCCAACATAATAACCACCTATTAACGTTCCATTATTAGGATTAATTGCGGATGCTAGTAGGTTTGTCAACCCTTGAGCTAAAGTACCTAATAATCCTCTATCATATGCGGGTCTATATCTATTATAATCTATATTATTGAATAGTGCCGACCTTTGTCCATTTCCTGTATTTGCTAAAAATATTTCGGATGGATTTCTAGTTATATTTAAAATCGGTCCTAAAAAACCACCTGTTAAATTATTAGTAACATTTAATGCCGTTGATGTTTGACTGGTCTGTAAATTACCGTTGGTGTTTTCATCAAAATAATCACCAGGTATTGGTGACACGGGCCAATAAGCACCAGCTAATCTTGTCGCAAAATCAACCGCCGCTAATATAGGATTTTCAGGTACGGTAATTCTCCAATTTCTGTAAACTAAAGGTTGTTGACCTGTTATTAATAAACTAGCCTCGAATGGGTCCTGTAAACTAGCTAAGTTGACAGCCCCTACCGTGTTTTGATAAATCTCAAAATTAATTCTCTCAATAAAAAGTTCCTTTAATGTTTGAGCACCTAAACGAGCGATAAATGAATCTTGTGATAATGGTCCGTCTGAACCAACCGGATTTGTAGATGTTAATATCTCATACGGACTATAAAATGATGGAACAAATGTTGGTGGGTCCCAATAAGGCGAAAAATATTTATTTAAGTTAGGTAAATCGTCAACCTCATATAAAAATTTGAATCCTCCATCGGGTATAAAGCTGTTTTGATTTGCAGGACCTGTAACTAATTCATTTAACCAATAATTACTCAACCCGACTAAGGGGCTATCAATTAATGGATAGTACGGTTGAGCGGTTGGTTTTACTGGAACAAGAGGTCCATTATAGTTGATGTTGAAATCAAATCCACCCGATGGTCCAAATTCATTAAGAGGATATAATTGATTTGCAAATGGATTTTTTGCAATCAATTTATCAGGTGAATCAATTACTGAAAAATCAGATTGATTATACTCATAAGTTATATCGCCAGACGGTGGAGTATAAACACCTGTAACAGAATAAGGTTGTAAATTTCTTACAATAAGTGATTTACGAAAAGATTCACTAGATGCAAATGATAAAGTGCTCTCTGACATTATAACATTTTATATATAAATACAATAAAAGGTTTTTTTTAATGTGCTGGTTTTAACTTAAGGTCGGGATATTTTTCCTCAACAATTTTAACTATTTCTTGTTTAATTTGTTCGGTTCTTAATGCGTCTGAAACTTCTTGAACTGACATTCCAGGTGGAACATCTAATTTTATATTTACATCCACAGTTGAATTATTGTTAATAGTTTGTGTATTGGTTTGTGGGGTAGTTTTTGTTGACTGTGTTTCATTACCTTGATATTCCGCAATTTTTGCTTTTATGTCAACTCCACTAACTTCTTTTATGTATCCAGAAAGTTCATCAACTAACGTATTTACAACACCGGCAAATATATTATCAGACTCTTCTAATTTTTTTCCTTGTTCGGCCAAATTTTGAGCCAAACTTTTCATTTGTTCACCTAATAAACCTCCGGCATCTTCACCCATTTCCATGAATTTTCCTCCAACATCAACATCTTTACCTGACAAAACATCTTTCATTAAATTCGTCATCTCTTTAGGGTCCGCAATGTTAAACAACTCACGAATACTTTTTGCCGACATAACATCTCTATCGGTTACAACATCTGTCATATTTGTATAACCTTCTTTTATCGCCTCAGTAACTTCCTCACCTATTTTAGATGTCGCCAACGCTCTTGAGGTTCTCCCGGCCATTTTTGCTAAGCTCGCTTCCATACTTTGTTGGAGGTTCAACTGTTCCTTAGCCAAATCTTCCATTGTTTTAGGTTTGGCAGCCTCTAATATTTTGTTAATTTCTTCCTGACTATCTGTTCTAGCAAGTAACTCTTGTAAGTTTTGTTCTGTACCATCAATTGATATTACATATTGACCATCCTTCATTTCGGACAAATTTGCAACCATTTTTTGTTGCTCTTCGGTCATAAACTCAGGAAATCTTATTTTAGACAACTTATTTTCTAATTCTGCGGAACCTAAAGCCATTTTTGTTAACTCTCCATACGCAATTCCAGTGGCTTGTTCTAATTCTCTCATTCTAAGTTTTCCCTCAGGAGCAATCTCAAATTGTCCGGCTTCATTCATAGTTACAAATTGTTGAGTCATTTGTACTAACTGATTTTGAAGTTCTGTTGGGTCATTAATAGATAAATCCATTAATCTTAGTGGGTCCAACAATTCAGACTGAGTAACCCCAAGTCTTTGGAGTGCCGCTGACATTTCAATCGCCTTTTCGGGCTTATATAAATCATTTGAAAAATTAAGAGTAGTTGCCATATCAATTCTTAAACTAGTTGCTTGGGCTGCCATTTTAGCCAATCCGTCAACACCCCCTTGAAAATTGTACTTGTTCATTGATTCCATATTACTCATCGCCTGCTCACTAACCTTCTCAACACTAAGACCTTGTTGTCTAGCGGTGTCAACAATTTTTTGCATTCCGGAGGCAACACCATAAGCGGATGTCCCAATATTTTTAAAACTAGTAAACAGTTTTCCAGCTTCTTGTCCAGTTACTTGTGTTGTTGCAAAAATGTCGTCGTATGATTCTGATGTTAGCATAACCGACCTACCTAAACTATTAGTTAAGTCAGTTTGTATTTTTGCAACATCAACAAATTTACCTCCCAAAGCCTCAACTGAAGTCGCAGCGTCGACCAACGCAATTTTAATACCCGCAATATTTTCTCTACCTTGTCCAAAAGTTTTAGCCACTTTAGTGGCGTCAGCGTCAATTTCTTGAACTGTGTTAACAAGATTTCTTAATCCTGGGTAAAAGTTGCCAAAAAAGGCTTCCATACTTTTACTACCCAATTTACTTACGTAATCATAAAAATCACTCGCTGCCTCCTGATTTGAGCCTCCTGGTGTTGGTTGATACATCATTATTATCCTTTTAAAATAAATACTTTGTTTTAGGTTTTAGGAGTATTCATCTCAATAACCTTATCTATCAGATATTTTCTGAAATAAGTCGGCATTGATGTAAAATCAAAGTAAGATGTACTAAGATTCTTAGATAATATAATGTATTCGTTCGCTAAAGAAATTTTATGTTTAGAAGAAAGGCCGAAAAAATTCTACCCCAAAGACGATGTCAACATCTATCTTATCTCCTGATGGGGTAATTACTGTTTTATTTAAATCTAACGACGGAATATTTTCTTTTATAAAGTTTTTAATGTATTTGGAGTCACCTATTGGTAATTTATCTATAAAAAGAGAAATTTGACTTGTATCTGAGTTACCGTCAACTTCCATAATTTGTCTTTGTAATCTCATAGTCACTCTAGGTGCAACCCTTCCTTTGGGGTAATTTTCTAATAATTTATCTATTTCAAACAATTCACCAAAAGATAAGGGTCTTAGTTTTACAGAACTGCCGCTAACCGGTAATTTCGTGGTAAAAGTACCATCTTCACTTGGTAAAATTTTCCCCTTTTTGATGTTAATTTCGTCCAATATTAGTGTTTCCTCAAACTCTTTTTTACTTTTTGGGTCTTCTAATTTGACTATATACTCAGGACCAAACGAGGTATTTCTCAAGAATAAAAGTATTGCCTGAATATCTTCTTCTAAGAGTTCCTCAGGTCTTAAGTCGTGCTCGTAAATTTTGTTCCTTAACAATGTCATAACTATATTGTCCCTAGTACCCAATCCTGACATTAGATAGTTCTCATCGTTAGCCGTTAAATAACCAACTTTAATACTTTTCTTTTTTGATTTGTAAAACACTCCACCAGTTGGTAGAACCACCACGTCATGTGGTAAATTAAAATTTTCAGTCGCAGCCTTTATTAATGATTCATCCATAATACTATTCCTTTAAATTGTCTTTTTGTTGATTTTCTTCGGGTTTTTTCTTATTATTATGTCTATTCAAAAACTCTTCCTCGGTTTCGAAGACTTTACCACAAGTATTACATGTAAATCCTGTATTGTTTTCCATAATAAAAAAAAATCCCATATTAATAATATGGGATTTATATAATATTGTAAAGTATTAAATTAGTAAACCAAGATACAACGGTCCATTCTCATTTTAGCCGTAACTGTTGCTAACTTATCATCAGAATAACTTAAAGAATTAAAGTTAACATCGTTTAAGAATGTTCCTTCTAAAATCCATTTTTCTACTACAACACCTGTAGGGTCCAACATTTCAAGGTCAACATTCTTTTTATAACCCGCAGCATAACCCATACGACCTGTAACAGATTCCGCACATAAACGAACCCATTCCATAAGTGCCTGTGAAGCCGAAGGTCCAATTGGGTCTCTAAATACCACACTTATTTCTCCCCACGTAAAACGACCAGCAACATAAGTTGAGGTATTTAAGAATGGAATCTCAGTACTAACAATCGTAATATGAGGTCGAGCGGCAGATTCAACGAACCACTCGTTTATACCTAATGTAGAAGGAAAACGTAAAATAAATCGGTTATTCCTTTTGGGTTCATAAGGTATGGGCATTTTCATTAATAAATCAGCCATTGTATTTTTGTTTTAAATTTTTTATTCTTTTTATTTATAAATATCTAATAATAATTTTTTTCTATTTACTTTTGGGTTTTTTCAAATAACTTCTAGTTATAAATCACTAGTAAATAATTAATAAGGTTTTTTTACTCCTCCTGCAGTTGAAATTGTTTTAATTATATTATCTGGTTCATTTTCAAAATGACTTTTAACTTTTTCCAAATTCATTAGGTCATCATCAGAAAATCCAATTGTAGGTACAAAATTATTTGATATTCTATTCTTTAAATATGCCTTTTTCTCTATGTGTTTAGAGATTCTTTTAACATATCCCACAAATTCATTTAAAGCTTTAATTTTTCCTTCTTCGGGACTAACCGCACTACCTTTACCATAAGTCACAGGGTAAAATCGACACATATCTAAGTATTCTCTTATCATTTCTTTTTTTGATGATTTACCAATACCTTCTATGTCTCTAAATTTTTCTAAGTTTTTTAAAAGTTCATTAGAATCAATTCCCATATGGTTTGAAATTATCATGTTGTAGACTGACTCTTTCATAACTTCAGGAGTGTGTCCTCTAGCAGTCACAATTGAAAAAATTGAACCGTTATTAATTGCCTCCACAAAATCAGACCAAGCGGGTCCTGGTTTCCCTAATAGAGAATCAATTATAAACTGTTTATCACCCTCCACACTGAAGTATCTAAATGGATTTTCAGCAAACCCCACAATATTGTGACCATCATATTCAAATGGTTCTTTACCTATTTTCATTCGATATTCGGCAAAATCTTCGGTAGACATACCAACTTCATCATCCTTTTCATCTTTAAGAATTATTTTAGTTGGCATTATTAAAATATTATCATCCCAATCAAATGCGTAATACTTCATGTCGGGAGTTCCGGTTTCTGTGATTCCTTCGTTAATTGATTTTACTCTCATACTATTAAATAAATATAAAGACAGGCCGACTTTTGCCGACCTGTCTTATATTATTGATTAGATATTTTCAAACGACGCACCTGTTGGGGTTATATAGAATGTAATATCGATAAATTCAAGTGACCTAGTTGGTTTAATATAAATCTTACCTGTCATTTGGTTTCTATCTAAGTCAGCAGTATCTGAAGAAACTGTTACACGGAAATCGTATAATCCTCTGTCTCTTCTGATAGCATCTAAGATTGGGTTAACCGCATCCAAGAAATCTTGTCTGACTTTTTGGTCATTTTGTTCAAACAACAATCTAACAGAAACTGCCGAAATCAACTTACGAGCTTGTAATAGTAATCGTCTAACATTAATTCTGTCAAGAGCCGACTGTCTAATCTGTAGAGTTTTATTACCCCAAATTACAGTTCCTACATCAGAAAAGGTTGCAATTGGGTTAATTCTACCTTGATAAAGAGTATCTCTGTCTTCTTGAGTTAGCTTCTTACGAGCCTTAATCGCATTTACTATACCACGAGTGTAACCAGCAGCTGCGAACCATGGGAACGCAATGTTATCAGTCAACGCTAAGTTTTTAGTAACCTCGGCGGTTGCAGGAATGTAAATTTGAGTGTTATTAACTGTGTCTCTAGTTAATACCCAAGGATAATAAGTACATGTGTAGTTAGAATCCAAACCAGCGGTTTCCAAATTGTCTACCGCTTCCTGTGGGTAAATTAATTCAGTTGGTTCACCTGCAGTTGGTGAGAACATGTTATAGTCAGGAGTAGTTGTAATGTACAACGAATCTGCTCTATCAAATTCTACCATTTCTACAGCCGCCTCAACCAAATTAGAATTATTAACATAGTCAATACCAGGTGTAACAAACACATTTATATTAACAGCTTCAGGATTTGAGAATGTTCTTTGTCCTAACAAATAAGCGTAATAGTCTGTGTTACCATAGTCCATAGTATTATCACCAACTGATATCTGTTTGAATGCTCCCCATCCTGTTGCGTTTGGATATCTTGTATCGGGACAAGCCCCTCTTAAATATCCACTCTTTCCTAACACAAATCTGTCAGAATTAGTTCTGTATTCTCTGTATATATCCCATCCATCAAAACCACCCTGGCACAACAATGAGAATTTACGAGCGTATATTCTGTAGTATGGATTTGTTTCATTATCAGGGTCACTAGTGAATGATGCAGACCCAACATAGAATGCTGGTGCACCTGAGGTTGTATATCCGTTTCCAATAGTTATAGCACTTGCGTTTATATCCATGTGGAAACCTCTTGTTCTATATGCCCAATCATCACCTGTAGTATCAGTACAAATATTTAATGGTGTTTGTTTACCTTTATATTGGTAAAAATCAACATCGATACCTATAGTATCTGATACACCTAAATAAGTTCTACGAACATTGTCACCAGGAGATGTAATCGCATCATTACCACCTGTGGCCAAACCAAATGGTGGGTCATAAACTACTTCTCCAGGGAAATCATATTTTGTTTTATAAATTGGGAACGGAGGTCTAGCACCGGCATACTCTCTCATATTGTAACCTAAGAATCCACAAGGTAACGCATCAACTGGAGCGTCCTCATTTATCTCAATCATAACATATTTTGAGTTTAATTGATATTCACCGTCTTTAGTACCAATTTTTTTAGCTATGAAACTGTTTTCATTTGGATTCATAGTACAGTTAGTGAATTTCTCAATTACAACAGGGTTGGCGTCTGAATCATAAAAATCTCTAACTAAAACATCAAATGTTCCATTACCAAATGAAATATTTGCTATAGAAATTTTAACTTCGGTATTTGCGTCGTTACCGTCAGCAATAGTTGTAAACTTAAATAAGTTATAAACTTTATTACCTCTTAATTCAGAAACAACCCAAGGAGATGTTGGGGATTGATATTGTTCTAAATACCACCCAATTGAAGTTGGGTCAAATCCTTGTCTTGCGTCGGGTAAAGCAATTAACTCACAATCCAAACCTCTTATATAACCTTTTCTATAACCATAGTTTAAAAGTAATTGGAATTTCTCTTCTACAAAAAGTGGAACCACAGTTCTAGGTTTTGAGAAGTTAGTTGTTCCAAAAACTTTAGTTATATATTCGGTATCTGAATTAGTAAATGATGTTTCAAAGAAATACACGTCCCCATCTTTACTTGTTACATTAACTCCAAATGTTAGGTATGGGTTTTTAGTTATTCCTGAGTAAGAACCTGTACAATTTAAAGTAACACCTGTTAAACTAGGTACTTCATATACCGCTCCATTATCTGATGAATAAGTGGCCAAACCTCTTGAACGGAGTGTTGCAATTACTAAATCATCATAATTAGTATAAGCCATTCCTGAATAAACATAAATCACACCGAAAACACTTCCACTAAAACATTCCAGTACTTCACCTACATTACCAGAACCAGTGTTTCCTGAAACTATAGGATTACATGGATTTTGTATAGTTACAGAAACTGTCCAATATGTTGTAACTGTTGAGTCATTCGATACTAATTCGTATGTTAAACTACCGAAACTAAAGTCATTTGTAGTTATACCACTTTCTTGTAGTATTGTATTTACAGTAACTCCGCTACAACAAGCGCTAAAATCACTTACGATTGATGTTAAATCAGTTCCTGAGAAAGAAGCGTATGGTAAAACGACATCAATTGTATTTGTATCATAATTTATACTACCTTCTACACCTAAAACACTATAATTATAGAAAGTCGCACAATTAGTTGAGGTTGTTGTTGGGGTTATACTTAAATAAGAATAGAAAGATGAACCTGTGTATACCGCATTACCTACGTTATCAAACATTGCATAATACCAAGGGTCATTGTTAGGGTCTGAAAAATCAGCATTATCAAAACTAATATTATCAACTTCAAATACATTTGATATTCCAGTGTAACCAAAACTTATAAAATCATTGTATATTGTTGTCGGAACAACACCGTAATAATTTATTTGAGTTGATTGTAAACTATTATCCTCGATTGCGTTGTTTATTTGTGTTTTAATATTTTCATCCAATGACGAAATTCCACCATCAAATTGCTCATAAGGTAAATTTAATTTATTTAAAATTATATCAGGAATCTGAGTTTCATCTAAATAAACAATCGAATCTATACCTGTATTACATCCTGAAAAGTCTATTTGGAATGGATATTCTTCAAACTGAGTACATTCAACAGCACATCCTGTAGAAATATCAGGACCCGCAAATGACAAACAATTAAACCCAACTGTAGTTGTATCAACGTTGGCTTTAACTCTTATAGACCAAGATGGTCCTGCATCATATCCTGATAGACCTAAAATTCTTGTAACAAACAATTGATTAGATTGTTGTAAATAAGCCTTAGCTATATAAGCCGCCTCATATTTTGGGATTTGTGTGTTTATAAACTTTTCTGGTGTAGTCCCACCAAAATAGGTGGTGAATTCATCAAAGTTGGTAATAAAGATTGGCTCAAAAGCCGGACCCTTTAAAGTTTCACCAACAATACCTAGAGTTGTAACACCAACACTTTGTGATACAAAACTCAAATCGACCTCAGAGGTATAAACCCCGGGAGATACGAATACTTTACTGTTAGAAGCCATTATTAATTTTTTTGTTAGTTAATTTATTTTTATAGATAAATATTTGAGAAAAAACCAAAATTCTTGACTTTATGATAAGTATTTATAAATTGGGCAGACTATTTTCTGCCTTTTTTATCTTATGTTGCAGAACGGTCGAGAAATAAAGAATTTAAAGATTTCAAAAGATGTTCACAAACTATTAAAAGATTATTGTGACAAGAAAGGAGTTAAGATTTATAGGTTTTTAGAGAAACTTATTATTGAAACCTGTAAAGAAAAAAAAGATATTTACGGTGAGGATTAAACCAAAAGATTGTTGAATACCATAGATGTTTGACTATAGTAATCTGATTTAACTACCGATATTTTTAAAACGTCCCCATTATTAATCTGTATTTGTAAAACATCATCACCAAAATAATTGTCATTAATATAAACCGAATATGACGATATATTGACAGGATTACTAATATTGACATTAACTGAATAATCAAATTTTTTGGTATAAATGTCGACATCCACAGGAAAATCTATGTTCATAGTTGTGCTATCAGGATTTGAATTTCTTTTCTTTTGCCTTCTAACATCTTTTCTTTCAGTTTCAGTTAATTGTAAAACTCTTGAAATTGCGGGTGACACCTCAAATTCATTCTCATCAATTAAAAAACCTAACATTGTAAATGAATAATTTTGTATATAAAACTTTCTTTTCTCGAGTTCCATAACTGATTCATCAGAAATTTCACCCATTATAATTGGAATATAATGACCTTTAATAACCTGATAAGCCTGTCTTGATGCAAATTTTTCTATGACATTTTTATTGAATGAGTTTAATTCTCTCATTCTATTACAAATAATTTTCACAGAATAAGTTATATCTACAGGAACAGGTTGTGGTATTTTATATACATCGAACCCTTGTCTATTCCCGTCCCAAGTCGGAACTTGAGCATAAAAATATTGTTTTCTATTTGGTATATTGTACATTACCGCAGGATTCGTTCCAAATTTAACTTCAGGTGCCCTGACTACTGTAATGAATGGAGGTTCCGCGTTTTTATCTAAATTTTGGAAATTCCAAGTTTCTGTAAATTGAGCCCAATTTTGAGTGGTTATAAGAATGTCAACCATTGGGACCACTTTACCATCAACAATTGTTTTTAACTCATCTTTAACAAAATCTAAAAATCCTTTATCCAAATCCGCATGTAATAATGACTTCGGTAAAAATGTCCCGTCTTGTTGAATTTTTTCAGCAAGTTCATATCTCCTACTTAATAAAGTCTTAGGTTGAGTTAAAGGAATATGTTTTTTAATTTTTTTAGGTAATGGCATTATTCTTCATTGTTATGTCCACATTTATGACAGATATAAAGGTCGTCTCCTCCTTCTGATAATTTCCACGACCACCCACACTCATCACAAACCACTTTTTCTGAATCAACCATTTCGGTTAATTTTTGTAATTGTAATTCAGTTATTTTTATTTTCATAATCCTCTAAATTCGTTATCCGTCACAGGTGATGCGGTTATTGTTCTATAAAAAGGTAAATATCCAGCGTATGTGTGTTTGTTATCTGAAACAACACGACCATCATTATTAACCGTATAGTATCTAACTCGTGATTCAGTTTCATAATATCCAATGTAATCACCAAAGTTTATATCAATCCCAAGTTCCTCCAAATGTTTTTGATATACTGAAATTTTAATATTACCAGGTTCCGTTTGTTCTATTTTAGAAGTTCCCAAATTTTTATTCTCAGGAGCCATTATTTGAACAAATGCCTTAAATTCAACTGGTGGATTAAACTTTATACCGTCAGTTAGAGTTTCTCCATAAACATCATCGGTTTTAGTCTTATATCTATCAACACTATACAAAACCAATGTGAAATTCATATCACCATGTAACCATTCCTCTCCCATTGATATATCAAGGTCATAATCCTCCGCTCCGAAAAATTTACCTATTCTTGAAATCGGTACTCTTGGTTGTCCCATATTGATAAATATCTAATTTTTACTATTTTTATAACATTAAAGATTGTTTTGGAAACAGGACAAATAGAAAATATGATTGAAAATAGAGCTCTGAATATTTTAGAGTCGTATTCGGGTGCTAACAATTATATTTTAAGATTAAAAACTCAAAAAGAATCAAACAAAAAGTTTTACCCTACAAGAGCCCAATCTGAATATATTACAACTTATCATGACGTTGTTCCGAAAGTGGCTAAAAAATGGGTTGATTTGGACCCATATTTTGCTAAGAAAATTGCCGATGAAAAACTTTATTCTGAAATACCTACTGAATTGTGGATTGAGAAACTATTAGTTGAAAAAGAAAAATCATATCATGTATGGGGTAAAGTTTTTTCGGGGGAAACTCTTCACGATTTTTGGTTACCCAAAGGTGCCATAATTAAAACGCACGTTATTAAAGATGTTACAGTTGACTATGAAAAGTATAAACATAGACCCGCTTTAGAACATCAGAAAATTGCTATTGAAAAATTGGTTGGTAGTACAAGGTTTATTTTGGCTGACGACATGGGATTGGGTAAAACCACCGCAACAATTATTGCCGCGTTAGAGACGGGTATTCAAAAAGTATTAATAATATGTCCCGCATCTCTCAAAATTAATTGGATGAGAGAGATTCAAAACTACACTGATAGGAGTGTTTATATTGCGGAGGGAAAAAACTTCTCATTAGAACATGATTTTGTGATTGTTAACTATGATATCATAAAGAATTTTTATGATTTAAAAGACAAACAAAATTCACCTATAACCCAAGGAAATTTTGATTTAATTATAATAGATGAGGCTCACTATGTTCAAAATGTTCAAGCTCAAAGAACCAAATTGATTAATAGTTTTGCCAAAAATGTAAAAAGACTGTGGTTGTTAACGGGAACTCCAATGACATCTCGTCCGATGAATTATTTTAACCTATTAAGTTTAATTGATAGTCCCGTTGCTCAAAATTGGATGGCCTACGCCATAAGATATTGTCAAGGATATCAATTTAAGGCCGGAAATAGAAAAGTTTGGAATGTTACAGGGGCTTCAAATTTGGAGGAATTAAGAGATAGGACTTCTCGACAGGTTCTCAGGAGATTAAAAACTGAAGTTTTAGATTTACCCGATAAAATTATTTCTCCTGTATATCTCAGATTAAAGTCAAAAGTTTATGAGGAGTTGATGGGTGATTATTACAATTGGTATGAAAATAGAAAAGACGAATCATCATCATTAACTGTTCAATTTAACAAGTTAATGAAAGTAAGACAAACAATTGCCGATGAAAAAGTCTCAGATACCATAGAATTAATTCAAAATATTATTGACCAAGATAAAAAAGTTATAGTCTTTACCAACTTTACTGACACATTAAATAAAATTGCCGACCATTTTGGTAAACAAGCGGTTCGTTTAGATGGGTCAACAAGTAAACCAATGAGACAACATGCCGTTGACCAATTTCAAGAGAACGATAAGATTAAAGTATTCGTGGGTAATTTGTTGGCTGCAGGAGTTGGTTTAACCTTGACCGCTGCCGAGGCGGTTATATTCAACGACCTATCTTTCGTTCCCGCTCATCATCAACAAGCCGAAGATAGAGCTTATAGATACGGTCAAAAAAATTCAGTATCCGTTTATTATCCAATTTTTGACAACACGATTGAAGGGGTTATTTATGACATGTTATCCAAAAAGAAAAATATAATCGATACTGTTATGGGGGATAATTTGGATAAGGCTGATTTTATAGAAGAATTGATGAATAGAATAAACTCTCGTTTATAAGTCTAAAATGAGATATTTATATCTATAAAATATCTTGATGAAAAACTTAGAGTCTAAAGCCGAATTACTTAAGGAAGAAATTATTTTACAAGAAAAGAAAGATAATCAAAACTTTCTTATAACTGAAATGAAACGAATTGGTATCGATAAATTACCATATTCATATTCTTCTTTAAAAAATTTCATTGATTCTAAAACAATGGATGTTCATTATAACAATCACTACAAAACATATGTCAAAAAATTAAACGACGCTTTGTCAAAAAAAGATTATGGTGATGTTGAACTCGAGGAAATTGTAAAATCAATAAGTAGATATAATAACAAAATTAGAAATAACGCCGGTGGGGCTTTTAATCATGCAATGTTTTGGAAAATGTTGTCACCAAAAAAACAAAAGGCCGAAGGTGAAGTTATAGAAAAAATTAAAAAACATTTTGGTAGTGTTAATGAGTTCAAACAAGAATTTGAGGAAACTGCTAAAGATAGATTTGGTTCGGGATGGGTTTGGTTAATCTTAACCAAGAATAATAAATTAAAGATTATGTCAACCGCCAATCAAGATAATCCACTTATGAATGTTATTGATGGTGGATATCCTTTGCTAGGTTTGGACCTTTGGGAACATGCGTATTATCTAAAATACCAAAGTAAAAGAGACGAGTATATTAAAAATTTTTGGGATGTAGTAAATTGGCAATTTGTAAATGAACTTTACAAGTTGAAAACTGATAAGGAAACTAATGAGTCAGTAAAGACCACAAAAACCCAAATTTTAGAGAGTATAAAAGGACCTGTAAACTTTGGTCAAAAATAATTCTATTTAAGTAAATATTTATATAATAAACAAATCAATGGCCATAATTGAAGAACCATATAGAAGTGAGCTCTATAAGAGATTAAGACACTTGTTAGGTGCCCCACTTAGAAGTGTGGAACTTGAGGACGAACAATTAGACTCTTTGTTAGAATTATCTATTGATGATTATTCACAATATGTACAAGATTGGTTAATAGAGTCACAATGGTCCTCGTTATATGGACTTAATTTAGATACTCAGTCTTTGTCAAAGGCTTTTATTACAAAAAGTTTAGACTATGAAGAAAGATATACCTATGCCTATTCTAAGATAGTTGGTTTACAGACAGGAGGTGATTCTGTGTTAAAGAAGGATTATGTCCAACTACAACCAAATCAACAAATTTATGAAATTCCCGCTAATAGAGAACTTAATGAACTTTTATGGTTTACTCCGGCCGAGTTAAATAATTTACTATTTGACCCTTGGTCATTTGGAGCCTTAGGTGGTGTTGGATTAGGTGGACCCGCGGGTTATTCTCAGATGGGTTATTCAGGGTCATACTTTATGATGCCAGCATTCGACATGTTATTAAGAATGCAAGAAATCAACATTCAAAGAAGAATCATTGCTGGAGATTTAACATATAGAGTAACCGCATTACCTGAAGGTAAAAAGGCGTTACATCTTATGAATACACCTGGAGGTAAATTTGATTTCGGTAACGCCACCCTAATGAGAGGAAAAGTATGGTATTGGTATTATGATGTTGAGGGTGCCGATAGAGATAAATGTTTAAAGGACAATCCTGATATTATTAAGTTACCATCTGATGTACCTTTTGAAAAAATAAATTGGATTGACCTAAATAATCCATCTCAAATATGGGTTCGTAGGTGGTTTTTCGCATATGCAAAAGAAACTTTATCAAGAGTAAGAGGTAAGTTTAGTGGTAACATTAAAACTCCTGATTCTGAATTAACAATGGACTACGCTTCATTGGCCACTGAGGCTAAAGATGAAAAATCAAAATTAATTGAAGAATTAATCGGAGCTGAAGGTCGTTTGACAAGATTGAAACCTGAAAAAGTAATGGAAAGAGAGGCATTGATTGCCGAAAATCTTAACAAACAAAAGAAATTTACAGCAATGCCGAGACAAATATACGTTATTTAATATGGATAATAAATTTTTACGAAAACAAGTGGGGCAAAAAGTTTACACAATTAAAAAAATTGTTGAGGAGCCTGTATATTGGACGAGTGATGAAGAATTTATTTTGGTTAAAAATACAGTGGATAAAGTTGTTTTAGATAATAAAAAAACTAATGAAATAACAATTAAATCATTATCTCCTGTGATTGTTTCATGTACCGAAAATAAAATAGATGAAGAATATGATGAAATTTTATTAGAAAAAGGGTCATGTGTTCATCTATTGAAACTAAACAATATTTGGTACATTATATCTTCAGACGGACTCAAACTGAATTAATTTTTCTTCCCACCCTTTATCCGCCAATTCATACATATAATCAGGATGTAATCCTCGTTTTTCCCAATACTTCATTTCAGGTTCTGATATTGTCAAAACTTCTTCCAAAGTATCTTGGTCACCTTTTTCAAACGGTAAACCATTAATTAGTTCTGATTGGTCTTTCGTAAAGAACATTCTTTCCTCAGGATTATCAACAATCAAACCATCGCGAACTTCCTGTTTGAATACCACAAGTAGTGGTTCAATTCGTTTGTTAAATGTTGCAATCGCTCTTGGTACATTATAATCACCTGTCATTTCAGGATTGTTTTCCAAATCTGATGGCTCAATCCTATAACAGTTTAATTGTATGATTGAATTAATACTGTCATTTAATGGTTTACCAAATTCTTTTAGATGTTGTTCTTTTGTTTCATCTGACCAACCCTTTTTAGGTTTATTAACTTTCTGAACATCTCCGTGTGAAGCCTTAATACCGTTATTAACATAGTAAATCACATCACCAAGATTGACTGCCACATTATCACGAATTGCAAGTTCCATATGTGCCATTCTCGACATTTCATTACCCGCTTTTGTTTTTTCCTTTGAGCGTTTTCTATAATCATCAATAGACAATTTAACTTTCGCTCTTTGGGCAATCTTCATAAGTGGGATTTGTTTGTTATAGATTTTTTGAACATACTCATAATACCATTCGATAAATTCTTGACCCTTACCCTCTAGTAATTGTTTAACACCCTTGTCCAAAAAGTCCTCAATGTAAAGTGGAAGTTTCTTTGACTTAATTGTATTACCCGTGAGTTTAATCTTACCCTTGGCATCCATAACCGCGTAATTCTTACGAGCAAGATTGATACACGATGGCCAAGTTCCATCAGTATCTAATGCCATCTCACCTCTCATAAATGTGTCGTTAAACTCGGCAACATCTGCGTCGTCCCCACGATATTCTTTACCCTCCTTAACTTTCCAGTTTAAACCTTTACCGATATAAACTCTATCCTCCACACCTTCAGGTTTTGAAAAGTTAACACCGTCAGTATCCATTACAAGTGGGGTATAACCTTTTTTCATAAAGAACTTAATCATCATACGAAGGTATTGTCTACCAGTACAAGTAATCTGTTCTCCCATATACATATCACCCCACGCAAATACTTGTGGGGCCGACAAAGCTCCGAACATTGAGTTGATGAAAATCTTAATCGGAAGTTGTTTACGGTCATACTTTAAAGATGTCTTTTTATCTTTATCATACCATTCTGCCGCCAAGTTCTTATACATGATACGAGAATTACGGAAGTAAGATAACATACCCTTCATTGCGCCTGTAATGTCACAATCAGGAAACACATCGTGTACAAGTTGGATTGAAGGATAAAGTGACGAGTAGTCAAGCTTCAATACTTTTGTAGAGTAACCAACCTTTAATAGTCGTGACAATCCGCCAACAAAATCCGTTTTTGATTGTTTTTTTGGAATTGCAAGTTTGTGTTTGTAACTCCAAGCAAGCATCAACATTTTCCAAAGTGTTGCCGTACCCATAGTAGATACCCTCTCATAGGTCGTTGGTACAAGGGATGCAAGTAGGAATGTTCCTTGGTTAAATTCTTCGTCAACAAGTAAGGTTTCCTCCAAGTCATCGTCGAGATACCTCTCTACAATATCATCACCTGTTGTCTTAATGTATGTGCCAGGAAATCTTGTATCTAAATAATTAAATTCAGGATTGTTGGCTTTCTTGTATTTTCCGTTCTTAATGTTTAACCAATATTCTTCCTTTTTGGCATACATCGGGCCAATCTCGGTGTGGTCAATATAAACTCGGTCTTCGGATTCCGCGTCAATATATTGAGTGATATATTTCAAACCCGCTGACTTAATACTTGAATTAATTGCTTGTGCTCTACGGACTGAGTGAATAATATCAATTACGTTATACCCCCACATTCCAACCTGATTGTATCTTTCAACTTCGTTGGCGAGTTTAAGTAAGTTCTCACTTTCCTTTATTGTATGTTTTGGGTTAAGTGTTTTACAAATTCTTTTAATATCGAGGTTCAGAGCCTTACAACGTTCGAATATCCAATACCAATCGAAGTTCGCGGAATTGTAACCTCCCAAAATACTAGGCTTTAACTCATCTATGATGTTGAAGAATTCTACAAGTCCTAGTCTCTCCTCGTCCTCATTAGAACACTCAATTACTTTTTGGTATCCTTTGTTTGTCTTGATACCTATCATAAAGATACGACCGTCTTTTGGTTCGAGTGCGGTCGTCTCTAAGTCGAATACAAACCTCGTAATATCATTGTATTCGTCGTATCCTTTAAATAGTCGTTTTTCTCTCGATATAAGATATTGTTCGGTTGGTGGTAAAATCATAATTAGGTCTTTTGTTCTTTCACCCCAAGGGTCAACACCCCCATCACGGAAGAATTGAATTAAAGAACGATAACCCTTTAAGGATTTAACCATATACTTTAAACCTTCTTCCATTCGTTCATTACCGCCTGTCTCAAGTTTATCAATCATAATTCCATACTTAGACATAGCTTCTTTCTGTAATGCCTTTGATGACTGATAAAAATTTAAACCTCGTAGGTCTCCGACCCACGCAAATGCAACGAATGTGTCTTTTTTGATTTCTTTACCTTTACCAGGTACTTCTTTGATTTTATATATAGAATCTGAAACGTAATCAAATTCTATGGCAACGATGTGCTCTTCAGGGTCGTTTCCTTCTAGAAACGCTTTGATTTCTTCTTGACTTGTCATAATTGATTGGTTTATTGGCTGCCGCGAAATTACGACATTTACCTTTGTATCAATTATAAATATTAAAACCCACTAAATCAATTAAGTTCTTATCTCTGTCGCCAAACAAATTTCACCTTGTTCCATTATAAGTCTATTCATATCTGTGAAACTTATATAGGCATGACCTCCTTGACCCCATCCCTTACCCCAACTATTTTTAATTCTGAACATTTGTGAAGTTGTTGCAATTCCGTTTATCACATAAGCATGACCTCCAGCTAATGGTCCTGTTGCTCTAATAACCCCTGAAGAATTTGGAAAAAACATACCATAATACCAATTAGTACCAACAACAACTGGTCCCAAATTTAATACAGAATCAATTAGTGTTTTTAAATTAAACCCCCAATAATACCTTGAGATTAATTTTTGATTTTGTAGGAATTTTGCACCTCCTCTTACTGAGGTTCCATCATAGTTTTCTCCGGGCCAAATATCCAATCTTTGAGCGTTTTCATAAATAATGTTTGGTTGTATTTTTGGAGCGATTCCTCTATGATATACAGGACCATCACTTAGCCAGTGAGACCATGCATATCCTACACACTGAGGTGTATTGCCTTGGTCTCCCCACCAAATTGTGTCATCCCAATAACGACTGGTAATTCTAGTTCTATTTGTTCTTTTTAACAAATGAGTTGATATGAGATAGTTTTGGTCTCTCTCATCAGGAATATATTGTCTCCCTAATTTATAAGTTATTTCGGTATTTTCTGTTTCCATTACTTTAAAAATAATTCAATTAATCTTGTTTCAATGTCAACATCAGTCCATTGACCTATTCTATCATACATTTGATTTTCCCAAAGGGTAACTGGACCAAGTTCTTTTGTATTGGCAACAATTTTTCTTTGTTTTGATAGGTCTTCTACAGAAAGAACTTCAATTGTTGAGGTTTTAATTTGAACTGCAGGTATTTCTCTAACAACAACCTCAGTTGGTAAAGAGATTATTAAACCTTCGCTTTGATTTTGAGTATTTCTTCTATTTGGTCTCATTTTTTTATTTTATTTAAGGTGTATCATATGAATCTTGACATGTGTATCCGGTTCCACTTGAGTTAACGGCGTATCCTCTGAAGTATATTGTTGAGCCTGAAGTTAGTCCGGTTAAGTTAGTGGTGTAAGAACCAATACCCGTTCCCCCTTCTACAACAACATTATTAGAAATAGTTGGATATGGAGAAGTGTCCCATACCACCCCTCGTTCAGTTACTGAATTTCCTCCATCCAATGTAATATTAACGTAAACATCAATATCATAAGAACTAACTGCGGTCCATCCCGTAATATTTAAAGTCGGTACCACCGAATCATTTATATTACCAATGATTAATGTATCAGTACCATCATAATAACTTATCCTAGTTCCTCCAGTTGAATTTGTGAACACTTGTTTAGAGTAAGAGTCGTAAATTACCACTGAATTTTCTGAAATATCATTTATATTTGAATCAACAAAATTTGTTTTAGATATATTTTTATTATCCATTAAACATATTGACGATAAATCAAGTGACGAATATTTTAGTAAATTATTTTCAAATGTTGAATTATTTAAAACACCGTATAGTATTTCAGAAAATGAATTTAAATAATTTTGATTAATTGTACTGGCACTAAGAGTATTATTATAAATAAAACTATTGTTTAGGTCATTTAATCTTAATTCTGAACCACCATTTTGAGTATTATCAATTATATTTGACTGATTTTTTACTATATTATTACTAATAAAAGATGATGATAAAATAGTATTAATTGATATTTCAGATGTTTGGGTTATCTCGTTTTCGGAAATAAAAGAACTATCATCTAACGTGTTTCCTGATAAATAACTTAATGAAAGATTATTATATTCAATATAAGAATTAGTGAATCCTGAATTATATTCTATCGATGAATTCTGACTTAAAGTGTTATTTTGTACAAAAGTATTTGCCGATAAGTAATTATAATCAATAATTGAAATTTGACTTAATGTGTTATATAAAATATTTCCATTATTAATTAATGTGTTATTGGATATCGATGAATTATGTATTGTATTAAATGCAATATTTGAAATTGATAAATTATTAAATTCTATGGATGAATCATCTATGATTTCATTACCTTCAATACTAGTTGAAATAAATATATTATCATTTAACAAACTATCTGTAATTATATTATTTGAACCAATATTAGAGTTGTCAGTTATATTATTAGAAAACTCAGAACCAAATTTCAAATTTATTTTATTAATATTAGTATTGTGAAATTGATTGTTATAAACAACACTTAAAAATATTTCACTGTCCGCAATATAAGTATTATTTGTGTTATAACCTCCAAGTATATTACTATTTATTACCGAGTTTGATATTTCACAATTTTGAAATTCAGACCTAGGACTAAATATATTATCTGAAAATATTGTTTCTGAGATAACATTATTGTAGGAAAAATTTGAGTTTCTAGTTGGTGCGAAATAGTTTTCAGAGAAAACACTACTTTGAGTTAAATTATTATCCCAAATAAACCCTCCTTGGAAATTTAAGCAATCAAGATAACTGTCTGTTATTTTATTACCCATTATACCGTATTTAGTTGTGGTTTGACTATTATTAAATAAACCAGTAATATTAGTATATTGAGTGTCTATATTAAATTTAGATTCCTCGATAAAATACCCATCAACAAGTGATAGAAAAATACTTACGATATTATCAATCTCATTGTCACTTATCTTATCTATGGGTGATAATGACATCAGTAAATAATAAATTTTGGTTACACTAGATGCCGTTAAACCCGATATTTGGTCAAAATCACTATCACATCCTCCGCTACTATAATCATGATTTATTCCCGTACCATCACTATTAACAATTATAATATGGTTGTTTGATGGTTCATTATTTGTGTTATTAAAATATCTTTTAACAAACGCGGTATAAGTTTCAGAGAATCCTGTGTAGGTTTGTTGATAAGAATCTAAAACAGAATCACAATCTGTACCAAGTGAACCATTAATGTAAAACTCATCTACAGAAGTATTTGTAGCCATCATAACAAATAATCCGGGATAAAGATTTGTAAAATAACTTGACGCTGCCCCGAAATAAGAATCGCCAGATAAAACAATTCCGTTTAAAGTAAAATAAAATGGAGAAGTTTCTTGATTACTGTGAACAGGTGGGTCAACCATTTGAGTGTGGGTGTAAGGTATTTGGGTGAATAATTCAGTATTTAAAATGTTACCAGTATCGAATAAATCGTTACCTCCATACAAAATATCACTTCCTAAATCAGGAACATCATTAAATAAAAATAACCCTGTAGAATTACCCCAATTTGTTTGATTATTACCCCACTGAAAATCCTTAATTGGATTACCATAATTGTCTATTTCAAATTGTTTTATACTTTGATACGTACAAGAAACTTCATTTCCAAATCCATCTCTTCTGTAAATTATTTTATCTTTTTCGTAATCATAAATTATTTCGTCGGCAACTAAATTATAGTTAAAATCATTAAACGGAATGGGAGACCACGTAGAACTTAATTCATACTTATTTAATGAAACACCAACGGTCGATGCCATATATGATGCGGTTATACTATAACCAGAACTTACAGAACCTGTAGTCTCTAAAGACCATTCACCGGTATCATAATTTGTGGTCCCTGTACCTCCACCATTTCCGACTAATTGACCACTTCCATTATCTAAAAATTGTTCTATACCAGTGTCTATTGACAATGTTGATGGAAATATTGGTCTATTTTCGGTAAATCCGCTGTATATCGATGAACCATCACCAATTCCAACGGACTCATTAGAAATATCACCACCTTGATTTACCCATAAAAATCCTCCCCATATAGCCGAGCTGGAATTTTCATCACCAAATACATATTCAGGAGTCAATGAACGACTAATAGTTGCAATAACACCACTTGTGTTTCCAGTAATTGAGGTCGCACCACTCCAATCCCCATTTACCCATTCTATTAATTCATCAGATATATAAGTTCCAGTTCCACCCAAATCACATGTAACAGTTTCATTTGGTGTAAATATCCCTCCACTAATACTATCGAATGTAGGAGTCATGTGTCTCGTCCAAATTCCATATCCGTCGATAGTTTGGTCATATTTTGGATTATAAAATAAACCAACACCTTTCTCAGATAATTTATTTGGGGAAACTGACTCTAAAATTATTGTTGTTCCACCATATAGGTCAAAATCAACCCCACTTATTATATAGAAATAACCAGGAATTAAACTTGATGTTTGAATTAAAGATTCAAGTTCATTTTTAGTAACCTCAATATAGTTAGTGGTTAGTCCCGAAACGTATCCTTTATATGTAGCACCATTATCTGTGAAAGGAAAAATACTCTCAGGACCTGGTGTTGCCAAAACTAATTGAGATATCTTAATATTCGCCATTTTAATTTTATTTATAAATATCTTTTATTTTTTTTTAATTTTTTAAATTACAATAACACCTTTTAGATTTTCTCCATTAGGGTCTGTCAATGTATCTATTATTGTCAAAGGTGGTACCGGAGGTGTTGATGTAGGGGTAGGGGTTGGAGTTGGGGTTTCACTAGTAGTTGGAGTATTAGTATTCGTAACACTTGGGGTTGGTGTATTAGTTGATGTTTGAGTATTAGTCGGTGTAGGAGTTGGAGGTAAAGAAGTTGGAATTAAGTCTGTCGGAGCAGGAGGGATAACCGGGTTATTAATCGGAGGTACAAAACTATAATTTGTATAAACACTGTAACCATATGAAGTATATCCCGTCACCGAAGTTCCAACCTCGTAAAACGCCGATACCCCATAATAACTTGAATATGGAGTTGTAAAATCGTAGAATAAAGTTTGAGCCGATTGAGTTCCTGCTGAAATCACAAGTGACAAATTAAATAACTGTACAGATTCGTATCCATAACCAATAATGTTTTGGAACGATACCTCAACGTCGGTATCGACCGGATATGATGAAGTTACGGTATACGTAAATAAAATGCCACCTAAAACTTCATAATAAATTGCGTTTATGTTAATTAAATTACAGGTTTCTTCTAATACTAAATTTTGGAAGTCCTCAGTAATAAGAACATAATCAAAATCAAAATCAGTCGCCAAATATAAGTTACATTGAGGTGTTGGAGTTGGGGTAGGTGTCGGTGTAGGTGTCGGATAATTGAATTCTACAATCTCAGTAACTATGAATTTGTTAGAATATTCGGCAGGTATAATATTAACATTTTTAAAATAACTGGTTCCGCTAAGTGACTCAAAATCATAGTCTAATGTTAATGTTAATACATTTGATGTTTTCTCTTTATCTATTTCTATTTGAGATGTAATCTCTATTTCACCACCTGACGATAATAAGACATGAGTAAATTCTAATATTATATCATCAAAAAATGGCTTATCTATAACCAAATAATATTCTATATTAACTGAACCAGGACTTATTAATCCAAATAAATTCATTTTTATAACCAACCCAGGAGTTAATGTTGGGGTACGGGTTAGAGTCGGTGTGGGTGTTGGTGTTCTTGGAATTCCAGAGTCACATATGGTCAAGGTCGCTGACTGTAGAAAACCTTCGTCTTCAGGAGCGAAATCTTGAATATATAAAGTCCATAAACCATTTGCATATTCAGCTGGAGTCTCAGTTATAAAAACACTCAAGTCCAAAGTAGACTGACCTTGGATAAACTGATATGGACATGGGGAACCAAATAAAACTGTTTCATAAACATAAGGGTCATTTATAAAATTTCCGGTTGAGTGTCCGTCCCATAAAGTATTTGACAATGTGCTTAACGTGACAGTTCCGTTATCTATACCATAAACAGACCCTTTCCTCCCTGTTATTATAGAATATCTTAAACCATCCGGTGATAATAATATCATACCAACATCGCCAACATAAGTATGACTATATCCATTTAAAGTTAAACTTATACTATCTATGGCATTAGTTATACCATAAACTAAAAATGTAACGGGATATACTGAGGCCTCAGAGTCGTCAAATATTGATATATCTTGCTCTTCGGATGGAAATATTTTACAATAATTAGGAGTTACCGATGGTGTAGGTTGTGGTGTTGATGATGGAGGAGGTAAAGTAGGACACGGAGGACAAATAGGTTCAATAGGTGATTCAATACAACATGGAAATTCTGAAACATAACAACTTTCATAATTTAAATCATTAGCAATAAATGATTCCTGAACTGAAATATATAATTTTTCTCTAATTGGTAGAATCAAAACTCCTTCAGAGTTTCTAAGCATGAACTGGCCCTCAAACCTACCTTCCATATTGGTGTCGGTAGAAGTGAATTGGTAGTATAGATAATACTCAGTTTCTGCATTTGGGTCATCAAAAGTTTTTTCAACAAAACCTGCAGGACGAGACATTATTTTTGGAATTCCCGTCTCAAGGTCCGTCATAGAAAAATAGATTGATGAAACTTCAATAAGTTTCATAAAATTATTGTAGTCACTTCTACCGTCCTTAACTACCTGTAACTTTAAAAGTGGGAGAGTTGCATTTTTCTTAATTAAGAATTCCATCAATCTATTTTATCTTATAAATATTTCTATTTAAGAAATAGACGATAATAAATATGTTGTTTCAAATCTTTAGTAATAGTGAAACTTTTTTATATTTTTGAAATACTTATATAATATGGGACGACCAAAAAAACAAACAGAAGATTGTAAAGTTAAATTCGGTATTAGTTTAGACCGAGAACTATTTGATATAATGGTTAAAGATAAAATTAAAAAGTCAACCTTGATAAACAAGTTACTTAGAGAATACTATGGAAACAAAAGTGTGTAGTAAATGTGGTATTGAAAAAGAGGTTTGTGAGTTTTACAACAGAAAAAAAAGTCGTGATGGAAAAAGACCTGAGTGTAAAATTTGTTCTAATGAATTATCAGTAATTTACAATAAAAAAAACAAACAAAAAATTAACCTTATAAAACAAAAATATGTTAACAAAAACAAAGAAAAGGTTAAAACGTCTAAAAAAAAGTGGTTCGAGAAAAATCCAACTTATCAGAAAGAATGGGCTATGTATAATTATAAGACCGATATAATATATAGACTGAAGGTCATTATGAGAGCCAGATTACAACTATTTCTTAAATCAAAGAAATCTTTTAAAAAGGGAAAAACATTTGAAATTATAGGATGTACCCCTGAATTCTTAAAGGAATACATAGAATCTAAATTTACTGAGGGTATGAGTTGGGAGTTAGTTGGTCAATATATCCATATTGACCATATAACCCCTTTGTCAATTGCAAAAACTGAGGATGAAATTTTTAAACTATGTCATTATACAAATCTTCAGCCCCTTTGGGCTGAAGATAATTTGAAAAAAAGTAATAAAGTTATAATTTAACTTTCTTTTCTAAGTTCGGCCGCGTAGTGTTCAAAACGGTTGTGCTCAGTAGGAGTCATCAATAATATTCCACCATTTAAGTTACCCTTTTTAGTTTCCTGATACATAAACGACATCCAAGTCTGTTCGTATGGGTGTGCCCACTTTGTGTCTAAAAACATTTTTTGGTTACCTTTCTTAGAAATTACTTGTGGCCAGTTGCAGTAATAAATTTCTCCATCGGCATATGGAACTCCATCTAAAGATTTAATATTTTTGAAGACAGTTCTCGGAGCATTTGGGTCTAATCCCATTTGAGGTAATTTAGTATTTTGAGGCCAAAACTCTTCTCTAACATGTTGCGGCGTATTATACCATGACCACTGCACCGAATTATCACCAAAAAACTCAGAAAAATTGAGCTTCAAAAAATCAAAATTCTCAGATTGAGCAATTCTCATACTTTTATCGTATAAATTACTCACGTATCTATTAAACCCATTTCTACATACTTCTCCTTTTTTTGGATAGAAAAACATGTCATCCTCAAACCACCAATAAAATTCTGAGTCTGTCTTATCAAAATGTTCGGCAACAAATTGTCTACCCCCACATATACCCAAGTTTTCACCAGGATTAATTATTTCAAAATCATACATTGCACACAATTCTTCGTAACCCGAATCAGTACTTCTATCCGTTGAGTTATTCAAAAGATATTTCTTTGGTTTTTTGATAAAATCCTCATCATATTCAACCATAGATTGAATTAATGTTTTTAGTTGATTTGGACTATTAAAACCAATCACATATAGTGATGTCTTACTAATATCTTTAACAGGTTCTCCACTTGGTAATGTGTGTTTAGTTTTGACCTCTAAAGTATCATTTTTCAAATCCTCAAAAAATTTACCCATAAGTCCATTATCTTCGATTTCAAAGTAGTTAATTAAATTAGAATACTTGTATAATAATATCGAAAATATTGATTCTTCAGTGCCCATATATCCATCTGTTAGGGTATTAATCAACATCGAATAATAGATTGAGTTAATTTCAGAAATACTTTCCTTAGGTCCTCCGAAGAATCCTCCTCTACCAACCAAATTTACATTTGAACCGGCGTATTCATTTATTTTAGGATAAGAAAACCCATGAATTTCATTTGACGCTTCGTATGGGAAACAAACAAAACTAAATTTATTAAAATACTTACTCAGTTTATTTTGTACCTTATCGTGAGTAAAATAACCTGGATGAACCGTGTTTGATAATCCTGCATCAATCCAATACATTTCATCCGAATTAAATTGGTCCATTATTTTTGCATCATGTAGTAAAAACATTTTTGACATGACTAATGGATTATACCATTCTAATTTCGCTTGTGTTGAGTCGGGAAGCCATCCTGACTGACCGTACCATTCAGGATTGTTTCTAATCTCTTGAATTTTTTCATACGGTACAGATGACTTAAACCATTCTACACTTCTTTCTATAAATTGCGTGTTTGATTTACTTCTTCTTTCCCAAACAAAAGACTCTAATTCCTTTTCTCCAAAAATAATTAAGTTAACATTTACTTTTAATAATTCATTAAATTTTTCCAAATAATGGTCGAAACTTCTAGACCATCCTTCAGTTAATGAATCTCTTTTAATGTTCCACAATCCTGTTACAAAAGTTGTGTGACTTAAGTTCTCAGGTTCCATAATTTCTATATTCTCATTTTCTTTAGGTTCATTTATTTTTTCATCAGATTTCATTTTACATACCCAAACAACAGATTGGAATAAATCTCTTCTGTAATCAACTAAATTATTTCTATTACATGGTTCCTCAATATCTTTTTCAGTTAATTCTAACCAATTCCAAATTTTAAGATTTATATTATTATCAAAATATTCTTTATCGTATGAATAGTCATGTCCTAATATAAAATCATTTTCTTTTAAATAATTTGACAAAATATTAAATTCTAATTTTTTATTACCACCATCACACAATACAATTGTAGTTCCTTCAGATTGAATAAAGTCAATAACACTTTGTGAAACTGTAGTATAATTTGAGTCAAAAATATTTTCAACGCTCACATCAACTCCAAATTCTTTTAATTTTTCATATGTATGATTTTCATTTATATCAAATGACATTATTTCACAATCTATATTTAGAGAATTACAAGTATCTTTTAAAAAATAAGTAAATCCACCTAGAGCAGTTCCTATTTCTAAAATTCTTTTAGGTCTGGTCTCCTTTATGAAATAAAAGAAAATTTCGAATGCGTTATGATTTTGTTGGGCAACCCATTCATTATTATAAACCGACAAACTATCGTTATCTACTAAATTACTTTTTTTAGTTATCTTATTTTGAAAAATCATGTTTAATATTTTTAATGTTTATTTATATAATGTAGATTGGGGCCAAGTTGTCCATTCAATTGATGGGTCCTCAAATTTAAATTCATTTTTTAAGTGAGATATTGAATTATGTAGATATATGTCATCCTGCCCTCCACACAAAGAACCAATTAATGTGTAACCTTTAGACTGTAAAAATTCGCGGCTTTTTGAGATTCTGTAATAATCACCTTCTCTACCAGTGTCAATCTCAAATGAGATTACGTTGAAATTATACTCGTCAAAAGGTATTTTATATAAACATTCTAGCGTTAATTCTGGTGGTTCTAAATCCAAGCTTAAATAATCAACATTATATGGTAAATTATTATTTTTAAATAAATCAGAATAATTTATTGTTAGAGCATCAGAAAGAATTCTTTTAGTTTTACGTATACTTTCCCATCCTTCACCATTATCCTCTTTACAATCATTTAAATCGATAGATATTCCGTTCCAGTTATATTTACTTTCTAATAAATAAGTATTGTTAATATTTTTAGGATATCCGCAACCAATATCTACAAAAAAACCATTTTGTTTATTTTTTAAGTATTTTAAAACTATTTTATCTTGACCAATTTGTGAAAAACAATCCATAATATTTTTTAATTAGTTATTAAATTTTTTATTTTAGTATCCCAGTCCTTATGATAATGATTATGAGCAACACCGTATGTTAAAAAGTTTGATAGACTTTTACTAACAGTGAAAATATTATCACATCTTGAAAATAAGGTCATTTCTGCCACAATTTGTCTAGCGTGATTAATATTAATCATTTCTTCATAATTTTTATTATATGAATAATGTAAATCTAAGTCACTATCAAATGTATTATAAAATGTATTTTTGAAATTTTTTGTAATATGTTTTACTAAACTTTTATTGTTAGAACAAATCATTATATCCTGATTATTATTCATTTCAATAAATTCGTAAACCCTATTAATCATTGAGTTATAAAAAACATCTTCGAGTACAATATCATAATCTGAAAGAATAAATAAATCGTCACATCTAAAATGAACAGATTTAATTTTTGATTTTTTTTCTATAAACTTATTTCCAATTTCAAGTACTTCTTCATTTATAAACTGATAATCAAAATCAGGTAATTTTTCAGGACAAAAAGACGAGTAAGAGTTTCTGCGAAAACCAAAATAGTCAAAAACAGGTAATTCATATTCATTAATTTCATCGATTATTTTGTCAACAAATATTTTTATTGCGTTTTGACCGGTGTTTAAATATAAAAAACCGTCTGAAATCTCAGACTCATTATGTATATAATTTATTTTTATATTCATTTTTTTAAAAAGACTAAAGTCATAAAGATAATCTAAAGGTAAATCTGGAGAAAAGTATAAATTTTTATTTATCCATAAAATTTCAACTTCGTACCCGAAATTAGTAAAATCTTTACATGCTTTGTATCCTGTCAAAATATTTGCATATTGGTCCCCGAATCCTGAAATGCAATGGAGAATAATTTTAGCCCTCATTTCTTTTTTTAATAAATGAACCCCATACGACTTGTAAAAAATCATCAGGCATAAAAGGTTCTAAATTATTTTCCTTAACTGAGATTTCAATATCTGAAAATTTTGATTCGTGCCAATTCCAAATTTTATTTAAAAATTTTTCTTGAAACTCGTGTTCATCTGTAATATAATCATGTAACATGATTATATCACCATCATTCAGTATTTTTGAAAGAGCGTTGAATTCATTTTTTTTATCCCCTCCGTCACATAATATTATGTTAACCCCGTCATCTGACATAAACTCTTTGAGTTCTTTGGTAGAATTTTCTGATAATCTAAATGGATTATATAAAAATAAATCTTTTTTTATAATTTCAACGTTATCTTTTAACTCAGGGTGACTTAAAAGAAAAACTGGGTCTTTTATATCATAAGTTCTTATGATAGTATCTAAATTTAATTCATGTACAATGTCTTGTAACAAAAGTGTTAGCCCACCGAACTCAGTACCAATTTCTATAATTTTTTTTGGTTTAGTCGTTTCTAACAATTTCTTAAATTTATCATTTATATTTCTATGTTGTAACATAGAAAGTCCTTTATAATTAAAGGAGCCGTGAACATAACTTTCAATTTCTGTATGATTTTGTTCCATATCAACCGTGTTTTCTATAATTTTAATACCAAAATAGTCTAATTCGCCTCCATCATGACTTATTCTACAATATTTTGTAAATTCATCGAATGGAGTTATTCCAATCATTTTCATACCTGAGTATATCGCCGATGTTCCAAAATAAACACCATCATGGTATGTAAAATAATCGTTGTTTTTATAAGAAACTAAATCCCAAAAATGTAAAAATTTAATTAATTTTTCATTTTTTTTGAAAATGACTCTAGTTTCGGCCGGATTTGGAGCGTTATCTAATTCATCATAATATAGTTCATTAAATTCAATATCTATCTTATCCTGAAAATGTTTATAAATAGACCTCAATCCACCCAATTGGGGATTGGCGTGGGAAACAAATGCCACATCAAAATCTTCATTACATTTTTCTATAAAACTATCATTATCCCATCCTGTTATAAAACAATCACAATCATTATAAAAAATAATTTCATATCCTAAATTTAATGATAATTTAATTGGTAACCGTTTTAGGTGCATATTAAAAAAGTTTGCCGATGTTAAAGGCTCATTAAAATTATCGTAGTAATTAAAAAATTTAACTCGGTAATTTTTTATTTCCTCAAATTGTTTCATTTGGTTAGTTAATATGACTAAATCATATTTTGTATATTTTAAATAACTTTCTATAAGATTTTTAGTTTTTTCGACATAATGACTTCCACCATTAATCTCAATACAAGAGGTTGCGATGCAAATTTTAGAGGAGGATTTTATTTTAAAAATTTCATAAAAATACTTAATAATTAAACTATTTGTTTCTGGATTATTTCTATTATACCAATCATCAAATTTTAATGGCGTAAACAGTACAGGATTATTAAAATACATAAAAGACATAATCAATTCTTCATGATATAATTCGGATTCATTTGTTAATAATGAAAAAAGTATTTTTTCAAATTGATTTTTAAATTCTACCATTAAGCTTACGTTTCCCCCAAAAAAACCACCAATAATATGTTCACTATTGTTATAACTGTCATAATACTTTGTTGGAATTGAGGAGCTCCAATAAAATCTACCGCTGTTGTTTTTACTAACAATCACAATTTTGTCTTTAGTTATTGTATTTAAGTAATTTAAATAATCTTCATTAAATACTGTAAATGAAAAATGTTTTTGGAACCCTTGTCCATAAGAATACTCTTCAGGAAATAACCCCCCATGGGATAGTCCGGCATCAAACCAATAAATTTTTTCATAGTCTTCAATATTTGTAATGTTTTCCAACCAAAAAAATTTATTATATTGTATTTCATAACATCTATCCGAAGTTATAATTTCTGACAAATTTTTTAAATTTCTAATTTCATTGAAAAAACGACTTTCAGTTAAATCAAAAACAATAAATTCTAATTTATCTTCTGAAATTTTATTTATTTCATAAAACCAAGATTTTAACTCACCCAGTTCTTCCTCGCTAGTGAAACATATTAGTTTATCAGGATTAAGTTTTAAAATTGATAATAAACTATATTTATAATGCAATTCTCTGCTAGGTCTCCCTCCAAATTCGGTACCCCATAGGTTAGAATATATTGATGTATATATTAAAGTTTTCATAATATTTCATTTATTAATTTAATTGAGTTTTCTAATCTTGATTTTTTTGATAAATTCTTTTCATAATATTTTCTTGCGTTTTCGCCAACAAATTTTAAATATTCTTTATCGTTAATTATTTCTTTAAATTTACTCTCAATAATTTTTGCGTGATTAAATTCTCCTAATCTGTCTGTAAAAACTTCGTTATGTTTTGGGATAGAATTATCATACGGTATTGAAATATAATGATGTCCTGGTATTAATGGCTCAATTAATTGAGACTGGAACTCAAACCGTATAAATGGAATTCCTAATGCCATATATTCCACATCCCTATAACATAATTCTCCGACCCCCGCAATTGATAAACCAATGCTGTAATTTATTAGCTCATTAAAATAGTCATTAGTATTTATCGGATTTAATCCTTCTAAAATGTTTCTATCAAAATGGTTAATAATTGGTCTATGTGCGGTTGCCCCCCTAAAAAATAATTTATCAACAAATGAGTTTTTCTCCTTTCTTTTTTGGTAAAATTGCTCTAAATCAACATCAAAACTAGGAAAATAAATCCAAGGAGAATATTTTTCAAAATAATCATCTACGTGATGTTTTATTTTATAGTCTATAAATTGAGAAACAAAAACTTTTTTTAGTTTTGGGTTACTTCTCTCATCTAATATACAGTGTGTTAAATCATCTGCCACTGAAAAAATTAAAAAATCACCCGTTTCAATATTTTCTATGAGATATTCGCATTCTAACATTAATAATCCGTCTTGTTTTGATAAAGATTTAAAATTCACATTAAATCTATCAAAATGAGCTTGCTCAAAAAATCTGTTTTCATAAACTTCGTTATTTTTTTTTAGTTCAATAGTTAAATCATCCCAAAAAACATTATAATCACGATTTTTTTTTGTAATCTCATTAGTTGGATTATGGATTCTTAATTTCATATTAAATTAATATAAATTTCCGCTTATTCTCTCACACCATCCTTTAGATACTGAGTATGGCCAAACTACCCAATACTTTGGTTTCTTTGAGGTTTCAAATTCTCTCCAAACTTTGCAGTAACCATCGGGGTCATTCATCATCATATTAATTTCACCAGGGTCAGCATCTTTTCTATAAATTGTCTCATCATTTTCATCATGGAAAGCAACTACCCAAAATTCATAGTCAGTTTCAGGTACTTGAGAATAACCAACATCAATACAGTGCTTGAATATTGCCGCAAAATCGTTCATCCATTCTTCTTCACTTGCGTAGTTATATGGATTTGGTGGATATTCTTTATCTAAAGTGTATTGTTGTACTGCTCTTTTTGAGAATAACAAACCTGAATATTTTTCATAATCTCTTAAACTTCTGATTGGACCAAATCCATATTTACCATGGTCCATCTCTCCTTCATCATCCATTCCAAACAATGAGCGATTCTTTTTGTGACAGTAGTCATTTTTCTTACCCCAATCTCTAACATCATCCCACTGTTTAACTCTACCTTTACGAGTATATTCATGCCATACAAGAACTTTATGAGGGTGGAATAAATCATAACCCCAGGTATACGCTCTTGCGGCTATCGAAATCTCTTCTCCGTGGAAATAAAAATCAGGGTCATGTTGAACTTCTTCACTAAACGCTCCTAGTGTAAAACAGAAGTGAGCCGAATAGAAACGAGCCGGAATTGGTTTTGTCATCATCTGCCATCCAGGAATTGATTCTGGTAAAAAGAATACTGCCCCTTCAGGAATAAAACGGTCAAATACCATTCTCCATGGTTCTCTAACGCGACCTTGTGGGTCATTATCAGGGTCAAAAGATGAAACGTAACCTGTCAATAATGGTTTTGGGTAACCATCTTTTTGAAGTTGTTTAATCATTGAAATAAACTCAACATCCCAATCCTTTTCAAACCTCATATGTGAATCGATTTGCATTGTATATTCTTCACCTTCGTACAATTGTTGAGTTAAATTTCTTGCCCAACAAACTCCTTCAGAATCCATATGAGGAATATCTAAAACTCTAAATCTTTTATCTTTTTTCCATTCTGAAAGGTCATCAAAACCGTCCTCAGGGTGAAATTGACGAGCAATACCGAATCTTAAATTTTTTGGTTTTTTTGCATTTTCCAACATACTTTTAATTGTTGGGACGAGCTCAGGGTCTCTGTAACTTGCGATTTGTACGAATATTCTGTTCATAATTAAATCTTATATTTTTTAATAAAATTTAAATATGAATATTAAATAGGAAATAATAAATCTTTGAAATTGATTATATATTTCTGAAAACCTCTATTACCTCAAATACTCCTTGATAATTAGATATGATGTTGCTAGTTATTTCATTTTCGGCATCAATTTTAGATTCGAATATTTCTACTTTATCGTTATAAACAAATCCTTCTTGGAATCCTCGAGATTCCCCGCCCCAAAATCCATTCCCGACATAATTGTATATTATATATTTTTTCATACTTATGAAATTTTTTGATATTCAACATATGACCCTTCTTTTGCTCTAATAAAAGCACCGGCAATCGGAAACTCTGAAGCAAATCTTGCAACAACAGTCCCATTGGCCGAAGGTTTTATAACACCTTCAACTATCGCAATATTTCCTGCGGTTGCGGTTGATGATGCGTTTGCTGTCGCTGGTGTATCATAAGTATTTATGGCTGGGTTTAATGTTTGTGTTCCAACACCTAAAGTATACATTGACCTATATGACAGAATGCTGGTGGTAGGGCCATTAATAGTCCATCTACTACCTGTTGAGGTATTAAAGGCCTCATAATGAAATACAAACCTAAATCTATAGATACTCCCACTAACAACCGCAAAAGATAAATCAGTAATGTCCGCAAGTGTTGTTGTAAGACTGGTTTGGTCGGATGTCAGCATTGCAACTTGTACTCCATTTGTTATTGTGGTTACATTATCGGTGGTACTAACCGAAATACCTGAACCAGCGGTAATTCCTGTTATTCCTTGAACTTGAGTATTAATTAATGTAATTGCCCCTGTTGTTGAATTACCTGATAATCCTGAGCCTGCAGTAACTGAACTAACGGCACCGGCTCCACCTGTTCCCGCACTAAATACAAGTGTATTAGTTGCCGCAGATGTTATGGTAATATTAATACCACTGAAATTAATAAAGTTATTTGTATTACCTGAGAACTGAGTTGTGCCGTTAATTTGTACCGAATTAAACGAAGGTAAATTCTGATATGTCCCCGCAGAAAATGTATTTGCGGATAATCCTCCTGTAAAATTAGCCTGACTTGTAAATGTTGAAGTCCCTGTAACAGATAAACCATCTTGAACATTAAGTGGTGACAACATATTGACAGGAGAACATCCACTTATATTAGTTACAAAAAAATCTGTGAAGCAATTTGCGGATGAACTACCTGGAAGGTTATAATATGTCGATGCCGATATTGTATTAGCGGTTAAACCCGTCCCAAATATTGATGTTCCTGAAAATACTCCGTCAGCTCTAATAAATGAAGTTGTAGTTCCGGCAGTATTCTGTCCTTGTAATAAACTTGTGACATTATCGGCACCACCCGTTCCATTTCTAATACTTAAACCATCTAATGTTGAGTTAATTAAAATTTCAGGTTCAGTGGAGTTATCATAAGCCTGTTGGAGAGTTGTTGTTGATAAACCTCCAGTTCCTCCTAATACTTCACCAAATTTTGAAACTGAGTTAAACACCGCATAGTTAGTGTTTACTAGACCTCCATTACCAACAGATGCGTTTTTGTTAAGTGAAAGTATTCCTATTAATATACCATTCTCTCTATTAAGAGAATATTCGACAAACGTCTCAGTTTGTGAACCAGCAACCGCCTCGGCAAGTGTTCCATATACTTTTTGACCCAATTGGATTCTGACAAGACCAGTTGGAAATAAATAAACTCTTTGATTTGTTGATGAGTTTGAACCCCCTCCTACCGCAGTAACAACTCCATTTAAATCATAGTAACCAGGGTCTATTGTTGTTGTATTTCCTGTTGTAACACTACCACCTGTTAATGGACCTAATTGTGTTCTATACTGGAATGTGGTTGGTGATGCGCCGGAAATGGTAACACTATCTGGATTTTGTTGATTTGTTACCCATCCAATACCATTACCCCACAATGCACCCGATGATGTATTAATCGTCATTCCAGTCCCTGTTGGGGATACTAAAACACCCTGATTAATCAATTTCAATGGAGTCCAAAGGTCTCGAAGTGCGGCCATTGGTGACACATCAAAGTCAACCGTTTGGTTAATTGATGTAATTGAAATTCTACTTGGGTGAACTACTTTACCTAAGAATATATTTTCTCTTCTTTCTTGGGGTGTTGGAAATGTTGTTTGTTGAACTAATGTTGATGCACTATTAATTAAAATAAATGTTGCGTCATCTGTTGCAAGATTAGTTAAAGGAATGTTTGTTCCACCTGTATAGTAAATGTTATCAACATCAGGTAGCGTTGCAAATCCATATGTATTTCTAACTATCCATCCCCTTGCCATTGCAACATTAATAGTTGCCCCTGTTCCTTGAGTCATTCCCGTATATTCATATACTCCACTTGAAATGACATTACCTTCCAAGATATTTCTTTCAATATCGGTTAGTGTAAGGTTACTATCTTCATTATTAATATTAATATAAATCTTACCCGTTGTAGAACCCGTTTGTAGAACATATCCGATTTCATTTGTTCTAGCACTAAATGCTAGTGATGCTGTGGAGTTAACATATCCACCAGGTGTTGTATCAGAAAGGTATAGAATGTCTCCGTTTGCAAATGTGTTAAGTGTTATTCCACTTAAAATACCATTATTTAAAACTAACCCAGTACCTCCATTTGATATGTTCTCAGCGGCAACGCCAATTGGCCTTGGTGTACCCAATGCGTGATTATTAACTGCCAATATTATACTTGGTAATCCATTTGTTGTTCCTGTAATTGTAACTACTTTACCCTTATCAATTTGAACTCCTGTACCGTTGTAAACTCTTGCGTATAGTTGTTGTCCCATTGCAATTGGGAGTAAACTATTATCAACATCATAATAAGAAAGCGCCTTTGATACATTATCAAAAAATATTCTACCTCCTGTTTGTAGTGGATTTGTTGACCCTGTTGTAAAATCAATATAATTAACTTGTGATACGGTATTAGCCGTAACTGCCGACATTGACAAATTTAAACCTGAAAGTAATCCTTGACTGTTCAATGAAAGCCAAGTTGTTCCACTTGTTGTAAAATTTAAACTATTACCCGAACTATAAAATATTCCGTTATTTGCCATTTCTTAAATTATTTGAACCCATCCACTTGTTTTATAAATATACAAACCTTCATTATCATCAGTCACAAAAAGTATAAGTCCAATTGGTGGAGAAGTAATTGCATCCCTTTCTACTTTTGTCATTCTTGGAAATAAAACACCTTGGGTTGTTGATGCAATTTCTATTATTGCCTTAGCATTTGGACTTGCCGTTCCAATACCAACTTGACCTGATGAATAAAATGTATTTGCCGTTAATCCGCTTTGGAATATTGTTCCTCCTGTTACGGTTCCCCCGCTTAATGGAAGGTAATCTCCACTAACGGTTCCTCCTGTTGTTGAACCAGTAAAGTTTACACCGAAATCAGGATATGTTCCCGTAATTTGAATATTGGTTCCACCTGTAATTGTAACTGTTTGGTCAGGAGCAGTATTAATTATTGTGACAGCTCCTGTTGTTGAGTCCGCCGATAATCCTGTTCCTACCGCAATAAATGTTACACCTGAAGAAGGTGTTGCTGATGATACAGGCCCCCAATAAGCATATCCTGTTCCGTCAGTTAAAAGAGCATAACCATTTTGTTCCGTTCCATTTGAATATATAAAATCACCATTAATTGTTAATCCTGATAAAAATTTTGGATTAACAGGTATACTTCCACCTATACGATATACCGTACCGCTTGATAAGTCAGACTGAAGAACATAATTGTATGAATCCTTTATTAATTGATTTGATATATCGGACATCCTTTAATTTTATTAAAAATATACTACTTATAAATAGTATGGCACTCGTTTGTTACGCATGGGATGATACACCATTTCCTTGGAATGAAACACCTTTCACTTGGAAAGAAGGTTGCGTTATTGAAAAATTGGTTCAAGGAGCCGGTGGTATGCAATCCATAAGGAGATTTAGGGCCAAACTTAAAGAATTAGATAAAGAAGAAAAAGAAGTTTTAATTAATCTATTTTTGAGACTTGAGGTGGATGAAATTGTTATTGAGAAAAAAATGTCAAAAGGGAAAAACAAACAAGTAAAAATAAGATTAAAAGATGTTGAGGTGTTAATGAAAGAACAAAGATTTATAAATGTCAATGTGAAAAATATAGATTAACGATATATTTATGAGATATGGCATACAATTTATATACAGATAAAGCAAACAAATTCAATTGTAATATTGAAATTGAAGGTACTTCATTATCTAAATCTAAAGTTAGATTGGTTATTGAAACCGATGAAATGTCCTACATGTTTAATGGTTCAATAGAAAATACCGGTATTTGTGAAGTTAATATTCCTAAAACAAAGCACTTTTTACCTGAAGGTACAAAAGGTAATATGAGATTGGAAGTTATTGCCGATGATGTGTATTTTGAGCCATGGGCTTCTGACTTTAGTGTTAAGACAAACAAGAAAGTTAATGTTGTTGTTGCTGAGCAAGTCGAGGACAAACCAAAAGTTAATGTGATTGTTGCCGAACAAAAAGAAGAACCTGTAAAGCCAAAAGTGGTTGAAACAAAAACAGTTCAAACTAAAAGAAAAGTTGAACTTACAAAACAGGATATTCTCAATAGGTTGATGGGTAAATAATTATATCATCTGAACCCAACCCGAAGCTTTATAAACATACACTCCATCACTTCCATTGGTTTGATATACCATTAATCCAATTGTTGGACTTGATATCGCGTTTCGTTGAGCTTCCGTCATTCTTGGAGGTAAAAACCCTTTAGATGATGATGTCAAATCAACTATTGAACTAGAACTAGGTGAGGATGTCCCAAAACCTACAGAAGTTCCGTTATCAAAAATTTGACTGTTTCCTAAACTAGAAGAACTTGTCCATTTTGAAATGTAGTTTGTTGTTCCCCCTCCAGTGAACGCCGAGTTTCCACCGACAATTAATGATGCGGAAAACCAAGTTCCCGAACCATTTGCAGTTCCTTGTAATATATTGACACTTCCTGTTGAGCCTTGAAAGATTGTAAATTCGATATAATCTGTCGTGCCATTCAAATAGACAATTTTACTGGCCTCGAATGCTTGACCCGTTACATTGTTTAATGGATTTTGTACAATTACAAATGAATTACCATTTTTTCTAACCTGAATATTTGCTTGATTATTTGTTACACCCGGATTATCAAGCCATACCCCAACAAAAATATTATAGTATCCCGCAATTGTAGGGGTGAGTTGATACGTAGATGCGTTCCACCAATTCTGTGGGTCAAAGTCATCTACAAACTGTATAATTACATCTGTATTTGCCGAGATTGATTGGTTTGCATTTAACTTACCTTGTACAACATAATCACTTGGAGTTAGTCCTGTTGCCCCTCCTGAACCAGCCGTTATACCAGTTACTGATATTGTTCCTCCTGTCGAATTATATAAATCCAAAGTAGAAGTTCCTGACGAATAAGTTCCCGCAGAGATATAAAGACCTGTTACATTACCAATCGATATTGTTCCACCTGTGGATTCTAAATCTAAAGTTAATGTGTTTGGGTAATATGTTCCTCCAGTAATTCCTGAACCTCCTCCACCACCTGTTGTTAGTTTTTTCCAAACGGCAGTAACACTAGTCTCACCACTTACATCCTCTATGGTATTTGCTGTCCACGCGTTTATAAAGTTTTGACCGGCAACGGAGTTATTCTTTACGGTTGTGCCAAAATCGGACATAACAACTGTATCACCACCAACTCCTGTGGCACCTGTTGCCGCCGCCCATAGAGTATCATAATTATCTATACGATATTGGTAGATTTGGTCAGTCTCATATACGTAGGCCAACATACCCAATCTTCTTCTACCTGAAGATAGATTGTCAGAACCCATAACAAGAATATCAGGAGAATATGCGGACCCACTACCTTTTATAAAATTAATTGGTATTGTATTGGAACTCAGACTTATTGTACCAGTTACACCTGAAGGTATTTCAAATGTTAAATCCGAAATGTTATATACCTCCATATAACCACCAATACCTAATACAGAATAGTTTGTACCAAAAACCTCAGTTCTCGATACTGATTGAATTCCGTTTAGTTGTTCGGGAGATATTGGAAGTTTAAAGGGTTCGGCCATATTATGAACTTAATGAGTTACCTCTAAAATAAATATTCGTTCCTGCGTTTGATAAATTAAAATCTACGCCTGGGAATGTGGTATAAACTCGATAAGTCGTATTTGGTATGGTTGAGCCTGTATAATAGAATGTGTAACTATAAATTGTTGACTCCATAAATAATGGAGTCAAAAGATTTGGACTTGATAAACTGTAATCTATCTGAGATTGGTACAGACCATTTGTTGCTCCGGTTGGTATCATCCAAACGAACCATCCACTACCATTCAATGTATTTGCTGATACTACAGCCGTTGTGAAGTTATTAGCAACTATAGAATTACCAAATGCATCAACTCCACCTGAAACTCTAGGAATTGTTTGTGTTATTACTGAAGGGAATGTCCCTGCGGTCCATCCTGAAAAATCAACATATATATTTAATTCATTATTAAAATCCGATTGGTTTTGAGTTGGTTGACTACCGTTACTAAATCCAAAGAAATTTTGACCGTTTACTGTGTACATCCATTCACCTATTTCGGTTGACCCTGTATTTGGTTCAATGAATAAATACGCAACAAATGGTGCGGCAGTTGGTGTTGTGGTTATTCTAGGTGTTTTAGTTTGAGTTTTTGTTGGTGTTGGACTTGTAATTGTTCCTGTTGGAGTTTTTGTTAATGTTACCGAAGGGGTATATGACGGAGTTACAGTTAGTGTTGGAGTAACTGTAGGGGTTGACTCAAATGGAAATGGAAGCGGGGGGTCAAAACAAGAATTATTAATACAATCACCATAGATATTAAAATACGCTTTATCATTTGTTACATACGGATTCGAGCCGCACGCATACAATAAGTTATCGCCAGGACATAACCCATAAAAAGGGGTACCATCACATTGTGTGTAACCGATATCAATGTCTCCTGCCGATGTGTTAGTAAACACGATACATCTACATTCTGAAGTTGGTGTGGATGTTGGAGATGGAGTTAAGGTTACAGTTGGTGTTGGAGTTATTGAATCAATATATCTAAATTCGGTGCATCCTGAAGTGTCTGTTAATTGTATTATTACCCTAAAAGACCCCTGTAATTCTTCAGGTATATCAATATAAAAAGGAACATCTGTTATACCACTTATTTCAGGATAACAATAATTGTATGTGTAATCACACACCTTAGCAACATAAGGAGGGGTTCCACATAAATCAGTTATTTCCACCTTTTGCATTCTTCTATATTTTTTAAGGTGCGGTTGTAACCGTCCAATTGGCGGCTTGTAAAATGGCTAATGCATCATCACTACCCGAATCTCTTGGTGAATTAGGGGTTCCATTAGTAACTCCTAGGTTACTCAAATTAAGAGTACCGTTGGTGGCGGTAGTTGTTGCCGCAATGTCGTTTATGATTCTGTTCACTGATGTCGTATCTAAACCACAACGTCTCATAACTACGTTATTAATATTAGCGTTCAAAAAGGCATTTGTGGGCCATGTCGAACCAATTATTGGATTTTCATCAAATTTAAATACCCTTAAAGTTGAAGGTAAACTTGTTGAAAACAAATTAGAGAAGCTTGTGAAACCACAATTATTTAATTCTAAAGTTTGGATAGTAGAATTGGATGATAAATTAGTCATCTGTGTTAATGTGGTATTATCTGACATTATAAGTGTGGTTGCACCATTCACTAAGTTTATATTAATCGATGTAATATCATTCCCATCTAATCTAATATTTCTTATAGTACTTGGGAATTGGGTATCCCAAGGTCCTGAAATATTACAACTATAAACATAGAACGTGGTTAACTGAGTATTTGTTAAAGGTATAGTCCAATCTGTTATATTTGAATTATTATAACCATAGAAAACCTGTAAATTATTTGGTAAGTAAGATGTAAACGAAGTTACTAAAGAATTATATTGTAATTCTAATCTAGTAATTGAATTTGGTAAATCAGGTATAGTAGTTAATTGATTTATTTCCAAATATAATTCATCCAAAACTATACAGTTTATAATTGTGTCAGTAATTGCCGTAAGTCTATTTCTAGAAACATTTAAAATTTCTAATTTATCGTTATTTGTTAAATCAATATTTAATTCTCTTATACCATACTGATTTGGTGCAAATAGAATAGGTCTTGCATTATCAGAAATATCAAATTCAATTAAATTTTCAGGTAAATTATATGTCCACCCTGTTAAAATATTACCTTGAACATCTATCTTGGTTAATCCTGTTAGATTTTCAAAACCATTTAAACTATTAATTGATTGTAATGAGGAAATATTGTTTGAAGTTCTTAATCCAAAATATGTTAATATTGTTGTTGGTAATTCAATATTGACCTCAGATAGGAGTGGATTGTTTAAAAAATTAAAGGCAGACGCTCCTTGATTTAATAAAGTTGATGTTAAATCATGAGAAAATCCTGTCATATCACAATTAGCCATAAAAATTTGTTCCAACTTAGTTTTAGAACCTAAATTAAAAGTATTAAGTTCTAATAATTGGTTATCATGTCCGTCAAATTGAATGGTTGTAAAATATGGAGAGGTCTCAACTGAGTTCAAATTAGCAAAACTACAATTTTCAAATCTTAGGCCCAGCATTCCAGGGAAAGAACCAAAAGTATATGGGTCATCGTCACCTGCTAACAATTCTGAAATATTTCTAAATCTAATAGATATATCTGAAGCAACACTAATAATATTTGGGTTATTACTACCATTTAATTTAAATCCATATGTTGTGGCGGTATATACTTGAGCTAACGGTGAATAAACGTGAGTTTGTGTAACATCCGTTAAAGTAGTGTTGTAATTAATAATAGTACCATCGCCAAAATCAACATCAAATTCTTTAATACCGTTAACCAGTATAAGACTTTGTACATATTCATTATTTATTGGGGCAAAATCGGTTCTATTCGAATATCTAAAATAAGGAGTCCCTCCACTTAAATTATTACCCAAACAATTAATTGTCTGAGAAGCACCTCTAACATTAATTTGTCCGACATTTCCAACTAAAGTTCTATCATATGGAATATTACCATTAACGTTATAAACATCACCGGTATTACTTTGTATTACATAATTTAACCCCTCCCATTGGAATAACCCTTGAGGTTGATTTATATTGTTAGTTGCTAATGGTGGAGAATTTTGTCCTATAGGATTAGTGTCAAATTCATAAAATAAACCATTATAATCATATTGTGTTAGGTACGAAGTACCTGGAAGTGATGGGTCATATTTTGTAAATACTATTTTTTGTCCTCCCGCAGCCAAATTATTAGTCACAATAACATCACCATAAACAATGTCAGGTGTTAATACCGCTGAAGATATTTCAAATAGCTCGGTATAAGATGAGGTATATGGTAAAGCGGTTGAGTTTATAAAAAACTTAACCATCTTATTAGGGGTTATTAGAGTTAAACTTCCAATTAAAACGTGTTGACCTCCGGTAGTTTCTAAGTAGGTTAAACCATTCCCTAAAGGACTCGGCATACCAACAGGGAATGGAATATTTCTATAATTAATTCCTGTACCTCCATAATCAGGGTCAAAAGTAAATGGACATATTGATGTTATTCTAAATTCTCTAAAGTATTGATTACCCGAACCTTGATTACCGTATATCCAAAGTCTACCATCATTTGTAATTGGATTCCAATAGTGAGCAATATCATCACTTTCAAATAAGTTTGCCGGTGTTATCTGAGTTGATGTATCGGCAGTAAAATCATAAACATATAAATCAGTTGATGTATTAAATAATATCATACATTCAGAGGCACAAGGAACGGCAGTTGGTGAAGTTTGGGTCGGAGTTGGTGTTTGTGTCTTAGTTGAGGTGTTAGTTGGTGTCTGACTCTTAGTCGGAGTCTGAGTATTAGTTTGAGTTTGCGTATTTGTAGGAGTATTAGTTTGAGTTTGCGTATTTGTAGGAGTTTGAGTTTGAGTCTGAGTATTTGTTGGAGTTTGAGTTTGAGTCTGAGTATTTGTTGGGGTACTTGTTTGAGTTCCTGTATTTGTTGGTGTTGGACTAGGTGTTGATGGAGGAGATACATCTGGAGTTCTTGTTGGTGTTGGGGTCTGAGTAGATGTTTTAGTTTGGGTTGGGGTCTGAGTAGATGTTTTAGTTTGGGTTGTAGTTTGAGTAGGAGTTTTAGTCTGTGTTGCAGTTTGAGACGGTGTGGAGGTATTAGTTGTAGTATTTGTTTTTGTTTGCGTTGGAGTATTTGTCGATGGGGGAGTTGGAGGCGGGTCAGTTGGAGTTGCGGTTGGGGTTCTAGTTGACCTTGGTGTATCCGTTTGAGTGTTAGTTGGGGTTTGAGTGTTAGTTGGGGTTTGAGTTTGGGTTTGAGTTGGGGTTTGACTTATAGTATTTGTTGGAGTTTTTGTTTGAGTTCTAGTTTGAGTCATGGTTGAAGTTTGGGTTTGAGTTGGGGTTAAAGTAGCCCTAACCGTTTTAGTAACAGTTGGTGTATTTGTATTTGTTGGGGTTTGTGATTTAGTTTGAGTTGGAGTATTGGTATTTGTTGGAGTATTAGTTGAAGTTATTGTTGGGGTTTTAGTTTGGGTCATTGTTGGAGTTGGTGTTGGAGTGACTGACGGACATTCAACTAGAGCATTCCATGACGCCCCTAAAATTGGAACAACTATTTCTAATATAACTTCAGTTGGTGATGATAATGTTTTATCAAATGAAATTGAAACTAAACCAGTATCGGATACATCAGGATAACCTAAATTGTTCAATTCGGTATTATACAATGGATTTCCTATAAATCCTGTGTCAATAACTAATGTTGAATTCCAATATAATCTAAACCAAACAGGGGTTAAATTGGAATTTACATTTAAAATTATAGGTCCTATCTCACTTCCAACATCTATTGTGTAATACAATGTTCCATAATCTGAAGGAGAACCAAAGAATTTTTGGTCACACACTGCGGTACCACTAAATTCAAATGGAGGCGTCGATGTTGGTGTTTGTGTAGGTGTTGAAGTTTTTGTAGGAGTTTGTGTAGTGGTTGATGTCTTTGTGGGTGTTTTAGTTTGAGTTTGGGTTTTTGTTGGGGTTTGTGATGGATTTATAGTTGGAGTTGAAGTTTTTGTTGGAGTTATTGATTTTGTCGGTGTTTTAGTTTGAGTACTAGTAGGTGTTTGAGTTTTAGTCGGAGTTTGACTTGGTTCAGGTATAGGACATGAGATATATAAGTTAAAATCAACAGGCTCGAATGGGGAAAAAACGATAACTTCAATGGTTGTTGGGGAAGATGTGGATTTGTTAAACACAAAAGAACCGGTTCCCGCACCATTCACAGAAGGATAACCGGCGGAATTCAGTTGAGGGTTAAATGACGGGTCACCTCTAAATCCTGTATCTCTTTCTAATACGCCATCGTAATAGAAGTAAAATCTATCAGGAACATTACCGGCATTAAAAAATATATTTAATGACCCAATCTGAGAACCGATATCAACTTGGAATTGACGAGTCCCTCTATAGCCATCTGAAACTACTATGTATTGGTCACAAACGTTAGTACCTGTATACTCACCTGGAGGTGTTGTTGTTGGAGTTGGGGTTTGGGATGATGTTTTTGTTACTGTACGTGTAACTGTTTGAGTTGGTGTATTAGTTTTTGTTGGAGTACCTGTTTTTGTTTGTGTTGGAGTACCTGTTTTTGTTTGGGTAGGGGTTTTTGTTTGTGTTGGAGTCGTGGTTTGGGTTTTAGTTTGGGTTGGGGTTATGGTTGGTGTTTTAGTTTGGGTCGGGGTTTCGGTTTTAGTTGGCGTACTTGTATTAGTCTGGGTACTCGTTTTAGTTTGAGTTGGAGTTCCGGTGTTAGTTGGAGTTGGAGTTCCGGTGTTAGTTGGAGTATTAGTGGGTGTTTGAGTATTTGTTTTTGTAGGGGTTTTTGTAGGTGTTTCGGTTTTAGTTTGGGTTGGAGTTTCTGTTTTAGTAGGAGTATTAGTCGGAGTTTCGGTACTTGTTTTGGTCGGTGTTTTGGTATTAGTTGGTGTATTGGTTGGGGTAGACGTTTGAGTTTTAGTTTGAGTTGGCGTTTTAGTAGGTGTTAATGTACTTTTAGGAGTTTCAGTTGGGGTTTTAGTAGGACATAAAGTTGATGTTGGAGTTTCAGTTGGCTGTAAGGTTGGCGTTTGGGTATTAGTCGGAGTTGATGTTTTAGTCGGACATGGGGTACCGGTAGGGGTTTCGGTATTTGACGGGGTAATTGTTTGAGTTTTTGTTTGTGTTGGGGTCCTTGATGGTGTTCGTGTTTGGTTTGGTGTGGTCGGTAAAATTGTAACTATATTTGAACAACTTCCTCCTGAAGTTATAACATTATATGAACCATAAATATCTTTTGGGGGTGTTAATAATGAAGGATTAAAGTCATACGGTAGTATAACGGTACCTAAATTAATAACATCGGTTTCACCAAATGGGGTGAATAAAATTACCGCAGTCTCTCCACTAAAATTTATATACTCTATAACAATTGATTGGGACATCCTTAATAATTAATCTTATACTTTTAAATATAAATAGATAAGATTTAATTTAAATAAAAGAAGTTTTTATTACCTACGATACAAAATAACATTTAACCCGTGCATTGCCAAATTGATGTTATTTGATTAATTCCATTGATTGTTTGAACTCGAACAATTACCGGAGGACCTTCTAAATCGCTATAATAATTTAATAACGAATTTGAACTAACCCAATAATTACGAACTGCCGCCTGACCACATGGGTTGTTAGGTGATTGATTACCTGGATAGACTCTCATCCCGACTTGTAATTGAGTCCAGTTAGTAATATTACCCTCTACTTTAATTTCAACAGGTAGTACCGCCCTATTAGTAAAATTCATAAAATCCGAATACCACGAACAACCTGCGTTATCGTTATAATCATTCCCAACTGTTCCGATGTTTATTAAATTTGAAAAACAAGCACAATTAGGTGAACACCCTTGAGTACTTCCGACCGGACAGTTGCTACAATTCCCGAAGGTTTCATTACACCCTCTTGTAATTGGGTCAATACAAGTGCATCCATTATAAATTCTAGTGGCAGTTCTGATTGTTGACAAAACTTGAGGGGCTCGGCAAGGTCCAGATGATGATGGAGTCTGAGTTTGAGTTGTTGTATTAGATGGTGTTTGAGTTTTGGTTTTAGTTACAGTTGGAGTGGTTGTTGGTGTTAATGTTTGGTCAGGAGTTTTTGGTAAAGTTGTTGTTGGTGTTGAGGTTTGAGTAGGTGTTTTAGTTTTAGTAGGAGTTTGAGTTTTAGTATTTGTATTTGTATTAGTTACTGTAGGAGTCGTAGTTTGAGTATTTGAAGGGGTAATCCCGATGGTTTGTGTTGGAGTCTTGGTTTGTGTTACGGTATTTGTTTTGGTGTTTGTTTGTGTTTGGGTAACTGTTGGTGTTGATGTTGATGTAGGGGTTTGTGTACTAGGTGGTGTTGCACCAATTGAACTCGTAGGTGTCATAGTGTTTGTCTTAGTTGGTGTAACAGTCGTAGTGTTAGTTTGAGTTTGTGTTTTAGTAGGTGTTACTGTTTGACTCACAGTTGGTGTTTGAGTTTTAGTTGGGGTTGGGGTTTGAGTGATTTGTTCTACATTAAAATCACAAATATTTAAATAGGTTCCGTCATAACCTCCCGCACCTGTTATTGTGAGTGATGTATATGGGTTTGTATTATTTATTATGAAAACACCGGCGCCTCCTGTAGGCCCATTAGGTGGAGTTGATGGAGCTCCAGCCCCTGAAATAATTTGGTTTCCAATTATTGTTGAATAACAATTAAATGTACTTGAAATTGTTGGGATACCTGTGTCAGTAGTGAATACAAAATTTTCATTTCCTCCCCATCCAGCACCGTTTAGAACTATTGATACGTTATTAACAGATAAACTAAAATTAAATGTTAGTGAAAAACTACTTGTAGGAGTCGAAGTAGAATTACTTGAGGCCCCGCAAAGATAGGCCGGTATACCATTCCAATTCATTTGGCCACAAGATGGTAATAACGCCGATGGAGATAAAATAGTCTGTATGTCCCCAGTTGATGCGAATGTAACATTAACACCGTTATATGTTGTTGGAGCAATAAATCGACCGGAACATAAACTACTTAGTAAGGTTCTAGTTGGTGTTGGAGTTGGGGTAGTAGTTTTTGTTGGGGTTGATGTTAGTGTAGGAGTTGGGGTTGGGGTAGGGCAATTAACTATACTTGAACCTCCGAATACGTTGAATAGATTACTAAATACACCTACATATTCGGCACTACCAGGAGGGGTTAAATTTAACCTATAAGTTTCCGTTTTATCTGGATTGGATTGAGTTCTCATAACGTACATCTCATTATCCCATTCAAATATTGCCGCTATCGAGCTTCCGAAAGGCGTACCTGGAGTACCTATTGGAATCGAAATTGAATATACGGGAGTATTCGACGTTGATAGGTAATTATACACATTGACTCCTAAAACTCCGGTACTGAAATTTTTGGTACCAACAAATAATAAATTATCCGACCTTAGATAAATGTCTCCACTCGCTTGTGTCATAGATGGGAGAGCCATTTTTTGGGTAATTACCGTTTGATTTGTTGATATATCAACTTCAATAATTCTCTCTGGAAAACTATCATAACCCGATGAGCTTATCAAAGTAGTATTATTAATTGCAAATAAACCCAATCCAAAAATTACATTATCACCAGGAATATACGGACCAGGATATAGTATATCTCTATTATAGGTAGCAACAAAAGGGTTCCATGTTATATTCCATTCTCTGAAACCAACAACAGGATTTGGGTCAAAAGGGGCAATTGCCGGCTTTACTGTCCAAAGTTTATCGAAAGTATATGCAATATCTTGTACAAAATCATCTATGTTTGGCACATCCAAAGTATATGTGGTGTTCAAATCAAAGTCATAAAATGATACATAAAATTCACCAAAAGATTCTTGTCTTTGGAGTAATAAAATTGACGGACAAGGATTAATTTCCCCTCCTGAAGTTGGTGTAACAGTAGGTGTTTTTGTTTGAGTTGGTGTTTTTGTTTGAGTTGGTGTTGGAGTAATACATTGATTTGGGTTAATTGATGTGTCACAAATTCCTATTGCAGTTCCTAAATAACCTCCGTCCCCTGTAATTGTTAAATTTGTAAACCCTAAACAGTTCTTAATTTCAAAAATTCCGTCACCAGTAACCCCACCTTCCCAAATTGGCGCCGTACTGTGTAATATAATTTCATTACCTGTAACAACCCCATTACAAATTAAGATAGGGTTGATTGTTGGTATACCTGTATTTGTGGTAAATAGGAAATTTTCAGGGTCATTTGGTGAATACTGACATGTACATCCGGCACCTCTTAATGCGATTGTTATACTTGTAATTGGTTGACTAAAAGTTAAACTAACTGTCCAATTTGAGAAAAAGGATGGAGGACCTGTAACACCTATCCCATTTAACCCACTACCCAAAGATAACGATGGATATTGTATTGATATTCCAGTACCACAAATTGGTCTGTCATTTGATGGTGGTTGTATTAATAAATAAGTATTTCCTGTTCTATTAACAGTTATTGTTATTCCATTCACAACTATTGTTGGGTCAGGCCAAACTAAATTAGAACATTGTGTAACAGGTGTTGGAGTTAGTGTTGGAGTAGGGGTTGGTGTTGGGCATCCACATCCTGGTAACCTAACAATAGACGCTCCGCTTACATTTGTAACGTTTGTTGCACATTCTATTGTTATAAAGGATAAACCTGTGTATGTAAAAGTTCCTGATTGTCCTTGACATGAGCTGACATTGTAAATCGCACTATTAAATCCTTGTAATAGTGATATTTGAAAATTAGAACAACAATTAGTTGGTGTTGGAGTCGGACTTTGTGGTAAACCGGGTGTTTTAGTCTGTGTTTTTGTCGGGGTGTTGGTTTTTGTTTGTGTCGAAGTATTTGTGTTGGTTTTTGTTTGTGTTATAGTGGGTGTAGAAGTTGGGACAAAACCAAAAGATGTGGTTGGAGTTATAGTTGGTGTTTTTGTACGTGTGATGGTTGGGGTTGGGGTTCTAGTTGTACCTGGTACATAAATTTCACAAATAGAAATTTCAGACCCATCATACCCACCGGCACCAGATATTACTAAAGTTGTATAATCCGTAATACAATTTATAGTGAATAACCCACCTCCGGTACCTGAACCTACAGGTGGTGGTACTATATTTGCACCTGAAAGAATTTGGTTGTTATTAATTGTGGTATAACAATTTATACTTGATGTAATTGTTGGAATTTCAGTATTTGTTGTTATTATAAAAACTTCGTTGCCACCTCCGAAATCGTATGTTCCAGAACCTCCTATAACTAATGTAACTTCGTTAATTGGTTGACCAAAATTAAATGTTATAACAAAAGCACTTTGGGCTGTTGGTTGTTTAAAAATACTTTGCCCAATTCCACCCGCATAAACTTGCTTTAATGCGGTTAAAGTATAAGGATTAAAACTTCTAATAACGTCACAACTTGGAGGATTACCGTTGTAGGTTGCAATTTCAACCGAACCAGAAAGTACCATCTCAACAAAAATTCCTTGTGTAAAACCGGTAAATACAGTTTGTTGATTTTGGTTAAAAGGGAACGTATAGGTTGGTATCCAACGATTGAAGCAGGGGCCCAAATCTTCTATAGTGGTTGGGGTTGGTGTTGGGGTAACCGTGTTACAATCACAACCAGGTAATTGTGTTATCGAACCTAATCCATTTATTAAAGTTGCATTATATGAACATGTTATAGTTTGAGATTGTCCAACAGGTACTGGTAGAGTTAAAAACAAATTACCAACGCATCGTACTATTGTAAATGTTGAACCTGTAACATCTGAAGGACTTGATGAAAGTATATATGTTGAACAACATTTAGTTGGGGTAGGTGTCTTAGTGGGTGTAACACCTACAAAATTTATTGTGTTAGTTTTAGTTGGTGTGTTTGTTGTGGTTGGAGTCAAAGTTGGTTGTGGACATGATATGAATCTTACACAATCACCCGTACACGATTCATAAACAAAACCAGAAGGACAAGTATATCCACTATTCAATTGTAAACCAGTTGATGATTGTATTATTTCGGCATTTGATTCGGAATAAGAGCTAGTCGAAAAAATAATGTTTAAGTTATTGGGTGAGGTTGCTCCTGTTAATTCATCAAGTGTATTTTGATAAATTTCACATCCAAAAACACCTGATGTTGTTTGTGATAGATTTAGACCATAAACGTTCAATACGTGATGACCAGGGTATAGTGGAATCTGATATACATGCCAATTACTAAATGTCAAAGTACTATTGTTATAACCACCCAACAGTGTGTTAATAGTTTCGATACCATCTATAGTCAATCTAAAGGCATTATCCGCACCAAAACCAACGTAATAAAAATTAGCAAAATCAACAACATCAATACAAAAAGAAAATCCCAACCAAGTATTAGACGGAAATGTAGATAATGACCAAATACCACTTCTGTTTAAGGGACCATTTGTACTGTCGGTACTTTTCCATACATCATTTGTGTTTGAAAAATAATATGTCGAACCACTTCCTCCTAATTGAAATCCGTATGAGTAAAATCTGGTTCCAATGTTAGTATACCCTGAGTTATTATATTTAGATAAACCAATATTAAATAATGGACTTGTTGATGGTTGTGATATCACGGTATCACATGGCTGAGTTGGAGTTACTGTCGGAGTTTGTGTTATACATGGGTGTTGGTCTGTACAGTTTTTACAATCATCACCATTAGTGGGAGTTATTGTTGGTGTTGTGGTATTTGTTGAAATTGGTGTTTTAGTTTTAGTTCTTGTAACGGTATTTGTTGGAGTTATTGTCGGTGTGGTGGTTGGGTTTGGGCTAACTCCTACAGATTTAGTGGGAGTTACAGTTGATGTTTTTGTTATTGTAGAAGTTTGAGTTGGGTTTGGGGTGGCATTGATTGTCTTAGTCGGAGTAGATGTCGGGGTTTTGGTCGGGGTTAAGGTTAAAGTAGGAGTTGGGGTTGGTGTGGTGTCTAGCGACTGTAAACAAGATAATGAATTAATGAAATTTACAATTCTTTGTTGTGGTTGGGGGCCGAATCCGTTTGTAAAAAGTTGACTTCCTCCTCCGACTAAACCACAATAACTCATTATGGTACCACCACTGTTGGGTGGGGTGCCCGGAAAAGGACACACACCATTTACAATTTCAAAAACAGTTTGAACTGATGATGGACAACCTAAAAAAGTATAAGTTTCAAAAGTAACACAACTATCAATTCTGTTACAACCAATTGGGTTACCTCCGGGTACAAAATTGGTTGTGTTCCAGTAACATCCGTGGGTATGATTTGAACCCATTAAATGACCTTGTTCGTGTGTAATTACTTGTACTGTAGATGAATATGTTGTTGAGTTAGCGGTTGCATTTACATCAATTTGACTGAAACATACTGGTGAATTAGTACTTGTCGCCAAATATTCTTGACCATCAATTACTACGGTATAATCAGAAGATATTGGGTTACACAAAACCTGTATACCATCGGCCAGTCCTTGTATTTTATTAGCAGGATTTGAGAAAGAGGTTGTTGGAAAAGTAGCGGTTAACAAATGTTTTAAATCACCGGAAAAATTAGCCGCGCTAGTTCCTGCGGGATAAATTCCGTTACCTAAACTATATCTGAAATTAAACAACAATAAAACCATAGAACAGGAACCATACCCGCACCCGTCATTGATAGGTACCGTGAGAGGTGTTGTTCTATACGGTGAATATGATGTGGTAAAAATGTGTAAAAAATTAAGTACGACAAAAATCCCGTCGTTTTCATATAAAGTTTTTGTTGCATTAAAAATTGAAGTTATATACGAAACTGTATTTGCACCTTTCAAAAGTCGTATGTCATAATCAACTACCCAATCTATTTTTACCAATTTAGTTGCCTGGTCTGCAACATAAGGATTTAATGTTTTAAGACCGGTGTTTTTTTTTGTATTTAAAGAAGGGTTATATGGATTTGAATATGTTTGACCTTCTTTAGGTTCATGATGACATGTAAAATTTATAGGATTTTCTTCATTTACACTTGATGTTCTGTATGTTGAGCCTGAGACAAAATTTATATCATATGTTGAGCCAGTCGTTACGATATGTCCATATATTTCATTATTTGTGAAACTTAAAGAACAAAAAGAATTTTCTTCTCCTTCGATTTCTCCTCTATAATGTTCACCCAAATCCCATTCGATATTTTCTCCATCAGATGTAGTGACCGTAAAATTCTCAGAAAATATATTAACTTTTTTTAGAATAACGTTTTTATTAATACCCCCTAACGGAATTGACATAGTCATTGTATCAAATTTCTGTGATGATACAGTCCTTAATTCCGACACATCAATTTCAAATGAATTATCTAAATTAATATTTCTGAGTAAATTCAATTGTTTCATATACTAAATCATCAATTAGGGGTTATACTTATATATTTATACGAATTCTGAGCGGTTGTTATACTTTCATTATAAATAGCACAATTAGAAAAACCTTCAGCCTCAACATAGTATGATTCACCATCTATTAATGTGTCGGCGACATTTGCTGGTATTAAAAATATTCTAATGTTTTCAAATGGTTCACAACAACTGGTAAAATATTTACTAACGGAACAAGGATAAATACTTATACAATAAGCACAATCTCCCCTAAGAGGTGTAGCCGTTGGTGTTGCTGTTGGTGTAGGGGTCGGTTGAGGACTTTGATTTATCGTGGTAGTTGGGGTTACTGTAGGGGTGTTAGTTTTAGTTGGGGTTGGACTTGTGCAAACACAACCAGGATATCTTACAAATGTTCCTGTTCCTGAAGTTAATGTTACTGTGGATGCGCAATTAATATCTATTGAAGTTCCTTGAGGTACAGTCGTTGTTTGCGGGATTCCATTACATGAAATTACATTAAATGTACTACCTCCAGTGTCGTTTACTCCTGAAGTTAATGTAAATCTACTACAACAATTGGTGGGTGTTACGGTGGTGGTTTGAGTATTTGTATTTGTTACTGTTTTAGTTATAGTTGGAGTTTGAGTGGGGTCAGGTGTTGCGTTTATAGTTTTAGTTGGTGTTGGAGTAGATGTTTTGGTTGGAGTTACAGTTGGTGTATTTGTTTTAGTTGGAGTTTTTGTGGGGGTTTGTGTTGGTGTTTTGGTTGGAGTTGGTGTTGGAGTTTGAGTAATTGTTGTTGGAGTTGGTGTTGGGGTTTCAAATGGAACCGCCTGACATGTTAAACACGCAAAATTGTTATTAATGAAGTCATACATTCTTTGTCTAGGTATTGGACCAAACCCTAATGCGAAATTTATCGGAGCGGTTCCTGCACTGTCTCCATAACTCATTATAGTTCCTTGAAATCCGGGTGGTATTGGTAGTTGAGCACACGCAGGAACTCCTGGAGGTACCTCTACCGTGGAAGTCCCGTCAATGGCCTCAGCACCAAAAGTAGTATCTCCATATACCCAAGCGGTATTCCAATTACATCTAAAAGTATGTCTTGAACCTAATAAGTGACCTTGCTCGTGAGTAACTACTTTAACACTTCTACTATATACAGTAGAACTAGGAGTTCCTGTAGAATCTCCTCTTTTTAATTGTGTATAACCATATTTGTTGGGACCACAAAGAGCCCCCACATATGCGATACCCGCACCTGAATTGCTTGTTGGAGAAGTTCCAAAACTCAGTAGCATACCACAATTCTCGGCAATGCCACCATTTGCATTTCTATAATTTACATAGGCATCTAGTATAACATCTGTTGTTCCCACAACAAAACCTGAAGGACCATTTTCCCATAAGAATAATAAGGCTAAATTAACCTGAATATTATCATTAGCATAAAGTTGTTTTTGTGCATTAAAAAGTGCGGTCAACCATGTTATGGCCGGACCCGTTCCACCAAATTGTTGTATCACATCATAATCCGCTTCCCATCGTATATTAATACATTTAGAAGCATATGGTAACGTTAAAGTTTTTGGGGATAATTTTAATTCCTGTAAATTATTATTATGTGATAGTAATTCACATCCACATTCAAACCCTTCGTTATCATTAATCGTTTCATGAAGTCTATGAAAATTTTCATCTATTTTGGTAAACCCATACTCTTTAGTATTATCTTGAACTATTCCGATAATTCCGTCATCACTAAAAGATAATGCAACAAATGATTTTTCAGAGCCAATGACCCGACCACCGTAGTGAATTCCTGAATCATACGATAAAATTTGACCTAATTCATTTACAACTTTAAAATCATCGGACCCAATATTTGTTCTATATATTTCAACTTGTTTTTCAATCCCATCTATAGGTAAAGACAGATAAATTCTTTCATTAGTTTGAGTTTTAAGTGAGGTTATTGTATTTAAATTTAATTCAAAAACACCATCATTTGTAAAACTTTTATGTAGACTTAAATGTTTCATATTTTATATATACTTTTTAAGGAGTTATAATGTTTATATATTCATATGAAAAATCCGCATTTGTTAATGTTACATCATACACGGCACATCCTGAAAAACCAACGGCTTCTACATAATATGTATTTCCATTTACTAGAGTCTCTGAAACATCAAAAGGTATTAGATAAACTCTAAAACTATCATACGGCTCACAACATTGCCAAAAAAACCTATTAACTGTACATGGATGTAAACTCAAACAATACTGACAATTATTATTGACTTGTGTGCTGGTTATTGTTGGGGTTATACTAGGTGTTAAAGTTTTAGTTATTGTTGGTGTTTTAGTTTGTGTTGGAGTTTTAGTTAAAGTTGGTGTGTTAGTTATTGTTTTAGTAGGTGTTATAGTTTGAGTTGGGGTAGGATTAGGACTGGTACCTATTGATGGTGTCGGGGTGGGTGTTTTAGTGAGAGTTGGTGTTGGTGTTAGAGTTTCTTCAGGTGGTGGGCCCAAACATTCTATACAAGTTGAAGGTAGGCTATTGATTGCATCGAGCATTCTTTGTCTAGGTTGTGGTCCGAAACCTAAGTTCAGATTAGTACCTACCGAAACTTGGTGACAATAACTCATAATTGTTCCACCTTGAGCCGGACTTCCAGGGACTCCACAACAATAATTGGGAGCGCAACATGCTCCACAATTTGATGAAGATGTTATACTACAAGTTCCATATCCTGGATTTTGTTGAGCCACAGTGCAACCAGAGCTCAAAATTGCGGTACATTCAATTCTACAACTATCAATTCTTGAGCAACCTCGGGGATTGTCTCCAGGTTGAAAATTATTCGTATTCCAGCTACAAGAAAATGTGTGTGGTGAACCGAACGTGTGTCCATGTTCATGTGTTGTAGCCGCCACGGTCCAACTATATGTCATTGGTTGTTGGAATGACGATGTTATCCAACAAAAAGCGTATGGCCTTGCGCATAACGCATCAACCCAAGCAACTCCTCCACCATACCCTTTGTTAAATGAAAAAAGTTGCGCGGCATCCCCATTAAATGTCGGTCTAACCACCTCAAATTCATATAACATATCCAAAGTACCAATTTGATTATATGGAATGGTTGGATAGTAAAATGAAGTTCCTGAATTTACGAATAAATCAGATAAATAAATTTGTATACCATCATTAGAAAATAATAATTGTACCGCGTTAAATAGTGATGCTAAATATGATTCTGAGTTTACTCCTAGCGTGTCATATATGTCCGTATCCGCCTCCCAATAAACATTAAGACATCTTGTTGTTGCGGTTGGGGATTTCATTAAAATATCCCCATTGGAACTTAACCTGAGATTGTTTTCTAACGAGTTCTTTTTTTCCTCGTCGTAGTCCGGGGAAAGACCGGCCCCACATTCAAATTCATGTACACCCTCGACTGGTAAAACTTTATATGAATCAGTACCAAATGGGGAAATTTCATATTGATTTTCACCATCCAAAATTAAACCTACAACCCCCAATTCAGTGAATGAAACAGCAACCGATGAATTTTCAAATCCACTTAATTTACCTTTATAGTGAGACCCCAAATTTCTTTGTGAGATTTGAGATGAGCTATAAGTTCTATAAAAATTAGACCCAAATAATTCTGATTTGTTTAATTCTAAGTTATGAAGTTCATTTCCAATCGGTAACTGTAATGTAATTTTAGAATGTGAATTTTTTAAAATGTCATCAAATGAAGTTTTATTTAATTGAAAAACTCCTTCGGGGCTAACTGATTTTAATATATTTACACTTTTAAACATTAATATTATGGAGTTGTTATATTTAAATATTCATAAGTGAAGTCATAAGTTGTCAAGAATGGCGAATATGTCGCACATCCTGAGAAACCAATAGCTTCAACATAGTATACATTGTCAGATATTAGTCCGGCTAATACTAATGCGGGAACATTGAATACCCTTATCTTTCTAAATGGTTCACAACATTCTATGAATATTGCAAAAGGTTGGGGGTATACAGTCAACGTTGGTGTTATAGTTGGGGTAACAGTTGGTGTTGGGGTTTGTGTAGATGTTTGACCGGATGGATTGATGTTAACATCAACACATTGTGGTAGTTGGGACGCTCCAGATATCCGTCTTCCGGCATTAATAATAAATGTTTGATTATATGGGAAATCTAAGTTAATCCTATAAACTCCACCAGGAGTTTGACCATTCATTATGTATAAATTACCATTATCACTAAACATACCCCATGGTAATGGAATTATTAGAGTAATTTCAACTTCAGGTTGTCCGTTGTCATAATTATATTGAGTCAAGAAGGTATTTACACCATTAGTTGTTGTTACAAGTAACTTATTATTTGTAGTTAATAATAAATCACCTGAGACGATTCTACCATCAGGAAGTGTAATTTTAGGTGTTGACACAAAGTTTCCTCCAACAATTAATAATTCAACAATTGTATTAGGATTTACCGATATGTTGCTTGAAATTAATCTTGTGTTATCAATCGCTGCCAAACCATTACCAATAGGGTGAGGTAATACAATCGATTGATTATAAACCGCAATAAACGGATTTAAAGATATATTCCATTCATCTATGGTTTGACTTGTTGAAGGATTAATCCATAATTTTGAAGTAGTGTGGGCAATATCATTACCACTTTGAGCCCCCGTAACGGGAAGTAACACACTTGTATTAGTTTGTGGTGTGTACGAATAAACAAGGGTACTGTCATTATATAATACAGAACATTCACTAACCACAGGTCCACTAGGATAAGTCTGTGTAGGAGTATTTGTTTTAGTAACTGTTGGGGTAACACTTCTTGTTGGTGTGTTAGTTTTAGTTACTGAAGGTGTGATACTGTTTGTAGGTGTTGTGGTTGGTGTCTGAGTAACTGTTGGGGTGTTAGTTTGAGTTGAAGTTGGTGTTTTAGTACTAGTTTTTGTTGGTGTGTTAGTAGGGGTATTAGTTTTGGTTGAAGTTGGAGTTTTTGTATTTGTTGGTGTTCCAGTTTTTGTTGGAGTTTGTGTTTTAGTGACCGTAGGTGTAGATGTACTTGTTTTAGTTGGAGTTTTAGTGACTGTAGGTGTGACTGTTTCAGTCGGTGTATTTGTATTTGTTGGAGTATTAGTTGGTGTTTCTGTTGGAGTTTTGGTATTTGTCTTAGTAGGTGTTTTTGTTTGTGTCGGAGTCGGAGTTTCCGTTTTTGTTGGAGTTGGAGTTTGTGTTGGTGTTTTTGTCGTGGTTGGGGTTTTAGTTGGAGTTTTACTTGAGGTGACGGTAGGAGTTGGAGTAGGACATGGACTTCCAATTGTACAAGTTTCACAATCAGTTTCTGATGAGAAACTAATATAAGAATATGAGAAGTCGGCCGATGATAATGATTCGAAATACGTTCCACAACCTGAGAATCCGACACCTTGAATTAGATATGTTTGTCCGTCAACTATCGTTTCAGAAACAACAAGTGGCACATTGAAAATTCTATAAATATAATATGGATTACAACAACCGCTGAAGAATAAGTTCACTGGAGAATAATATGTTGATGTTGGGGTTGAGGTGTAAGTTGGCGTCTGTGTCTTTGTAGGAGTTTGTGTTTTGGTTTCCGTCTTAGTAACGGTTGGTGTCTTAGTAACCGTTGGTGTTTCTGTTTTCGTTGGGGTTTGAGTTCTTGTTTCTGTTTTAGTAACAGTTGGTGTTTTAGTAACAGTTGGGGTTTCTGTTTTAGTAATGGTAGGGGTTGGTGTTTCAGTTTTAGTAACTGTAGGAGTTTTTGTTTCAGTTTTTGTCGGAGTATTAGTCGGAGTTTCAGTTTTTGTCGGAGTATTTGTTGGAGTTGTTGTAACATAAGGTGTAGGACATGATAAATTAAAACTATATATTGCCCCTTGAATCGGTGACTCGACTATTAATACCACAGTAGTTGGTGAAGGTGCTGTTTTATTAAATGTTATAAAACCGCTACCAACCCCTGACACACTAGGATAACCCAAATTATTTAATTGAGTGTTATATAATGGATTTCCTCTAAATCCTGTATCTATAACCACATTACCATCCCATTCGACTCTAAATCTATCAGGGATATTAGTTGCATTAAACGTTAGATTAACAAAACCAACATCACTTCCTAAGTCTATTTCATAATAATAAATCGAAGGGCCGTCAATTGTAATATTGTTTGTTAAATCACAATTTGTTTGTGATGAATAAATTGTTGTACCAATATTTGTTGGTGTTGGGGTAGAGGTATTAGTTCTTGTTTGTGTTTTAGTCGGAGTTGATGTTTTAGTTGGTGTTTGAGTAATGTCAGGTGTTTTTGTCTGAGTAACTGTAGGTGTTTTTGTTGGTATGTTAGTTTTGGTTACGGTTGGTGTTTTTGTATTTGTTGGGGTTACATTAGGTGTATCAATCGGACATGACGTGCTGGCCGGTGTTTGAGTTGGATTATTTGTATTGGTTGGTGTACTTGTCGGATTTTGAGTTGGTCTTGGAGTTTTGGTATTTGTTGGAGTCGGAGTCCTTGTACTTGTAGGTTCAGGTGTTGCCAACTGATAAGTAATCCCTGTAATTTCACATTCAGGTAACAAACAATCAGGACAATCAGGATTAAACATGTTAAACCTGTCCTTCAGTAACTTGAAATTATGTTTCACTTCTGGGGCCGATAACGGCTCAACGTACATTCTGAATTGAGATATTCCCCCATCAAAAGTTCCTGCAAAATATTTTTCTAAAAGTATATTTGTTTCTAATCCATTAAATGACGTGCCAGTTAAATCATTGGTTGGTAAATTTTCAGGGTCCTGTTTGTAGGTACCATCCAATATGTACGTTTTAGGACCAGGTGTTGGTTCTATGTAAACAGGAAATGGATTAGAGGATGATATTGTAAAGTTACATGTATATTGGTCGGCATTAAAGATAAGTTCATATGTACCAAAATAATAATCTGTTACATAATCATATGGTATAATTTGTTGACCTACATTTATAGTACCACCCGTTTCAGGATAAAATACTATATTTGCGGTTTGACCACTATAATTATTACTACCTATTTTAACTTTAACGGCCATCCAATTTTACGAATTATTTATTAACGAATTTTTTGTAAATTCGAGATTTCGTTTATTGTTAAAAAATATAGAATTTTTTTTATAATTGAACGGACTTTTAAAGGTCAAATCTTTCATCAAACAACTTTATTGTATAAATATTAAAGTTGTTGGAAATACTTTTGTATTCTTTGACTTAATCTAACTCTTGGGTCATTTTCATTTCGACCCGTGACATTATATGGGACAATAAAACCAAAACTTAAAAAAACTCTCCTTGAGTTAAATTCATTTGTCCAATGTTTATAAAGAGATGCCTCAAAACAATAAAGGTCTCTCTGCTCAACAGGGACATATGTTTTATCAACATATAGATTATAATCTTCAGATAAAACACTAACATTACATTTGTAATTGATATACCCTTGTATTGATGCGTCATAATGTGGGTCAATTTTTCCACCCTTATTCATATCAACCGCCTGTAAGAACATATGTTCTTTTGGTAAGTTAATTGTTTCAGAAATTCTATCTATTATATTAATAATAAAGTCTGGGACGGGGTCTTTTTTGACCTCACCCACCGACTGAAAATTTGTTATATAATTTGTATATTCTGTTTGAGAGATATCAAAAATATATGAATTACCATTAAGGGTTTTTGAAAGTTCTGCTAAATGGTGATTTGCTTTAAATTCTTGATTATTTAAAGTATCAATCCATTTTAATATGTCATTAACTTCTTTATGACTTATAAAATTTTTAATTATTTTATAATCTTCAGACCCCATTTGTTAAGAAACTCTTTTGGACCTATTTCTAATTCCATTATAGATAAATTCTTTTTATTGTAAATCTCCATCATTTTGGATTCCTCTCCAGCCATTGAACAAAACCAATGTGTTGCTGGTTCTTCTCCTGTTGGAGATACTGGAATTTTCATTACGTTTTTAGTAACCCAAGCTTCTCTTACTTGTTCTACTTTATCATTTTCTGTTAAAATATTAATTCTCATATTATTATGGATTATATGGTCCGTTTATTGCATCTGAAATATACCAAGAAACTGTATTCCAGTCTAAAGTTGTAATTAAATTAAATCCGTCTCTTGAAGTTTGAATTGTACAATTTGCTGTTGTATACACAAGCGGTTCATCTGAAACAGAATCGACTGTTATTACTAAATCCTCTGCTCCGTCGAACTGAACCGCACTTACAGTAATTTGGTCACCAATTAAATATTCAGTTCCTGCAGACAATATTGTTACAGTAGTTACAATATTACCCGAAACAATTACCTCGAATTCCGCACCTATTCCGTGACCTGTTGTAGTCGTTTGCGTTACAGAAAAAGTTGAATCTGTTGCCCCGCTTGGAGTTGTGTTAGAAATTGTCAATACGTTTCCTTGAAGTGTTGTAAAATCAATATTATTTAAATAATTAACTTTTATATCATTGGACTGAAAATAGTAACCTACCGTATTATTCTCAAAATTTTCTTCAATTATGTTACTGTAAAAATATTCACCAATAGTATTATTACTAAAATTATTTCCAATTCTATTACCTCTATAGTTTCCTCCTCCTACTCCAAAACTATCACCTATGTCATTACTAAAAAAACCAATTCCAATAGTGTTGTATCTAAACTGTCCTTCACAAGTATTCAGAGTGAAAAAATCACCAAAAATATTATTTGTCACATCTCCACTAAAAACGTTAACCGCACATGCAAATCCAACGTTATTATTGCTAAAATCCGCAAAAATCTCGTTTCCCTTAAAATCGGTCTTAATTGTGTTATTCTCAAAATCATTTAGAATATCGTTACCTTTAAAATTATTCATTATATCGTTACTTATGAAGTCATTATCCCCGATATCCTCAGAGTTACCTATAGTACAAGTATTGAAATCATTCATTATTTTATTTTTTTCAAAAACCGAATATATAGTGTTCTCATAAAAATTATTTAAAATGTCATTGTAACTAAATGATGACCTAATTGTGTTATCATTAAAACCATAACCAATTTCATTTTCATAGAAATCATTTGTAATTTCGTTATTGTTAAATCCACTACCAATTATGTTTCTGTAAAAATCGTATGTCCCAATAGTTAAATTGGTTCCAATGGTATTATCTACAAAAACGTGTCCAATATTATTTTCATAGAAATCTGAATATACGGTGTTACTATTATATCCGTTCCCAATTAAATTACGATAAAATTCTGAATAACTTTCATTATTATTATATCCATTACCAATATCATTATTATAAAAATCATCATAGATATTATTATCATTAAATTGGTTTCCTATCTCATTATTTTGGAAATCACCATTAGTCCAAACATTACTAGCAAAGTCATTTCCAATATTGTTTCGGTAAAAAGACCCTCCGATTAAAATATTAAAATCAAAATCACTACCAATTCTATTATTGTTAAAATTAGCCGTGATATAATTGTTACTGAAAAAATCTCCGATTATATTACCATCAAAATCATCATTTGTTGAGTTATTATAAAATCTGTCTCCAATTTGATTACTGTCACAGTCATCATTAAATGTGTTATTATAAGAACCATTTCCAATTCTGTTATTAAGGAATGAACCACTTATAAACACATTATTTGCTAATAAAAACTCCCCAGTACCATCTTCTAAATATAGATTGGCTTGGTCACCGATATAGTTATTTACTACAGAACTATCCACCAATGCATCTCCAAATGTTGTATATTCAAAAACTTCATTTGCTCTTACATTTGGTTGATAATAACTCATTATACCATCATCGAATGCGGTATAGTAAGGAGAATCGGTTGTTTCACTTATAGTAACGCCTGATATTGTGGCAAGAGAATCACCCTCAACTGAAATAATCTCGAAAAGATAAGGATTTAAATTTCTTACCGCAATATAATCTCCTACAAATAAGTTTGAGTTAAATGTTGTACCTGTATTACCATATAATATTCCTGTGGTTCCTGTTATACCACTTATACCGACAAGTCCTGCCAGTGGACTGTTTTCATTATATGAATATCCACGATATCTCTTAAATAATATAGTTCTGTGGTCATAGTCCGTTCTATTATTAAAATTATCAATTCTTTCTGTAATTCTACCAAATGCAGGTCCTGCAGTATGCTCAGTTGCGTTAAAACTATAATCGTATTTTATTTTATCAAAAGGAAACTCAGGTTGGAACGCATCTATAGATATTGTATTTGCAGATGTTGCAAACACAACAATAGGCGATACGGTATCGGCACTTTTATATATTCCCGTAGTAATTGGGTCTTTTACATTATTATAATCTGGCTGGTCATAACAAGTTCTAAAGTCGGTTATAATATAATAACTTCCCGTGTTTAATGTCTCACCAGTAATTTTATCAACAAGTTCAGAGTAAGTTACCTCAACTGTTGAATTAGAAGTTATTGATGAGAACTCAATATGATACGTTGCATCATTATATTCAACCGGAATTAAAGTATCCGCAGTTGGAGTTCCTAATAAGGTTAATTGACCTATGGTTTTTCCTGTTAGTGACATGTTTTTTATTTTATAAATATCATTAGTTTATTATGTTGTTTTAACAAGTTCCTGAAAATGTTAATGGGAAATCACAATCAAATGCGACCCCACCACCAGGTCCTGTAAATACGTATGTATAAGTTCCGTCTGAAGATACAATTCCAACAAAACTTGTCGCCCCAATATTATCTGTTATAACATCATTCACTTGTATTTGTAAAGTTTCTGAAGTCTGAGTTAGTTGAAGTGTATTGCTGTTTATACTAGTTGCTCCATTCCATAATGTCGGAACAACTATTTGACGAACACAATTTGGTGTTTTTGTTGGGGTTGGTGTTATTGTTGTAGTTGGAGTTTGAGTTTGAGTGTTAGTCTGTGTTGGTGTAGGTGACGGTAATGGGTCCCCAATAACACAAACATTAGTAACACCTTCATTAAAAGTTAAAAGAGGGAAATAAATATGTAATGGTTGTGTGACCGCATTAGATGATGTATAAATTAAACCGCCGTTTTTATAATATTTCACATCCGTTCCATTATAATCTACTTTCCACACATCTGACGTTGTATTTGTCATCTCACCTGGAACTGTAACCTGAGTTCCATTTTCATATATTTCCAAGAAGTTAGGTTGGATATAAAGTCCATAAGAAATGTCCACATATGTGTCACCAGGATTTGCGTTTGGATTATATGAAAATCCTCCCATCAAATATAAATTACTACTTGAAACTTGGAATGATACTGATACAGGAGAAGTATAAGATTCTACCGAGTATGCAGAGCCATCCCATCCACCGTTTGATGTTTTAATTGCACTGTTTACAGTTATAGTGGCATTATTACCTGTAAATGTAAATGTATCACAAATAACCGATATTGTAGGTGTAGGAGTAGGTGTTTGAGTTATAGTAGAAGTCGGAGTTGGAGTAGGTGTATTGGTGTTAGTTGGAGTAGGTGTTGGGGTGGTAATAATCGGGTCAACAAAACTTAGATATAAGTTTTCTCCAACAGATATATATTCATTTCCATTAACAATTATTGCATCGTTTATTGCTTGTTCGGGGTCAACAAATTTTAAATAGAATAATCCATCAACTGAAATATATTCAATTTCACTAGTTATTATCGCATCAGTTATTGTTTGTTCAGGAGTTGGGGTAAATGTTGGGGTTGGTGTTGGTGTAGGAGTTTCGGTATTTGTAGGTGTTGGTTGAGGTGTCTCGGTCTGAGTAGGTGTTGGTTGAGGGGTTTCAGTTTGCGATGGTGTTATTGTTGGGGTGACTGGTGGAGTTGGTGTTGGGGTTGGTGATAGGAATATTATATTAGAATCCACCTCAAAATTTGATATAATTGTTTTTGGAAATACTTCAACATTTAGATAATATCCGGTTCCATCCAAATCATCAAAATTCTCATTTAATGTTTCGTATGTAACACCGGAAATTCCAAAAGGTGGTATAATCACTTTACTATCAATTTCATAGTGACCACCATCTTTTTTATTAAGGATATTTCTAAAATTCACCTGTATTTCGTCCTTGTAAGGTAAACCAGTTGTTAATGTGTATTGTGCGTTTATAGAACCTGGACTAATCAACCCTATTAATAACAAACCAATCTCAACACCAAATACAATGTCACAAGCGGGCTTAGGGTTAAATGTTAAATTTTCCCTCAATCCTTGTGTTCCACCACCCCATGATACGTTAAACGGAACTCCGACCTGTTTTTCCTTATCGGTATTAAGGGCTCTAGGAATTATCTCTTCAAAATCCTCAATGGTATAAAACAGTTTACCGTTAATATAGATTTTCAATCTACCTTTTCTAAAATTTTCTTCGAGTAACCACTTTTCGTTTAAACTTACAATATCAATTTCCAAAGTGGACTTTGGGTCCATCCTTGTATATGACGTATCAATTAAAGAAACTGTATTATTTGCCAGTGATTCTAAATATACTTTTTTTGTAATATCTCCTAATCCACCTCTATACCATAAATCACATGTATCTAACCATGTATATCTTTCCCAAACCGCATCGAGTTGGAACCAGTGTTCTTGTTCAATGAACGGATAATTAATACTTTCACAGTATTCATAAATTGGCGGAGTACAATAATCTAGTACTGTATAACCTGTGGTGTATGTAATTCCTGAAGTTTCACAAGAACCCGTTGTTTCACATCCACCTGTGAATTTAATTGCTCTTATTCCAATACCCGGATTTTTAGGGTCTCCACAAAGTCTAAATGAAATGTTGTTTGATAACACATCCATTTTTGGGTCAACCTCACAAGTATTTTCAATTGACGAAAATCCTGTATAAACACAATCAACACAATCAGTACAATTTGAACATGAATTACATGTCGGTGTACAAACTGGAGGTAATATACAGTTACTTAAAGTTGCGGTTGGTGTTGGGGTGGGAGTTGGAGTAACTTCGACAATAACCGCGCATTCATGAATTTGACATTCCCACCCACATGTGGCACACGCTATTTTATCACAACCACATCCACACGTTGCCTGTACCATTTTATCCGAACCGCACTTATCACATCCATAATTAACATGAGTATCATGAACTCCGTCTTTAGAACGTGGTGGATAAACATATATACACCTACTATTTGTTACGGTTCTGTTACAACAAGCACAAGTCGATATTCCCGTCAATGGTGAAGTAAATCTAGTATATCCTGTAAAACAATTTGGAGTTCCGTCAGCGTGGTGGTAAAATTTATTTTCAGCTCTTGTTCCCAAATAGAAAAATGTATTAGCATTTTCGGGATATAATAAATTTAATGTAGTTTCACCTGGTCCTGGAAAATATTCACTTATTAATCTTGGCCTTAATAATAATTCAACTGTCCAACCCTTGTTTACTCTTTCAGGAAAAATATCATAATCATACCCAAATAAACGATAAAAACCTTGATAAAAACCACCATATAATTCGTGATATAATCCTTCGGTTTGACCGTATTTACTTACAACTTCATATAAAACAGTATTTGGAAATCCTGAAAATCTAATATTTGGTGAGTTGGTATTGGCGGTTACTTGAAATAACTTTAATCTCCTATCAAAATATAATCTCTCAAATTTTAATCCGTCTGAGAATAAACCCTTTGTAAATGTAATCGAATATCCTGTCATTCCCGTAACGAGTCCATTGTCGATACCCGTTAACCCAATATCACAAGATGTCTGAGCCGAATAACAAGTTAAATCCTCATTATTTATGTTATAATAATTTTCAGAAACAAAAATATTATTTCTGTTATATTCTTTATAATTTAATGTAAATTTTTGGTTAGTTATTGAACTATTAATATCGAAATAGAATGGAAGTCTGTTACCATATGTTTGAGCAATCAAATACGGAGAAAATATCACCTCCATATTAAATCCTTTCTCATCTGAGGTTAAGGACATATCATAACTCTCTAACGCTAACTTCGGATTTAAATTTGGGTAAACGTATTGATTAATATTCTGACCCGCCATTCTTTTTTATTGATAAATACATTGTAACGAAGTATTTATTGTAAAAAGATATGATTAATTACAATACCGAATATTTTAGTAATGGTCGTTATTTCTTCTTGAAAGATAGAGGAGAGACAATTTCTTTATATTATACAATTGCAGAAACTTTGACAGAATCACGAAAAAAAGATGAAAAAAAAGTGTTCAATAAAAAACACGAAAATAAGTTGAAAAAAACTATCGAGAAAATTTTAAACTCAAAACAAAAATTGAGTAAGAAAAATGTCGATAACGCTTTAAATTCGATTGAAGAAGATGGTGAGATTGATGAGATTATTGATGCGGACGGAACAATGTTGGGTTCCAAGATTCCGCCATTAGATATGACATTACACCCTAAAAAAACTACAGACCAAACCATTGCAATGTCAAGGGTAACAAACGACCCTGTAACAAGAGGTTACCGTGTGTATTGGGGTGAAAGTGAGGAAAAAGATGATAATGTTGTTTCTGAAGTTAATATGGAGGATGCGTTTGGATATGAAGAAACTAAAGATAAAGATTTCAAAGACAGTGTTAAAACTCTAAAAGATATGGGAGTGGACAATGCGGTTGAAAGAACTAAACAATTTGGTAAAATTAAAAACGTAAAAAAGAAGAACGGTAAATTAAAACAAAGAATCGTTGAGAAAGATACTCTGACAGAAATCCAAAAACAAAAAATGGTTAAAATGGTTGAGGATATCATCACCAAAAAATCAAAAGATGAGTCAGATGTTGTTGGTAAAGACTCAACACTTAGCAAATTATTAATGAATAATTTAAAATCAATTAAAAAACTTGCTGAAAAAGAAGGAATTAGTTTAACACAATTAATGAAGGCGTTAAAGAACAATGAATAAGGATTTATACGGACATAAAGTACCTCTACCTGAGGATGTGGTTGGTTATCTCGAACAATGTTACGGGGCGGCTGAAGGTGCTGATGAAACAACCGAAGGATATCGTAGGAATATTGAATTAAGAGATTCAAAAGAAGTTACATACCAACAATTAAAAAGAATGAAAAACTTCTTTGATAATTTTAATGGTCGTGAGAATGATTTACCATTTATATTAAATGGAGGTCATTATGTTAAAGAATGGGTAAATAGAACCTTAGGCTCAATGAGAACTGATGTTGATTTGGGAAAAAAAGTTAAATCTGAAGTTTTACCTAATCAATATATACAAACACATGAGAAAGATGGATTGGACAGTGCAAATAGGTCTAGTAAAAGTCATAAGTCAAATGTTGAATTTTATGATTTGGAAGTTACTGAAAGTCTAAAAAGAATAAACGATTTAATAAAAAAAATAATTTAATAATATGCCAAACGTAGAACCACTTAGTTTTGACCAACCGAGTAATGAGTTGTCGTCAATTGCAGACATTGAAAGAAAAAAATTATTAACCAAAAATGATTTCAATAAACAATATGAATATTCATCTGTAAATCCTGACGCTTTAGCTGATGGTGATGAACAAGGTAAAGGAACTGGTATATTCTTAGATGTTTATAATCAACAAGCAGGTGCAATTCAAGATATAGTTGAAAGGAAAGCAGAAATAAAGGTTAATGAATATCAACCGAATAATCCATACACGACTCCATCGGCGTAATGAAACTTTACAACGTTACAAAGTCTCTTATTTTAGAAATAGCGTCAATTGACTCTATTGTTGATGCTATTAAAAAAAGAAATAAGATTGTTATTTACTACGATGGTGATGAACCAGGTGGTAGAGGTCTTAGAGAGATTGAACCTGTTTGTTTTGGTTATAGTAAAGCAGATAACCCCGTATTAAGAGCTTGGGATTATCAAGGAGCTTCACATACCGCATATAAAGGAGAACAACCCTTACCTGGTTGGAGATTGTTTAGAGTTGATAAAATTCTATCCTTCAAACCTACAAACGAAAAGTTCAACACCCCTAGGCCAAACTACAATCCAAATGGGGATAAAAGTATGGTAAGAGTCATTGTTAACGCAATATTTGATAATAGTGAATTTACCCAATAAGTTTAAATTATGACAAACGAGAACGACTTAATACAAAAATTGATGATTTCCAAAAAGATAATGGAAAAACACAATACAATCCCACGTAGAGCGGACGCTTTACCTGACGTTAACACTCCGATGGTAGAATCATATGACGCCCCATCGGCCAAATATAACTTACCACAGGATTTAGTACAAGAAAGTACATACCAGCCAAAACCACAACAACCCGTAACACAAGATAAGATTTTATCATCAAAATTGCCCGATGAAATTAAAAAATTAATGATTGAACATCCAATTTCTCAACCAAACAACATGGGCGGACCAACATTATCAAACGAACTTGTTGATAAAGCGGCTCGTCTTATGAGTTTAGGTTCAGACGGGAACGGATATCAAGGTAAAGGCGTGGTTAAAGAAACAACCTCTCATAGAGAAAATATCCTTGATAATCAAAATCTTAGAAGTCTACTTAAAGAAGTTGTTCAAGAAGTATTATCTGAAAATGGTATGATAACGGAATCTGTTTCGAAAACTAACGATGTATTTTCATTTAAAGTAGGGAAACATATATTCGAAGGAAAAGTCACGAAAGTGAAAAAAATACAGTAATCTTTAACCCTCACAAATGTGGGGGTTTTTTTATTTATCATAGTTGATAAAATGTAATTTTCGTCGTATACTTTCATTATTATTTTTAATTATGAAAGAAAAAATTAATGTTTTAGTTCTACCATCGGATAGAACAGGTGTTGGTAAATTTAGGTCATTGGACCCTCATGTCATGTTACAAAATCTATATCCTGATGATTTTCATGTTGATATAGATTATGAACCAAGAATAAACGATGTAAATTATTGGAAACAATACCAAATAGTTCACGCTCACAGAAGTATAGGACAAAACTACGATATTGTACCCCAACTCATCCGACAACTTAAATCATTAGGTATTATCGTTGTTGTGGATATTGACGATTATTGGTTACCTACAAAGGAACATCCAATTCATCAGTTAATTGTTAATCATAAATTGAACGAAAAGATTGTTGCCAATCTACGTGAGGCTAGTTACGTAACAACCACAACAACAATTTTTGCCGATGAAATCAAGAAAATAAACAAAAATGTTATTATTTTCCCAAATGCCATTGACCCAAGTGAACCTCAATTCAGACAACCAACATTAGAATCCGAAAGAATTAGAGTAGGATGGCTAGGTGGTTCCTCACACCTCCATGATTTAATGTTATTGGATGGAATGGTTGAGAAAAATGGGAAAGAAATAAATGATAAAGTTCAGTATGTTATTTGTGGGTTTGATACTCGTGGTACAATGACCGAAATTAATCCAAAAACAGGAGAAGAAAAACGTAGAGATATTCTTCCTCACGAAACTGTTTGGGTTAGATATGAAGAAATTTTCACAAACAAGTACGAAATTGTTGGTGACGAGTATAAGAAATTTTTGATGGAATTTAAAGATGTTGAATTCCCAAATGAAACTAGTTTACCATATCGTAGAGTTTGGACAAAACCTGTAACTACATACGCAATGAACTACTCTAAGTTGGACATTTCGTTGGCCCCAATCAAAAACCATATCTTTAATAGAATGAAATCTCAACTTAAGGTTATCGAAGCGGGTTTTTATAAAAAGGCACTTATTGCTTCTGAGATTGGACCATATACCATAGATTTGAAACATTGTTTGAAAAATGGTAACTTTGTTGATGGAAACGCTTTACTTGTTGATGAACATAAAAATCATAGTGATTGGTCTAAGTACATTAAGAAACTCATTCAAAATCCAAGTATGATTACCGACATGGGTGAACGACTTTATGAAACTGTAAAGGACACTTATGATTTGAGAAACGTTACAAAAAATAGAGCTGAATGGTATAAAACTTTGGTACAATGATAAAAATCCCTATCACCAAAATATTATTCATTGATATTGAAACGGTTGGGGGATGTCCTGATTTCACTACATGTCAGGCATTAAATCCTAAAGTGGCAACTCAATTTATAAATTACTATGATTGGTTTTTAAAAAGATTTCCTGAAGATGATAATACGGTAAGTAATATAGAACAGGAGGAAAAAAAACGAGATAAAATATTTGCAAAAAGAGCCGCGTTAGTTCCAGAATTTTCAAAGATTGTTTGTGTTAGTGTTGCATTTGTTACAGACAAGGGTGAAACGAAAATGCAAACATTTTCAGGTGACGATGAGTTAGAGTTACTAAAGGATGTTCAAAAATTATTGGACAGATGTGGTAAATTGGATTTTCACTTATGTGGTCATAATCTTAAAAATTTTGATATACCCATGTTAGCCAAACGTATGATTATCAATGGTCTAATGCCCCCATCAATTCTACCTTCATATGACACAAAGCCTTGGGAGATTAAGGCAATCGATACCAAGGAAATTTGGCAATATGGGGCGTATAGTTCAATAGGGTCATTAGATTTGCTTTGTTCTTGTATGGACATACCAACATCAAAAGAAGGTGAGATAACAGGAGATATGGTTCATGATTCATATTGGATTGATAGAAAATTAAAAGAAATAAGTGAATATTGTGAACGTGATGTTCAAGTTTTGATTGATATAATAAAAAAATTAAAAGAATTAAAATGAGTTTAGACTTTTTTGGAATGTCAAAAGAAGAATCGGAAAAAATTAAAGAATTACTTTCCGATAACAGTTATGATTTTGATTATGATGAGATTTTAAAAGTTACGGGGGTTGATGTTAAGGAACTTGAAAATGATATCTTGAATTATACCCCAAAGATAACTTTAAATTATAAGAAGTTACGCCCTGAGGCAAAGGACCCTTTTTACAACTATCCATCCGATTCTGGATTTGATTTATACGCAACGGAGGACACAACTATTCAACCTTTGGGTAGGGGTTTAGTTAGAACGGGTTTATCATTCGATATTAAAGATGGGTATGAAATACAAGTTAGGTCTAAAAGTGGTTTGGCGATAAACCAAGGTTTATTTGTTATGAATTCCCCTGGAACTGTTGATAATGGATATACCGGTGAGATACAAGTTATTATTTTCAATACAAATAGTTATGCGTACACAATAAATAAAGATACAAAAATAGGTCAAGCAGTTTTGTGTCCAGTCGTTAACGGAAAATGGGTCAATTTACAAGAAACCAAAGAAGAAATAAACAAGGATAGAGGTAATAACGGTTTTGGGAGTACAGGGATATGATTACAATAGGATATAGTACAAGAAACTCAAATCCACAATATGTTGAAATATTGAAAAAATCTTGTGGATTGAAAAATGTTGAAATTATTGAAGTTGTTAATAATGGTGAAAAATCCCTACCTAAAACTTATAATGAAATTTTAGAAAAATCACAACATGACATTGTAGTGTTGTGTCACGATGATTTAGAATTTGATACGGATAATTGGGGTAAAAAAATAATAAAACATTTTAATAAGAGTCCTGAATTTGGTGTAATTGGTCTCGCGGGTTCTAAATACTTACCTGAATCAGGTAAATGGTGGGAAGTATCTCAAACAATGTATGGTATTGTAAACCATAAACATGAAGGAAAAAAATGGACTAGTACTTATTCAAAAGCAATTAGTAATGTTGAAGAGGTTGTATTGATTGATGGATTATTTATGGTTTTGGATAAAACAAAAATCAAACACAAATTTGATGAGGAATTCGATGGATTCCATTTTTACGATTTGTCGTTTTGTGTTCCAAATTATTTAGATGGTGTTAAAATAGGAATTGTTACAGATGTTAGGGTTACTCACTTATCTGTTGGTATGACAAATGATACATGGGAAAATAATCGAATATTTTTCTCAGAAAAATTTAAAAATAATTTACCTTTAGATATTACTAACAATAATGTTTGTGAAACTTTCATATTTTGTCACGACCAAGATATTATAATTGATTACGAAAAATCAGGTAAATTTAGTAATTTAAAAAAATATAGATATGTCTTTTTAGGTAATAGACCTGTTGATAAAATAGAGGATAATTCAAATATTATTATTGCTCGTAATTTACCATATAATTTAGAGGAGTATCCAAATATAAATGCATACACAGGATGGTATGCGTTGTGGAAAAACAACCTAATAAAAACTCCATATGTAAATCTATTTGAGTATGATGTTATTTTAAATAAAAATTTAGAACAAATCATAGATAAATTTATGTATGAAAATCAAAATATGATTGGTTACATACCATTCCCTTGTTCGAATTATCATTTTATAGATAATAAAAATTGGGTTGAGGAATTATTTGGAGCAATCAAACAGGTTTATAAAGTCGACCTTGAAAAAACAATTAGGTTTTATATGAGACAAAACCCTAAGTTGGTTTGGTCTACCACTAGTAATTGTACTATGAAAGTATCATTTTTTAATGATTATATGAAGTGGTTTGAACCTCTGTCGGAATTAATTAAACACTCTAAAACAGCAGGTCACGGACACGAAAGGTCTACAACTTTTTATTGTTTAATGTACAAACATAATCCGTTTATTACTCAAGGGTTAATAAAGCATTATCAAATGAATTCACATGGAACTCAAGACCATTATGTTGATTTTGATAAAAATATAAAAGAATTAGTTGAGAATTAATGAAATATTTGAGTTTTAGTTTATGGGGGGATAAACCCATATATAATGTTGGGGCAATTAGAAATGCCGAATTATGGAAAACCATATATTCAGATTGGCAAATGGTCGTTTATTATGATAATACAGTACCAAAAGAAACTATAAATAAATTAAACGATTTGGGAGTTTTAACAATCGATGTAACCGAAAAAAAACTTTATGGGATGTTTTGGAGATTTTTTGCAATAGACTTACCTGACTCAGAATATTGTGTTTTTAGAGATGCCGATTCAAGAATAACTGTTAGAGAAAAAATGGCGGTTGATGAATGGATTAATAGTGGAAAATCTTTACATGTTATGAGAGACCATCCTGCCCATGGAATTCCTTTCGGGAGTGATAGATTAGGTATTTTAGGGGGAATGTGGGGAATTAAAAAAGGTTTTATATCTATAACTGATATGATAAACGATTTTGTAAAAAATAAAAATTTATCATACGGTTCAGACCAAACTTTTCTAAAAACTGTTTTTTCTTTATTTGAAAATGATAAAATTACCCATGATGAATTTTTTGAAAAAAAACCTTTTCCGATTAAAAGAGAAATGGGTAGATTTATTGGGGATAGAATTGATGAGTTTGATAAACCTGTCGGTCAAGATTATTTGTCGGTAATATGAAAAAGATATTATATGTATTATTACATGGGTCTATGAATCCTGATAGATATTTTAATGTTAAAAAAACTTGGGGTAAAGATGTTAATTGTTTGTTCTATTCTGACCACGAAGATACTGAAAAAAACATAATTAAGGTATCGGATAGAAAAGATTATCATTCAAATGAAGATAAACATATTAATGTTTTACATTATGTCTCAAATAATGTAAAAGATTATGAATGGTTTTTCTTTTGTGATGATGATACATTTGTTAATACTAAAAAATTAGAAAATTTTGTGGACCTTTTGGATAAAGATTCAGTTCACGGCTCAGTTCTTAATGGTACTTGGTCTGTTGATAAAAGTCTTAATTATTGTTCAGGAGGGGCGGGATATCTAATACACACAGAATTATTACACAAAATAACTAGACACTTAAAAATTTTAAACACAGGTTATTCAGATGTTACACTAGGTTTATTATTAAGAGAATTAGGTATAAAATCAATTGACTATAATTTTTTTAATTCTCAACCACCTAGTTTTTATAATATCCCTGTTGACGATACTTCAAATTATATTACTTTTCATTATATAAAAACTATAAATGACATGAATAATTTATTTAGCAGGGCACAATGAAATATATTTATCACCATTTAGGATTAGGTGACCATATAATATGTAATGGTATGGTCAGACATTATAAAGAAATTTATGGTAAAGTGATAGTTTTTTGTAAACCACATAACTATGAAAATGTCAAATATATGTACCGAGATGACGAAGATATTAAAGTATTACCTGTCGGTGAAGACTGGGAAGTTAACAGATATATTATTGAAAATAATATTCAATATGACGTAATTAAGATTGGATTTGATAAATTAATGAAATTCCCGATGACAAAGTTTGATGAGGCATTTTATAAAATATCAGAAATGCCATTTGAATATCGTTTTTCTAAATTTTTATTTTTAAGAGACCCTAATAAAGAAGACGACGCCTTTAATTATGTTAATCCAAACAATGAAGAATACATTTTTGTTCACGGTAAAGTGGATAAAAATAAAATTAGAACCGATTTAAAAATAATTGAAAATCCAATTGAATTTGGAATTTTTGATATTCTTAAAATAATTGAAAATTCAAAGGAGGTACACATAATGGAATCAAGTATTAAGTGTTTGATTAATTCTTATGTTTTTGAAAAACCTTCATTTTATTATCACCAATATATCAGAGGTTACAACGAATCATTGAATAGCCAAGGTAAAAATAAATTTATAACAATATATTAAAATGATTGGAGAGAGAATTGAAGAAATTATTAAAAATAAAGTAAATCAGATACTAACTAATAGTAAAAATGTTACCATTCCTGATGATTTAATTGAAACTGACAATATAGGAGAGGTGATTGAAAAATTGGCTATTTTACATTGTCGCATGTGGTATCTTGAGGACTCTATCAGTGTTGCGGAAAATGATTCGGAAATTGCCGATTTAAAACGTAAAATTGATATTTGTTTTAAAGTTAAAAGACCTAAATATGTACAAGCGGTAAACCGTATGATTGAGAATTCTATATTAACTAATAAATCATTGATTGAAGATTCTGTTAAATATTATAAGGGATTTTAATTATGGAAAAATTATTGGTGTCTCCTCAATTAAAAGGGGGGTTAGGAAACTACATATTTCAAATAGCGGCTTCATATTACACATCAATTAGAGATAATAGAGAAATGGTTGTTGATATTTCGGATATATCTATAATTCATAGCCCAATTGATTTATACTATAATAATATATTTAGAAAAATAAAATTTGTTTCAGAGTACTCAAACTATTCGTCTCATGAACCGATTCAACCCATACAATATTCTGAAATACCAAACCCTAAAAATAATCTAAAATTAAAAGGTTATTATCAAAATGAAAAATATTTTAAAAATTTAAGACAAGATATTTTAAATTTATTTGAGATTGACTCTGAAACATATGAATTTATTACTATGAAATATTCAGATGTTCTATCTGGAAACACTTGTTCACTACATGTTAGACGTGGTAATTATGTTCAAAAATCTCATTTTCACCCGGTACAAACTATAAACTATTATAAAGAATCCGTGTCAAAAATTGGTGAGGATTTGGACTACTTAATTTTTTCTGACGACATTGATTGGTGTAAAGAAAATTTAGGGTTTATTAAAAATAAAACGTTTATTAATGGAAACATAGACTATCAAGATTTATATCTAATGTCAATGTGTAAGAATAATATAATTGCGAACTCAAGTTTTAGTTGGTGGGGAGCTTGGTTAAATAATAATGATAATAAAAAAGTAATATATCCATCTAACTGGTTTGGAGTTCAGTTTTTAGATACTTCAGAAATAGGATGCGAAAATTGGATTAAATTATGAATAAAATTTTAGTGACAGGTTCTAACGGATTGGTAGGGTCTGCTTTAAAAAAAATATTAGGTGATAATCAAATCTATCACACAAAAGAAGATATAAATCTTCTAGATAATAAAAAAACAATTGATTATATAACATATCATGTTAAACATAATAATATTGACACTGTAATACATTGTGCGGCTAAGGTCGGAGGAGTTCAAGCCAATATGAAAAATAATAAAGGTTTTTTTATTGATAACTTTATTATCAATAATAATATTATTGAGTCATGTTTTAAAAATGAAATACCTAATTTTGTTAATTTATTATCAACGTGTATTTTTCCTGATAAAAACATAACATTTCCGTTGACCCCTAATCAAATTGACCAAGGACCTCCTCACTTTTCAAATCATGGGTATTCATATGCGAAAAGATTATCTGGTTATCAGACAAATATTATTAAAAAAGTATTAAACGCTAATTGGGTATCTGTTGTCCCTACAAATGTTTATGGAATAAATGATAATTTTCATTTAGATGATGGTCACATGATTCCAGCTATGATACATAGGGCTCATTTATCTAAACAAAACTCTGAAAAAATGGTAATATGGGGAGATGGTAGTCCTTTACGTCAAGTAATATATTCGGAAGATTTGGCAAGGCTAATAATGTGGTCACTCGATAATTGGAAAAGTGATGAACCATTTATGGCAATTAATAAACAAGAACATTCTATATTAGAAATTGCTAAAATAATATGTAATAAATTAGATATAGATTTTAATAACATAATTTTCGATAATACTAAACCAATGGGTCAATATCGTAAGCCAGCAATATCTAATGTACCGGAAAATTTTGAATTTACGGATTTATCAGATGGTATAGAAAAAACAGTTAAATGGTTTCAGGAAAATTATAAAAATATAAGAAAATAATATGGAAAAAATTACATTAGTAAAAGATACTATCAATTTTGACGACATAAAAAAATTAATCTATTGGTTAGAGACAAATCCAAGATTAACTAAGGGAAAATTAACTGAGGAGTTTGAAAAAAAATGGTCTAAATGGTTAGGGGTTAAATATTCAGTATTTGTTAACTCTGGTTCGTCAGCTAATTTAGCTGCAATATATTCTTTAATATTATCAGGTAGATTAAAGAATAAAAAAATAGTGGTTCCTGCGGTTTCTTGGGTCACGACCGTCACGCCAGCAATTCAATTAGGTATGGAACCAATAATGTGTGAATGTGACATGAATAATTTAGGACTTGACATTGACCATCTAAAAAATATCATTAAAAATGATAGTCCATCAGCAATTATTTTGGTTCATGTCTTAGGTTTTCCAAATCATATGAATGAGATTATTAAATTATGTGAAGAAAATAATATTTTGTTAATTGAGGATACTTGTGAATCAATGGGCTCAAAATATGAAGATAAATTATTGGGTACTTTTGGGGACCTATCAACTTTTTCATTTTATTTTGGACATCATATATCAACTATTGAGGGAGGTATGATATCTACTGATGATGAAGATTTATATCATATCTTATTATCAATACGTTCACACGGATGGGACAGAGACTTACCTAAAGAAAAACAAGAATCTTTAAGAAAAAAGTATGATATTGATGATTTTAGGTCACTTTATACTTTTTATTATCCAGGGTTTAATTTAAGAGCAACAGATTTACAAGCCTTTATCGGGTTAGGTCAATTAGACAAATTAGATATTATTGTAACTAATAGAAATAAAAATTATGAAAGATATAAAAATGAAATTAAAAATACTTTTTGGAGCATTTCCCCTCCTGAAAATTCATTTATATCAAATTTTTCATTTCCCATTATAACTAAAAATATCAAATCATTAACTGAAGAGTTAATCAAAAATAATATTGAATGTCGGCCCTTAATTTGTGGTTCGATTAACGAGCATCCATTTTGGTATGAAAGATACGGTAAACAAAATTTGCCTAACTCAAAATTGGTACACGAACTTGGTATATATATTCCAAATAATCATCAAATGACTTATGATGAAATTAATAAAGTAATTCAAATAGTTAATAAAAATTTATGAAAAAAGCATTAATTACAGGTATAAATGGTCAAGATGGTTCATACTTGGCCGAATTTTTAATAGAAAAAGGTTATGATGTATATGGAATTTTAAAAAGGAATTCCGTTGCGGAAAATCAAACTGCTAGATTAAATAATGTCTATAATAAAATAACGCTAGAATACGCAGATTTGACTGATATGTCTTCTTTAGTTGGGGTCATCCAAAAAATAATGCCGGATGAGATATACAATTTAGCCGCACAATCTCACGTTAGAATTTCATTTGACCAACCAATATATACCGCAAATGTAACCGGATTAGGGACTTTAAATTTATTGGAGACCGTTAAACTAATTAAACCTGATACTAAAATATATCAAGCATCTTCATCTGAAATGTTTGGTAATTCTATTGATTCTGACGGATTTCAAAGGGAAACCACACCGATGAATCCCGTTTCACCATATGGATGTGCTAAAGTTTTTAGTTATAATATTTGTAGGAATTATCGTAATTCTTATGGAATGTTTATCTCAAACGGTATTTTGTTTAATCATGAATCACCAAGAAGAGGAACTAACTTTGTAACAAATAAAGTATGTAAAGAAGCGGTTAAAATTAAATTAGGTCTATCAAATGAATTAAGATTAGGCAATTTGGAAGCCACCCGGGATTGGGGTCATGCTAAAGATTATGTTAAGGCAATGTGGGAAATTCTACAGTTAGATAAACCTGACGATTTTGTGTGTGCAACAGGTGTATCTCATTCAGTTAGAGAATTATGTGAATATGTTTTTGGTAAACTAGAATTAGATTGGGTAAAATACGTAAAACAAGATGAAAAATTTTTGAGACCTGAAGAATTACATGACTTAAAAGGAGATAGTTCTAAACTTATTAAATCTACAGGATGGTTACATGATTACACATTCGAATCTATGTTAGACGAGATGATTGACTATTGGATGAATTATTTTAAAATTAATATATGACAAGAAAAAAACCTATTTCAGTTCAAGAAGAACCGAAGAAAAATGTGAGTAGGAAAGACCAAATCACTGAAATAATAAAGAAAAAATCAAAGGAAAAATTTTTATCTGAAAATCAAAAAAAATATTACGATTTATTAATAAATAATCAAATTACAATTTGTTCTGGTCCCGCAGGTGTTGGTAAAAGTTATATCGCAATGAAAGCGGCTTTGGATTTATTATCAGACCCATTAACCCCATATGAAAAAATCATAATTGTAAGACCCGCAGTTGAGGCCGAAGAAAAACTTGGCTCTCTACCTGGTAATGTTGAAGAAAAATTAGACCCTTACATTTTCCCATCTTACTATCTAATGAATAAAATTATTGGTAAGGAGGCTCGTGAAAAATTAAAACAAATAGATGTAATTGAGGTATTCGCTTTAGCCTATATGAGAGGTATGAATATAGACAACTCAATTCTTATTTTCGAAGAGGCTCAGAATTCAACCCCAAATCAGATGAAACTACTATTAACTAGAATAGGTTTCAATAGTAAGTTTTTTATTTCAGGTGATTTAGAACAAACTGATAGATATAAAGATAAAAGACACTCGGGGCTTTGGGACGCTATAGAAAAATTTAAAGATTTGTCTGATGTTGGTGTATTTGAATTCGATAACAAAGATGTTGTTAGAAATCCATTAATTAGTAAAATTCTAAAAAGATACGAATAATGAGAATTGGTATTGAGGTAAACGGAGTTTTAAGAAATACTTTGGACAAAATAGAACAGACTTATCAAAAATTTATGATTGATAAGACAGAAGGTATTGAATATGAAAATGATTTTAAATATGAAATAACTTATCCTGTCGAAGATTTGGAAATTAAAAAACATTTTAGTTTTAGAGATGATGATGAAATGTATTCTTTTTTATATGAGGAATTTCCAATGGAAATTTTTGGTCACGCTCAATCATCAGAATATAACACGTTTAATGATTTAAATGAGATTTATATTAATTTAAGGGATAACCACGAATTACTAATAGTTTCCGATGAAATTAGTAAATCAAAACCGGCAACTCTATTTTTTCTATCAAAATTTGGATGTTTAGTTGAGAAAATTAAATTTTACAGTAATATTACTATGAGCTCAATGTGGAGCGAGGTTGATGTTTTACTTACATCAAACCCTTCTTTATTATTAGAGTGTCCTAAAGAAAAGATAGTTATAAAATTCGAAACCGAATATAATAAAAACATCGACTCCTTATATATGATACGCTCTATAAAAGAATTCGAAAAAACATTAAAACAAATAACAGAATGTTAAAAGTACTAAATGAAAACTATTATCTAGATTTAGATGAAATTGATAATTACATAAGTATACCAAATGATACTGGTACTTCAGAAAATCATATAAGTGTAGTTAGGTACGAAATGGTTAAGTTAATGACTGAGATATTATTAACTGAAAAAGATGAAGTTGATGAGACATTGGGACCAAAGAGTTCTGACCTATCAATTCCATTCAAATTATCATTTAATACATTATTAAATAAAGGATTATTAAACAAATATTGATATGACACAAGAACAGATTTCAAAATTAGAAAAATCAATTGAGAACATAAAGAATAAAAAATCAAGAATATACTTTATTGTTCAAGACACAAAGGGGAATGCTAAGGCATCAGTTGCTTACATTTACAGATTTGCAATGTCTCTTTTAAATTCGGGATACAACCCAGTTATGCTTCATGAAAAAACGGACTACACAGGAGTCTCAGGTTGGTTGGGTTCTGAATATGATGAAAAATTACCTCATAAATCAATTGAAGGTCAAAATTTGGAGGTATCTCCTGAAGATTTTATAATTGTTCCTGAACTATTTGGTTTTGTTATGAGTCAAATAACAAAATTACCTTGTGGTAAAATTGTATTATCTCAGGCTTACGACCATGTTTTAGAAACTCTCCAACCCGGAGAAAATTGGAATCAACTTGGATTTTACAAGTGTATAACGACTTCAGATACTCAAAAAGAATATTTAGAAAACGTTATGAGAAACGTTTCATATGATGTATTACCTCCATATATCTCAAATAATTTTGAGAAACAACAGTTTCCTCCTAAGCCAATTATCGCAATTCATTCAAGAGAACAAAGAGACAGTATTAATTTAATTAAGAATTTTTATGTAAAGTTTCCACAATATAGATGGGTTACATTCAAAGATATGAGAGGATTATCTGAAAAAGAATTTGCAAGTGTTTTTCAAGATTGTTTCTTATCCGTTTGGATTGATGAAACTAGTTCTTATGGAACTTTCCCTCTTGAATCTATGAAGTGTGGGGTACCTGTTTTAGGACTTACTCCTAATATGGTCCCACAATGGATGAATTCTGATAATGGTTTGTGGGTTAATAATAAAATTCAAATGGTGGATTTTGTTGCAGATTTCTTACAAAATTGGCTCGAGGATAATGTTAATGATTCATTATATGAAGAGATGTTAAAGGCTGTAGAAAATCTACCAACGAAAGAATATTTTGAAGAAAAGTCAGTTTCATTATTTGAAGGTTACATTAATACAAGATTAACCTCGTTTGAAGAACAATTAAATAAATTAGTTTCAGTAGAATAATTTTAAAAATATGGAAAAATTTAATGTATCGGTAATTTTACCAATAAAATCTTCTTCGGCTCCTTGGTTTGAAGAGTATTTCAATAAATGTATTGAATCTATCAAAACTCAAAAAGTTCGAATAAATGAATTAGTAATTGTTCATTCTGATGAAACATCTCTAGTTGAATTTTTGAATTCTTTTGATTTTGGTGATTTAAATGTTGTAAAACATAAATGGACGGATGAACCAAATTATGCAAAACAAATTAACTATGGAGTAAGAGCTTCATCGTCTGAATGGATATCTCTTTTTGAATTTGATGATGAATATTCAACTATATGGTTTAAAAATGTAAAAAAATATTCAGAAATTTATAAAGATGTTGATGCATTTTTACCTGTGGTGATTGACACGGATGAAAAGGGATTATTTGTTGGATTTACCAATGAAGCTACTTTTGCTCTCAATATGACATCAGAAATTGGTTATCTAAGTAACGAAACTCTACATCAATTCCAAAATTTTCAAACATCGGGAATGGTGATTCGTAAAAGTGCGTTCATCGACTATGGGTTAATGAAATCATCGTTTAAACTAACATTTGGGTATGAATTCTTTTTAAGAATGACATACAATTCTGTTAGAATAATGACAATTCCTAAAATAGGATACAAACATACCAATTTTAGAACTGGTTCAATATTTTGGAACTATAAGAATGGTGAGACAAGTTTGGTTGAAGATGAAGTTAAGTTTTGGATTGAATCGGCAAAAAAAGAATATTTCTTTATTAATGACAGAGCCATAAAATACGAGTCAAACAATAATTGATGATTGAAGAATTCAACGGAAGTGGTGATACAAATGTTGAGTTAAAGAAGAAAGGAAGAAAACCAAAACAAGCAAATTATTTCGATGTAAGAGAAGAAATGGCCGTTATAAGATTCTTATCGGCCAGTACTTTTGAAGAAAAAAACAAAATATACAACGACTACCTAAGAAAACCTTTAGATAAGATGATATCTTCTATAATAAGAAGATATAAGCTATATAGAAAAGATATGGATTTTAACGAAATTCATATAGACACTCACTCGTTTTTAATGACCAAAATAGATAAGTTTAAGCCGGCTAAAGAAAAGAAGGCTTATTCGTATTTTGGTACAATCTGTAAAAATTATCTTATGGGTCAAATTATAAAAGACCAAAAAGATATGAACAGAAAAATATCTTATGAAGACATCTCAACTGATTTGGAAAATAATCCGGATTTTTCATACAGTATTGATAACGATTCACTAGATTCTGAATCAATTATTAAAAATTTTATAATTCAAATAGAGTTATTAATGGAGGATGATACATTAAACGAAAATGAGTTAAAACTAGGACAGGCTTTATATGAAATTTTTCAAAATTATGATGACATATTTATAGGGACTTCAAATAATAAGTTTAATAAAAATATTATTTTATTATCTCTGAGAGAAATGACTAATTTGAGTACTAAAGAAATTAGAAGCTCTATGAAAAAATATAAAGTTATCTATTATGGGTTGGTCCAAGGTATGTTAAAATAAAAAATGCGTTTAGATATTTATTATTATGGCCAGACCACAAAAAAAAGAAATTAATCTAACTCAAGAGTCGATACTTGCTCTTATGCAGGAAATCTACAATGAATTAGTTGAACAAAGAAATACCGCAATTAGGATTCAAAACAAAATGCTTTCGTTAATGAAAGAGACCGAGGACATGACAGTTCTTGGTCCTATCATCAAAGAACAACAAAAAATCATAAATGATTGTGTTGAGAAAAAATTAAGTTTATCAAAACTCCAATCTAGTATTTGGGAAAAAAGTAATTCGTCTAAAGAATCATTTACACTGTCTGACTTAAATGTTGATGATGAAGTAATTCAAAGTCTAATGGAGAAAGATTTATCCAAAATGGATGAATCATATAAAATGAAAAAATAATAATTATGGCGTCAGTTGATGTAAGTGTTGACTATAAAAAGGTTCAAGATAAAATCAAGGCTAATAAATCGTATAACTCATTAAAGGGTGATTATGATAAGTTAACAAAAAAGGTAGGAGATAGTTTTGAACAAAATAAGTCAGATGTCACAACTTCTTTAAATGATGTAAAAAAACAAGTTAACCGATATCAAAGAGAAGTAAAAAACCAATTTTCTCAACTCTTAGACATAAATAATTTGTCGTCACCATATGGGTCAAACACAATTAATTATTTAAAAAAACAATTAATTAGGACTTTAAAAAATTGTGAACCTCAAATCAAAGAGTTACTTTTGGAAGAGAGTTTTAATATGGTTGGATGTAACCAAGACCAAGAATACACACCTCAAGATATATACATAAAGGTTAAATCAGTCGACATTGGTAAAATCTTACTTAATTATAGTCCATTAGAAAAACCTGGTAAAATTTTATATGAAAGAGAGCCGGCAAGTGCTCCTCAGTTATATCCATTTTCTATGAATCGTGAACTTTGGAATAGAATCCAAAGCTCGTCTTCATATTTTGGTGACTATGGTACATATTATAAAGGGTCATCTGGCCAGGATTTATTTGATATTCAATATGTTGAGACTAATGCCATAGGTGAGACGGGTCCATATTTTAAAGTTAGTTTACAGGATAGAAATCTATCAATAAATAAAGTTAAAGAATTTATGGTTGATTATTATCAGTCTATTAAAATTTTTGACTTTAATGTAACTATGGCTCAAATTATGAATTCACTAAGTGGTGCCGTAAGTATTAAAGCCGATATCGGTATTGTTGAAGTAACTGACCAAAAAAAATTCGAGAAAATATTACAAAGGATTTTGGGGTTATGTTTTGATAATAAACAACAGATTGATGTTAGCGGAATTGCGAAAATAGGTGAGTTAGATAATATTGATGAATCTTTTTTTGAATTTACTGACTTAGATTTAAGGACTATTGAACAAGAGGTTGAAAATGTTAAAAAGGGAGTTGTTGAGTATTTGGATTGTACTGAGGTAAAACTTCCAGTGGACGCTTCATCTATTATTGATTCATTAGACCAATTAAATTTCATACCTGATGATGATTTAGTAGAGGCTTCCAGTAATATTACCGATTCTTTAATTAATAACCCTGAATGGACAAAAATTGGATTGAGGGGAGATATTCAAGCGTCTGTTAATCTTAATTTTATTCAACTAATATCTCAAGGATTAGTTTCAGGGATGATGGTACCAAAAATATTACTCCCAATCATGATAATGTTAAAATCAATAGGTAATAATATTGATGATAAAATTAATAGTCTGATGGACTTTTTAAGAGAATTTAAAAGTAGAGCAATCGATTTTATTTCAAAGGTAGGTGCCATTTTTGTGAAAGAATTATTTAATATAATTAAAAAAGATATTAAAAATTTAATTCAACAAATTATTTTGGATTTAGCCAAAGAAAAGGCGGATAAAAGAATTATAATGATTTTGAAATTGATTCAATTATTAATAGTAGTCGCTCAATTTATTAGGGATTGGAGAGAATGTAAAAGTGTTGTTGATGAATTACTTAGTTTATTACAAATAGCAACAACCGGATGGGGTGGGGAAATTCCTTTACCATTAGCACTTGCTAGTAGACTTTTGGATGGTTATTCGGCAACAAGAGCCTTTATCGGAACTATAGAGGAGTTACAAAAGTTAGGGATACCCACTGGTCCCATGCCTGATGGTAGTCCTAATCTAACCGTTTTAAGTATGTTGGGTCAAATGAAAGCCATGTCAGTTGAGGAGGCAGAAAATGGTAAAGTTCAAATAGCAATAGGTTCTTTGGCAATAACTCCGGCCGGATTAACTGTTCCATCATCCGCATTTGGTAAAAAAATATAACTATGATTGATATAAAAGATTCGGAAAAAACTAGTAGGATAATAAAAGAATATAAATCATCGTCAAATAAGGATTTAACTTTTGCGATGGATTTTATTCAAAAAGACTTTAATTTTACTAAAGAAAGAATTATTGATTTAACTAATCATTTAGATAAATTAGAAGTTTTATACAACAAACTTTTATCAGAATATCAAGATAGAACCAAAACAAAATGAACATAAATAAAAATAATGAACATCAAATAATATTTCCTGGTGAAGTAATAAGTAGATATGACCCTAAAATGTTAGGTAGGGTTAGAGCGAAACCTATTTATAGTGAGTATGTTTCTGAGATGTTGAAATCTGTTAACAAAACATATTTACGTGATGATGAAAGGGATTTAAAACCAGAATTTTGGTGGGGTGAGAATGATATTTTTGTATTTCTACCTTTATTACCTTTTTATATAAGTCAAGTCCCTGATGAAGGGGAATATGTCCATATAATTTATCAAAATAAAAAGTTTTTGTTTGGTAATCAGTTCTATATCCAAGGGCCTTTCTCGTCCCCGATGAATTCTGATTTTGAAACGAGACCGTCATCTGAATCTATTTTATCGGCTGGTGATAGATATAAATTAGGTATAAATTTAAAAGATAATTTTAATGTATATAACGATGATGTTAGTTCTGGAATATTTCCCGAGCCGGGTGATAACGCTCTGTTAGGTAGAGGTAGTGCCGATGTTATTGTTAAACCTGAAGAAGTTCTAATAAGGGCGGGTAAAACAGTAACTAGTGATTTAACTCCCCAAGATTATCCTAAATCAAAAACTAGTAGGGCTTTTTTGCAATTATCTAATTTTTTATCGTCCACGGTCCAAGGAGAAACTGAAACCAACTTTGATGTTAGTAAAGTTATAACTAAATTAAAAAGAATTATAATTTGGAATATTGATAGTGGTGTATTAGGAAACTCGGCCAATAATTTTTCAGGTAGTATAACACTCCATAGAATGTTAGAGACTACAAGTGCGACCACTGATAATTTTAAATTGGGGTCAATTAGTACTTTAACTTCGGGGACCGATTACGGAAATGAAATAGAGGGTATTAGATTTTCAAATAAAACAATTGAGGAAGTAATTTATACATTTAATACATTTATCGATAGTGTATTTGATGGTACTGTATTATATAATGATAGTGTTGTGAATAGTAGGTCTAATTTCCAAGATGCCGATAGGTTTCCATTTGCAGTTTCACCATCTAAAATTACATATCAAGAAGGTCTAACATTATCAGAACATGTCGACCCAAGTGACGTTCAAGAAAGTGTTAATTATTTCAAATTACAAAAAGGTATAAAGGTCAAATCAAACAATTTTCAAACCGGTTGTTTTGTAGTTTCTAATAACACAAATAATATACCTACAATAGGACCTTCTACTAAAACTAACAGGAGACAAGATACTAAAATTGATGTTTTTTCTAGTCCGGTTACTTATTCCGTATTAGGCGGGCAAAAATTATATTTATTATCTCACAATATTACAGGTCCTAAGGGAAGAATTGATTTAACAAATACAATATACGGTATACCTGATATTGAATTCACTAAACCTGGCGGAATTCAAGAAAAAACATACCCAACAGTTAGAGGTGATGAATTAATCAAACTACTTAGAAAGATATTTGAATTTGTTAAAGGTCACGTTCATCCAGTTGCTCCAAGTCCTCCAGTTCCTGTTTCATCAGGTAACGGTCAGACAACTTTAGAAATAGACCAATTACTTGCCGACGCTGAAAATACTATTCTGAATCAAGAAATCAGAATCAATTGATATTTATTGATAAAACATTTTAATGTCAATAAATAACTCTTATTTCAGTAAAAACGACACCATCATATATAGAAGTTATGTAAACACGGGAAGAAATCCTGTTACAGAACTATTTTATGGGTCAACCACCATTAGTCAATATCCTGAAGGATTTAGTCGTTTCATTTTCGATTTAGACCTTTCTTTATTAACGGAAAAAGTCGACTATGGGACCATTACATTAGATTGTAATGATAGTGTTAGACATGTTTTAAGAATGACAAACACAGGTTTTTTTGGTGGTGATGACTTATTAAACCAAAACACATCACAAAACAGAAAAAGAGCAACGTCATTTGATTTAATATTATTTAGAATACCAACAAACCAAATTTGGGATGAGGGTGTTGGATATGATTACGGGGATTTGGTTTACGAATTTAGTGAATTTGACGAATCTTACTCAGTAAGACCTACTAATTGGTATCAAAGAACTACTATTGATTTATGGTCTGAACCAGGACTTTATAATAACAAAAATCAGGGGTTTGTTAATTACAGTGGTTTAACCATTATTGACACACAACATTTTCAATTTGGTAATGAAAACATTAGTTTTGATATGACCAATGAAATTAATTCAATTTTAAATGGTTCGTTGAGTGGTGTTTCAGGATGGGGAATTGCATATGTACCTGAAATTGAGAATTTAGCAGGATTAACTGAAGCTTACGAAACTCAATTTTTTACAAGACACACCCAAACTTTTTACGAACCATTTTTGGAAACAACATATGATGATTTAATCGAAGACGATAGGAATGAATTTGTGTTAGGTAAAGTTAATAAACTATACCTTTATCTATTCGATAATGGAAACCCAATAAATTTGGATGTGAATCCAACTGTGTCAATTTTGGACGCTTATGGGAGAGGTATTGTCGGATTAACAGGTTTAACTTCATGTAGAAGAACCAAGGGTGTTTACGAAATCACATTACCTCCTTTGGCGGGATATAAAACTCCATGTATGTTTACTGACAAATGGACAAATCTAATTTTAAATGGATTTGATATTGGTGATGTAACCAACACTTTTTCGGTGTATCCGATGAAAAAATCAATCCAAATCGGACCAAAATCTCAAGACCCTAAATTATACGGATTTGATTTCTATGGATTAAAACAAGATGAAAAGATTTATAACACCGATATTAGAAAAGTAGGTGTTATAATAAAACAAGCCTATACCACTCAAAAACTATTACCTAATGTTGACGCTTTTTATAGAGTATATGTTAGAGAAGGTCAAACAGAAGTTCAAGTACAGGATTGGACAAAATTAAATAGAACCCCAAACGAATATTATTTCATATTTGATACTCGTGATAAAATACCAAATGAATATTATATCGATATGAAAGTTGAAAGTAGTGGGGAAATAAATACATATAAAAGAACCATAAAATTTCAAATAGTCAATTTGAAATATTTTGAGGATTTATGATATTTATAATAAAATATTTTTCATGAAAAATTTATTTGTATTAACTGAAGAAGAGAAAAATAGAATACTCGGTCTTCATGAATCGGCAACAAAAAACCATTATTTAATTAATGAACAAACCTCGGAAGGGGACGCTTTTAAAGTAGCTGATTCTATAGGTTTAGGAAAAAAAGAAATTCTCGAAAATCGATGTGTTGAAATTATGATTTTTGACGGTCCACAATATGATAATTTAATTTGTAATGTGTGCCCAAATGGTTATATTGATTTTAAAGTTGAAAATGATTATAAAAATAAAATTGTTACCGGAAGTTGGTCTACCGACCAAAAAACAATAACAATAAAAATGTCTGATGGTAGAGAATTCAGAGGAAAATTTAATCAAAGTAATTCGTTAAAAACTCAAATTCAAGAGTGGTTGACAACTGTAAAAGTTTTCAACGAATGGATTTCAGTGAGGGGTCGTGACGGCGAAATTGTGAGAACATGGGACTCTTGGAAGACTACTAAAAAGTCTTCAGAAGATGTAATTTATAAACAAAATTCAGAATTAAAAAAATTCAAGGAAAATTATCCTTGTATAACCGAATACCCGTTAGCTGAGGTAGTCTATTATGGTAATAATAAGGAAAAAGTAGCTTATGTTGTTGGTGATTATTGGTATTATAATGACGGTACTAAAGTATCTCCTGATGGTACAAAATCTAGTTGGAGTTGTCAGGATAAAATATTTTTACAAACCGTCCAACCTAAACCAGAACCAGTAGTTAGTGGTGGCCAAGAAAATCCAAATGTTACAAGAATTAAAGATTTACAAACTAAGGTAGGAGTTAAAGATGATGGAATTTTAGGACCAAAAACGTTAAAGGCGATAATGGATAAACTCTCTCAATAATATAAAAAAAATGAACAAAAGATTTATTTTAACAGAAGAAGATAAAAATGAAATAGTGAGTTTATACTCTCAAAAAAATATTGTTTTAGAACAAGCGGCCGAAAAACCAGTAACATTACAAGATATTCAAAACAAATTAGTTAAATTGGGTTATGGTGATATGTTAGGTAAAACTGGTGCTGATAATAAATTTGGTAAAATGACTTATTCGGCTATTACTCAAGCTATTGGTGAAATTGAAAATAGAAAACAAATGAAGGATGCCGCGGCTAATTTGGCTCCGATTAAAAGTAAAGAAGTTACTCAACTCTCATCACCTGAAGCACCAAAACCTGAGTTAAAAATCGCCTCAACTTTAGCTCAATTAACTGCTGATATTAAAACAAAAGAACTGGCGGATTTAGCAATAACTCAAGCCAAAATGGAAGCGGAAAGGGCAAAGACTCAGGCCAAATTAACTAAAGAAATGTGTAGGACAATTGGTAGAGCGGTAACTCCTCTAAATCCGTTTAAAGAAGGTGTTGCAAGTCAAGATTTATGTAACGCTTTAAGAAGATGTATAACTGACGGATTTATTGTTAGAGACGAGTCTGTATTTGAAGGTTGTAGTGCGTTTCCCGCGAAACAAACAACACCGGTAACAGGTAGTACTCAGACAACTAATACAACTACTGCTTAAATTTAAATATTATTTGGTTCATCATCGGTTATTTTAGAGATAACTCTGATTGCTTTAGATATTACCTCAGTTTCTCCGATAGAATAAGTACCCAAATGATGAGCGTGCTTAACAGCTTGCACCAATAAATAAATCGATTCTTTTTGAGACATTGTTGTTAATATTAACTCCAAATGTTCTTCACTTATTAATGAAACTGAGTTAAATAATTTGCCGAATTCTTTGTTTTCGATATTTTCCATTTTACCGTAATTAGATATTTATAATTATAGTCAATAAAAAAGACTTTGTTAATGGATTTAAAAAATAAAATTATACAATACCTAACCGAAGCCACTTCTGAAAATGGTAGTAGAGGTTCTTATAGTCTTCCTATACAACCAGGATTAAAAAAATTTGATAAAAATCAATTATCTCCATTTTCAATTCAAGTATCAAAATATAATAATGCCGAATTAAACTACGATAGTTTAGACGGACACATGGACGAACCTAAAAAAAAGATTAAAAAAATGGAAAAAAAATCCAATAAAATATCGAACTATAAAAAAAATCATCCAACAATTAGTGACGATGACGGTGATATAATCAATCCAACACCTGGTAAACTTAATGAATGGATTGAGATTACTGAAAGTACTGTATTAGAGGATTTAGGTGTTTGGTTTGGTACTAAAAAGAAACCTAAGGGAAGTAAACAACCAAAAGGTCCATGGGTTAATATATGTAGAAAAAAAGAAGGTGGTGGTCATCCTCCTTGTGGTAGACCTGAGGCGGATTCAAAAGGTTATCCTAAATGTAGAGCAGCAGGTGTTGCCTCCAAAATGACAGACGCTCAAAAAAGAGCCGCCTGCCAACAAAAAAGAAGAGCTGAAAAAAGTAACCCAAAATCAGGAACGGGTAATTCACCAACTATGGTTTCATACAAACCAAAAAAACAAAACGAACAGATTAAACTTACTGAGAGTCAAATAAAGAGACTTATCGACACAGTTTTAAACAACGGTCTCTGATTCGTATGAACTTATAGTTGTGAATATCTTATCTAAAGAGTGTTTAATTTGACCCTCAAGCTCACGTTCCATAATCTTAGCCCTAATTTCCATTTCTTTAAAAAAGAAATTATTTAGTTTTTCAGATTGATTTGGGCTGAGTTTAATAAAATAACTATACGTATGGTTAGTAATTGTTACCTCATGTCCGTCTTTAGTTATGAATATACCTAATTCTTGATTTTTAATGTACATTTTTTCAGAGATTGGAGCAATCAACAATTCTGAATTTTTGTCATGAATTAATTTACGACAAATAAAGGTACATTGACTTGTGTTAACTTTTGATAACTCAGATTCCATAGAAGTAAATTTATTAATTTTTCTAAGGAATAACTTGTAGCGGATTATTAACTTTTTTAACATATTAGGTGTTTTGTGGTACAAATATACGACAAAACTCTAATCCCACAAAAATTATTTATTCTTTTTAGGTGTTAAAATATACCCCAATTCTACTACGGCACCAACTGCTAAAGCAGGTAACCATACCCCTGTAACAACCGCAGCCACAGCTCCAACTGCGACAATACTAGTACCAACAGTTGCTCTTTTCCACCTAACTTTCTTTTTTTGTTCTTGTGATATTTTTTCTTGAGCCTGCTCTAATTGACTTTCTAAATTCTGATTTTTTAATGCAGAATTCATGGCCTCTTCCTCCAAATCTTTGTAATTATCAAATAAACCAAAAAATGCTTCTCTTGATAATAAGAGAGCATCAGTACAATCACTTGAGTATTTAAAAATTGAGTCTATCTCACTTTTGTAAGAATCCCTCAACGCTAATCTCTTTAATACTTCTCCCTCCTGTCTTTTGGTTAAGAATATCCCAGTGTCCCCTTGGAACACTATCCTCTTGGGACGTATGGTCTGACCAAAGTTTATCCCTATCATGGTCAACATAAGTACCAAAAGAAGGAGTGACTTTTGTAATATTTGTCTCATAATTTATTATAGTTTCATCTTGATAATCACGTTCTCTTTGTAAAAATGAAAGTAATAATTCTCTATTTGATAATCTTAATATACTAATAGAATCTCTTAATTGGTTAATTTGATGTGATGTATTAACCTCCTTAGTTGACTCAACTTCATGTTTAAAATTATCTTTCAAAAAGAAAATATATGCCAAAAGTAATATAATGGCAAAAATAAAGATGTAATCCTTTAATTTACTCTTATTCATTATCTAATAATAAGGATAATTTGTTAAAATTCAAGAGACTATTTTCTCCTCCACTTACCACCTTTACTTTTGTAATGTTTCGCAGCAGCTCCATTACAATATGCACTTGGGCAAACTTTATATCTAGCTCTTGCCCAATCTAATGATTTTTTCCATAACGAAGGGTTAGTGGGTACATTTTTTTTTGCTTTTTCAGATATTTCTGACTCCATCATAACCATTTCTTCTTCATCTGATTGGTCATCTAAATCACCTTCATCGGTGGTTTCATTCATTAAAAAATCAAATACTTGGTCCATATTATTCTTCGCTTCAGCAATATGGTCTTGAGCCCAATCGTGACCGTTGTCCAAAATAGAATCAATTTCATCTCTATTTTTACTTAACAATATATCACATTGTCTTCTCATTTGTTCTAAATTAGAAAAGAACATGTATCTATCAGAAGTTTGCTCTTCTAAAACTTTTTTAATTAGATTTTGTAGTTTGTTGTCTTTCATTTTAAACCGCTTCGTTTCCTTTTATTTCTTCACATACGTTATCTAAAAAATTCTCAACTTCATGTTCCAAACCTTCATATTTTTCAAATAAATTTACACCGTCACCATCCTCAAAATTACATGTTGAGTAAGTTCCATCTGTGTCACAATAAATTTCACCATAGAACTCATCGTTATTAATTTCCAAATAACCACTGTGAATCATCTCATCAGGAGTATCCTCAGTTGATTCGTATTTAAATGTCATATCAACTCCACCTATGTTATCTGAAAACCTATGTTCATAGTCAAATGATTGAGACCTTGTTACAAGTTCCTCATCATCTTTATATTCTCCTGTTTCAGAATAATGTCTGAGATATGATTGTTCTTTTGGAGTTAATCCATCAAAACCAACACGGTTTATCTTATCCAAAATTGAATCAATTTCGGATTGACCTTCTTTTATAATACGTTGGATAACGTTAATTAATTCTGATTCTGTTAATCTTACTACTTTCTTCATAATTAATTATCCGTTTAAACCAAATGTACCTCCGAGTGCAACCATATTTAACTCAACAACCGCTTTTCCACCTAAGTTAGTCCATACAGGATGAGGAGGAGCAACTGTAACCACACTTTGGTCACATAGTGCGATACAAACTTCATTTGGGGTTCCAGCCGATAGAGGAGCGTTTGCTCCGGCTATGTCACCGTAATAATATATTGGATTAATGTCTGCCATTTTATTTTTTTATTTTAATTTTTATGTTGTTAACACTAAAATACTATCCGAGTTTACATCACCTACATATAAATATTGGGTGTCAGGTGAATAAAATGCAAAAACAGATTGGTCATAAGCTGTTGTTGCTCCTGAATAAATGAATGTTTCACTAATTATTGATAAATTTTTATCCATTGTTGTAATGGTAAAATCATTAGTTCCTCCTGTTACAATACCAAGATAAATATATTCCTTATCAGGATTAAATACAAAAAAATCTGTATTTGCGGTTATACTAAGTGTGTCAAGTGGACTATTATCGCTGGCGTCAAAAGACTTTATTCCTGATTCCGGAATCAAAACATATATAAAATTATTTACACCATCAAAAAGTACTCTTTTATTGATTTCACCACTTCCTCCTATATTTATTGTATCCGCCGTAACTCCATTTATAATATCTACTTTTGTCATTACGGTTGAAGAACCAACCACATAACAATATCCATTATTGTCTGATGCAATACCTCCTTTGTATGAACCGTTTTCAACAACATCAATTATACTTACAACGGTATTTGACGAAGCATCAACAACTACAACAACGTCTTCGCCTGGACCTGTTTTAGTTATTGCAACCAAATCATTGGTATTGTCAACATCGATACCGAAAGTAGTTCCCGATATGTTTATTACTGTTTTAGTATTGCCTGAATTATAAATGGTTAAACCGGTAATTGAACTACCACCTGAAGGTCCTGCAAATATTTTTTGATAAGTACTATTATAAACCGAGTTTACAGAAGTTATATTATTAATCTGACTAACCGTTTGAGCCGAAGTTACTGAACTATAAGAAGGTAATGAGTAGACCTCAGTTGAACCCGTACTAAATGTATAAAGTAATGACATTTTTTTTGTTTTTTATTTATTTTATTTTATTATTACACCCTTTAAATTGAAATTATTCGGGTCGGTTAATGTGTAAACTATTGTAAGTGGTTCTAACGCCGATGTTGCCGTTGGTGTTGGTGTCTTAGTTTTAGTTGGTGTTTTTGTATTTGTTGGAGTCACATTTGGCGTCTTAGTAGTTGTTGCGGTCGGTGTTTTTGTCTTAGTTGGTGTTACAGTCGGTGTTTTTGTCTTAGTTGGTGTTCTGGTTGGTGTGACGCTTCTAGTTGGTGTGTTACTTGGTGTTGGAGTTTGTGTTGGTGGTACATAATTCTCCGTTCTAGTTACAGTAGGAGTCATTGTTTTAGTTTTTGTAGGAGTTTTTGTAGGTGTTGGAGTTGGGTTAGGAGTTGAAGTTACATTAGGTGTTTGTGTTTGAGTAGGAGTGTTTGTCTGTGTTGCAGTATTAGTAGGTGTTTGA